TCTCCACAGGCTTAAAATCCTGTTAGCCCAACAGTATATCCTCTAACTTGCCTTTTGCATTTTTAAACCTTCATCTAAGATGTTTTTGCTAGCATTAATGTCTCTATCGTGTACTTCTCCACATTCAGGACATTTCCACTTTCTGATTTTTAAATCTTTAACTTCTTCATTTTTATAGCCACAATTATTACACAGCTGGCTGCTAGCAAAAAATGTGTCTATCTTAATCACTAATAATATTTATGCTTTTTGTTTCTCCAATCTCGTATTTGCTGCTAGAATAAACAGAGAGTGAGTCATTAGTGTAATACCAGTCTCAATACTGTAGTCTAATGACAAGCTAAAACCTCCTTTCTATTGTTAAGTATTATAAACATTACTAAACTAATTACTTAACATATTCATCATAATTTTCTATGTGATGTTCTATATTACTTATTGTAAAGGCGGTTGTTATATTTGGTGCTGTCATCTTCCTCCAGATAGGTACTGGTGGGTCAAAGTCATTGTTTGGTACGTTTAAAATTTGGTTGTAAGTTCCCGGACTGCCGTTACTGTCTAGAGCATACTCTATATCAATTTCTCCTGCGTTTGATGTATTATCAAAATCATTTACTGTGCTGACAACTATATTTTCGTATGTTAAATTAGGGTCATCTGAACCTATATAAATTTGTGTTTCTGATATAATAGTGCTGCCTACAACATCAGCAAGTCTTTCATGGTCTACATCTGCTTCTGTTATTTCTTGAGTACCTGCTGCATCATGATAAAAATGTAATGCCATTATCCTCACTCCTTAAACTGGTTTTATTATTGTTATCATTTCTCCCTGGGTGGATGTGAAGTGCTTGTCAAAATGCCACAACTTACCACCTTCGGGTTTTACATTTACCTTTTCTTTCACTGATTCGTTTATCGTTTTGAGTATCGACTTGCCTTCTGCTCCTACTGTAACACCATCAGATATGTATCCATCTTCTGCATATATAGTTCCGTTAACAAGTAAGCCTAAGTTTGGCTCGTAGTATAACCTTCCTCCAAAGTCTATAATGCCGCTATCTAGGTCAACCTGAGCTCCTTTTGTTTGTGGCTCATAATTTTCTGACTGAATCTGCCCTGTCCTTACTACTCCACCAGAAATAGTTGTGTAATTTGTTGTATCAGAAGTCCAATTTTCAACAGCACCAACTGCATTTTCTGAATAAGATTTAGCGTTTTCTTCAGCAGAATCAGCTTTGCTTTGTGCCCCCGATTGTGTTTCTAAGTCATTGGTTGAAGTTGCTGTACCTCCAATTACTATCTCGCCTTCAAAATGGGCGTTTCCGTCGGGGTCTATACTAAAGCTACCACTTGTATGTCTGATACCATTTTCGTCTAACAGGAATGTTCCTCCACCAGCTGAACCATTTACATTGTCGTGATTGATGGTTGCATCACCAACATCAACGTCTGTCCAACTTGCAGGGCTTACTATGTTGCCAATCTCTAATCCGTTCTCTGTTCTTCTTGCTGCTGCTATACCAAATCTATAAAATGTATTAGGAGCAAGACCTTCTAATAAGTAGTACGCACTATTGCTTTCGTTTACACTAAAGCTAACATTGCTGTCTTCTGTTGTCGGCACTCCAAGACCTGAAACATCACCTTTTTTCCAGAAAAGAATAAGCATATCAGCTATTTTAGTGCCCTGAGTGTAAGCACTCCATTCAACTCTAATATCTAAAGAGCCATTGCTGTTTTCATTAACAACTATATTTGTCGGTGTTGGCTCATTACTTGGAGCTCCCTGAGTTCTGTAATTTACAGTTTCGTCTAATAAAGCATCATGCTGGTCTTTAGTTGTGATAGTTGCAGTGCCATCATCCTGAGCGATAAAACCACTTACGCTAATCCACTCACTATCTTTATTTTCGTATATTGCTTGAACCCAGGCTGTGTATTCTGTTCCATCCTTTAATGTTAATTGCCTAAATGTATGCTCAAATTTTTCTTTGCCTGTCTGGGCCAGCACCACAATTTCGTCTGTAGGCACAACTCCTGCAGGTGTTATTGCTACATTAAAACCTAAAACAGCATATATATCTCCTGACCACTGCCATGTTACTTTTAAATTTTTTATAACATATGCCATTATTTCACCTCTTTATTTTGAAGTTTGTCCCCTTTTTAAATTTTTAAGTCAAAATCATCTATGTTGTGCATCCTATCTCCTATATAAATATCTGCTGAGGGTTTTTTAAAAATTAATTTATGGTATTTAACATTCCATTTTTCAAATTGCTTTTCAGTAACAAAGCGCCAGTCTATATCTGTTTCTGTACCCCTTGCTGTGAAGTACCATATAGTATTTCCTTCATCATATAATCTGTTAAACATTTTTATTTTTTCTTTTTTTGGCTTAGCATCATGATAGTTTTTCTCTTGTGTACATATAGTTCCATCTATATCTACAACATATTTCATTTATTTTCCCACTTCCATTTAGCAAATTCATAATCCTCTTTGGTGTCTATATCTATTACTTCTTTGTTTGGTACTTCTATTAAAGAATGGTTGTCCTTTAGCATCTGCCCATCTTTAAAGAAATTATCTTTGTTAAAAATATGAAAGCAGTGAGCAGCTTCGTAATAATCAGGTATTTCTTTTGTTGTCAGCCTCTCATAGTTTATATCTGTTAGGCATCTATTCTCATTATTAAATAACCAGTTTTTATAAACTTTTACGCTTGTTGCATAATTGCCCTCACAGTAATCTTCATCTAAGCTGTCAAATGTCTCTAATGACTTTAATATTGTTTCTTTTTCTAAAAAAGCAAGGCACGGATTTAAAAACATTAAGTGGGTATCTTCTACTTCTTTTAAGTCTTTAAATATATACTCAAGCGGGCCATCAACTAAGGCCGTATCTTCATCTCTTAAAATAACTGTTAGATTATCATATTTTTGAGCAATCTCTACAAGCTCTTTGTCGTAGCATAGTGCGTATTTATTATACTTATCTGGCAGGCTGTTTAGCTTTTTGCAGGCTATATCCCAGAGGTTTGTATCTCCTAAAGGAAGTATTAATTTGTTTGGAAGCCTTTCGCTTTGTAATCTACCAGGAATAAAAACTCCGATTTTTTTCATTTTTTAACTCCTTTTAATCTCAATATTTTATACCGGGATTTTCCCTGGTATACCTACCCTCTTCTTTAATGCAGTACTTGCACTGCTCGGGAAAATCTAAGTTTTGAATTCTTAACTGCAGGCCTTTTAGTTTTTTAGAATCCAATATTGATTTAAGACTTTTGTTTTTTATGTTACCAAGTACAAATTCCTGATGGATATCATTATCGCTTCTGAAGTTGCAGCAGGGCATCACATTCCCGTTGTAGTCTATACCAAGAAAATGAAAGGGTTCATAGCATTTCTTTTTTCTTATTTTTTTATCTGCTTTTTCTAAAGAGCCCGCCCTGTCTCCAAAGCTTTCCAGTCTGGCCCAGTCGCTAACATACACTACTTCCATGTCGTGACCAAAACCGTATATCTTATTATCTATTATTTCTGTTATCTCAAAATTTAAATCTTCCATTCTTTGAATACAGTAGCCTAAACCTTTGTTGTCGTAATCCATTATTGAAAGCTCGTCTATTTCAACTCTATCTAAAATGGAGTTTGTAAGATAATCTCCATTGGTGTTTGTTACAAGTCTTGCTTCAGGTAATAACAACCTTGCTATTTTAGTATACTGAGTAAAAATTTCTTTCAGTGCAAAAGGTTCATTATACCTTGAGTAACTTATTGTTCCTTTATAATCGATGGACTTGAGTTCGTTTAAAATATTTGTATAATTAGTCTTAGGCAGTATCTTTTTTATCTTTCGATTTATATATTTATTAGGACACCAATTACATGTTCTGTTGCAATAGCTGTGTATTTCTATTTCTACCATTCTTAGATTAGTGTACATTTTGGCCCCCTTTTTATTCTTTCCTTCTATATATAATTATACCATATTCTGGACCATTTTTCAAGTTGTTTATTAAACTAAACTAAACCTCTGTGACTACTACATTCGTAGGGCTTTTAGTTACAGTTTTGGGCTGTAAATCATTGAAAGGTTTTTTTATTTCATGCCATGCTTTTATTATTTCGTCTGCATAATATTTATTAGAAATTAAAACCTCATCTATCACGGAATTGACGTGCTCTTCGTTCTTATTTTTGGAACCGAAATATATTATATCTGAAGAAAAAAATTCCGGCAGATTGAAACTGTTTTTAATAAACTTCTCGCTGTCTATAAAGATTGCCATCTCATCAGGACCCCACTTAAAAGTAAAGCGTTTAAATCCGGGCTCATAAACATGGTTTGCAGTAACTTCCTGTGCTGTTGTGCCGTCATGGATTCTGAATCTGAAGGTATTATCGCTTAAGTTATAGTAAGCTATAAACTGACCCTCTGCAGCAAACTCTCCTATGCTAAATAATCTCTTGTAACCTGAACTTCCTTTAAAATCTACATCACTTGGTATCTTAAAAGCCATCGATATTGTTCCTGAATTTGTATTTAAATTAAGGTCTGCTGTATTATAGAACAAAACTCCCTCATCTACGCTGTGGATTCCAGCACCGTTTTTAAATAATCCAGCTTCTATTGAAGCTGTGAAATCTCCTGCTGGATAAACTCCCTTTGTCGATGTAAAATGCTTATCGAAATGGAATATATTTATCTCAGGGTCACTTACTATATCAGCTTCAGAGTAAAGAATAGCCTCTTCCTGCTTGGCATCTGTAATTGAGTTATATAAAATGACTCTTTTAGATTCCAAATCATCAAATAGTGTTCTTACTTCAAGTCTTGTTGCATTTGTTGTCGTAATATCTAAAGGGTAAAGGTCAGAATCAAGACCTACCCACTCTGAAAGTTTAACCTCTAAATCTATTAAAGACTGTTCGTAAGACTCTTTGATAGTGACTATATTCTTTTCTTCAGCTATCTGAACCAAGTCGACACTCTCTGTCTTTAAGCTTTCTAATGTTGTCTGAAGAGTGTTGGCTTCTGCTTTTGTAATAACAGAGTCCATTGAGAATCTATCAATCTGGTTTTGTATCTCAGTCTCTAATGAGTTTATCTCAGCCTGAGACCATGCTATAGCAGCATCCTGCCTGAACTTTGTTATCTCATTTAAAAGCTCTGCCTTGGTGCTCATTACATTATCGAATTTTATTTCTATATTATCTTTATCGCTAACAGCTATATCAACAGGGTAAGACTCTAATCCTATCCATGAGTTTAGCTCAAGCTCTAATTCGTTTATCGCATTTTCTGCTGCAGTTCTTTTGTCAGCAAGCGATGTAGTGTTGTGTGTTGATGTGGAAATAATAGAACTTGCTACTGTATTCAAGGAAGACCACTCTGATTTAACTCTTTCTTTTGAGCCCCTTAAAGTTTCAGCTTCTATTCTTGTCAGTTTTAAGTCATCTACAAATTGGCTCAGCTGGTTTCCTAAAGATGAAAAGCTTTTGTTTAAATCATTGATATCATCTGTTAGCTTGTCGTTTATTACTTTAGGATTGTATCCCTCTTCATACTGAGTGTCTGTTCCTATAACTATGTGGTCAGCACTCAGTCTACCTCTAACATCTAGCTTATCTATTTCAAGGTAGTCAATGTGGGCTGTATTAATCATGGCGTTTTCTATCTGAGCTGCCTTTGTTATAATCGAAGCTGCAGCCAGCTTGTCACCTGTAACAGAGCCGTTAGCAATTAAGTCTGCTTCTATATAAATATTTCCCGTGGTTGAGTCAACAGCAAAGATTGGTTTTCCAACCTCAGCTCCGTCTTCTGTATCTCCAAAAACAAAGAATCTGTCGGCCATTACAGAGAATTCAGATTCTCCATTTTCGCTGGCAAGACCAAAGCCTGATATAACTTCTTTGCCGTTTGCATGCTCTCTTACCTTGACTGTAAATTCGTTGCTTAACTGTCTTACCTGACTTGTGGTGGACTCTATTCCGTACCATTCACATTTTTTGATAATCCCGTTTTGAACTTCTTTGATGTCGTTTACTATTAAGCCCGAGCCTTCATCTATCTTATATCCGCTTAAAAGACCAACTTCGTTTCCTTCAATATCAGCCATCAACCCTGTTGTCTGGTAGCTGTTCCAGAGCTGAATCTCGTCAAGATAGCCGCTAAAAAAGTTGGAATACTCTGCTGAGATAATACCAGAAGCTGGTGATTTTAGTTTTGTAGTACCAAAAGCAAATCCCTCTGATAAGTAAGATAAATTAAAGCTGTCTGTTATTTTGCTTTTAACTACTTCTCCATCAACTTTTAGGAAAAGCTTACCTGCTGGTCCGTCAGCTATAGCCTCTATCTCATACCATCTATCTTTGCTTAAATTTTCCAGTCCATAATCTATACTCTTTTTAACTTCATTTTCTACAACCGTAAAATCAAGATTATTATTATAAAGTGATACCTCAAGCCCGCTGACATTATCTCCACCTGCAAAAAGAGCCTGATGCCCTTCAAATTCTGTAAAGTTAACCCTTAATTTTATCGAAAGAACATTGTTGCCAGGTACCGAGGCTAAAGTGTTAAAGTCAATCCAGCTTTCAACACCTCTAAACCTAAGATAACTTCCTTCATCTATGTTGATATGCCTTACTGTCGACTCAATAGAGTCAGCATTCTGGCTGATTTCTGTCTGGTTTAATTCTATGTTGCCTTCGTTTGTGTCAAGTCTATTTACTGCCGATGTAATATTTTCAGCGTTGACTGTTATCGCGGCTTCATTAGCTGATATATTACCTTCGTTTGTAGTAAGTCTTTCAGCATGGAGGCCGATATCAGTCTCGTTTTGAGAAATAGAAGTCTGGTTGGTTGAAATTGAACCCTCGTTACCGCTGACCCTTGTTTCAAGGCCTAAAATTGTAGACCCTTCAGGTATAGGTTCGTTCCACTTAAAGCCCTCTCCTTTAAGCTGGCTTATGGTGTCAACCACGCTTACATCAACTTCCTTGGCTGTTACACCTCTTTTGATTAAAGCGTCAACTGCAAGCTCTTTCATTGTCTTCTTTACTGCATAGCGGACTACTATATCTGTTAATCCATCAGGAAGATTTGGTGTTGCAGATAAAACTAGGTGTATTTCCTCTCCTGGTTCTTTCCCGTACCATTTAATGTCATTTCCTTCTACATCTTGATGAGGTAGTTGAAGTCCGTTCTCGTCAACTAAATCTATAACCTCAACTGCATTACCATCTGCATCAAAAAGCTCTCCGTAATTCTCGTCAACAAAATCAAAAAATGCATTAGCATCTTCTAAAGATGAACCCACATAAATATCCTCCGGGCCAGAATACTGGATTAAATAATCCATAGGTGTTATATCCTCTGTTAAAGTGTAGCTTTCTTCTACCGGATATCCTATTTCCTTATCCCAGTAAGCAGACCTTGACTCAAGGTTATTTATTTTATCTGTTAAGCCGTCAACAACTGATGACTTATTTAAAAGATTAAAGTTGATAACTGTTTTTCTGTCACTTACTACAACAGCATCTTTAAAATAGGTGTAATAACCATCAGCTTCGGCTTTTACTGTGTAAGGCCCCTTTGGGATTCCTTCCCATAAAGCCTTAAAGCTACTTAGCTCATCTGAGTTTATAGTTTCTTCTCTCTCGACAAGGGTGATTGTTGCTGGAATTGATTCTCCTGCAAGGTTAAAAGCTTCAACCTCCAAGTCTCCAAGGCCTGACTCTAAAGCTTTTAAGGCTGTAGAACCTATATCTACTGCAGTATTTGCTATTACTTCTACATTCGTTATTGTCTCGGTCTCAAAACCGCTGGCATTGATTGTAATACTGTGTGTCCCTGCAGTTAGTCCGGGCAGTGTGAAATATCCATCAGGTCCTGTGACAATACTCATTCCTGATTCTACCTGAGCATTTGCTATCCCTACACCGTCTTCTCTTGTTACTCTACCTGTTACATCTCCAACTTCGGGGTCCAGGGCTATAATACCCATATCTGTTACCCCGCCGTTGGTTATTATTATATTCTTTCTTGCTTTTGTATAGTGTCCATCTGCACTTACTTCTACTAAGTATGTATCAGAAGCTACCCCTGTAGCCTTGAAATCTCCGTCTTCATCTGAAGTGAAGGTGTAATTATCGAAGTTTCCATAAAGGCTTATTGTAGCTCCTTGAGGGACTGTGCTACCGATTAATGTTCCCGGTCTTGGCAGGAGATAAATCGTTCCTATTTCTTTAACACTATTTTTTTGAACATTAACTTCTATAGTTTTTGTTTCATAGTCTGGATGGTAAATCATTACTTTCTGCAGCCCAACCTCAGCTTCAACTATGAACTCTCCTGTAGTTCCAGTGATGGTGGAGTTTCCAGTAACTACAATAGTTACATTATCTACTGGGTCTTCAGCTGTCTTTACTTTGATAAACCCGTGTATTTTACCGGGCTTTGGGTCTAAAAATATCTGGCCCATTTACTCCACCTCCTTAAACTTCTTGTACTATGAGTTCTAGTTCTGTTGTTCTGTTTGCATTAACATCTACGTTATACCAGGCTGCTATATAATCAGCATGTGAAACCTTCATCGTGTAATTGCCGGGCCTTACGTTAATCATTGTAAATCCACCGGAAGATTCTGTGACTGCTGTTCTGTTTTCTGCATCATCTACAAATAATTCCACATTGGCATTTAATATCGGGCTGTTATCATAGGAACTTTTTACTATACCTATAATCTGTCCAAATAAATCAATGTCTACTGTCATACCCTTTAAAACGGGAGTTGCTATTCCATCTGTCTTATTTATCGTTACTTTAATCCAGAATTTCTGGTTATAATTTGTCGAGATATTTGTGCCTATATTGATTGGTACTAATGTGTTTGTCTCTAAGTTTTCTGCAAAGACATCAATTTGAACTGCTCCCGGGTCTTCTGTGTTTTCAAGTATAGGTGTGATATCCTTAATCATCTTAACTTCTGTTCCCGGGTCAAGTACAGCATAAAAACTGCTTTCTTTTATGTAATCAATATTATAGACTGCAATATTTTGGATACCCATCATAAACATCTTTGAGGATGAGTCGATATCAATAGCATTTCTCTGCCTGATATTTATCCTGATTTTTTCTATTGGCTTTTTCTCAAATGAAAGCATTACATTATTTGAGTTTTCTTTTGTCTTAAAAATTTCCTCATCCTGAAAGTTGAAATATCCTTCGCTGTTAATCTTTGTGTACTCAACTGATACTATATCAAGTGAAGAATCTGGATAAGGGTTAATAAAAATTGTGTTCGAATACATGTTGTTAATAATACTTTTAGGTAATGTAATCTCTATTGAGGCGTTTACACTTGATATCGGTGAGTTGATATCATAAACAACCTTTCTCTTCCACTGAGTTGAGATGTCCTGGTCGAAAGCGTACTTGATGTCGTTTTCTTTAACAACAGCATCTGTGTATTCTTTTGGAGTAACTTCAACTCTTAAATCTTCGGGTAAAAATACCTCATCATCCATCTTATTGTAGAGGAAGGTCTTGCTGTTTTGGAAGACAGGCTTAAGTGTTGCCACATTGTAGTCGTTATTGATATAAGCTCTTTTTGTCTCTTCTATTGGCTCTGTATCTATTTCTTCACCGTAGGATAATATTTCAGAGCGGTAAAAATCTATGTACTCTTTATCCACATCCATATTGTTAATCTGGTTTTCTAGAAAAGAAATCCTATTTGCAAGCTGCTGATTGTTAACCTGGAGAGTTTCTATTATCTGGTCAAGTTTATTATCTTCTGTTGCAAATGTTTGGAATAATCCTGTAAGGTCAGTACCGAGCTCTTTATTCATTTTATTGAAGTCTTCTGAATCTAAAACGTTATTAAACTTCACATTCCTCGGTTTAAATATAGAATCCATTTTCTCACTCTCCTTTAAATCTGTACTGTTTTATAAAATCAAACTTCTTTTTAAGATAACTGAGCCTTCTTATAAGCTCGGCATTTTCTTTAATTATATTTAAAACATCTGTCTCTAAAATCTCAGTATTTTTATTCTTGCCATTTTTTAGGTATTCTAAGTTTATCTTAAGCTCATTTAAAAGCATATTATACTTAAAAGTTTCTGTTGGCCCATTTTTTCGATTGTTTCTTAAGGTCATTAAGGGCTTGTAATTTTCCACTTTAACCACTCCTTACTTCTTAAAATACAAAGCTGTATTTTTGATTTTCTATATTCCAGTAGCCCTCATCCCATACCCACTGGTCCCAGTAAACATTAAGGTGGTTGTTTATATAACTTGAAATTGATAAAAGCCTTTCTGAGGCAGAGCCGTCAGCCTTTTTAAGTTCATTTAAATAACTATCATCAGAGAGTGAGTTAACATTAACTTCATCTTTAGTAAGTGAAAGCTCCCTTGCTATATGGTTTCTTAGCCCCTCTACTGTTGAATCTCCGGGGTTTATTCCGTAATCTAATATTCTTTCCTTCAGCTCTTCGTTTGTTTCTTTTTCGTTTCTTTCCATATCAAAAAGGAGGGCAAACTCATCAAAGACATTCCATATCTTATGCTCTTTTAAGTTCGCCTCCAGGCTGTATGTGATATCATTATATAAATCGATTAGCTTTAAGTCTCTGCCGTAATTATCGCTGAAATATATTACCTCAGTTTTTAAATTAAAATAGCAGAGTTCATCTTTGGAGTTGTAATACTTTTTCTCATCGAAAGTTATTGGTATGTATTTACCCTTATACTTTGCCTTAAACTGCTCTGTATTGGCTATTAAAGGAGTATCCTCTCCGTTTTTGAAGTTTTTAGCTCTCGTCTTAAAAGCTATAGACTTCATTGATGTGTCAGCTGTATCTAAAAAATAGTTTTTTATAAGCTTGTAGTATTTACTTCCTGCATCTTCCACTTCTGTAAAAACACCGTGGTTTAAAATTTGCTGAAAGTTTGATTCTTTCTTCCTGACATCCATCCACCTTGGCAGTTTGGTAGCAGCCATCTTGGTTCTTGGTGAGTAGAGGTCATCTGTTGCCATAATTCCATAGGTGCTGAAATGTTCTATATATGAGATTGCTTTATTTCTTAATTCATCAACCACGGTAGATAGCTCTTCTGGTTCTGTGTTATCAAGGTAAGCCAGTTTAAGCCCGCTCTCGCTCTGGTAGGAGTTGAAATTAAAGCTTGAATAGTCAACCTCAAGCATAGCAGGTTTTAGAAACTGTAGTCCTTCAGGGCCAAACTCGAAGCCTATAATATCATCTGCAAATTTCTCTTCTGAGCTTGCAACTCTTCTAATAGTTATCGTCTCATCGGCTGTTAAAGCTCCTTCTGGAATGTATAAGCTGACAGGGAAGTATTCTGTGTCTAAACTTATAACTCCTCCAGCTTGGCCTATAATACGGCTTGTGCTGGATTCTGTTACTTCCTTCTGTACGTATCCACTCTGCTCGCTAGGAAGTAAGTATTCGAGCTTAAAATAATCGATTGAGTTCTGGTAGTTTTTGCTGTTTGAGATATTTATCTTGAGTTTCAAATACCTACCTTTAAGTTCCTGAAGCTCTTCTTCAAGCTCATTTGAGATTGTAAAATCTTTTTCTGTAGGAACTAAGTTTATGCTCCTTGACATATCTGATTCAATTGTCTCTGTGTTATCAGAAGCAAAAACATCTATTGTGATTGAGTTGGAACCGTCATCTATTAGTGCAGCTTCAGGAAAAGTACCGCTTAATGTTAGGTTCTCCCAAACTGAAGCGTTTTCTCCTGCATCAAAAATCTTGGACTCGTAAGATGTTGTTTCGTTAAAACCTTCGGCATATATCTCTTTAATGTTTAGCTCTTTATCAACAATTGAGTTAGTACCGTTATTTGCCGGCTGTACCAGTCTCATCTTTGATATTTTGTTTGCACCAAACTTAGCCCTGTACCAGATACTTTCATAACCAGAACATCTTAATCTACTTTCTAAATAATATACTGCTTCAGTCTCGTCATAATCAAGTCTTAAATCAACAAAGAAGTCTGCAAGGTTATTTGTTATGATTGATGTTATCTGACCTATTGAACCTACAGCAGAGTCTTCTACAGTAAATTCCGTGGTTGACACTCCATCTGTGATACTCATCTTTATTTCCGACTGGTTTGTTAAAATAAGCCTGTAGACTGAAGATGCGCTATCTAAAAACTCTATATAGGCATTTTCTTTGTGGTTTGTTTTTAGTGCTTCCCAGTCAAATTTAACTGAGATATAATCAAGCTCGTGAGCTATATTGTTCTTTTTGAATGTGCTCTCAGCCAGCATAAAGTTATCTTCAGTTAGTGCTTTTTCTGCGTCTTCTTTTTTTACCTTTAAATTTATTTTATTTCCTTCAATGTCAAAGCTTGAATATTCCTCAAGGATAATACTTTCTGAAAAATCTGAGCGTACTGGAAGCTCAAGACTATAATCATTTAAGACCTTGAGTTTGTTTTTTATGGTGTTTGAATCTGTTGCCTCAGCACCGTAAAGCGTACCTTCAAGCCATTGACTTTTATGGAAAATAGCCATTTCTTTTGAGGCCATTATTTATACCTCCTTAATATTTTGCGTTTACTTTTATCGAGTCTATCTTGGGTGTGATATATGTGTTCTCACTTTCCATCTCTGCCATTATTTTTATAGATTTTACCCTGTTTATATTGTATTTATAATTAATTGAATAGTTGTTGTTGATTCCAGCTTCTGAGTTGTTGAATATGATACTGTTTCCTTCTATAGCAAACACGCTGTCATCTTCGTAATCATAGCCGGACATTAAGGAAGATAATGAAACCTGCTTTAAACCTTCTCTCTTTGCTCTCCATTTTTCAAAAGAACTTAAATCTATTAAGTCATCAAAAAAGCTGGCCTTTGTGCTGTCTCCAAGATAAATTACAATATCAATCTTATTCCAGCCTCTATCAAGCTGAATATCATAAAGGTATGTGCTTCCGTTTACCTGTCTTTCAAGCTTCATTCCGTTAACATAAAGTGCTTCATTCTGGTAACATTCACTGTAATCAATGCCGTCTTTTGTTATTGACTTAGGCTCATCTAAATAAAGCCAGGTAGAAAAAAGATAATGGCTGTTATCTGTAGCATCAAGACTTACATTATCTTTGTATGTCTTGGTAAAGCTTTGACCCATTGGATAGTAAAAATAATTCTTTTTAGTAAAGGTTGGCATCTTTCTTTTATTCCATAAGAATAAGCCGACCTGAGAGTCTAGATTTATTTCCTTTTCGTATTTATAAACAGACCATCTGTTAACACCCGCAACAACTTCAGCCTCTTTTTTGAGAGGTATATACGGAAGATTGTAGCTTTTGAAATCCTTGCCGTGCTTATTTTTATAAAGTGAAAGATTTGCCGTACTGAAATTAGCCTCTCCCTTAAGCGTATTTTTAAGCTTTAGAGAAGTTTTGTTTTTGGGGTTTTCTCTATTATCAGGACTAATTATGTAAGGGTTGCTGTAGTCTACCTTTCCTGCCTCACTACCCTCAACCAGGAAGAATTTGTCTGCTAGAACTTCTGTTTGAGGGGTGTCAGAATCCTTTATTCTTATTCTCTGAGTTCCCTCTACTTCGTTTAAAAATGTATACTCAAAGTGGTTCCATTCTTGGTTGTCCTCTAAAGATAGAACCTCTATAACCTCTCCATCATGCTCTCTTATGATATTGATTGGTTCCATTGATATTTCTCTTTTTAAATAGCCAGACAGTGTGTATTCTCTTCCGGGAATAAGCTCTACATCCTGATACATTCCTTCAGAACTTGAATCTCCACAGTAAGAACCTCCGTCAGCACCACCTTCATCATAGTAGTTTTCTGCATGCCAGCTCTCAGCTTTGTCAAACTCGGAGTCATTAAAGAAGTTGTTATTCTCCTTTATCTTAAGGTAGTATCTTATCTCAGAACCCTGTGGTACTATCTCGTCTGCGGTTATTGAAAGTTCTTCCAGTGTGTCCTTATCTTCTCTGTCATTGATTGTCAGTTCTTTTGTTTCTATTTTTGCTGTAGGCTCATACTCTCTGTAATCAATTGAGATATTTTTAAGCCCAAATAGATATTCCTTTTCTGTCAGTTCAATATCGGGAGAACTCTTAGATAGTATCAATTTTATTTTTTCTGTTTTTATAGGTTCAGGGAAGGAAAACCATGCTTCTTTTTTGTTTAAAATTGTCTTTTCTTTGAAGTCGAATTTGTGCCAGCCTCCATCAAGAAGATAATGAAGCTCTACTTCCATCAAGCCTGATGACTGCGGTGTTAGCTGTATTTCAGATATCTTATATGAATCAGCAAGCTCAATCTCAAGTTCTAGGCTGACAGAGTTATCTATCTCAAAACCTTTAGGATAAATCACTTTAGTTGCCCAGAAGGTATTTAAATAATCATCAAGAAGGTTTGATAGAGGACTTACCTCATTTATATATGCCTTCTCAGTTGGAGTTATGTTTGTTATTTTTACTCTGGCGTTTGACAGTGGAACCTTGACAACATCCTTATTTGAAATAGGGAGCATCGCTCTTTTCTCATTCAGGTCAATAAATGCGTTAGAATTTTCCATGTCGATGTTTTTAAAGCTCGAAAAGTTTTCCTCAAATGAATAGTTAAAGTCATTTGATTTACTGCTTTCTGTTGTCAGCTTAGAAATCCTGTTCTGAAGGCTTTTTATTTTAGCCATCAGCTTTATTCTCTCATCTTCTTTGATTGAAAAATTGTTCAGAATTTCTTTGTGCTGCTCATTAAAAGATTCAAAAAGACAGCTTATATCAAAGTGTATATCATCTAGCAGGCTGTTGTAGGATTTTATATCTGAGCGCTCTCTTTTTTCTATAGGCTCAAAGTTGGCCATCGGCATCCCAAGCTCGTTTCCCTCAATGATTTTCCCAAACAAAAACTCAATGGTCTCCTCTGTTGGATTAACACCGGATTTAAGCTGATTTGACATAATAGCCTCAAGTATCCTTCTTGTTTGTATGCTTTTGTTGTCCATTAATAATCATCTCCACTTAAATCGATAAGCATATCTGCTTTGAAATTTTTCAAAATAGGAGTAAAAAACTCGGCATCTTCAATTGTTACCGGTCTTTTAAAAACAGCCTTAAATTTGAAGTTGTTATCGGAATCGCTTTTGATATACTTTACGTTCTCATTCTGCATTTCATCAGGTATTTTTGAATTAAGATATATTTCATTTGCTATTCCATCTTTGCCGTTACCTATTTCATGCCACTCTTTACCATCATCAAAACTAACAAAGTATTTAATCCAGTTATTTTTATTTTTAATAGATGTCTCGCTATTTTGGCCGGAGTAAAATACTTTAGGCAGATGTTCATTTGCACTAATTAGAACCCTTTTTATTCTGCCGGGAATTATATAGTTTCTGGAAACAATCTGTGATTCTTCAGAGTATCCATAAGCATTTACATTAATATCTCTAATTCCAATAGCCCATCTTTTTCCATCGAAAGCTTCGACTCTGTTTTCTGTCTTGTCGGAAACTATTGTTTTTTCAACGCTACCCCCAAATATGCTTTTAAAAGCGCCCTCAAGCCAGTTATCGTCGTTTCCTTCAATTAGTTTCTTATCGTATTTATTGAGCTCTGTTGGAATTCTATACTTTCTTGTTTCATAAGTTGTATCATCGCTATGGAACCAGCCACCATCTTCTTTTATTTTTATTCTTGTTATTCTTAAAACATAGTTGTGACCTATAATGCAGCTATATGGACTGTTCTGCTCAAAGGTAATATAGATATGTTTTGCAGTCCTTGGAGAGAATGTAAATACACCTCTGCCTGTAAAATAATCATTGCCTGGAATTAGGTCTTCATCTAAAAACCTGTCGTAGGTTTCTGTATTTTCATTTAACCTATAGTTTATGAACTCATTACTGTAGATGCTCTTTGGAGTCTCGTTTATTCTCTTTGATGTTTTTATGCTTTTTATTATGGCCCCTTTTGCACCCTTAAATTCTGGCACATATGGGTTAACATCAATCCAGTTTATTCTTTGAGCTTTATCTAAAGTTATCTTTAAAGTTAAGCTAAGCCTTCCATTTTTAGGGTTTCTTGCCCATGACACCTCTTTATTATCCGATACTTTGTAGCTAAAACCATAGCCCTTAGCCTTCTTTTTGGCCGCATTTGAAACATTAACAAGCTCATACTCAAACCATGTATTTGGGTTGTCATCTAAGATGTCATACTTATTTAATCTAGGATTTTCTTCTCCATACCAGACAATCTTTTTTTCTCTTTCATTTCTGCTGTACTCTATATCTCTCACACCATCAGTTTTAACCTGGTGCAAGTTGCCCACAAAACCTTCAGAGTCACCAACTATCTCAACTTTTGTACCTGAATCTATTAAGTTTACAGAGCGGTCCTTATTTAAAGATACGACACCGCTGTGGTTATCTATATCAGCTGTTGTTAGGCTTTTATCTATGTTGTTTGAGGTTTTAAAATCCTCTGTTATGACAAAGGTTCCGCTGTCATTTTTTACCTCTGCCTCGTTATTGTAGAGGCTTATTTTGTCAACCTGATTTTTTAGTTCAAAAACTTCTTTTTCCAGTTTATTATTTGAGATGGCATTATAGTTGAAATTGTTTTTAATATCATTTGTTAAATTTTCAATTTCTATATAGGAAGAGTCTATATCATTACAGATTTCTCTGATGTTTTTATTATAATCCTCTACATTGGGTATCCTTTTGGCATACCTTTTTTGAAAAGAAGGTTCTCCTATACCATCTATTGCCTCTTTTATACCAGAGACTATAGAGCTTATAATTCCTCCGAAGTCCATATCTTTATTTTCTTCTAAGTTGTCATGTATCTTATTAACCCCATCTTTTAACTGCTTTCTTATTGTCTCAACATTGTGTTTAAATCTGTATGGGTTTGGCATAAAAGCCTCCTTTCTATTTGAATGGTTTTACTTTGATTGCATAATTTTTTATAACAGGTGTTATACCGTTCTGATGCTTTACATTTCTGTACATTACAGCCTTTACTCTAAGACACTCTGTTAAGTATTTGTATTTTACTCTTATCTCTGATTTTTTATCTCCGTCTTCTAAGCTGTGGCTGAATATTATATTTTTTCCATCATGAAAGTAGTCTATGATTGGGTAGTCAGAGGCGGAATACTCTATTAAAGGTACCTGTATTCCCTGACTGAAAGGTAGTGCTTCTCTGCCTCTGTAATCAGTCTTATTAAAAAAGTATGGCTTGCTTTCTTTTTTGTACTCAAAAGATTCAATAACACCGTCACCGTTAGTGTCTTTAAAATAAGGGAACCTGTATGGAATGCCTGAAAGGTCCTGCTCTACGTTAATCTCTTCTTCTTTTATTTCGCTTCCCTCTAGATACTCAAGCTTACCAAACCCACTTACCTCTATTGGCCTATAACACTTATGGTAGTTAGGATTATATGAGCCGTAAAATGGGTTTTTATCTGTTGAGCTTTCCTTAACATCTACTTTAGGACTTGAATAGAGTTTTTCTTTGTCAGTGAAGGGATAATATTTTAACCTTATTCTATTGTCACTGTAGTCACTGATATTAAAAAGTTCTCCCTCATTCCCGTCACTGTCTATAAAGTCAACAGGTGGTACCGACTCTTCAAGGTCTAGTATAGTGGGGTCGAAGCCATCTTTGACAGTGTAATTTACAGTATAGATACTGCTGTTGTAGATTGAGTTTATTTCATTTACAAGTGTGATTATATTGTCTGTTAATAGTGAGTTTGATGAATCAGTTTCGCTATAGGTAATATAATCTGAGTCAATCTCTACACCATCTTTAAAAACCTCAATGGTATCAGGATTAGCTGGAAATCTTATTTTTGCCTTAAAATCCTCTCCACCAAGAGCAAAAAGCCTTTCGCCTTTTATTTTGGGGTTACCGTTTATATCTCTATATTCATAGTTTGTTGGCAGAATAGGATACCAGGTAGCTTTTCTTGGAGACGGGTTCTTTAAATTTGTTATGTAATACTCTGTTGAGGTTGAAAACTCCTCACTATCCTCATGGTAGAGTTTTTGATTTGTTTCATCAACTTCTATTGCAACCTCTTTTATATTGCTGATAAAATTATATGGTTTTGATACATATACAGCCCTATCTAAATATTCCTTGTATGATGGCTCTATATTTTTAAAGCCATACTGATATGAGTATTTGTTTAAGCTGACAATCTTTTCTGTTTCTTTTCCGGTGTTTTCTGATAGCGGATTGAATTTCTCAGAACTTAATTCAGGTATAATTGAGTTGATTGAGTTTAAGATATTTCTTATTACCTTGTTTTTGTTGTTTACATCAAGCTCTTTAAAAAAGTTTCCAACCATATCCTTAAGGTAATCCCAGAGGATACTGTTATTTGAGTAGTCAAGCTCAAGCAGAGATTCATTGCTGCTTTCTTCAAGGTTTAAAACTGTGTGCCGGCTTGAATACATTTTCTCTGCTATATTAATATCGTTTTTATCTGACTCTTTAATGCTGAATTGTTCGTATTCGTAGTGTTCTTGGTTAACAACAAACTCGACAATCTGGATGTTTCTGGTAGGAAACTCGAGTGTTTCAGCATCATCAATATACTTAGGGTCAAAAAAGGACTCGTAGATATCTGATAAAATAGGATTTGCAAAATCCTCCCCCTTCATATAATCTTCAGCATTTTCGTATGTGTTTATCTTTATAATCTTTAAAGGGTATTTGCTGAAAGGGTCTATTGAAATATTATTAATAGGCATCGGCTTTTCAAATATTATCCTAAATTTAAATACCGCCCCTTCTTTCTCTTCCTCCATTTCTACCTCAAATGGCCTATCTGTGAGTATGCTCTCACTCCATACATCTTCAGGTTTATCATTTTTTATAATGTTTTCCAAAGGGTAAAGGTTGTTTTCTACTTTAAGATACTTCCCTACCTGACTGTCCATCTCAACAAGGGGAGCTTCAGGTCTGATAGTTCCTATAGGAGATAGGGTTAGGCTATCACTGTATTTATTTATATCTGCTATAAAATCAGAGCTATAGATTCTGTCATCCTTTGGGTTTGTAAAAAGCATCTTGGTCTCATCGTTCATTTCCTCAAAAGACTCTTTATCGTTAAAGTTTTCAAACTTTACTTCTGAAAACCCTTCATCATTATTTGCTATGTAACTGTAGGCCTCTATTTTGTTTTCTATTTTTTTAAGGTTATTCTTGAGGCTTGAAATAAAGGAATCATAAAGGTAATTATTTGTACTGATTGAAGCTGATGTTTTGTTTGCTAGTGTAAAAAGTTTAATCAGGTCAGTCAGTACATCCTCAAACTGTCTGTTAAAAAGCTCTGAACTTGTTTTTTCACCCTGATAAAGCGGCTTAGATACCGCTCTCAGGGCATTGTTTTTAAAATCATCTATAATTTCTTCTTCGTTTTTTTCTGTAGTTGTTTTATTTTTTACAGTTTCTACAAAAAGCTTTTTATCTTTGTAATCTAAATTAAGATTTAAGCTTTCTAAAGTCCTGGTTTCCATTGCTTCACCACCATTCTTTAAACGTATTCTATTACAGGAAGAACTCCTAGAGCTACCTGTTTTTCTACTCTTGCCACTATTTCATTGTGTGTAAACCTTTCAAGAACTTCTTCTGGAAGCTCTATAACAACAACCCCGTTTGAAGGGTATGACTTTCCGTTCCACTTTCCTATATCCCAGTAGAATTCTGCGTTTCTATCAATCTTTTTAACTTCTTTAATTAGCTTTTCTTTAATCCCTCCACCACGAGTTCTGGTATCTGTTACTTCAAGCTTTTCTGGATTAGTTATCGGTACTATAAAAATCCTAGAAATTAGTTTTACATCTTCATAATTGTAGTAATTATTTTCTATATCAGAATTTATCATCGGATGGTTCTCGCTTACGTGAATATCGTTATTTATAGTGTGGAATAATGTTTCACCATTCCTTGTTATTATCTCATTTCCGTCGATTACATACTCAGGTTTTAAATAAATGCTAATCATTTTGCTTGTAAGTTTATATGAGGGAATATTATGAGTTACAGCTCCGCCGTTTTTTATGTCCTTTGTGCTGTAAAAATGTCCTGACCGAGGGTTTATATCAAGTTGAATAAACTGCCCGTTTTCATCATAATATCCTCTATATTTAAACTTATTCTGCCTTACTACATAGTCAGCAATTATTTTTTTGTAGATTATGTTTTCATCAACATAGAGCAGGCCGTTTTCTATATCCCAATTTTTTACTGTATATTCATTACCTGCTGTATCTTTTAGGCTTATATTTGAAGGAACTTTAATGCCTTCCTCGTTAGTTTCTGTCTTTATAAATAAAGGTGCGTTTTTAAGCTCAACGGTATGTTCGTCTACTACGCTAACTTCTTCCTCGAAATATTTCATGCAGGGATAGCCGTCAATCCAATAAATATCTTGGTATAAAAACTCTGGAATTTCATAGATATATAGCCTGTCAATTTTATTATCAACAAAAGAATCTCTGTTAATATCTATATGCCATGAGTCGTTTTTTCTTAGGTTTTTATTTACACTGGCATAAATCTTACTTGTAGAGTCATTGAAAGAAAGGAAGAATTTTTTGGTATCATAAATGAAGTTATTAGAAGATAGGTACTCTTCTGTCCTTACTGAATCATCATCGTTTACTATCTGCATAATAGCCTTAATTGGAACCATGATTGCAAATCCATTTCTTCTGTTTTCTATAGCATAGACTTTATCATTGGTGTTTAACCTATTTTCATAGAAGTCGTTTGCTGAAACTCGCTGGTATATTTCTACGGGATTAAGTATTTCTTCGTAGTTGTTTAACTTTTTATTTTCCGGATTATATATTATTTTAAACTGCTCATCCGGTTTAAAGTTTAAATAAATAGTAATTTCATATCTGTTTTTGTTGTTTGTCTGGCCCGGAAGCTCCTTGATGTCTAGCTTGTAAAAATACCTTTTATCTATTGAGTCTCTTCCTTCATCTATAATATCTATATTCTTTTCTACCTGTTCAAACTCTGTGTCAAGATGAATATATCTCAGCTTATGTCTAAAAAACACAGCCTCACCATCTATAGTTATATCTGTTAGAGAAAAGTCTTTTGAATAAAAAGTATCAACAAAATCATCACTATCTCCGTATATGTTGTAAAAGAGCTTATAACATTCATCAACATAGCATACCATGTCAGAATTATTGTTTATATTATCGTTCATGCTCACAGATTGATTGATTATTTCTATATTATTTTCTACTGTAACTTCTGGTGTTTTGTAGAATGCAATATTTACATCCTGTTCTGGAACTTCCCTGCCAACTTTTAAAAATACTTCGCTGCTTCCGTTAAATTTATCTGGCATAGAACCCTCCTTCCTTTCTTTTTATGCTCTCATAACCGTAATATTTGTTGTATCCTCGATAACTGAACCCTCAACATCTGCACTTGCTTTAATCATGTAAGTATCAAGCACTGTGTGGCTTAAGGTCTTAACGAACTCAAATGAACATAGTCCATCTTTATCAGTTGTTAAACTTTTAGATTCTGTGCCACCTGTATAAGTGTCTTTTATTTCTATATTTATCGCAGTATCAGTAATCGGATTTTCATTCTTGTCGTACATTTTTACATTTACTCTGATTTGTTCTCCCTTTAAAATAACGTACTTATCAGGAGTGATATTGATTCTGAATTCATCTTTTGTTTCGTTATTTGTGTAGGCACTATTATCAAGGTCATTTTTTATTCTCTTGGGGTTTATTCTTACAGTATTTGACGCTGATAGGTCTCCGTAATTTCCATATATTAAATCCTCACTAAGACCTTCTCCACCAGCATAAGTATATACTGCATAAACGTTACCGAATTTATCCGGTATTGATAGGTCTTCTCCAGGAATTTCAGACTGTAAATTACCTTCATAATCTATAAACTCTATGGTTCCACCATTACTTCCAAGGCTTACACCTTTTGTCATATCAGGGTTAAAGAACGGATTTCCGTAATTATCAAAAAGCGAAACCTTTAAGTATACTTTCTGCAGCCCATCTGAATAAATAGTCTCTGGAAAAACTGAGATTTCCATAGTTCCTATCTGAGGTTTTTTGTTTGAGATAAATAAAAAGCCTTCGTTATAATCATTAATGTGTGGGTTTAAGTTTATCTCAACCTCTTCAAAGTATGAAGTAGAAATTGAACTCTCATAAGATATATCTACACCATCTAAATAGTTGTTACTGAATTTGATTGTGGGAACATCACCAAAGGTGTTTACTAAAAATGAATCGTTTATCATGTATTCTATATTTACTTTTTGGTCAGCATAATCAGCTGTAAGGTCTATTTCTATATAGTTTTTGTTAACATCTTTGACAGTGATAGGGTTTCCTTCATGGTCTGAGACCACAAGTGTGTCCTCTTTGATGTTTGTATAGTCTGTAAATATACCTGCAACAAAAGCCTCACTGAGCTCTATTGTAAGCTCTGAAGAAACGGTTAGTGTATCAGTCTTTTTATTTGAACCTGAATAATAATATTCAACATTAACAACGTCTCCTGGACTCACCTTTGAACTGCTTAGGTAGATTATATTACCTTCTTTTTTAACAACATCTACTTTGATTTCTGATGTGTTTATCACACTTAACTTAACTGGAGTATGCTCAACTTTAACATCATGAGACTCTTTACTTGTCAGGCTAGGATTATAGTTTTCATCGAAAAACATAACACCTGTTAGCTCTTTTCCTTCTTTATCTTTTGCTATTACTGGTGATAGCTGTTTAGGGAAATCCTGAAGCTCGTACTCGTAGCCGTTTACCACCTCAATTATTTCTTCATCTTTAACCATAGAGTATAGATAGTATTCTTTCGGCATCAGGTCATTGTTAGCATCAGTTATGTAGAAATATCCGTTGTGAATATATGGCTTCCAACTCATAACACTTGTCATCTTTACCATAGCTTTAAACTGTTCATTTTCCTTCAATATCACCACATCAGGGTTTAACATCTGTTCTCGACATTCAGCAAGCAGAGAGTAACTTCCTATATCTCCTTCCGGAACTGAGAAAACAGAGGCTAGTGACATATCATCTTCTGGTATTTTCAAAGACCAGATAGGTTCTGAAAGGGAAACTGAACCGAGCTTTGTTATAGTATCACTCCACCCTTTTAAGTAATACCCATCTTCAAGGATATCCGAACTGATATTTATTGTATCTTCAGTAAATAAGTTGCTGGAGTTTGTCGAGCTGCTTGTAAAAGAACTTACTATATCATCAAGTTGAGCTTCGACAGTCTCTTTAACTATGTATCCATACTTATTTTCTCCAATAACAACTGTTGTGTCCTCAATGCTGTCTCCATTTGCAGTAACAGTAATAAAATCATAAACAGCTGATTTTAAGTCTATATTGTATTCTACTGTGCCAAAATCTATATCTCTTGGAAAAAGAATTTTAGCTGAAACATTATTACCTCTGTTTGAGTTAACTATTATCTGGCGTGAACTGCCTGTGCCTGTCTGGTTTATGGAAGCACTGTAGTCATATTTTCCTGTTTCATCCTGAACATAATAGCCGTTAACATATGCCTTTAAGTTAATTGTAGCATCTTCTATCTCGTCTTCTGTAGCAGGCCATGGTTCGTCAAAAATTGTAGTTGTAATAGCAGCTGCATTTGGGAAAATTAATATATTGTCATTGCTTAATGCTCCGTTTATTTCGTGATAATTTGTAGTGTCTGTTCTTGTTAGCTCAAACTCTATATTTGTATCTTTAGGGTCAGCTAATTTATTTATGAGCTTAATTTCTATCTTTGAATCACCAATAGTTGAAGTTATTCCATCATCATCTATTGTTACCTCTTCTATTCCAGACCATAAATCAGCACCAGGAAATCTTGGGTCTTCCTCTCTTATCTTGGGAATCTCAACTCTCTGGATTTCATCAAGTGTCCCAGTAAGGTTTTTTACTATCTCAAAGTCTGTACTTAAAATTACGCTGTCGGTAATTGCTGTTGAACTTAAAGTTCCAGAACTCGACCACGAGAAATTAAGTGGCTTTTCATAGTTTTCGTACTCTTCAAGTACACTAACTGGTGTTATGTCCTGTATCTCGACTCTGCATAATGTGTAATCCTCAAGTGTCGGATAACCAGACAAGCTTATTGTTGGCAACACGTTTGTGTAGTTTTTGCCAGAATAATTAAGTGAGTTGTTACCATCAATATAATTTGAGTTGCTAATTTCTGTAAAACCATAAATTCTTTTTTGGGTATAGCTTGGAGACTGCCAGAATCTATCCTGTCTATCAACCCATCTTCTTATCTTTAGATAACTGCCATTGTTTCTGTTATAAGTTTTGCCCCAATAACTTACAGTAAAGTTATGGTAGACAACTCTTATTCGTCTTCTTTTTGTGCCGGATAAGTTGATAGTTATATTTCTGTTTTTGCTAGAATAATTACTGGTATCTTCAGTGCTTTTTTTTCTGGTGTAGTAGTTCCAGGTTGACTCACCTTCGTTTTGATAGTAAATAGAGTAATCTACTTTAAATCTCCATCTGTCCTGGTCCGAATGGTATGTTCTGTCCTTTTCATAATGGTCACCATATTCAGTAAAAGAAATTTCAAGTCTATCAACCTTATCCCTTGACCAGGCAGAAATCCACTCGTTGCCGGCACTGATATTATTGTTTATATAGTATCCTTTTCTGTGTTTATAACTTGAGTCTGGCTTAAACCAATTATTAGAAAGATAAGAATCTTTTCGCTGTGGCTTAAGTATTTTATTTGCCTGATACCAGATATACCATGAATTATTAACATTAGAGATAGATAACCTGTTATCCATATCAGCCTTAAAGATTTCATTAAAAGTCTGTGTAGATAAAACTTTACTAGCCTCTCCATATTTTAAGAAGTCATCTTGGGCTGTATTCTCTAAAACTATATACCTATCAAAAGATATGTTTTCAAATCTTGCGTTTGTAACCCTGTATGTTGCCAGACCAAAACCATTAGCGGTGAGCGGGTTGGCATCATTATATGAAATAACCTTTCTGCCGTTTGCAAAAACCTGTATTTGACCTTCTATTTTCCTTACTTCAAGGGTTAGGATATTAAAATCAGGACCAAACCGACCAGCATCCTTAATTCGCCTAGCGTATGGTGATTTTGCTAATACCTCTTTTGCCCCTCCAGAGACTTTAAAAAGTGTAATTTTATTATCGACTCCATTATGTCCGGCAAAATAAAAGTTATTAGCATCCTGAACATTAAAAGCAAAACCAACAAGTCCATACCCTAATTCTTCAAAGGTTAACTCTGCTTTAATTCTAAAATTACTGTAGTTAAATTCGCTGTGGTTGGCTTTTAAGATAGCAAACCTTGAATTCGCTCCGTTTACAGATGCTCTTCCTTCTCTCTGGTAATAGTTATATCTAGGATAACCAAGAGAAGGTATTGAGCTTTCTCCTGAATTAATAGAGCTGTTGTATAATTTCTGCCAGGTGCTAAAGCCTGTAAATCTGTGGACATAAAAGGCTGAAGTTTCTACAGTAACCATCTTCTCCTGATGAGAGAAGGTCATAGCCCTCCTGTTTAAGGTTGAGTTTGTGCCGTCGAGAGTTAACACGTTTTTGTTGCCTTCTGATTTTTTAATTGAAGTTCTTTTATCTACATTGTCAATTTCTGTATCAAAAATAGGGTCAAAAGATTTTAATCTATAATAAGCCTTAAAGTTGGGCTCGTATAAAACATCAAAATTGTAATCAGCTGGGTCTGTTGTTCTTTCAACTTTTCTTGTACCGGAAGCTTTTACCTCGTAGTCAACATCAAGCTTTGGGTAAAAGGTGTCATTTTCTAATGTTTTGCCTGATAAGGTTAAGTCTACCTCGAAGTCCTCTTCATGTTTTCTGCTGTAGTCATCTAAAACTTTTAGGTCTTCTAAATCCCCGATACCGGATTTGAAATATTTTTCGTTGTCTTCTATCTTAATTTCTCTGTCCAATTAGAACCCTCCTTTAGGTAATCAAGGGATTTTAGTTTATTTTTATATCTCCTGGAACTATTCTTTCGTCCCAATATGTATTTTTATTGCCTATTATTGTCTCTCTACCATCTACAAACATTTTTAATATTTCAACATTTTTAATTTTGTTACGGTCAACACTCATTAAAATATCTATAAGTCTATTCAGTACAAGCTCAGAACCAAGCTCTAAATTTGCTAGATATTCTCTTATCTCCTCTTCTGCACTGTAAACTATTCTTGTTTTATCCTCAGCGTTAACATTAGAAAAAAATGTATACTGAAGAGTGAAATCTATGTACTTAAGTTTTGGGCTAAGTGCAAGGCCTTTAACCCCTGCTGATTGAACGCTATCTATCTTTTCCTGAACCTCTGATATTACTTCGCTTGGTGTTTCAGGGTCTTCTGTAATAACATAAGCATCGAAAGTTCCTGTGCCTCTTACATATTTTTTTATTTTAATATCTATCACGGAGTCTACTGATAGGCAGGCTAAACGTACTGCTATTTCATTTGCTGCTGCTCTTGTTTCTGTCCAGCTTTTAATCCTGTATCTAAAATTCCCGTCATCTTCTCCCTGCTCTCTTTCAATACCAAAAAGTAATGCCAGCTCATCTAAATAAATTCCCTCAGTATCTGAGATGAAATACTTTTTAGCAACCTGAGACAAATCTCTGTACAGGTCATCTAAATCATCGTAAAAAACTTCTATTAAAGACCGGGCCAGAGAACCTGCAGAAAAGTCAGTAAGCTCAGTTTTATCTTTAAGTCTATCTATGGCATCTTCCACCATCGTATTATAATCTTTTAAAATCGCCTCATCATAAAGCATTTTATCACCGCCTTAAGCTATATCTATTGGAAACTCCATTGTTATCTGTTCGTTGTAACCGAGTCTTACTGCAATATAATATGTAATTTCGGTTCCTCCTGTAGGTACTGCCCTAACATTTAAGTCTTTTTCTTCAATAAAACCGTCATGTGTCAGCGCCCTTACTATATTGGCCCGACCGGACTCTCCAGTTTGTCTAGTGTTATCCATACCCCTTAAGTCCTCAAGGTCACTTCCTATATTAAAATGCCTGTACCAGTCTGGATTATCTGTCTTGAGTCTTTTTTCTATGCCCTGCTTTACCGTTTGTTTAAAATCTGCTAAAAGCAGTTTACCTTCATCTATTATAATATCGCCAGAACTTGCCCCTTTGAAATCTCTGATAGAATCCATCTATACCAAATCCTTTATATTTTCCATGTCTAAATCCTGAGCTATCCCGCTCATAGCGTTTTTTATAGTTCTAAGCATATTCAGCTTTTCCTCTCCGTTGTAAGCTCTTATTCCCTTAAACTCAAAGTTATTTAGAGACTTAACTGTTCCTGGGCTTACCGGGCCATCCTTGGCAACATAAGCACCTGATGATGTTAGGCTGTCAATTAAAGCTTCTGTACCCATAGGTGTTGTTGTCACAATCTCTCTTAAGGGGTCGCTTAAAGCCCTGTTAAAGGGTGTAAAGTTCCACTTTAGTCCGTTGTCATCTGTTAAAAAATGAATGCTTGAGCTGAACATATTTGTTTTATCAGCAAAGATATTGATTGAGTTATATTTTGGGTCAAGCCTGACTCCAGTCTTGCCGTTTGCAAACATCTGAATTATACCATTATCTTTAATTCTGATATTGCTTTCATTGTCGGGGTGTTTAATAACTATATCATTATCGCTAGGAAGAGCTCTTTTTTTAAGCTCTTCTTCAGGATTGAAAGGGTCTCTTAATCTTTCTTTTCTTATTCTCCAGCTTCTTTTTTCTGCCATAACTTGTTGCAGGGATTAAATTCTAGATGTATATTCTGGAGTGTAGTTTCCTGCATCTGATTTCAGGCTTTCATTTATCTCTTTGGGGTTTTCATAAACCCTACCTTTAATTCTTGGATTTTTAGCATCTCCACCCTCAAATGACATCGAAACTTTATCTCCTTTTTTAATCCTTGCGCCTTTCACACCTCCCATAGTCCCACTTATTATGATAGGAACTCTATGAAATATATGTTTAAAACCAGTGGAAGGCAGCACCACCTCAACATCTGCAGCGTTGTAATTTCTGGCCTCTACATCTGATGTTTCCTCGTCGTAATATGTTCTTACGACAGTACCACTAATAGTGTACATTTTTTCATCAAGAAGTGGCTTAACTATATTATCATTTATCGCTTTTTTTATTCTCTCATTCATTTGCTGCCCCTCCACTTTTTTCAATTAATTTCTTTTTCTACCTCTAATTCTATTATATCACATATCGGTCCACTTTTCAACTTCCGTAACAGTCGTCAATAGTATTGCTGACAGTGTTCTTAGCATCTCCATATGCCTTATTGTAAGTGTCGCTTTTTAGCTTTTTATTGTCAAATAAAGGAAATAAATCAACCTGAACAGAGTTGTCTTTAAATACCTTTACTGTTCCGAATCCGTTAACTGCTGCTTCCTTAATTATTTTTACTGTATCATTGATATCCATCTCACCTGTTCTTGGCTCAAATCTGATTGCAAGTCCATTATCATAGAGGATTTTATCCTCATTATAGGAGCCGAAAGATTTTCCATCTACTAGAGCTATTACATTAGTAGAGCCTAAAGACCTTTTTACAGATTCAAAAAGTGTTATTATTTTAGGGTGAACTTTGTGCCCCTTGTAATCTGCTAGAATATCAGGATTGTCTTTTACAAAAAGAGAAGCTTTCATGGACCATCCAATTCTGCTATCTTCTTTGATATCGTATATTGACTTAAGCTCCTGAGTCTTTTTCTTTCCCTCGTCTTTATTATTCTTATCTACCTGAACGGCATCTTCTACTTCTCTTTTCTTAGCTTCTTCTTTGGCCTCTTCTTCAATTTCTTTAGTGAAATTTAAGTTGTATGAGTCTTTATAGATTCCTTTAACATCATCTATATTTGTTACACCCATTACCTTCCTTGTCATTTCACTATTTTGTTTGGCACCATAAAGGCTTGCCGAGTTTGTTATCCTCTCACTATTGTCAATCATGTACTGCCTCATCTCGTCTTTACTGATTGACTCTTCTGACTTTCCGATGAAGAAGTTTATTATACTGCTGTCCCAGAACTTATCCATCTTGCTTGGGTCGTCACCTATGATACAGCCCTTGTGTCCTTCAAGTCCTGCCGTAAATTCTTTGCCATCTCTTTTGAGTGGCATTATTGTAAGAACTTCTCTATTAGCCCTCATATTTTTTAGAAACTTCATGATGTGGCTTACTATTACAAATTCCACAACCTCAGTCACGAGAAAGAACATTGGGCCTGACAGTATCTTAGCTACATCTTTGGCATTTGAAAGTCCGTAAGTTGTTAGCCTTCTAAAAACCCTGACATCGTCAAGTATATCTCCGACCTTCATTCCGGATTTTCTGAGCTTGCTGTACTTTCTCATATCATTCATAAATCCGGGAAAATCGTCAGCATTTCTAGATGCAGTTTTTAGGTATTCTCCCATTCTTACATAACCGTTTCTGAAATCATTTAATCCGTCACTTATCTTTTGTGCCCTGCTGGAAAACTTACCTGAAATCATCATCTTCCTCAAATAGTCTACGTTCTTAAGCCCTTTTCCACCAAGCTTGGATATGTCGCTCATTTTATTTGCATTATCTAAAAATCTTGAAACCCAAATAACAAACTTATCTGTTTTTGTTCCGAGGTCCTTTATTCTTTCTAAAACATTTTTTCCTAAAAGAAATGGAAGGTAACCAAGATTTGAATGCTTTAAAGCGTCTGTTGTTACGTCAAGGTATTTAGTAGCTGCCATACCGGCATTTGTTGCCGGGAGAAGTGAGCCAGCTGCACTTGTTATCTTTAGTGATTCTAGAACGCTTTTCAGGCTTGCTAAAGCTGTGTATGTCGAAAGCCTTGCTACAACACTGTTAGCATAAAGACTTGAGAACTTGGAGTTTGTCCACTTCCAAAAATCCTTGTCGTATTGAAGGCCCTCATTTACAGAAACTACCGGTGATGGATTGATTGATGTTACAAAACCAGTTGTATCATTTAAGCTGTGGACAACTGATGAGACTTCAAAGGTTCCTGAAATTCTATCTCTTACATCTGCTAGGTATCCATAATCATATGGTTTAACAGAAGGGTCTCCTGTAACTACTATCTCTCCGTCGTACATATTCTCTACTGCCTGTTTTAAGGCTCCAGCCCCATACCTTCTTGCATTTATCTCAGCGTTTTCTGGTGTAACCTGAAAGGTGTTTGTAAATTTCTTGACAAAATCAGGGGTTGGTATTGAAGTATCTATCTTTTTTAACCTCTGTCTATCAGGAAAAATATCTGTGTCTACAAACATCTCATCAAGCTCTTTATAGCTTCCGTCTTTTGAAAGGACAGGCTTAACTGCTGTGTACATATTCTTTTCTGTAGCTCTAATATTATTTGCTATTATGTCATAATAGCTTGAATAGAAATGGTTCTGCCTGTAAGATTTTAACTTTTCTCTAACATTTAACGGCTCTATCTTTCCTCGAACCAAGGTTTTGAAGGTAAAAATTACATTTTTTACATCGTCTTTTGGAGGGATACTGAAAATAACACGACCTAATCTATGGTCAATCTTGTCGATATTATCTGTTATTTTTTTGTCTCCATCCCTAACTTCAAGACTTCCTTCAATTATATTCATTCTTAGTTCAAAGGTTTTTCTAGTTCCGTTACCTGTAAACGAAAGCTCAACTTCTTCCTCTTTAGATTCTTCCCTGATATAGTTGCCCTTTTCATCCATTTCAGCTTCATAGTCATAAGCCAAATCAAAGTTTGGGTGGCCAAAAAAGATTGTATTTCTAAAAGCAAATGGGTGGACTGCTGCTATATAGTTAGGTGCTACAAGAGCACATGTTTCCAAAACATCCCATACTGTCTTACCATAGAGATACATAGAGAAGTCTTTGTTTTCATAAAGAGATGAGTTTATGTTCTGTGTAACCTCATAAGTTCTTTCTTCATCCCTGACTGCTCTTTCCATCTTGTCGCTAGACCTTGAGTTTTGATTTATATATATATCAGTTATTGGATGTCTTTTTGTTAAATACTGACTCTCATCCCACCACTCAGGCCTTTTGGGCTCTCCAAAATGCTGTATTCCGTAAGCACTCTCATTATAGAGTAAGTTACCTGAAATGTTATTCATAAACCTAGACCATAAGTTGCCTCTATCTCCTATTATCTTGCTGATTATAGTTCTTGGTTCATCTAGCTGTCCAAGTATGTCAAAATCAGTCTTTTCGTTGGGAGATGCTGGTATTGGTTTGTTTAACTCTATGCCGTCATTTTGAGCTACAAAGGTTATAGTATCACCAAGCTGAAGCTCTGTTATAGTTCCGTTGAATACAGTTGGAAGCTTATCTGGTGTTGAACCATAGCCCATTCTTAAATGAAGCCTGGCACCTGTTGCAAGCTGTACGCTTTCAAACTCTGAGTTTCTCTTAGCTTTTTCCCACTCAAATTCAGCAAAAGGTGTTAAAGACCATAAAGTCTCCATTACTCCTTTTTCCTGATAGTATTTATTTCTGTAACCACCAGAAGCATCTGATAATCTGCCCTTTGAGTTTGACATTGTAATCATACATGTATCTGATATGTTCTTCTTATCTCTGACAACATCTATACTCTGTACACCATTGTAGTGGTAGAATAAATCCTGCATTTTCCAGAACATAAACTCTCTACCCTCATCAATCAGGAGCATGTAATATGATGGAAAAGCTCTAATTAGCCTTCCTTTTCTGTCATACTCAAGCATGTCGTTGAACGAGCTTGCAAACCTAACATCTTCTCTTCTTGACTGCATGTATGTTCCTTCAGAGGTTAATACGAAATTATCTCCGTTAATAGATTCTAGAGATTTTTTAATTAACATCGCAAAATTAGGAAGCATATCAATCATTTCTGTGGGATTTATATAAATACCCTTAGAACCTATAATATTTTTAGCTGATTTTTCAAACTCTAAATATGCTTCCTTGACATTATTTGCAGACTCAGGATAACCTCCTTCGTAATTAGATATATCATTTAGTGAGATGCCTTTAACTAAAAAGTATGAAAGCATCTTGAACATATAGTCAACACTTTCTCTTTTAGAATAGTTCTCATAAAGATTGCTTACACCTGTGCCTTCGATTCTGTCAAAGTTTATTTGTGGAGATTTTTCTTTTAATATGTCATATATTTTTCCAGATTCAAGCTCATACTTTAGTATACTGGCCCTGTAATTAGAAGCTATTTTTTTCTTAACATCTTGGTTTAAATTATCTCCATTTAAATTTAAAACACCATAATAGCTAGCTTCAGATAGTTCATCTACCAATTCTCCACTGCTGTTTCTGTAAAGGCTTTTCTTTGGAAACTCCAGGTAGTCATCATCTATGTAGTCCTTATCCCAGTTTCCTACAATAAAACCTGCTGCAATTATTCTTTCTATTTCACTAATATCTTTCTGAACAGTGCTATCAAGCCATTTAATAACATATGACTCCCAGAAGTCACTAATCTTTATTTTTTTATGTTTAACATTACTTACCATTTTATCTTCAGAGGCAAGGTAGCTTTTAAGCTCTTTGTCTGATACAAAAGACATGTTGCTTCTATCCAAACTTCTATTATCCATAAACTCGCTTAACTCATTGTAGCCTACATCTCCTTTTTCGTATGCTATATCTGCAAGTGTTGGCTTGGAATCTCTTTTGTATTCGCTTTGAATATTAGAGTCAATTAAATTTATATTACCTTTATCATCAACTAAAGCTCTAACAGCATTACCCTCTGTGTCTCTACCGATAATTACTGCATCATCTTCATCATATAAAGCCCTGATTACATCTTCTGAAAATACTTTTGGCACATCAAGAGCATAAAAATCAGGGTCTACAAAGCTGTCATCATTAGCATCAAATAGTTCGTGCCTTAATGGAAGCTCTGAATATCTAGGAAGCTCAAGGTCCGGATAAAGGTTGATGTATTTAAGTCTCTCTTTCATATTGAAATAGTCTGTTAAATTATCGTGACCCATTTTTCCGTCGACACCAAGCTCCGAACGGTACTGAAGTGATAGAGAGTCTTTGTCTCCTGGCGCACCAATATAGCCGAAAAATGAAATCTCAATTTGGAATAATCCCGGCATAGAAGGTACAGTATTTGTCTCTATATTTTTAATATAAGCACCATCTAATCCAAACATATCAACTATATTGTTTTGGACTTTCATTACCGGATTATCTAAAACTTTTTTGTATCTAAGCTCCATAGCACTAGTATGAGATGCAAGAAAGTTAATGCTCTCTAATGTATGTTCGTTATCTGTGACAAAGCTAGTTGAAATAACTATATCTTTTGAGCCTAAATACTGATGAGTTGGTTTTGTGTGCATATTTAACTTTACGGTATTTACGCCGTTTGACATCGATACATTTATTTGGTTTAAATGAAGGTCGCTGTAATAATGTTTGTTCCACTCGTAATCATCCATCTGATTGTCGGTCATAGATACAGCTTCTTCTCTTTCTTTTAAGAGGTCTTTACCACCGGCTATTACTCTGTCTTTTATATATAAAAAGCTGTCTCTTGAGATTTTAATATTAAAAGAATTAGCCTCTTTTATCCTCTCGATTTCTTTTTCAGTTGACTTAACTAAATCGAGTTCTGTTGGTATTAAATTATCTTCTTCTTTTTGCTTTAAGTAGTTGATTAAAAATTCTTTATTTTTCTCGCTTCTTAAAGCTATATCGAAATAGTCACCATCATAGCCTTCAATTTTAACAAGGTCTTCAATTAGATTATCGTAGCGGCTAAGTCTTCCATTTTCCAAGAAATCAAGCTCGTTGTGGATATTAGGCTCATAATAGAGCCCATCGTTGAAGCTGTCATTTCTTCTTTCCTGTTTGTCAGCAATTTTTCTTATGTATTCTAGGTAAAGCTCTTTTTTTGAATCCTCATTATTAAGGTTATAACTTCCCTTTAGCTCATTAAAAAGTTCATACTGTTCCAGAGCTTCTGTAAACACCTCATATTCAAAGACTAGCTTTTCGTATTCTGTACTGCCTTCTTCAAGGTCTATCTGGTATTCTCTTAAGACATCTTCCAGTGAAGCTTCAAGGTTTTCTCTTTTCTGTAAGGACCAGCTATCTACTGTAAAGAAGGAAAAATCCTCTCCGTCTCTCTGGTAAAAGGGTAGTTTTGTACCCCTATGCTTTATTCCGGTACCATCTATAAGTCTCTGGTAGTAAAATCTAAATAAACCCCAGTCGAAGACATCTTTAAAAGGTCCAACCATATTTATGTAAGCTTCATGATTAAACTCCAGTGCTATTAATGTAGCCTTAACAAGTCCCGGAAATCCCTCAACATTACTGATTGATAGGTTTTGAAGTGTTAAAGCTGAGATATCATGAGTTTTGTTTAGGTATTCATTTTCTATAGGTAAAAAAGGTGTCAATTTAAATTGGGCCATTAAAGGCCTCAATCCGTTTATGTAATATACTGGTCTAAATTCCTCTCCATCCTGCATGATAACTGCGCTTTTACCGGCAGCTAATTTAGGAAAGCCGTTAATCTGGTCACCTTCATAGGTTCTTCCCTTTATAAGTTCTTTTGTTCTTTTGTTGCTGTCGAAATAAAACTCCATCTGTACCTGTTTTTGCCTGTGGCCTGTTGAGGACATTAAAGTGCTTCCACCACGAATGACTGATGTTGGATTGACTTCATTTATGTCGTTTACCACAATAGCTTCAGGAGGTATCGGAAGAATGCTGTCACCTATTTTGATGTTTGTTTCAGGGTCAAAAGAACCTACAAACTCATCTAAGTCCTCTTCAATCTTTTCTGTTTCTTCTTCCATCTTCAGCATATCTGCTATAATAGATAGGTTAGACCACTCTTTTTTCTCGCTGTCACTTAAGTTCATAGCTTCAACATAATAAGGTGTCCCGAGAGAGTTTGTTAAAAGAGAAACGTTGGCATTTACATATTCTTCTCCCATTTTAGCAAAGATAATTGCTATCGGCCGTGAAAACCTTCCTGTTATCAAGCTCCCGTTTTCTTTAGTCCTTAAATCAAGTATTACTTCCTTACCCAAAAGTAGGTCTTTCATAAAAAGAAAGGACTCTTCAGAAAACTCATCTTTTTCTTCATAACCTGTGTACCTATAATCATCATAATCTCTTAAGCCAGACTTATCATCTTCCATATCCCAGAAAGATGTGCCCTCGGGAGCCTGAACACCCGAGAGTCTTATTGAATAAGTGCCGTCAAATTCTTTTTCAGTACCCTTAAATATAGGGTCTGAACTGGTAACATATATAGTGTCACCATCCTGAACTCTTACGACTTTTGCTTTAACAGGCTTTGACTGAAGATTTTCTTTCATTATTATATTTTTAGTTGTTGCGTAATTGTACTTTGCCATAAAAAACACCCCTATTCAAGTGCAGCAAGAATTCTATCTTCTATCCAGCTTTGGTTTATTGAACCTCGATTATCACTGGCGTTGACATTTATGTTAACCGGTATATTCATTGCAGAACCTACGCTTTGTGATACAACTCCTGCCAATTCGTTTACATCTTTATCTATTGTTGTGTTTCCATTAATTATGATATCCATACCCTGATTATTTACTATATTCTGGATGCTGTTCATATCCATCATGGGCTGTCTTGAGCCTGCACCAGAAACGGCATTCATTGCCGGATTATTCATGTAGTCCATAGGTAGAGGCTGTGTGCTCATTGCAGCTCCAGCACCCATTATAGCTCCACCTATAGCTAATCCTGCGGCCGCCATAGGACCGAAAGCCTTATGCTGTGCTACTTCTGATGACATAATTGCTGCAGTTTTGGTATTTGCTACCTTTAAAAATTCCGAAGCTGCATTGCCTGTATAGTTGATTCCGTTTTCAGCTATATGACCAGCATTTTTTGATAAGTTTTGATTGCCCTTGTAGATATTTCTGCCCGGGCCAGTTGTATAAACACTTGCCATTTCTTTTTCTAAACTATCTACCATTGTATCTTTTATCATGGAATAATCTGCAACGTTAACTTCTCTTGCAACTTTCTCACTTAAAAATATCTTGTTTGCCACATTTTCAAGCGGATTATTTGCATCTTTTCTCATTCTAAAGTGGACATCATTCATCGCCTGTATCTCTTCTGGTGATAGGTCCATCATGCCTTCAAAGTTGCTGAACTTACCTTCTCTAACCCATTTTATAATCTGGTCTGTTGATACTGATGAGCCGGACTTTTTAGTCATTGAGTGTTTACCCGATACAGCTTCCTGAGTGATTAATCCAAGCCCAGAAGCAAAATTAACAAGCTCTTTGTCGGATGTTGCATAACCCTTACCAAGTCTTTTGATTTCATCTGTCAGGTTATTAATCATACCTGTATAAGTTGCATTTGTAAGTTTAGCTTTAGAAAGCCTTGTTGCATAATTTTCAAGCTCTGATTTTGTCATTTGCCTTGTATCCCAGACATCAAGTTTGCCCTTAAAGTCTGAATTTGATTCTATTGTTTCAAATACTGAATCTACATAATTCTTCTTACCTAAAGTTACATCTTTTTCTAGGGCCACCATATTCCTTTTAACCCATGGCCCTTTTGAGTTGTATGAAGTGTTTCTCATTTCATCAGCAACTCTGGCTACTTCTTCTTCCATTTTTTTGGCATTTGTTCTGACACCTTGTTTATTATAGGCCATTACAAAAGATACCCCGTCACCATCAGAATCACCAAATTGAGCAGCTGCCATTGTTGATGATATTCTAACAGTATCATAATCAAGCTCATCATCTATTCTGTATTCAACAGGCATTGCTGACTCTGTATGGATTACAGGTGAGCGGAACATCATTCCAGGCATTCCTTTACCTTCTTCAAGTCCTGACATTATATTGTCAAACTGTTTTTTGTCTGTTTTTTCCAAACCTTTAAGCATGTCTTTTGCTCTATCTCGACTGATATAAATAGCATTAGATTTGTCAAGGCCTTTGTAGCCAGCACCCTTTACCCCTGCATATGCTTTTTTTATTACTTTTTCATCTATATCAAATTTTCTTGCTACCTTTGATATTTTCTCTTCTGTAGTGCCGCTTGCTCTATTAACCTCATCTGCAATTTCTAGAGCTGGAGACATAATCTGCAGGTTAAGCCTTCCCGAGCCTTTAAACCTTGCCGATAATGCCCTGTTATATTTTTGCCCGTGAGAGCTTGTAGACTGATGGAAGATTGCGTTATAGTAATTTTTGATACCTGTTTTCATACTTCTTAAAGCTTTTTCTTTAGCCTCCCTTGCTGAAAGGTCTCCAGCAAGTTGCGAGGAGTTTTGGACTGCTGTATTATATTCCCTCATCGCATTAAAGATGTCTGATTCTGCACTACCTATTTCTCCTAAAGAGTAAAGGGCTTCTCCATTTTTTTTCTTGGACATCTCAATTGCCGTATCTGAAAGGAATATTTCGTTTAATTTAACCCTTGTTCTTCCTGTTTTTTCGTTTCCAAACTCTATCTCAAGTTCTTCTGGCAGTGAAATATAAAGGCCGTTTTTCCCTCTTCTTCTGTATTCGGGGTCAAAAACTGTCTTTGTTAAATCCGATTTAGAGAAAAGGCCTTTTTCCTGCCCCTGAGTTCCACCTTCTCTTAATTCGCTTAACTCTTCTAGAACTTCTGTGTATTCATTTATTCTGGAACCATCTGGTACTGCACCTTCACCTCGAGCTGCTCTTGCAAGCAGTTCCATAGCTATTGATTGGCCTTCAAGTGCTCCATTTAAGCCTCTTGTTCCAGGTAGTGATGAAATCCTGTTTGCCTGTTTTGCTTCTTCTAAAACTGAGTCTTTTAGCCATCTGGCGTATTCTGTGTAACCCTTGTCCATCATGACTCCGATATGTCTTGGACCTACTTTTACGCCTTTTTTGCCGTAGCCTCCGACTGACATGAAGTTTATGTCTTCACTGTTTTGAGCTAAGACTGCCTCTAGGTTTAAGATATTATCTTTTAATCCTAGGTTGAAGGATTTTATGTTGTTTAAGTTAGTTCTTAAATCTTTGATACTTAAGGCCCCTTTGTTTCTAACTACGTTGGCAACTCTTGGGTCAATATTTTTAAGACCTAGATTTGCCTGGTCTATTCCTCCTTCGGCTACCATCAGGTGCTTGAATCCGGCTTTGTTGTTGTTGATTACAAGTCTAAACTTACCGCTACCTGTTTTGCCCTCTTCTTTGATTGTTGTTGCCAGACCAAAGGTTCTATCTACAATATCCTGAACTTCCTGTATAGCTTCCTGTTTGATTTGTCTATCTATATTTGAATGGTTTATTTTATTTATCGACTCTTTGATTAAGCCCTCTGCTACTTCTCCATAACCCTGATGTCCTGCGTGGTTTATATTACCTGCAACATGAACGCCTTCGCCGAATGCTGCCTTCATAATTTCATCAGGCACAATATTTCTGACAGTAACCTTCTCTGAAGCCAAAAATAGTTTGGTTACCCCAGCCCTTGTGCTGAAGTTCTCTTCGAACTTGAAGCTTATCTTGCCGTCATTGATGTTGAATCCTGTAATGAAGTGTTCAACCCCATCTTTTCTGGATACCCTTTTAAATATCTCGTCAGGACCCATCTGCTCCATGTAACCCATTCTGTAACCTGAGCCGCCATCTTTAAGTGAACGTTTAACTTTATTAATAAAGCCTTCATCTAAATCAGACAGCTTGTAGTCTTTTGTATATGAGTTTACTGAATGTAGCGAGTCTGCAAAACTTTGAGATACAATAGCCTGGTTTTCCCAGAAAGAAGGGAAGTTAGCTGGAGATTTACCAAAAACACCTTCCATAGTATATTTGTCGCTTTTATCAAAGGCATTTTTTAGCTTCTCTATTCCCTCAAGCTCATCAACATTTGCTATGCTGACATTAACGCCTGGATATTTAGCAAAAGCATTATCAGTATCTCTTAAAAACTGTTCGGACTGTGTGATAAGTAAGGGGTCAATAGAGAGTCCTGAATAACCCTTAGCTTTATTTATATTGTCCTGTATTGACTCTATAGCCTTTTTAGAAAGTGTTCTTTTATTTCTCATCTGTATCATGTTGTCACGACCGGGAGAGTTGTACATCCCGAAGTTAACAAAATTTCTGTTTTCGATTGAGCTTAAAAAGAACTGATTTACTGCGTGTGCACCTCTTGTCGATTCTAAGGATGCATCAATTCCTAATTTATTTTTAATCATTTTTTGAACTGAGCCATCAGCAAACATGTTAAACTTTTTAGATGGGTACAATGTTTCACCATCAAGCCCTACCTGTTCGCCTTGATTTTCAAAGACACCTCTAAATAGTACATATCCTTTTTTAAGAAAGTCGGCTTCTGCTGTTGAAGAATACATCTTCTCTGCGTCTCTTACATACTTGTTTGAGCCCGAGAGATAGCCTAAAGATTTTTGTATCTTACCGTTTGCTATCATTTCTATTCTTCTAAAGTCGCCTTCCTGAGCTGCCTTAATCATACTGTTGGCCTCTCCGTTAAGCTCATGCATCATGTAGCTGAAAGAGGTTCCTGTTTTTATATCGGCTCCTGCACTGAATTTATCCCTATAAAGGAGTGCAAGTGGTGATATTTTTTTCTGGTTTCCGTAATGAATATACTGGTCTGCATTAACCAGAGGTATATCTATTATAGCAGCATTTTTATTTGCTTTTAATGCATCAAGTGTGAGCACATCATCTGAGCCCTGCTTGAAAATAGCCATTGATACCTGCGGCTTTTCTACCGTACCTGTGTTGAAGAGCTCAAAGCCTAAGTCGATATCTCCTTTGCTTGAGAACGCTGTCCCAAATTTGCGTATGGTGCTATTTAGCGAGTTTTCCATTGTAGGTATATTTGAAACGAATTCTTTTTTAACTCCAAGTGCCATATAGTTTTTCTGCAAAGCTTCATCTAAAGCCCTTACAGTAGTTAAAACACTGTTGTTAGCTCCACCTGAAAGACCCTTAGCAAAGCCGTGATTGATGGTTATTCCACTAGCATAGTCTAAACCTTTTCTTAAATATGTATCCACATTATCCATCATCTTTTGGGTTGTGAAAGCATTTCTTGCTCCAAGTCCCTCAACTTCCATCACGCTTTTTTTAAGTCCCGGTATTTTATCTCTATAATCAACCAGTAGGTCTGAAAGTGCATTTATCTGGGTGAAGGCATTGTCCTGACTTTTAGCCATAGGTCTTATAATTTCGTCAAGCCTGTACATAAAGCCCTCATAATCTTTGTTGGCCATATTCTTCTGGTACTGACTTGCATGGTCTTTTACGCTGTCTAAAACTTCAATAAAAAATCCGTCAGCTGTTTTGAAGTTTCTTCCTGCTGTTGACTCTGTATAGTTGAATAGTCTTCTTAAGTCACGTCTTGCATTTGATTTTCTCGCAAGTGAGATTCTTGTGTTTCTACCATCTGGCCCCAGAAGGTCTATTCCGTAAGCCTTGTTGCTTTTAAGGTTTATAATATCTTTATTTTTTCCAAAATCTTTTTGCATTTCCTGATAGGCATTTACAACTGCTGCGTGTCTTTTTTGCACCGGCCAGTAGTTTGGGTTTTCTTTATCTCCACCATGCAGTGCTTCTACTTCCTTAACAAGCTTGTCTAGTATAGGAGCATCACTTGTAAGTCTGCCCCTCATTCTTCTGTAGTTTTCTTTCCAGTTGCCCCTTATAATTTTAGAGCCGCTTTTATCTGTATATGAGAATATTTCATCAAGTTCGTTATTTAAAAGACTTCTTCCCTGTGCTTTTTCTAAGTTATAGGCCTTTAATGTTGCCTGTAAGTTTTTGTAGTTTTTAAAGCTGATATTGTTTGTCATCTGTCTGAACTTAGAACGAGCGATATCGTTTCTGGTATTCATATACATTCTCTGCATATCGGTATTTGAATACTTTGCAGCATTGTCAAATTTGGAATAGATAAACTGTCTTAATTCCTTCTCGTTTGACTTATTGACATAGACATTTTCCCCTGTCATAGCATTCTGCAGCTTAACTCCGACCGAGTCTTTATTCCTAAAACTTCCTACAAATCTGTATTTTGTGTGTGAACTTATGTAAAATTTGCTTCCATCTACTACTTCTTTGCCGTCATTGAATGCCGTAACAAAACTCAATGGACCTTTACCTGTATCCATTGCCCCTGCTGTAGAAAACAGCTCGTCTCCGGGTTTTAGGGAGCTTATATTAAAGTTCTTTGAAAAATCTCCACCACTAGATAAGATGTTTTTATTTATGTGGTCGAGGCCCTCTTGGCTGAAAAATAAGTTTGAGACTACGTTAAAAGCTTTTCTTGTATCATCAGCTGCTGAGTGAGTATAGTTTCCAAAACCCATAACTTTGGTCAGGTTCTCCATTTTTAAATGACCTGAGTTAAGTCTTGTTAACTGCCCTGTATCTACACTGCTTAATTTCTGCAGGTCAAGCGGTGTGGAATAAAAGGCGTTTGCTAAATCCAGTGTATCTATATACTGTTTTGGTTTAAATCCGTTATCAAAGCCGTTAGCCTGCATGAATTTTGTCAGGCCTATATTATCAAAATTTTCTATATTGTGACCCATAAAGAAGGCATTTGAATTTGCATTCTGTTCGGCAAGATAGTAGCTTAAGTTTTGAGCTACACTACTTGCATCTTTACCATATTTTTGTAAGTTGCCCAAACCCTCTCTTGCTAGGGCCAGCATCTTTTTACCTGAACTTGCAGAGCTTAATCTTTTAAGCTGACCTCCATCAGTAACAAACTGTTTGTACATATTAGAAGCTTTTCCTAGTTCTGTCATAGAATTTTTCTGTACAAACTCTGCACCGTTTGAGTATTTGATTAAATCTCCGAGAGTCCTTCTTTCGGAGTCGCTGAGCATTGGAGTTCTGCCGTTTTCGTAAAAAGCCTGTACTTTATCAAATAGCTCGTTGATATTATCAACAGAAGCTCTATTTGGTGCTACAATAAATGAACGCTCTAAGGCTCTTTTAGAAAGCTCATCACCGTTCATTGTGGCAGAGTAGAAGGAGATTTCTGTCGGTGTAAAAATATTACCTTCATTCATATCTCCTAAACTCTCTATATCGAAACCAATTATTTTTGAATTTGTGTTGATGGCCTTCTGCCAGTTTCTAATAGCTTTATGTGGATTCCTGCCGTAAGTTACTGCATTTACATCCTTGAAAATATCAAGGGTTCCTCTTTTAACACCATTTTCTGTCATTGCATTTTTTATTTTACCAAGGTCATTATATATTGCATTTATCTCTTCAAAGTTGTGCGAATACTGAACGGCTTTATTGGCAGCTTTATCAAGCTTTGCCTTAGCCTTTCTTTGACTGCTTACTTGAAAGAGAAAGGAAGGCTGAGGGTCAGAGACCCTATTTGTAACCTTTAAACCGTATTTATTATACATTTCTTCTTTGTAATCCGACGAGACTGCCGGCATGTTATCAAAATCGTACATTTACTAGCCCCCCAGTGCTCTCTGTATTTCAAGCTGTATTTTTCCTGTTACATCCTGTACCATATCGAAATTTATATTTATACTGTTATCTTCTCTTGGAGTTATTTTAATATCCACATCTCTGATATCATAATCTGTTAATACTTCTTCTAATCTTGTTCTGATAAATCCGGATGACTTTCTGTCGAAACGCCTACCATACTCAACTGGAGCTGGTGTTAGCTCTTCCTCTACAGTGTAATCCTTCCAGAGTCCGAAATCTTTAGGGTCATAACCATTATTTTCAATGAGTTTTATCATTGAATCTTCAAGGTCTGCCTCTTCCCTCCAGCCAAACCAATTTTCATCTGGCAGTGCATACTCTCCGAACATATCTATTAGAGATTCTTTTTCTGTTTCCATACCCCATAGAATTTTGTAAGCTCTCTTCTGGTTGTCAGGAACAATTTTTAGTATTTCTTCTCTTTCCTTTTCGTCTGTAACCTTAGAGAAATGCTGTAAATATTCCCTATCCTTACTTGGAAAAGCAGAAAACATCTGCTGGAAAGTTGAACTTCCATCAAGTCCAAATAGTGTAGAGCGGTATTCCTGTCTGTATTTAACCGCCATTCTTGCATAAGGGCCTAAGCCAACAAGTACTTCTTCTGCTTTTGTATCCCTTAATTCTTGAAGTATTTCTTTTCTTTTTGATTCTATAAACTCTTTTTCTGTGACTAAATTGTATTCGACCCTACCCTCTGAGTTTATTCGTTTTTGGACAGTGTCTTCTTTACTGATGCCGTATCTTAGTAAGTGTTTTGAAAAGCCTTCAAGCATTTCTTCTTTCTTTTTTAGCCTTTCGTCAATCTCTTCCATTTCACTTATTATCTTTTCAACATCAACATTTTCTTCTTTTTTAGCTACGTCTACATATTTATTATATAGCCTCTTATTTTTAACAAACTTTAAGAGGTCGTAGTATTCCCATATCTTTCTTTCTTCTTCTCTTCTTTCCGGTATCCACGCCTTACCCGTCTCCAACTCGTACTGTGAGCGAGCAATAGAACCGACACCTGCAGCTACCGCACCGAAGCCACTCATTGCCTTTCTAACTCCGGGACCTCCAAGCAGAAGTCCTGTTATAGCTCCTGCTGTAGCACCAGATAATGTAGCCCAGAAAGGATTTCTGGCCCAGGCACTCTGGAATGACGGTACTAAAAGGTCGTCAACTGGCTCGTTCCATGACTGCCATTCTTTGCCGTAAACTTGATAGTCTTTGTAGTGTTCCATAGGTGAGCGTACATTGAAGAATTTATTATGGACTATAGGGATTGGGGCGTGTGCTACTCCTTCCCATATCCTTCCTAAAGCCCTTCCTCCTACGCCTAAGTTTACATAAGTATCAATAGCCCCATCTTCTTCTTTGGCCTGAACTCCGCTGTCTAAAAGCCTTCTATTTACATTTGAGTCCTGACTGTAGACAACGGCTGGAGTTGAGGCGTTGGGGTTGCTGTCTTTTGATGCTAGAAGTGTTATTTCGCTTCCAGGCATCATTGTCTGTTCTAATATGTTTAGGGTGTTTTTGCCCTCTTCGGTCTCTGCATTGAAGTTGGTATTAACACCTGCAAGGCGGTATATTCTGTCTGAACCTTTAACCGTAAAGCGGCTGGAATCTAAAAACTTTTCTACAACAGCTGATTCTCTCTCTATATCCTGACCCAAAAACTTATATGGTGTTATATGATATTTCTTATTTGCCTCTTCTTTTTGTTCCTTAGCCTGAGCTAAGAACTCTTTGGCCTCCTGTGAGAGATTCTGTTCTGAAGCTATTTTAGACCAGAGCTTATATTCCTGTGAATATGGTGCTATATCAGCTAAGATGGCTGCTCTATCAACTGCTCCATACCTTCCATACTCATCTGGGTGGAGCTTATTCATTGACTCGTAAGCTTCTCCTGGGAGCCTTATTTCGCCGCGGTTTACTTCTGTATAAGGGTCTCCAGTGCGGAACCTATCAGGCATCCAGCCGGGCATTGTATTTGGTATGTCGTTTATTACCTTGTATAATCCCGGTCTTTTGTTGATAAATCTTCTGAAAATCTCTGAAAGCTCTCCACCACGGCCACCAAGCCCTGTATCCCAGAACCTTGATGAGGCAGCGTAAGCATCAGATGCTGTCGCTAAAACAGCCTGACCTTCACCGTAATCGTCTCCTCCAGTTACCATAGAAGCTAAGAATCCTCTTGCACCTGTGATATCCTTGAAGATGTCTAATGTTCTTTCCATACTGTAGCCGATATCAGTTGGGCTTTGCACATCTAAAGCAAGTTCGCCCTCTTCTCTCGGCTCGTAATATGACATTGTAAATCCTGTATTTAAAATGCTCTTTTTGTTTATCCTGCTTATCTTACCTGATTTATCTATAATTGATTGGTTTATATTCTTTAAATCTTTTAGTGAGTAGTTCTGGCCGTTTACTACAAGACCACTTCTTTCAGGGTTTTCAGTAAGCCTAATAGCAGCTCCTGAACCTCCCGGACCACCACCTTGAACACCAACTGCATTTGCATTTGCCTTATTGCCTGCAACACCATTTACCATGACATTACCCGAACCTATTCTTCCTCCACCTGTGGCAACGCCAACATTTGTTGACATTGTGTATTTAGGTATATAGGTTGAAAGCTGTAAATCTCCACCTGAGAATCTGGCTATTACATCTTTGGCATAAGCATTATTTTTCTCTATTCTTTCTAAGTCTTCATCTGTTGCGCCTGCAGACAGTTTAAATTGTGGTTTTAATATCCTGCCTATTGTTGGGTTTAAGAGTGTGCCCCATGGTGTATTAGGGTCAAACATTTCTCCTGTTAGAGGGTATGGTCTGTCTTTTAAGTGCATCTTTTCAAACCAGTACCTGTCCGTCACGAAGCGTTTAACTGGTGCAAGAGGTTCTGTTGGAGTAGGCATCCAGCTGTGAGCCCAGTAATTTTCTCTTGAGCCGTAAACCGTATCTGTATATTCCCACTGACTCATAGCCTGTCTATAGCTATTTGGTTCGTAGTGGTCTATACTTTCACCCATCCAGGGGGTTGAACCTAATATCCAGTACCTACCCTTTCTGACCGGGTCCTCTCCTGTATTGAAGTAATCTACCCACTCTTTTTCAGTTCTGCCGCTGAATGTTCCGACAGAATTTAGGGCTTCCATACCTATTGTTAAAGGAGCTAAAGGTCCAATGAAAGGAAGCTTATTAACACTTGCCTTTATACCTTCATTTCCCGGAGTTACCCTATCAAAAAATTTGAAAGCACTTGTAAGGCCTGTTGCATCTTTAAACTTTGATAGTCTTAAGGTTGCATTTGCCTTTGCTCTTTCTTTGTGCTGTTCTAGTGTGTATCCACTACCTGATATTTCAGACCAGTAATCGCTTGTATATTTTAAGGCTGTAACACCAGCGTAAATCGGCATAACTCTTTTAGCCATAATGTTGCCAAATGTTGATAAAGGTGAGCCCATACTGTCATCTGACATAGCAAGAGGCATAAAATCAAAATGCCTTACCATATCATTTAGTCTGTGCATCATACCGTAAGTTAAAAGGGTTCCCTTATTAACTTTGGACATGTCATTGCGACCGCCGGTTATAACTGACTTCCAGTCGTTTAAAATCTTAGGGTTGAACTTCTTTACCGGAAGTACATCTCCGTGGAAGTTTTCTTGGAATTCCTTAACCCTTCCGAAGCCAAAAGCAGGGTGTGTTTCTTTTAGTGAATCTTCAATAGCAAGCCTTACATAAGGGTCTTTCTTGCCTGCTAGAATCTTAGTGATTTCAGCTCCATCAAATGATGAGCCGTCCATAGAACCGCTTATTTTAAAGCTTGCAACTGATTTATTTATTTCAACAAATTGGGCCCCTGATATCTCCTTATTTTTATACATTGATTCTGCAATCTCTAGGGTTCTGTCACTACCCCTTAGATTAGTTACCTTCTCTGAGATATCTCTTAAGAGCCTGTCTTTACCTTCGTTCAGTTTGTTTCCGGCAAATATTCTTTTATTTTTTCTCTGAGTTGATGTATTAAGAATATTATAAGCCCTTGCCCTAAGAGATGTATCATCTGGCATCTTAGCGCCTTGTTTACCTAGATGCTCTTTTGTAACTTTAATATATGATTCAACAAGGTCATCTTCTGTATCAAATTTTAATCCCTTTAGTTTTGAGCTGATTTCTGTACCATCTAAATCACGAAGGACCTTTTCTAACATCTCATGACCAAAGCCTGATGATTGATGTCTCATATACTGTTCTAGGTCTTTCATCATTCTGTAATCTATTTCAGGTAGAACAGATGATGCTGTGCCGGACTGTATTTTTTGAGCCATATCTTCTGTTACTGTAAAGAGCCTGTTCATTTCATTTTTGAAATATAGTGGGTCTTTAGATTTTGTAAAAATAGATTTAAACTTTGTTAAAAGCCCCGGCTGTCTCTTGCCCCCTACATCTAAAAGCCAATTGTATGTCCTTTCATTACTCCAGTCAGGAGCGTTAACTCCAGACATACTTGACACTAATCTCTTAGTAGAGCCGTACCTTCCTGAAGCTAGGTGGAAGCCTTCAGCCAGAGGTTTTGACATATCATTTAGTCTGTATATGTTATCTCCAACAGAAATTAATGACTCTTTTAAAACTCCGTCTTTTCCTAAAACTCCATAGCCTTCAAGTGTTGGTACATTGTAGCCTGAACGAATCAGTGTTCCAGCTCTCTTAGAGAAATCATTCATGGCCATTAAGTCTCTCTGGTAAGTTAAGTGACCTAAAATACCACCAGAAAATCCTGAGCGAATATTTCTGCCAAGCTTTTTGAAGTTTCTGGAATCAACAACCTTACCTTTGTACATGTATAGGCTGTCATCTACTACAAACTTTTTAAAGTCAGCACCGTGGTTTATCTTTAAAGTGTTTAAAAACTTTCTGCTCTCATCATCTAAAAAGTCGTCACCATAATTTAAAAGGTCATCCACCGTTGCGTTTTTGTATCCAAAAATATTATTAAACTTTTTCTTTATAAATGAACTCTGGGACTGCTGGTTTTCTACAATCTCATCCATCATTTTCTTTAAGGCATCTGCCTGAATATTCTCTACATTCTTTGGTCTGGCCTCTGAAGCCCCTGATATACTGTCAAATATCATTTTTTGTGCACTATCTCTAATTTCTTTATTAGCTTCATTAAATGAGTCTAATTTTGCAAGTGCATAGTTAACTTCTTTTTTATCGCCAGAACTTAGCTTTGAAAGTCTGTACTGGTTTTTTTTCTGAAAATCAGAGGCTATTTTGGCTAAGTCGCCTTCATTATCTTCGATAAATTTATTTAAATTCTTATTTGCCTGAGTGCTGATAGCATCTCTTTTTAATGCCTTTTTAATTCCGTCAATAACATTTGTTTTCTGTTTTCTTAAAATATCTATATGTAAGTCGTCTGTTCTTTTTGCAATACTTTTATATGTACTTCTAAAATGGTCTACTGCACCCTTTGGATTATTAAATACATCAACAGCGTTTATAGCTGTATCAACACCCTTTAAAACTCCGTGCCCGGAACCTGACACATATCTATCCATTGTGCTTTTGAAGGCTCCAAAGGCAGCATTTGTGGGCTTTGCTACACTCTCTAAAGCTCCTATTATACCTTTGGGGTGAAGTGTGTGGGCTGCAAATGCACCTGCTGTAATTGCGGCTGCACCTGTTAGAAATTTATTTGTTTTAGACCAGGCCATTTTAGACTGTCTTTTTTCTTCTCTTTGCTGGAGGCCTTTTTTATACCTCTCTATGTATCTGTTTGCAGCCATCTATTTCACCTCTATCTTTGTCCGAAAAATGAGGAGCCTCTGTTTTGCGGCTCTTGAACCTCATCGCTTTGCTGATGTGGAAGCTGGTGCATAGGCATTAAATTCTGGATAATCCATTCAGCCCTAGTAAAATAATCTAAAAGTTTATACATGTCCCAGCCCCTAATCTCTTCTAAAGTTACATGAGGAAAGGCTGTTATTATAATGTTTTCCATTTGTTTGTCAAAATCATTTGCTATCACGGAACGATACTCATTTGCTTTTGCTTTTAAAAGGTCGTTATTTGTAAAACCAGATACCTCTTTTATTTCCTTAAATAGCACATCAGGAATCCCTGCATAGTCCGGATTTTTGAAATCGTAATCCCTTGGATATAATACACAGATTTCCGATATTTTCTCTGCAAGACAAACTTCTTTAACACCTGGATTATTTAAAATATACTCAAAATATTCAAATTTTGTAAGGGGCCTGAAAACAAATTCAAGCCCTTTGATGTTTATTACAAAAATATCTTTATGCTCTCTTTTAAGCTCTACTATTTTCGTCTTACTTTCAAGAAGAGAACTACTTTCAGTTTTTTGAGGTTTTATGCCGTCATCTTTTATTAAAGATTTTAAAAATCTCTTAATTTTTTTTAGCATATTAAATCCCCTCTTTACAGCTTTTTAGCTCCTGTTGTTGGTAAGAAGCCTGATTTATTCATAATCTGGTCTGCTAAAACAGCAGGAACACCAGCTTTGCCGTCAATAATATCATCATGGCTGTAATTTTCTGGCCATAATACACACAGCTCTGTTACCCTTTCTTCTCTATAGAAATCGTCCTGATTGCCTTCTGCATTAACAATCTTTTTAAATTCTAGTCTTGAGATTGGTCTCCAGATAAAAGTCTCTGTGTCGAATTCTGTCATATAAATATCTCCACCGAATTGGTTTTTCCAGTTTTCTACAGCGTCTTTTGTTGGGCCACCCTCAAATACCTTTTCTGTTCCTTTTTCCATCTGATTGTTGAATTGTTCTTTTGCCATTAATATAACCCCCTTAAGGTTATGTAATATTTTTATGCTCTATCTAAATCTTGTGCTAGAAAATTATAAACTTCTTTGATTGGTTTACCACTGCCATCAATGACCTGTGATAAGCCTGTTATCTGTATATTATTTATTGAACGGACTGTGCCGTTATTAACATTTTGGTAATAGTTTAATTCTTTCTCATTGCCAAAACCCTCTTTAGCATAGAGTCTATCTTTGCTGTAAGGACCGTAAGTAATTAGAATATCAAAGGTTTCATCTGAATTATCTTTTGACTGAAAAAAAGCTTTATTATCTCTGCTGTAGTTTATATTCTTATTGACTCCGCCCCAGATTTTATCTTCATATTCTGTGGCCATCCTGTCGAATTTGGTGCTCCAGCCTCTTTCAAGATATTCATAAAGCTTATCTCTTTCTTCAAGCTCATTTTCTAAATAACCCTCATTTACATCCTGCTCTTTTGCTATATAGTTTTGAGAGATATCAAACTCACTTTTATCTTCTATAACTTCTCTGATAGCCTTTCTTAAATAGTCAGCTTCTTTGAAGTTTATTGCAAATGTGCCTTGCACTATTCTTGAACCTCTTGCTACAGCATCGTAGGTAAAAGAATTATAGCCGTGTATCGGCAAAACCCTTTCCTCCATCACGAACTGTAAGTCTGTGATTTCATCGATTAGTACATCTTCAAAATATACCCTGATATCACTGCCAGAAAAGTATTCACTTGGAAATCTTTCGTAATTAACACTTGGTTGTGGTTGCAATATTATCAGCTCCCATAAATATATTTAATAACGTTTGGATACCAGTTCTCATTAAGATGGTGAGCATCTCCAGGAGCGTAATTGCTTCCAAGATAATAAAGAAAATCTTTCTGTTCTGACTCGCTCAAATCATTAAAGTTGGTACTCAAGCTTCTGTTGTTGTTCTCAAGCCAACCTTCCCACCAGTCAGTTACAGTAGTTGCAGAGCTTGCGGCAAACCAGGCATTTGTATTATCTTTTAAGTCTAGGTTGTCGACCACATTATTAAAAAAGTCATTGTTTGACTGATGGACAAATTTATATCCGTTAGATTTAAAGCCTGTTGTTCCGTAAGGAACTGAGGCCCTTTTTTCAGGGTTTTGATGGTTTATGTCACCCTCTGCATAGTTAATAGCAGCAAGTACTGTTGCCAAACCTTCATTTCCTATAAACTCTTCTATTCTCTTTTCATTGCTTGCTCTAATTTCATCATACGGAGTGTTCTCATTAACTTTTGATGCTACTTTTGTTTCTTCAATTTTTTGATTTTCTGGTACCTGATATGTGTAGTGGAACTCTTTTTCCAACTCTCTTAGTGTCATATCCTTATCGATATTGACCTCTCTGCTTTCTGTTACCGGGTTATAATAGGATAAAACTCCAGGCTTTTTTTCGGAGTCTACCAAAACAATATCTTGAGCAACGAAAGAATACTGCTCATTTGTCTGCAGATTATCAACTGTCATGACCTGATTTCCCTCTACAATCTCAACACCAAATAATGCTATATGGGTTTTGTTGCCGTACTCATTAGCCATTGTTATATCTATTGAAAATGCAGGCAGTTCATCAGGTATAATATTAAACTTTTTTGAATATATTTCTTCTACAATTTGATTTATTATTGACTTTTCAAACATCGTAAAGATTAAAGACCCGGCTACTGTTCTGCCAGCTTTTGTATAGCCCTTTGCATTAACATGGCCCAGTGCTCTTACAGGAAATTTATCTCTGTAGGTACTAAAGCTTATTGTTGCAAGTTCTCCAAAAACTAAGGGTTCTTTTTTTACAAAGTCAGGAAATTTAAAAACACAGACTATATCAGTACCTGCATATCCACTTTGATAAGTAGGCATTCAAACACCTCTTTTCTTAAAAAAAGGGCATGAAACTCTCGCCTCACACCCTTAAGTTTTGTCAATTATTTTTCTATCCTACTGTTGTAAATGGGTCTGGATTGTATGTGCTTGGTTTATCCTGACGATTTCCAATTCTATCAACAGGAGTTAGTTCCTGAATGTCACGGCAGACGAATGTATAGTTTTGACTTGTTGCCAAATCATCAACACTAACACCCATACCCTGATTTAAAATTTCTACATCTGTAAGAGTAAGTTTAGCTCTTGCTCCCGTCTCATTAACGAAGTTTACTGTTATGTCGAAGGGCATCAGCTGGTCTGCATACTCTACATCATTTGTAAATTCAGTAGCTTCTAGTAAGCCCTGATTGTTTGCTGTTCTGCTCATCATATCGTTAAATGATTCTGGCTGATAAAGGTCTCTTCCACCAGGAAGTTCTACGAATCTTTCTCCTGTTTCAGAAGATGCTTTATAGGAGTAGTATCTTGCAGCTTCTCCATCTATAAGTGAACTACGTCCACCCTTTCTCATTTCAGCAAGCAGTGCGTTTCTATCAAAAACACCAAACACCAAAGAACCTGCAATACCTCTGCGTCCACGAGCAAATCCTCTTGGGTTTTTAAAGCCCATTGTATAGTTTGGAGCTTTTTCTCTAGTGACACTCCAATTGATACTTAAAAGTTCACCAATTACACGACCGCCAAAGGTCGCTGTTATATCTGAACCTGAAAAACTCTGATAGCTAGGCATAATTTTCCTCCTTCTACTTTTTAGAGAGGGGGGCTGCCCCTCCCTTATTTGTGTTTAAAATATTACTTAGTCAAGCTGAGCATTGATGGAAACAACTGTATGAATCTTCTGTAATTCTCCAATAGGTACTATATCCAGCTCGACAACCATTCTTCCCATTACTTTATCTGAAGGACTCTGAATTAAAGTATAATCAAAGTCTGCAATAGTATTTTTCTTTTTCAGGGCATTATAAATATCGGAATCAAGAGAGTTTCTCTTCTCGATTGTGTTACCCTGTCCGATATATGGGTCATAGATATCTCTTAATAAGTTAATTGCATTAAAGACAATGTCAACTGTCAAGTATCTTGTCCATCCTGAATTTGGCTGTGCACATGTCAAAGCAGAAGCTACTTTTGGTATTCCGCCTTTAACCATAAATACTACAAGTTTGTTTCCTGCTAAGAGGTTAGCCTGTGTATTTGACAGTTTGTATGCTGAGCGTGCTCCAGGAACCTTCTCGTTTGTAGGAGAGTTTGTCTCTGCAAGTTGTGAAGCTAATCCAGCATATAGTGCTGCTCCGTTTTCTGGTGATGCTACAGCTAAGTTTCTGTCAGCAACCAAGAAGTCATGAGCCACAACTGAGATAAATTTACCTACATCAACTTTATTTCCTTCTCTGTCTCTGATTTCGTTCCCGTTATCATCTGTCAGGAAGTAGTTTGTATCAAGCAACTGCAGTTCTTTAACTCTGTTGATTACATTAATTCTGCTTGGCTTGCTTAAAGGCTTAGTTCCGATAATACCTCGGATTTCATTGTTTCTAAAGAACGCCTTGGCACAGAAGTTTGCAAGCTGCTGGTCGAATTTCTTAAACTCGCTGGCAAGTATATCATCTGCATAAACGCCCAATGGAACAACAATGTCAGCTTCTTCATCTTCTAAGAGGATATCGTAAGCTCCAGGTCTCTCTTCAGAGCCTCCTAAAAGCTCGTAGATTTCTTCTTTTGTGATGTTGATGCCGTCTTTACCTTTGCTTAAGTAAGTTGCTGTTCTAGCTGTATTACCTTCTGCATTGATTTTGACATCAGGTGTTTTTAGGTTCATTGCTGAAATAGCTACATACTCTTCAGGAATGCTTAATCTTACAACATTGTTTGAAGGATGAGCGTTTACAGCTGCAACCAGTTCACCTAGAGTGTTAATTACATCTCCAACAGGGAATTCAATAACTAAATCCTCTTTTTCGATTCTCTTTTCTTCAGGCTTATAAAGCTTTAATACCTTTGAACTTACATTGTAATATTCGTAAGCATCAGCTGTTGCTGAAATATCATCAGGTCTAAAAGCTAAGGCATTGTCTAAAATTGTGATAATACCATTTGCCCAGTTAACACTGATATCGCCGTTGGCTACTGTTAAGGTGCTTTCTGAAGCATCAGTTCTTGTGATAGTTATTCCAAAAGCGTCATTTGGAACAATGTATTCATTGTTAAGTCTTGCTTTTGTAGAAGAGATAACATTAAACTCTTCACCAGCATCAACTGACTCAGTTTTGTTTCCTAATTCATCCTCATATAAAACATCCTGCATCTCGAATTTAACCTTGTTGTATAGGTTACCTCCGTAAACACTTTCTGCTTCTATTTCTGGCTGAATTAACTCTTCTTTAGAGTAGTAGTACTTAACATAAACATCTTCATTAAGCTCTCCTACACCAGCATCAATAAAGACTCTGGATGTGTCATAGCTTGTGTAGTTTACGTTGTAATGTACTGGGTCTACCTCAATTCCTCCGACTGTAACAACCATAGCTTTAGAAGCGTCAGCTGTATGTTCTAGGTCAACAAAGAAGTCGCTTCCTTCTGCATCAAATGAAGCCTGTGCTTCTTCTTCTGTTAAGTCCTTCCAGTCATAGTCGAATTCGATAGTCTCTGTTTCTTCGATAGCTCTTTCGAATGTTACAATACCAGCCTGATAGTCAATGCTGTAAGCTGGCTCTTCTAAGACACCAGTATCGCTCCAGGTTAAAATATCGCTTCCTTCGATTAAGTTTTCATTGTCCAGCTTAAACTGAACACCCTCTCCAGTCATATCTTCTGGGGTGGCAGCTGTTACATTATAGATATTTACATCTACTTCTTTGTAATGAATATCAATAACTGCACCAGAGTTTGCTGCATCTTCATGAAGTGTTACTGTACCAGCATTGCTGTTTACAGTGTACTTGTATGAATTAAGCATTGCTCCATCTGCATATACTGAAACATCGTTAGCATAAACATCATCAAAGCCCTCTTTTACAGCAAGCCCTAAGTCGAATGTCTGCTCAATATTTCCTGCATACTTACCCGCATATTCTCTAGCCTGATAAGTTTTGGTCTTAAGTTCCTCATTCATCTTAATAGAAGCTTCTGCATGACTTCCAGATACTCTTAAGAGAGTTACGTTTGCAGCACCCGCTCTTAAAGCTCTTTCGTACCCTTTCATCAAACTAGCACCATTATAAGTTTTTGTTGCCTTGTCATAATAGCGACCAAATGTTTTTTCACCATCGTTAAATGATTGTGGACTGATTGGCTCTAAAACAGGTCCATCGATTGCTGTACCAATTAAGTACACGTTCTTGCCACTAAGACTGTTGTTTTGCATGTTTTTAATCCCGTCTTTTAACTCCATAACACTACCAGGTAGGTTATTGTAAAAATCGGGATAAATTCCGGTTTCAGGCATTTTATTCCTCCTTACTGAATTTTAATTACTTTATTCTGTCTTTTATATATTGATAATTATCAACACTATCGTTTATTGCTGTGTCAATAGAGCTGATATTTTCAACTGGTAATTCTAAAACCCTCTCATTTCTAAAATAGTAATGAAGTGGTTGTTTTATAAAGTTGTTGTCTTTAACCTCTACTATCTTATCCTCAAGCTGTTCTTGAAATATTACCTCAAGCATCCCCTCTTCCCTAAACTTATCTGTATACCTAAGCATAAATTTCTCAAACCACTCTCTTTTATCATCGACAGTCTTATAGTCTTTGCCCCAAATAGCAAACTCTATTGTTCCTGCAAACATCTGAGAGTATTTAAGCACTGTGTTATCCTTATCATTTTTATCAGGGTAGCTATCTTTTCTTCTAGGCTTATGGCCCTGATATGGCTTTCTCTCTTTTATCCTGTAGGTTATACAGGGAAAGCTTATATCTTCTATTAGGTAGATTGATGTCTCGGGATAAAAAGTAAAATCCTGATTTATTTTCTTTCCTATACTGTTTATTTGACTTAAAAAATGCTTAACTGTTGTTCCTTCTTTAATCTCTGTAGTCACTTACTCACCACCTTTAACTCCCGGATACTATTCCTGCTTTGAGAGTTTTTACTTCATTGATAAGCTTTAACTCAACTTCTGTTTTGATATAGCTTGTTGTTGCATTTACTATCTTGAAGCTGTAATCATCAATCTTTCCCTCTATCACAAGGTTATCCAGAAGCTCTACTGATTTTGAGTAAAGCTTTGACTGTATATTAATGTTGCCCCTGCCGATGAAGACATCGGTTATTTCCTTCAGTCTTTTCTGCACTTCTTTAACAACTCTCACATTTTTTAGCGACTTAAATTCTGTAGTCTCCGATAATGTGACAGCTTTATATGGGACAATTCCATTCCTGATTGAGTTGTAAGCAAAAGTATAACCATCTTCTGTCAGCTTTTTAATTTCTAAGTTGCTAAACTCATCCTTTACCTCAACAACAATCTCTGAGTTTTTGTTTGTAGGACTTATGCTGCTTGGGAAGCTACCAAGGATACCCGTAAAAGCTTTTTCGTAGCCTGTTTTATAGCTGCTTGAGTTGATACGGCATAAACAATCAGATGCTATTGCAACTACATTTTTGCCGTAGTTTCTTTTTTCGTTTAACATAGCCTTAATGTCAAGTATATTTTCTGACATAGTCAGGTAATCTTTGCTTGATTTTTTAATAACCCCAACCGAATTTGTAAGCTCTGCAATTTGTGCCAGTTTCTCTACAAAATATTTATACTCTGTGTTATCTGAGATATATTTTTGGTAGTCAAATTCAGCATAAACAAGACCTTCTCCATCTTTTTGAGTGTAGACATTAAAGGCTTCATTCTTACATCTTGCTACATAAACAGCCTCCTCATCACCGTAGAAGAACTCTTTGGCCTTCTTTTCTGTTAGAACACTGTTTTTAATATCAACATTGATGTTTTTATTAAGGGTTATACTATTTTCTATTCTTCCGTTTAAAAACTTTAAAATTTCAAACTCAATCTCTAGATTCTTTATACAGTTGTAATCTATAGTTATGGTGTCTCCTCTATCTAAATCAAAGTCCTCTCTGCTTAAAATAACAGCATCAAAGTTACCATTTACTCCGCTATCTCTTAAAGAGTAAAACTTTGTTTTTTCTCCTTTTACTTTGACGTAGTTGATTGACTCCATTATTCTCTCTGTTTCAAACATCAGGTCACCGTTGTAGGAAAATTCCTCTTTGTAATTAAAGATGTTTGGATATTCAACTATCTTATCAGTAAGCGATATTCCAAGAGGCAGGATGACATCTACATCTCCCATGCTCTCTAAAACAAAGTATGCATTTATTAAATCGTAGTATCTTTCGTATTCGTTTTCGGGGTCTATTCTGATTAAGTAGATATACTCAGTGCCGGCATTTATAATCTCTCTGGCAGATTCTACAAGCTCTCCACCACCAAAAATATCGTATGCATCCTCTATTGATTCTATAAATACAGGCTCAAGAATCTCTCCTTTTTGAGACTCTCCAATCAAAACAACCGAGCGACTGTAGTAGTTTCTGTAATTTTTAGCCATTTATTACACCTTCCCTAAATCTTTTGAAGTTATATTTCTTAGGGCTTTTTGCATTACGTCCTGTTCTATAAGGACTTTATTGGCTATAAATGACTTGAATGCAGCTGTTCCTCCATCACCCTCATTAAGTTTGTCATTTTTGATAAAATATAATGGATACTTATCTCTACCTTCACTGTTCATAAACTCTATAATGAAGTCATAAGAACTTACGTCACATTCTGTTTTAAAATAATATTTAAAATTTAAAGTGCTTATATCAAACGGAAGCCTAAAATCTATCTTGTCATTTGATGCCGATATACCAGTTGAACCTTGGCTTCTTCTTGCTTTTGTTAAAAACCAGTCATACTTCCAGCCGGTACCAAAACATTTATGACATTTAGGGTCTGCATTTTCTCCATCAAAGCAGGTGCAGTGGTTTTTTCTTTTAGTATGCCCTACAAGTCTTAGAGTTCCGTGCTTTTCTGAAAATCTGTCAAATTCATTTTTTGTAAAGCTCAAATTAACCACCACCTAGAAAGTTCTGTCGCTTAGAGAATATGTGCCTTCTGATTTTGTTACACTTAGAGGACTGGCAAAACTGCTTTCATTTCCTCTTAAGACACCTTCCCAGTAGTCTATCTGCTCTCTTAATTCATCAAGTATTGGACTTATCTCCTCAAACTTAAAGGCATCAACTGAAAAGTCTCCAAGTGTTGTTGACTTTGTACTTGTTTTTTGGAGATACAAAGCATACAAGAGGTCAAGCTCGGACTTTAATGTCGTATATTTAACTGCCTCAAAAGAGGGTTTATCAATATCTATTTCGTTCCCACTTGATTCTGCTATATCAATAGCAAGCACTGAGTTATCATAAATGCTGTAGAGTACAATTTCATCATTTATATCTTTTAAAAAGGACCCGACATTACTGTTTTTTATAATCTTTATGGTTGTAAGTGCAGGGCTTATTTTAGATATCAATTTAAATGTTTGTTCATTACCTAAAGCATTTACTTTTAGTGTGTATTCATTATTCTCAAAAAGTTCTGGCACTGAATAACTCAAACTTAGATAATTATCTTCTCTGCTTAAGAGGCTTAAAGTGCCTGAAACTTCTCCGTGTCCTTCTATATATGGAATGTCATTTATAGCAAGACCATCAAGCTCAACTGAAATATCTTCAATACTTTCTGCACCATAAACCTTAAATTTTATTTCACTTATGTCGGTCTTTACATTTACAAGGCTTTTAGGTGATACTATCTCTACGTCTCCAACTGACATACCTTCGAGAGAGCTTAGTATGGAATTTTTAAAATCTTCCTCTATTTTTTTCTCGTAATAGAATGAAACTGTCTCAGACCAGCTGCTGTTGTCTTTTTTAATTCCATAATCCATATCAACCAGAACTGACTCTAGCTTTATATTGCCTGCATCTATCAGGATGCTTTCCATCTGTGGGCCTATTTCGAAATTTTCAGGCTTTAGATTATAAGCATTGTTTAGCTCATCAAATGCTGTGACCGAATTGATTGTTTCTACAGGTGTGTACTTATCATCTATTACAACTTTTCTTTTTGTATCCTCGTAATAGTAGATATCACCTTTTTCTATTTCAGTCTCTATATTTGCCGTATCATAGATTACATCAAGCGCTCTAACTCTTAGGAAATACTCTTTATCGAATTCAAGATTCTTAGGAGTTATGCCAACTCTTTCTTTGTCTGAATCAATAATTATTTGGTAATCATTAATAAAATTATTTGAATAAACAAGTCTTTTGAAGTTAGGGTCTTCGGCAATCTCTACTCCATAAGCTTCAGCAAGGTCTGTTTTTTTCCAGACTACATCTGGATTATTTACTATGGATTGATTTAAGGGCTTTATAATTTCTGGAGATTTTAAAATATCCAGGTCGTTTGTTTTAAATTCAAAGAACTTATCTTTTTCTAAACTTTCACCTGATATATTCTGTATCTCAGAATCAAGCTTTAAAGTGTACTCTTCGCCAGAAATTAATCTGTTATCCGGACTTACTGTGAGCATTCTTTTTTCGCTATCATAATCAAGATTTACCTTAAGATAATCTAAAGAGCTTGAGAATATTACAGTCCTTTGGTTTAAAGTTGCCCTATCGACATCGTCAGAGAAAATTATCTTTATATCAGTGCCTACATCAACATTTTGAGCTTTGTTTTCTGGTTCAATACTCTCTACAAATAGTGTCGAATAGGCTAGATTTGGCATTTAACCACCTACTCTTCGTCTTTTTTATGTGTTCCGCAGTATTTTGGGTCCTCTTCAGGGTATTTAGCAGCGTTTTTGCACTGGCTTCCAGAGCCTGTAATCTCCTGACATCTAGGGTCACCATCGTCAGTAAACTCTTCTAAAGCCAACTCTTCTTCCTGCAAAACTTCTTCTGTTTCTTCCTTCACAGGTTCTTCAGTTACTTCCTGTTTAACTTCATTTGTTTCTTCCTGCACTACTTCTTCTGCATCTACTTCAGTTTTTTTAAGTACATTTACATTTATAGCAAACTCAATATTTTCCATATCAAGTCTTTCAAGCTCTTCATCGCTAAAAGTTCTTGTCTTTTTGCTGAGCTTTAAGCTTGTATTTGTCTTTGGGTCAAAATAAGATGTTCCTTTATTTAAAGTTACTTTATACATTTTTTACCCCCCGTAAATTTGATAAAATAATAGGGGCTTAAGTTAAAAGCCCCTATTTAGTTGTTATTTATTTCTAGTTCTGAGTTACATCTAAAGTACGAACAAGCTGTGGCTTTTCGTAAGTTGTATCAAGAGCAATATTCTTAGCTACACTGATAGCTTTACCTTCATCAAGTATGCCCAGTCCATAACGCTCTTTGAACTTTAAGTTATAGATATCTTTATATGGGTCAGTAAACTGGTCAGTTGTCATATCTTCACGCTGTACGATTACACCAACATTGTTTCTGTCGATTGCGTACATATCGAAAGTTTTGTCCACCTGGTTGAAAGGAATAAATGGTGAAGCAGTAATATTTAAACTGAAAGGTAATCTACCCTTAGTTGCATCTCTATCGATAGTACCAATACTAGCGTCTCCACCTAAAGCAGGCTTACTGAATAAATCGATAAGACCATTCTTAGCAAAAACACCCCATGTCAGCGGATGTACTAAAATATCAGTTGGCATATACTCGTTGTTCATTAGAGCAAGAACGATATCGAACATATCCTCTGTGCTTAATGTATTGTTTAGATTACCATACTCATCTAAACCAGTAGTTCCAGCTTCAGGATACTTTTCTCTTCTATCGTTGTCGAAAGTTGTCCATCCGTGCTTGGTCATAGCCTTAAAGATTAACTCTTCTTTAAGTCTGGCTAGTGAACGTCCAGCTGCCTCAACGTGAAGTCCGATAACTTCCCACTGAGAATCGTCAATCATTTCTTCGGTGATTCCTACCATTACACCTTTCTTTGTAACAGTAACCTCAGTAGCACGCTCTTTGAGCATGATGTCTAAAGATTCCTGTCTGTAGGATTCACCTTCACCCATTTCGTGAGCTCTTAAAGCTCCGATTGCAGGAAATACGATTCTGTTTCCACTATCAAGGTTAATCTTTTTGAAGAACTTAGAACCGATATAGAGTGGCTCTGCAGCCTTTTCCATTGTTCCTTCCATTACTTTTGTCATTAAAACAGCAGCATCAGAAGTAGATAGTGCTTCTTTAACACCCTTTGGGCTTTCGCCTAAGTCAAAATTACTCATGTCACCTTCACTCATTAAAGGTGTATATTTTTTTACAAATTCAATGGCTTTTTTCGCTTTTTTGGAATCTGCCTTAGCGCAGAATTCACGGAAATTATTTGTTTTTCCCATTATTTTTGTTCCTCCTTAAAATTTTTGTAAGAGCCTCCGTTTTTCAGAAGGCTCAATATTTTTTATTTATTAAAGCTGTAGTAAAATGTCTGCGTCTCCATATACTCCAGAGAAATCATACTGACTTGGTAGACCTGCAAGCTGCTGTTTAGCAGAGAAGTCAACTGTTACTTCAACAGTTTCTCCAGCTGCTGTAGCGTTAGCTGCATCAAGTTTAATCATAATTAAACCAGCATCAGCATCAATGTGCTCAACTACATCTGCAGTAACATCTACACCGTCGAATTTAACTACTACTGTTTCTCTTAAAATAGGAGTTTCAGTAGGTAGCACACGGAAGTTAAAGCTTTCGCCCTCTGCCATGTTTTCAGGGATTGTTCCTAGAGGCTTGTCAGCATAAGGAACTGTGATGTTATAACCATCTGTTAGACCAGGGATTCCTGTAGGAGCCATAGTCTTGTCGTCGAAACCTTCAAAGTACTGAGGGTCATAAGGATGGCCGTCAGCAGATAAATCTTCTGGACGATATCCGGAAGCATCTACATATTTACCTTCTGGCATAACCCACTTTAACCAGCCAGCATAGTTAACCATACCGTCATTTACATGAGCGTTTAGGTTCTGTACCTGTCCAACAATCTGCTCAGCGTTGGATAATACGGAGCGGTAAGTTACTTCAACTTCAGTATCAGTAGCGTCAACAGTAACTTGACCAGCTTTGTGGTCTACTGCTGTAACTGTAACTGCTGTACCGTCAGCTGTTGTAACAACTGCAAAATCTTCTACAGCTTCTCCAGGGAAAATTGCAACATCTAAGTCAACAATACCTGAAGCGTCAGAAGTTTTTACTTCAGTTTTTAATTTACCTTCTTTCCACTTAACAAAACGGCCATTCTCATCAGCCATAACTTTATCTCCTGGCTTCAATGGACCGTAAACACTACCCCACTCTGTCTTTTCAGCATCTGCTTTAAGAGCAAAGTATGGTAAGTTAATATTGCTTCTTGTGTAGTAAACTGGAACATTACCTCTAAAGCTGTCATCGATATCCTCATATACGTTAACTGTGGACACACCTGCAGGTTTATTGGCTGCTCTTACATAGTCTTCTCCATCAGGATTAGCTTCTGTTACTTTTTTACCACCGTTAGCTAATGTAGCCACGTTGTAGTACATTTCATCGTCAAATGACTTTCTTTCAAAGTCAGGGTCAATCGCTACGATACGACCTTTAGGAATAACTACCCATCCGTTCTGTCCACCGAAGTGGAACTTGAATTTCTTTTCTAGTCTTGGGTCAACTGCCTTTCTTCCAGAAGGAGCATCCCCCTCATCCTTGATTAAATTAGTCTGAGTTCTGTTATACTCGTCTGCGTTACTTTCAATAATGGAAGGTTCAGGATTCATGTTATATAATGCCATTATTAAATTTCCTCCTTGCTTTCTTTTAGTATTTTTTTAAATTATTATAAGTTTTTTAACTCTTCGTTAATGTCGAACTTATCGTCTAAATCTTCGTTTTCTTCAACAGTCTCTACGTTCTCTTCACCCTCAGCATTGTGTAGGCCTTCTTTGTCAGTTGGCTCGCCGGGTTCTGTAATTTCTGTTTCTCCTTCAGACTCTTCAGCAAGCATTTCAGCTTCTTTTTCCAAATCTTTTAGAGTATCCTTTAAAGACTCTTCTTTTCTACCTACATGCTCCTCAATAGCATCTTCAAGCTCTTCTTCTTTCAGCTTATTCATCTCGATTTTTTTCTGAACAACTTTCTCAGCTAAAATCTTATGCTGTTTGTCTTTCAACTCAGCATTTTCAGCAGTAAGGTCGTCAAGTTCCTTTTCTAAATTTGTAAGCTTAATCTCAAGATTACTATTTTTCTCCGATAAAGTTTTGCTTTCTTCTAAGGCTGCATCTCTTTCATTTTCGATGTTTTCAACTTGTTTTTCTAAAAGAGTTACTCTTTCTTCTTTAGTTTTATATGACTCATTTAGTTTGTCATATTTAGACTGTAATTCTTTTAAATCCATTTCTTTACCTCCTTGCATATTTTCTTCAACAGCTTTCCCATTTGTTGTTATATAAAATTCTTCTGTTGTTTTTGCACCCTGTGATTCTTCGACATCTATTATCTTTGCATAGCTGTCTGCCGGCACGTTAACAAATGAAACTTCAACAAAAGTTAAATCAGCCATCTCAAGTGTTGCTGTCTTCCCATCATATTCATAGCCTGGCCAGTGCTCACATCTTCCTTCTTCCAACCAGTCATTACCACATATACTGCAGTATGCATGTTCTGCACTACCACCAATGGATACAGTAACATATCTTCCATCTTTGACCTTTTCTATAGCGTCTTTATCTGTTATCTCAACAGTTAAGACTATAACAGGTGGTCCAGCCTGTGAACTTTCTTGATATTTAGCTTCTATTACTCTACCAACTGGTTCTCCATTGTATGAGTTGTGGTGTGTTAATACTGGCTTATTGTAAGGATGTGTCCATGAAAATGCACCAGTTCTTTTGGTTACATCTCCTCTAAGCTCCTTTGCAGGATAAGTATTATAATTTCCTGTAGTTATTGCATGTATTGCTTCGATTTTTACTGTAAGCTTATCCTCTTTGTCGTTTAAAAAAGACTCTTTGACTTTTGTTTTTTTTAAATCTTTTGATTCGTTTATCTTGAAGTTTTCTTTAAATTCAAGCCTCTTCACTAGCTTCCCCCCTTTCTTTGAGGGGTTTTATATTTTCAATTCTATATTGTGGTACCGTATTTAGCATATTTTCATCTACATCTAATTCTATGTTTTCGCCTTTTTTGAAGCTTATATCTAATTTTTCATTACTTCCTTTAAAGGCTTCTATAGCTCCTGTGTTGTAGGCTTCATTGTTTTGGATATTAAAGCCTTTGCTGAATTCACTTTCGAAAGATTTAAGGAATATTTTCTTATCTCCCTCATCTAAATTTCTTAGCTTCTCTATGAACTCATTCTTTAAGGAGTTTAGTTTAACTTCGACAGCTTCTACAAGTTCTTGCAGGTTTTTACTTTCTTCAAAGTCAAAGTCTGAATACTCTTCAAAACCAGAGCTGAAAGATTTTCTGACACTGTTTCTTACATAAAATAGCGACTTCTGGAAAAACTGTTCTGTTATTGATTCAAGGGCCTCAAGCTCCTCGGCTTCAATAAACTTTTCTTTAAAGTCGATATATAATCTCTTTATTCTGCTCTCGTATGGATAATAAATGTCCACCTTATTTTCAGACTCAGCATTTGAGTGCTGATTTTGTGGTTGATTTTTATTATCTGTATCTGCCTGATTTTCTAAGTTATTAAACATATTAGACTGCAGTCTTGATTCATCAGCAACAGGTTCTTTGCCAAGTGCTTTTCTCATTTCTTCATGAGTCCAGGCGTTGTGTTCAAACATGTATACTGCATGGTTTTGAGTTTTGATTTTTAAGTCTGCATCTATTTCTTCAAATTCAAAATCTACATCATGGTCAGGATTTAAAAGGGGGTCATATCCACCCTCTAAAAGAAGCTCCCTGATAATAAAGTGATTTACATAATCTTCTATTACTGTCTGGAAAGCACGAACTCTATCTCTCATCTCTGAAGACTGATTTTCGGCTGTTGAGCGATTTGAAGTGTCTGCCCTTCCCATTAGGGTCTGGCTTACTCCAAGCCCTGTAAATACCCGTTTCTCGTAGTATTCAAGGTACTTTTCTGCCGGAATGCTTCCGTTTGTGTTTAGAAGTTCAACATTATGCCTTTCTGGTAGAACAAGCCCACCATCAATCGGCATATTTCGTATTTCCTGCTGCATCTTTTGTATCTCTTCATCTGTTGATTCATAGCCTGCCTTATCAAGACCTACTTTGTAAATAAATAAAGGATACAAAAATCGGTATAAAAGTCGAGCAACATTATCCTCTACCTGCCTTAAAAGTTTTACATCATCTATAACGGGTACTAAAAACGGTACCCCGAAAAATTTTCCGGCCGGCTTCTTATAAGGAATGTGAATTACATCCATAGGATTAAACTCAACCTGCTCTTCTCCATTATCCTGCTGGTATTTTTTTATTGTTCCATTTATATCTACTTTTATCTTCATTGTTTCTGCAGGAAGTATAAAGTATGCTCCTACAGGTTTTTTCTTGCCGAGCCCTTTGTATGTTAACCCATTAACCTTCGGCATTTTCGAAGGGTCCATCCTCTTTTTAACAATGAAAACATTGTGATGTTTTACTAATGCGTCAGCTATATCCTTCCAGAACTGGTTCATCGGAAGTCCCATCATGTCAGATAAAATTGAAAATCTTTTATTGATATAATCTTTAACATTTTCATCCTTACCGACAAAGTGAAAACCTGCTTTAAACATCAATTCTATGTGCTTATCAATAGCCTGTCTTACATAGGAGTCTGTGTTGTAAGCCCTGTTTATTTCTTCTAAGTCAAAGTCGGGGCCACTAAACTCATCAGCTCTTGCGTCTCCGTCAAACATCGCATAACCTATCTTTTTTATAGCTCGGGCAAATGGGTTTTCATCATCAGCTGCTTGATTGAAATATTTTATTGGATGCCTGACAAATTCTTTAACTTTATCAAAAAATGATTTTTTTATTTTTTTTCTTCTCACTTTTATTTCACCACCTGCCTCGTAAAAGATATTTATTGTATGTTGTCAAAAAATACATTATGTTCATCTGTCAGCCCTTCTCCGTCTTCTACCACGAAAATCTGCTGGCCCGGTCTTGCTCCAGTCTGCATCATGTTAGCAGAAAGCCTATCTCCTCCAACGAGGCTTGGTAAAAGAATTCTTCTGTAAGAAGGCCCTTCAGCTGCTCTGTGATGTAAGTGTCCCTGGCATAAGTAACTTCTCTTTTTAGGAAGCCCTTCAAGCTCTAATATGCTTAAGGCTTGTTTTTGTGCTGTAGGACTGTCCACTTTTGTTGTCAGGAAGTTGCCGTGGAACTGTACAAGATAATAGTCGTAAATCTCATGTACTTTGTATTCTATGTTTTCAGAATCTACTTTGATATCTTCATAATCTTTAAGTAATTCCTTAATGAACATATTAGCTAAAACATCCCAGTTGATATTGCCTTTTGAGTGGTTTCCTGGCACTCCAGCATACTCTACATGCTGATGGTGCTGGTGGATTGTTAGGATAAAATCAACAACATCCTGAACATAACCCATTACCTGCTCTTCGTACAATACGTCCTGATGTTCTCTCTGGCCCGGGTAAACATCTGCATTAGGAGAGTCTGGGCCATCACCGTAGTTTAAAATTAATACCTTTTCCGGTTTATGTCTCTCTAGCATCATTAAAACTTTTTCTATGAATTTATCTATTCTCTGCTGGTATATAACTTTGTTTAACTCATTGTTTCCTAAAATCTTGGCACTTAAAACAGTTTTACCTTTGTGCCAGTCAGAGATATTAACTACTAAAGTGTTTTTGTTCAACTTCTTTTCTTCATTTAAGTGAACAATTTCTGGAGGCCTGTACTCTACTTGTTCTAAGTTTTCTAAAATTCTATCGGCCTGTTTTTTTAGAAGATAATCTTTTTCTTTGTATTTCTTGTTTTCTCTGATAGCTTTTTTGTACTGTTTTTGCTCTATCTCTCTGTAGTATAACGCTTCCTTTTGCTCAAGACTTAAGTCTGCCATCTCCTGTGGAGTTAGCTCTCTTTGAACTTCTTTTCTAAAAGGAATGCTGTCGTGGATTACTCCGTAGCCTTTTAAGATTACGTGAACTTCTTTAATTGAAAGCCCGACATCTCTTGCAGTCTCTTTTTTAGTAAGTCCTATATTACAGTAGTCTTCCAAGACTCTATCCAAAATGTCCTTGCTTACATCAAACTCTCCGAAAGGAGCTCTAAAAATGTAAATGTCATCTATCTTCTCATAAGGATATTTGTTTTCATCATTTAGGTAGTAGTCGCCATCTAGTTCTTCTTCAGTAAAATCTACATATTTCTCTTTACCAGAAAACTCCAACTCATCTTCATATTGTTCATAATCCTCAACTGTAATACCATACTTATCCATCCAGTACTTAATTGCTTTATGGTCGCAGTCAAGCTCTCTTGCGAGAGGTCTCTGGCCACCATACTCTCTAAGTAAGGACAGTAAAGTTTCCCTGTCTTTTTTAGCCTCGTTATAATCCAAACCTATTCCCCCTTAATAGTTTAGGTCCTTATTTTCTATATAATTTGCTGCCAATATCGGTACATCTTTATCGGCAATATCTATATCTTTTTTGAGTTTCTCTAATAGATTTTTGTTCTCTTCATTTTTTGCATCTGTATTCAACTCACATGAGAAGCTAACAGCTTTATCATCTTTAATCCACTTTTTATATTCTTGGTTATTTGCGAATTCTATTCTTGGTATATCTGAAGGGTACTCTGGTATGAAGTTGTTGTAAGAGCCGTCATAATCAAAAGGACTTATACAACCTCCAACATTTACATTTTTATAAGTACCTGATTCATTGTCGTAGTAGGTTCCAAAACCACTATCAACCAGGAATCCTTCTATCCACTGTTCTATCCCCTGGCTTAGCGAGAATTTATCTAATGTATTCAATACCTTAGAGAACTTGGTTAAAAGGTCGTAAACAGCCTGTGTTTTTGCCTTCTCAAAAAGCTTTACAGAATCCTCATCGTAAATATCTATCTGTTGATGGATGGCTCTGTAGATATCTAAAAGGCATTCTTCTATTTTCTCAAATACCTCATCCATTTTGTCAAAAGTAAAATCCATCAGCTCTTCTAAATATATACAGTCTAATATATTATCTGGATTATCAAAATCACCGCTTACACTGTCGAAAAGTTTATATACATTTCTAAATGCTGATATTTCTAAATCCCTCAGCATACTTATTGACTTTCCAAGCAGAGCTTTTAGCGGAGCTGTGAGTATGTCTATCAGCTCATTTTCTATTTGTGCCAGAATTTTAGACGCATCATTATAAGATAGGGCAAGAAGCGCCCTTATCGTATCAACCGCATCCTTTAACTCTTTGATGTTTAATCTCTCCAGCCTATCATCGATATCCTCTATATCGTCATCTAAGCCTGCCTGCTTTAAAAGTGCCTTTAACATACAGCAGACAGTACCATCAAAGTTGTCATAAGGTGAAGCTATAACCATATATCCTATTTTCTGAACAAAACTATCTGTCTTTTCTAATTTTTTGTAGATGCTGTAAGAATGGCTTGCTGTATAACCTAAGCTGTTTTTAGTTCTTGAAATTTCTTTTCTAACTCTATCCATTTCAAACTGAATTGAGCGGGCTTTATCAGCATTGCCTCTTCTACTCTCTTTTTTAAATTCTTCTTTTAAATTCTCTCTTTTTCTTTCCAGCTCTAAAAATATATCATTTAAAATCTCAATCTTTTTCTTTGAGTCATCTATTACATCCTGTCTGTAGATTATGTCTAAATAATCTTCCTCTAGGTCAAACCCATAAGCTAAATCTTTTATATAATTTACCAGACCCTTAGCCTCAAACTTCATCAAGTCTAAAATAGCATCAAGGTCATTTTCGTTTTCTCTTTTTAAGCTTAAGAGTCTTTTGTAATAGTCAATAGCCATATTGCCAGTTATGTCAGACTGTCTTCCTTCAAACTCTGTGACATAGCTATTGTCCTCATCGCTTAAGATTTGCTGGCAATAATATTTTTTTACAGCTTTTGGCCTGTAATCTTCAAAACCATCTTCTTTTGCAAGTTCTTTTTCTGTTTTGTCAATTAGAAAATCGATTTTTACATTAAGCTCTTCTACTTTTTCTTCATTATCTTTTGAGCTTACATAATTTTCGGATTTGATTATCCTTTTTTTATACTGGTTTGGCGGAGCCTCATCCAGCTTGTAAAAAATATTCGGACTGTATTCAATTCCGTAGTTTTTAGCCAAAATAAATCACCCTTTTCATTTTTAAATCTATATAAACACGGGAGGAAGGGGGAGGAAACCTCCCATGTCTATAACATTATAAGTTCTTTCTTCCCGGGGGTCGTCTTTGCGTGCCACGAGAGCCCCAGGTATTATTACTCTTTCTAAAATTTCCATACTCTATTGATTTCATATGTTTAACATATTCCGGCTCTCCCTCAAGCTCTTTTTCAAGCTGCCTTTGTTTCTTTGTTTTATTCCGGTCATTGTTAAACTGTAATTTCTCTTTTACACTTTCAAGCCGTTTGTTTACCTTGGCCATGATTGTTGCTTTTCTTCTTTTTTCTAAAAGTTTTGTGATATCAGGAAACTCCTGGTTGAAGGCAAGCACTGTCAATACAAAAGCATCATGAGCGTGCTCGTTTTCAGAAGTATATATCGGCTTACCGACAGAACTTCTTTTGACAACCTGATAGTTTTCCATCTGCTTTACTAGAAGGTCATCATGTGCTGAAAACATTAACTGGTCTCTTTCTAGAAGTATCTGAGCCTGTGTAATCATGAAGTGTTTTGTTTCTTTTTTGTCTATTGTGTTATCTGCCGGGTCTAAAACTTCTATCTTAGAGTTAAAGGCTATACCTTTTACGATATCTTTACCTATACTCTTTTTTAAGACCTCAACCTGATACTCACCATAACCTCTATCGAGGTAGATTTTGTCAGGTTTCCAGAAATTATTTAACTCCTGTATCTTTTTAACCGCATTATCAAATGTATATTCAGTTGATGGTATCTCTGCTCTTTCGATAACCCTTATCTTTTTATTTTCTTCATCATATTCGGAAACAACAATTTCTGTTGCGGCTCCGTATTTATCCCAGTCAGAAGCGATAATTCTAACTCTCTGTGGCATCGGAGAACGCTGTCTCATTTCTTCATATGTGTAATCATATTTTGAGTCATCTAATTTTGATTTATTGTAAACGCCTGTTGTGGCATCACCAAAATCAGCATCAACCTCGTGCACATAACCCTGAGCACTAAACATGGCCTTAAGTTCTTTATCCATATCATCAGACCATTTAGGGTTAACCCATGATGGATAATGATACTGAACCCAGCCGTTTGCAAGGTTGTCATCTCTTTCAATATAATTTTCGCATCGGTCAATATCTTTAGTTTGAAGCCATAATTCTTTATCATCCACGGTATAGGTCTTACTTGCGTAAGTACACCACTCCCAGAACATCTTTCTCTGTCCTGTTGGAGTTGAAGAACACCAGATACCAATCGACTCCATATCTTCAAGCTGCATACCCATGATGGAGTTAATATCGCCTTCTGTTAAATAATCTGTCTCGTCAAGGAAGATGTATGTTGCTCCCTGTCCACGAATAGAGCTTGCACCCTTACCTGAACCAGAGCCTGCTGATAGACCAATTATCATCGAGCCGTTTCCAAACTCAATCCTTTGTGGACTTTGGACACTTCTTGTGACCGAAGCCTGCAGTATAGGAGAGTTCTGGATAAGCTTTCTCAGCTCATCAAAGATTGTGTCTACCTGAATTCCGTATGGACCGATAACTAAAAGTCTTTCATCCTTGCCATCTGGCTGAACAAAAGCCCTCCATATCATATATAAAACCATGCCCAAAGTTTTTCCTGAACGGCGGCCCCAACGGGCAACCTTCTTTAAATTCTTATCCCTCAGTATCTTCTTCTGATACCAGCGAGGGTTAATTCCTAAAACAGCCTTTGAGAATACAACAGGGTCATCAAAAATACCGCTTAACTCAGGGTCGTTCATTAATTCCTCTATTAAGCTATGCATTTCATTTTTTGCCATAATAATCCCCTGCTGTTTTAATATTTATGTTTAGTTAAGATGTCTTTACTATACTAAACAACCTAGTTAAATTTTTAAGTAAGCTCTTCAGTTAGTATGTCTTCTATATTTTCAAAGTCCCAATACGGAATCTCTATTAGCTTATATTCGTTTTCTTTGCAAAATTCTTTTTTTCTTTTATCATGTTCTTTTTGCTTTTTTAATTTTTCATACCCGCCCCAAGCCTTTATAGGCTCATAATGCTGTCTTCCATTATATTCTATAAACCAGTATAAATCATATAAAACATCTCTTTTTTCCATATTAAATACCTCCGATAGTATTTTCCGAATTTTATTAGAGGGCAAGAAATCAGTTCGGAATCTGACTTTCGGTAATGAGCCTATCTTGCCCATATTTAATTATATCATATTTTAATTTCCTAAAAATGGTAACGCTTAGCTTCTCCTCCGACGCTGCTGGCAATCGTTGAGCGGCTTCTTTTAATTTGCTCTAAAGCCCTTGCTCTGCTGCTGTAGTTAGATTGAGCGTCTAAATAGTTGCCACCTAAATAATTCATGTTTTTAGAGTAGTACTCTTTTTGAGAAGCAGCATCCTTGATTGCAGGATATGCCTGAACAGCAGCCTTACCTATCATTCCAATCATAAGCTGTGGGGCAACACCATAAACTGTGTTCTCTACAAGCTCTTTACCTAAAGAGGGAAGTAATGCTTCGCCCTGCTTTAACCTGTAGTTAGTACCCCAAATAGTACCTGCTGTTTCTGCTATTAACCCAAAACCACCAATACCGAAATTCAAATCATCAATCTTACTTGATAGTGTTTTGTATCCGTCAGATGTCAGAAAAGATTTGGCAGCTTTTTTACCGCTACTTGCAGTAGCCCGGCCAAGTCCTACGGCTTCACTTCCGGTTTCTCTTGCGTAATCAATACCTCTATTAAGATAATCTTTTGGATTAATCATTAATTATCATCTCGTTTCAAATCCGTATTTGCTGAGTGCTAATGTTAAATCTCCAGATGTTCCAAGAGCCGTATTCTGCCTTAAGTCATAGCTCATTGATTCAGCCTGAGATATTCCCGGCTGAACATTAGAAATTGTTGGCTTACCGTATTTGTTCTGCATAACAGCTCCACCAATCATTCCAGCAGAAGCTCCAAAACCAACAGCATGACCAAGACCTGTAAGCTTAACACCACTTAAAGCATTATTTATTGTCCTTTTATGACCACCTGTTGCTAATCTCCAATCCATTTAAATCAGCCTCCTATAAGAAAGGAACTAAAGGAACATTATGGCCCGGGTCTCTTACTTTTCTGTAACCCTGATAACCAGCAGCAGCAGTCATTGCTTTACCTGTTTTAGACATTCCTGGAGCAAAAGTTTTTATGCCACCAGACTGTTTTACAAGACCACCTTTCCAGCTTTTACTCATCTGCTTTCTGGCTCCTGTAAACCCATTTTCAAGTAATTCAGAGCCAGTTCTTCTGTAAAAGTCTGCAACTTCGCCAACTCCTCTTCTGAAACCATTAATAAGACCCATCTTTATTCCTCCTCTATTTCAGCTTCATTTGTTACATCTATAGTGTTTTCTTTTTCCTGTTTAAATTTATCCAGTTGTGCTCTCATATCAGAAATAACTGAGCTTGGGTCAAGGTTATTAGCCCTTCCAGCTTCAGCCTTATCTTTTCTTGTACCCTGCAGAAGCTTTAATGTGTCCTGTCTTCTTTTTAATAGTCTGCTCTGCAGTTCATAAGCTTTGTTTATCTGAGGCTGTCTTATAGGCTGACCTTCTTCGGTAAGCCCGATAATTATATCCTGTACAATCTCAGCATCCTTAGCTAATTTTTTATTACATCTTAAAAGTGATATATCCAAGTCAACTAAATTTCTAATCATTGTGATATCTACCATATCCTTTTCCTCAACCTCAAATTCAACCATGTATCTTTTTACAAGGTCTTCTATAGTTGAGATTTCTATAGGACACGGGTCTTTATAAGGAGCATTGCCGTTTTTTGCTAGATGGCATACATCAGCATATGGGCAGTCCTGACCTTTGCACCTGATTGGTACGTTGGCATACAATCCGTGTTTTAAATTGACCATTTGGTCTGATATTTTTTTAGCTTTTCTTCCTTCTGGCGACATATCCCAAACATCTTTTGGCAAATTCTTAGCACAAATTGCTTTGCCCTGTTCAGTGAAAGGCCCTGTTTGGCCTGTATTAGCCATAAAAACACCCCCGTTTCTACTTAATAGCTCTTACTATATCCGGATAAACAAAAAACCTTTTATCTGCTACCTCTCTTAGTAGGTCCTTACCTATTAAAAGGCAGACCGGCTTTTCCGGCAGGCTTTCAGAATAGCAGTAGTCAAAATGTTTGTGGCCCTGTTTTGACCTGCCACCAATGTTTTTGTCTACAATATTTTTTGTATCCGAAATCATTCGCTCTTTTGTGTATCCTAAATCGTTTAATTTATTTAACAGCTTCCTTTTATCAATCATTAAGATGTCAAGCTGGGCTATATTTTTTGTTCTAAATTTGTTTATTTTACCTCTATGCCAACCTTTTCCCTCTTTCGAAAAAGGGAATATCACAAAATAGAATTCTGTTTCAAGCTCCTCATCAACAAACCAACCACCAACTCTTTTGTCTAATCTCTGGTGGAAAAAGCTTATCTCAAAAGCATTGGTCTGTAAGTTCTTATCTATATAATGTGACTGTATCTTCTCGTCAATCTTAATATTTTCATAAAAAGAGCCATCCTGAAATTTAAAGGTGGCAATTGTATCAATTCCTGCTAGCTGTTTATCTCTGTCAAATACTCTTTGATATGAACTTGCCACCATACTATAAAAGTTCTCATCTAAATATCTGCTAAATTCGTTGTCTAAACTTAAATCTATTCCATACTGTGCCCCCACTATTAATAACCCCTTTGTTTTTTGTATTCGAATCCTGGATAAAACCACACTCCTCTAAATGCAGCATCATTCGTATAATCCTGAAGCATATGGTCCCTTACAACTTCAAGCCAGGCCTCTCTTTTCTTCCTTCTAAAATTTATCCTTTTGGGTTCTCTTATAATTTCAACCCCACCTATTGGTACAAATCCGTTTTCCCATTTTAAATTATCAAGGTCAACTTCTATATACCCCATAAACGGGAGAACATTACTCTCTTTTATAGGAGAATCCTTAGTAGTTATAATGTAATTTAAATCTCCTGAAGTGCAGTATCCATTTTCTAAGTCAGCAAAAGTCATCTTTGCTTCGATATTTCTGACTATAAACTCATAGTCTTTAGTCTTCTTAATGTATTTTCTCTGGATACCTACTGCATCAGCTACTTTTTTCTTCCACTTAAAATCTCTGTATTTTTCTCTGAGCTCTGTGTTGTAAAAAAGCCCAAGCTCAACTTCTGTTCCGGCAAATTTTGAGCTAAACTTAGTTTTAAGCAGTGATAATGCTACATGTTTTAGTAGGAAGTGTTTTTCAGTTTCGTTTCTCGGAATCCTAATATCAGTATTTGGTTTTAACATTGTAAATCACCACTTATCCTTTTTATCTTTAAAACATTCTGTACAATTCTATTTGCTCCATAGTCGATAAACTGTCTGAAATACCTTTGCTTGTGCTCGGGTAGTTGTAATTAGAACCGTAATCTTTTGAAATGTCTTCTTTTTTGTTTCTTTTAAACGCCTTAACTATTTTTGATAGATTAATCAAAATTACCACCGTCCTTTTATAAAGACTGGCGGCTACTAGTTACGTTTCTACTCTGCCGTAATTAAATTTCTACTCTTTTACTTTTGGTGGGAGGAGGAGGATTTGAACCTCCGAACCCTTTGGGACTAGATTTACAATCTAGCGTCTTTAACCACTCGACCACCCTCCCTTGGCTGTCCAGGTTAGATTCGAACTAACGACCTTCTCATTAACAGTGAGCTGCTCTACCGCTGAGCTACAAGACAAAAATGGTAAGGCTATCCGGACTCGCACCGGAAGTCTTCAGGATGAAAACCTGATGTGTTAACTATTTCCACTATAGCCTCTTAAAATTTTGGCGGAGATAAAGAGAATCGAACTCTTACTCTATGCTTGACAAGCACACGTGCTAACCGTTACACCATACCTCCATAATTGGAGCTAACAAAAGGAATCGAACCTTCAACCTGCTCATTACAAGTGAGCTGCTCTGCCAATTGGGCTATGTTAGCATATTAATAAAGTTCATTACTGCAGTGCCTACAAAAAACATCACTTACCCAGTTTTCTTTGAAGCAATCTCCACAAACATTCTTGCCGTTTCCAATGTAAATTTTTTTCATTTTTAAACACCTTCTTATATTGTTATATTCTTATAATGTTTAATTTTAAAATTCTTAAATTCTTAAGTTCTTATCCATCACGATTAATAGAGTCTTTTTTAAATAAGACCAAAGGCTGAGGGCTCATACCCTCACCGCCCTATGGCCTTGTCTACTTCCAAAAAACATCTGAAGCTTTATTCCTAAATTACAAACTTCAAAACTTCCTAGTTTCAAACATTCATATCAACCTTTAACCTGTAGCCGTCCTCATCTTCATCAAAAAGAGAATCAGTACTAAGATTGTTGCTGTCGTAATATGCCATAGTTTTTACATTCATGGTTTGACTTGCACTTCTCATGCCAGCACTTGTAGCTTCAAACTCAAGCATATTATCTTTAGGAATCGCAATCATATCTGAAAGCTCATCAAGGTTTTGATTCGCTCCCATATAAGTGAAGGTCCAATTTCCTTCTTCCTTTAATCCATCTATCTTTTTTCTTATATCCTCAAAAGTGTAATCTAAAGAACAGTTCTCATTACCGTCTGAGATAATTATTACTAAAAATCTATGTTTAAACCCATCATCAAAATCTCTTTTGTTAACTAAATCTAATGTATGCCCTACTGCATCAAGCATAGCTGTTGTTCCGCTTGGCTGATAATTGAGTTTATTTCTTGGCTTAACTTCTCTTGCATCCTTTTCTACAAATTCAACATGTATATTGTTGTTAAATGTAGTAAAGGTAACTTTCGCATTCTTTTCTTTTTCAATTATTGTTTCTAACTGCTCATTGAATGCATCACGAGCTTCTTTTTCTATTGAGGTCATTGAACCTGATTTATCGAGTATAAATAAAACATGTGTCTTTAAATTAGAATCTTCCTTCTTTAACCAGACACCATCCTCGAATCGATATTCGTCAGCTTTTAAGAAAAAATCCTCAGCCATGGTCACTGTGTGTGTTTGGTAACCATAATCTCCAGCATCTTCTCTTCTGTACTCAGCAGTAATTTGAACTCCGCTTTTATCTTTCGAAATCTTTATTACCTTGCCTGGTTCATTTAAGCTAGAACCGAATGTCTTAGTCTTTTCTCCTTTTAATAGAACCTCATCACCGATTTCAAATTTCAAACTTAAACTCATTTTAAATCCCCCTGTCTTACTTTTTTGCTTCTTTTATTCTTACCTTCATAGTAATTTAACAATATATATTCAAAAGCATAAGGGGGCAAGAATTGATATTTCAGCATTTTAATTTTGAAAATCAAACCGAGTTTTAAAGGTGAAAGGTGAAGTCGGTTTAGTTTGATTAACTTTACTAAACAAGGTAGCCGTAGAAAAAGGTCACGCCAATGCCGCGGACCTTAATTATAGCTTTTTTATTTAGTTTTGCCCCCTAAATCTTTTTTAAACTTTAATAAAATCATCTATTAAAACATCTATGTTATCAAAATCCCAGTATGGAATTCTGAGTAAGTCTATATTATTTTCTTTACAGTATTTATCTTTTATTTTGTCGTTTGCTTGGGTGGTTGCTAAATGGGTGGTTGCTAAATTAGAATCTCCGCCCCAATATTCAACTGACTCGAAGTGCTGCTTTCCATCATACTCTATAAGTTTTATTTCATTATCAAAAAATATTGCAAAATCAAATCTTAGGTAACCATCATTAATACCTCTGCAATCATTAAATGTAAATTCTTTTTCAAATTCATAATCATTTAAAGAAAGGTATTGGTATATTTTTTCTTCTCCCTTCGAAGAAGATAATAATGGGTGATTAGCATTAAGCTGTACAAAACTGGCCAACTTAACCTCAAACTCTCTATCAACATAATCAGGAATATTGTCTCCAATATACTTAAATATATATTTTCCTTCAAGACCACCTGAACCTTTTATAAATTCATAATTTGGCCTTTCATTTAAACAGAACTTTTTAATTCTCTCTTCTGTCCATATTTCAAAACCAGTATCAATACTAAACTCTTTTAGTTTTTTACTAATGTCTGCTTGACATAAATTGCACATCTTACCTATAGACTTTTGTGACAAACCATCAACTTCATAAGCCTGCCTTAAGAAATCTTCTGTTGTGGGTTCAAAGTAGTATTCCATTTTTAACATCTCCTGTAATGTGATTTCCTGATGTATAAATAAGGCAGGCAGTCAGGATACTGCTTTTCGGGAGCTACCCTAGCCATATTTTTTGTTATTAAAAGGGCAAAACTTATCCCCTCTCGATTTACGATGTATAGAAAAACACCCCATTTGTTGCAGGTTCATGTTAATAAAATATGGCAATAACCCTAGATACCAAGCCTTAATGCCGCTTTACGCTCCTATATTGCTATATTCACACCCAATTCGTTTTGTACCTACAATAAATATTAATAGTGGGTACAAAGGTTTTAAACTTACAAACTTCACACCTTCCTGTGAATTTAAGATTATATGACGGTGATGACGCTTGTGACGGTGGATTTTATATTTTCTAATGACGCAATGACGCGATGACGGCATTATATTTGATTTTAAATTATAAGCCTTACTTTAACCTTACTTTACTGCTCATCCTCTAGTAAGGTGGCTCCTTCCCTAAATAGCGGGCGGGAGAGCTATTTTCTTACTAATCTTACCGCAAATTTAAATGTTTATAATATATATCATAATAACTGGCTGGTATCTAAAAAAACGGTAAGGTCGGTAAGGTTTTGGCTATAAGCTCTGTCATGACAGTAAGGAGACGTCTTACCGCAAAGAGTAAGATTCTTACTCTTAAAAGTAAGGTTTTTGCATTTAAAACCTAAAACCCTCCATCACGAAAAAGTATGTCTGACCTTTTAATGCTAAAGCACCGTCATCACCGTCATCACCGTCACAAAGTTTTTTGTCATGATAGACGATTTTAAGATTTAATAACTAAAACCTCACGCTTAACTGTTATTTCTCACACTCAACTGTGAGCTTTAGATGACTGAAGTAACAGGGTTTTTGGCAGTTTCTCACACTTCTCACACTTAAAATTAACTTCATGCTAAATAAATTATCATATATACTCTGAAGTTAAGAATAGCTGTGAGGTGAGTTAATTTAAATTAAAATTAGAAACAACGCCGTCATCGCGTCATCGCGTCATTACAATAACAAAAGTTCTTTTTCGTGATAGACAGGGTTGTGAAGTAAGGAAGGTGTGAAGTTATGAAGTTAAGATTATAAAAATAAAGATTGCTTACAAACTAAGAATATGGTAATATAAGGTCAAAGAAAACTAAAAAGGGGTGAATATAAGAATATGAATCGCACTAGGATAATTTCAATCTGCAATGAAAAGGGTGGAGTTGGAAAGACTACTACTGCTATTAACTTAGCTTACGGGCTTGCTAACAGGGGTAAAAAGGTACTTCTTATTGACTTTGACCCACAGGCTAACTCAACAACTGGGCTTGGATTCTACGATACTGTGAGCCCCAATCTGTACGAGGTTATTAAAAGTGATAAGGATATAAGTGATGTAATTTATGAGACTGAGTTTGAAAACTTAGATTTGGTTCCTGCCGACAAAGGACTAAAAGAACTTATTGTGAAACTAAACTCAAAGGGCATAGGTAGAGAGTTTGCTCTGGCTAAATCCATGATTCGTGATGGAGGAAGTAAATTATCAACTTATGATTTTATCTTTATTGATAACAATCCGAGTTTAGGAGTATTGGCCGTTAATTCGATGGCTGTTAGTGACTATGTTTTAATTCCACTTGAGGCTTCAGCCTTTTCTGCCGAAGGTTTAAATGGTTTAATTGAGGTTATTAGAGATGTGCAGTCTATTAATGATAAGCTAAAAATTTTAGGACTTGTGTTCTTAATGGTTTCAAAAAGGGAGAATTTAGAGGAGTCTTTTAGAGAGGGCTTTGAAAGCATTGCTGATTCTATCTTTAAAACATCAATCAGGAGAAGTGTTGCTGTCCACCGTTCTCAGGGTGCTGGTGAGCCGCTTTTAGAATATGATGATACCGCAATTGCTGCCGTTGACTTTGAGGACTTTACAAATGAATTCTTAGAACGTATCGAAAATATCGAAAAAGAAGCGGAGGTTGTTTAAGATGGCAAATAAAAAAAAGGATTTTAATAAGGGAAGAATGAGTGAAATTGTTAGTAATTCTGAAAATATTTTAAATCCTAATAAAAAAAATAAAGAAACAAAAATAAATAATGAAAATAATTTGAAGTCTAAAAATATTGACTTCGGCCCTTATAATGACCTGGTGTATACTGAAGACTTTGAAAAAGAAATTAGAAGAACTTATAAAATAACTAAAAAGCATATTAATATCCTAAACTTAATTAAAATGAAATCAGAGAATGAACTTGATTTAAGAGAAGCTGTCATGGAAGCGATTGAGCTTTTATGGAAGGTTAAGTTTGAAACAGAAGCTAAAAGCTAAAGTTCGTCCATCACGAGAAAAGATGGTTTGGGATTTTTGACCCCTGCCGTTTAAAATTTAATATATAATTTTTGAGGTCGCCTTAATTGGCGGCCTTTTTTGTTTGTATATATCTAGCCCCACCCCCTTTGGTAATTAAAGGAATTTACCCACCTGGGTCGTTGGTTAGTTGGTGAGTTGAAAAAATTTACCCCCCTGGGTCGTTGGTTAGTTGAAAAAATTTACCCCCCTGGGTCGTTGGTTAGTTGGTGAGTTGAGTGCAACTATTATGATTAATAAGGGTTTGTGAATCTTTCGGAGCCCGACCCCTTAACTATGCTACACCATAAAGGGTAGACCAAGTTAGCAAGGGTAAAATTAAGGAGATGTTTATATTATGACAGATTTAACAAAGGCAATTATTAAAAAGGACATTGCTGAGCTGGAGGATGCTATTCATGAAGTCTATCTTAGTGGTGCAGATGTAACAGATGAGGGTAGTAAAGAGATAGCAAGATTAGAAGAATCAATAAGAGAACTAGAAGCTTTATTAGAATAAATGGGGGTTAGATACTTTAAAGAACTTCCATTTGTTTAAATTAAGACTAATGGAGCTCATCTATAATTAGGTGGGCTCTAATGAGTTTTAATTAACTCTAGCCTGTATTATGCCTGACTCTTAGAGCAGGAACAAGTTAAGCAGGTAAAAATTAAGGAGATGTTTCAAATGTTAAAGATTAATGAGGTATTAGCACTAATGGACTTTTTGGAGAAAGAACCTAAGAATGAGTTTTTAAGATTAGAAATTGAGGCATGGTTAGATTATATGTCTGCTTTTGCTGATGTATGGTCATTAGAGGCTAGATATGCAGCAATTATAAAGGAGGTGAAATAGATGACTAAATTAATTATTATTTTATTATTAGTTGGTATATTCTTTGGTGTTTTAGGTGGAGCTATGAACAGTTGGGCAAAAGATGTAAATCAGTCAGTTGAGGATTATGAGACATATGAGTACACAGTGCGTTCAGGAGATACCTTGAATGGTATTGTGTATCGAGAGTATTCAGAACATTCTGGATATGATGTAAGAGAAGTAGTGTGGGAGATACGTAATGTATATAATGATGAGCTTGATGCAATGCTTAGTGTTGGCCAGACAATAAATCTACCAAAGGAGTTGAATTAAATGTATAAACTTAATCATTTCTTAGCTGGTGCTGGTCTGGACCATGAGTTCTGTACAGTAGGGTTTAGTCAAGGTTCTGTTAATAATCTTAGAGGCATAGATGAGGACATGATTTTAGATACTATCTGCCATAAGGGTGGTAAGATAGTTAATCATGACAGGTTTGCTATTGTTAACCGCAAATCTCAGAGCTATGCCTGCTGTAGTCTTAGAAAAAGCATATCAGGCCTTGGCTACTTTATCAAGGTCTATTTTGTGGGCAATCTGAAAAAGAATGGGCCAACAAAGGGGATAAGCCATGAAGCTATATTCTTTTGTGACTAAGCTACTATGTTGGTGTGAAGGTATATTCTTAGAATGGTGTAGTGGTGAGAGCAGACGCTGGTAAGTTCCTATAGTCCTGAGCAAGACTCTAAAAGGCTCAAACTCTACCTGAATTTTAGGAGAGTAAATTTTAAGGAGATGATAGATATGAAAAACGAAACTCTTTTTCCACAAAACAGAACAGAAGAGGATATTAGAAATCAATACATGCACTTTGCAGCAGAATTTGCAATGTGTCAACTTCTCTCTAAAGATACATCTCATGCAGGAAACTGGATGTATGACTTAGAGAAAAATTATGGCGAAATTTCTTTTACTATAGACGATGTTAGGAGGGCTATTTCTGAAGCCGAAGAGAGATATGAGTATTACTCAGAAATGATAAAGCAAAAGGAGGAGAGGGAAAGAAAAGCTGCTCCAAAAACTTATGAGCAGATACTGAACGAAATAGATGACCCCTGCCCGAGCTTAGAGTATGAACTACAAAGCAACGAGAGGAATGCTATAGATAATCTGTCGGTTCTCTTAACAAAAATGAAAAAGGAGATGAAGTAATGAAGAATATATTAATGTTTGAAGATGACAAAAGAGTTATGGATATGGTGGAAGAAGCTAATAGTATTGGGGCTGCTGTAATTTACAACGACGTAGAGGCCCTTATAGACTATCAGAAAAATCTTGAAATTTCTTCTCTTGCTGAGGTAAGGGATAAATTTCTGAAAGAAGATAAAACATTCGGGATGATGAACACAAAGGTTAGCGAGGATAAGAGAAGCCTTAGTCATCAGTTTGTGTTTGTAACATCAAGAAAAGACCAGAAAGAATACTCTATAATTACTATGGCTCATGAGATTGGTCATTTGCTGGACCTAAATAGAAGGGGTGATGAATTCTTAGCTTACCATATCTCGACTCCAAAATTTGAAATCGAGATAAATGCCTGGAAAGAAGGGTTTAAGTTACTAAAAAGAAAGGGGGTGAGGTTAAATCTAAGCCTTAACGAAATACTAATGGACTTTTTAACTTCAATAGATACTTACAGTCTTGAATTTAGCAATGACTATGAAGAACTTTTAAAATCTGAGGTTGCAGAATTAATAAAGGACTACTACAAGGAGGTAGTTATTAATGGCTAAAAATATTCAGAATCTTCAAAAAGAAAATGATAATAATGTGAAGTCTTTTAATAATAAAAAGGAGGAGTTAAATATGAAAAATGTAACAGTTAAGTTTTTATCTAAGTTTGAGGCAGAGGTACTTGGTCAAGACATGAAATTTAGAAAAGGTGATGAGGCAGATATGAAGTTAAGAGAGGATGGAGATGTTCAATTTGTTCTGGGAGACGAAGTGTTTTTCTTTACTCCTGGTGAAGATGTGAAAGTTTTAGAGTCTGAAGAAAATGCTGATGTTGATGAGTCTAAAAATAATAAGGAGGAAAATAAAATGAAAGAAATTAATGTAAGCATTGAGAAGTTAGAGGCTCTTAATAATGGTGAGGTTATCTCTTTAATGAGAGAGGGTATTGAGTTTGTCAATCAGGAGACATATGAAGCTGTTGTTTCCGTTATCGGTAGTGACAGACTATTAGAGGTACTTGAATCATATGTACCAGAAGAAAAGGAGGTGGAAAATAAGATGGAGATTACAAGTAAGGAATATGTTGAGAAGTCAGAGTATAAGATTGAGCTGGCTGAAGTTGGATTCATGACTAACAGAGAGGCTATTAACCTTGGCCTTAAGGGAATTAAGTATCTAACCCCTGAAAATCTTGAAGATGTAGTTGAGGTTGTAGGAGATAAGGCACACAAGTTACTGCCTAATCCTAAGAAATATGTAGAGTATGCTAAAGAAGGTACTCCATTCTGCTTAATTATTAACAATATGCATGAGAAAGTTAGTGCAGTTGAGTGGAACTTCTTATCAATTACAGAAGCATCTGAAGCCAAATTAGATAAATTCAAAGCTTTAGAGTCTATTGATGGTATCGACTACCTTGGAAAACTTAAAGGTAAATCTTCAAAGAAAGAATGGGAGGTTGATTTCATGGTAGAGGTAGATGGACAAATTAGCTTCTTTAATTCTAAGTTTAATGTTGGCAAATCCAGAGTCCGGGCCAGCGTTAGAAAGCTAAGAGCTATTGTTGCTGATGCTCAGTCAAGATTAATGGAAGCTGAAGCATCTATTTCTGAGGACGACTTTGATGAATTAGAAGCTGAAATTAATAAAGAGGCTGAAGTAGAGGAGACTGTAAATGCATAGTGTTATCCGGACACATTGGCATTTATTTATAGATGGAGCTGGTGCTAGCCTTCGGCACCGGCTTTTAAGTACTTCAGCCTTCGGCACCAGCTTTAACAGCACCTGACCGAAAAACAAACGGACCAGAGTGATGCAAAGCTGCTAAGTAGTGGACAGGGTGAGAGGAAATTAAGCTAGCAAAATTGGAGATTTATTTAGCTTAAACGAACCAATCACCCTACCCATTACTATTTTATCATTTTTAAAGTAATAGTCAATACTGCACACAAAGACTTAACAAATAAAAAGGAGATGTTAATTATGATTGATGTTAAACAGGTAATATTCGCAAAGAGTTGGGGTAACAAGCTAATGGAAAGACTAATAGATGCAGGGATAGAAGTAATCAGCCTTGACAATTTAGATGAAGTCCGGGCCATCAAGTATGTAGGTTCTAAAAGGATGTGGCAGCTTAGGAAGTATTTAGCCTGGTATGGAAAGTATGAGAGGTATTTAGTAGAGAGAACGAACCAGCATGAGCTATATAGGATGGATGACGGCAAGGTTGTTATCCGTTTTAATCTTGAATTTAATAATGGTTTTATTGTTAATAAGGTAGTAGCTAAGCCTTCTTCCTCTGATGTAGTTGAAGGTAGATTGTTTGGTGAATATAATGATAGACTTGTTTCTTTCTCATTCAGGGTTAGTAGTGCTAGTTGCTGGATGGAAAACATGAGCATCCCTCGGGCGCTCCAGGCTGTATTCAAACGAACCCGAGAGGTCACTCTTCAGAAGTAAATACTCTATTAAAGGTAAGGCTACGTTTTTAACCCCTCGCATTAAATTGAAGGGGTTAAAAGCCTCGCCATCAGCATATATCAAGGTTTACAAATACAATCATTTTAAGGAGATGATTAGGTTGACAAAATTAGAAATGGTATTAGATTATTCAGACAAGGTTTACAAGGCAGAGTTATTTGGCAAGGAGTTTGGTAATGTCCCGCTGATTACTAATGAGGTATCAGAGGTTATAAAAGAGTTAAAGGGACAATATGGTAAGGCTAAAGATGATGATGATAAGGCCCGGGCCATCGCAGACAAGATAAGAAAGGCTAAGTATCTCTACGATGAGCTAGTAAAACAGGAAGAGAAATTGTTTTTAAAGGGAGACGCTGAGGTATTTAAGGTTGAGAGATTGATTGAGCAGAACCCTAATAACAGGGCATTATTATATAAGATGGATGTTAGAGTAGGTGAGAGTCCATTCTCTATGAGGGTAAGTGTTATTAATCCTCATGGTAAGAATAAAGATACAGGTGAGAATTATGACTACTTCAAGATAGTTTTACCATTTGAGAGAAGTTGGAAGGTAGAATACGACGATAATGGTGAGACAAAGGAGCGTACTGTTTATGACTATAATGGCATGCAGCTTAATAGAACTGGTGATGAGTGGTATAGAGATATCAATCGCACCTGGGAGAATGTTAAGGGAGCTTTATTGAGTGGTTTCTTTAAAATCTCTGGTATTTATGATAGAGAGTATAAGAAGATATATCAGGCTAAGCGTAAGAAGATGAAGACTAAGAAATATAGTCAGTCTTGTGAGAACTGCCGCTGGCATCATTCAGAAGAGATACCTGCTGAGACTGAGAGTGGGGTTACTACTAGCTTCTGGAGACACAAGTGCTATCTAACAGGAGATACTGTTGACGATACAGCTCATAAGTTTTTAGACCAGGATGGCAAGGAAGATAAAGGTCCACTGCAGAGAGGTAAGGATATCATCGTTAACAAAAACTCCTTTGAAGAGGCAGACTATCGCCCACACACACAGCGTAAAAAGTATTTGAAACGTAATGCTTTATACGACTTTGGAGAGGATTGTCCATACCACCTATTCTTTACTAACTTTGGTGGAACAATAGACGGCTTCTACGATGAGAAAACTACTAAAGGTATTATGCCTTCGCTACAGGAGATAACAGAAGATGATGAGGCTCCTGTTGAGTTTCTGCTGCCTGACAATATTATAGTTGACTTTGATGATGTTGAATATGTTGAGTGGAAGCAGTTTAAAGAACTTGACGAGTCTGATAAGTGTCCTGAGATACCTGAAGGAATGAAAGCTTTAAAGAAGGTAATCGGAGACGATGAAAAGAAGCTACGTAATGCCGCTTCAGAGTATGCTAAACGCAAAGAATTCACTGCTTCTGAGTCAGAAAACTTCGTCAAGGCATATTTAGCACTCTAAAGAATAACACGCTCTCAGAGGTCAATAAAAGGCTTCTGGGAGCTTTCTTATATATATGTAAGTTGTCTAAAATTATAAATCATTTTAAGGAGATGATGAGTAATGCAATTAAATCATGAAATTTTAAGTGAAAAGTTGGTAGAGGATAAGTTAGTTGGGATGTCAATCATTATGATATCTGATGTTGTTGAGGAGCTAAGAGATGACCCCGACTTTAATGAAGAAGCTTATCGTAGTATCTTAACAGCTGAGCTTGAGACTATCCACAAGGAAATGAAAGATACCTGCCGGATGTGTCAGCTTGAAGATGAGAAGGCTTGTTGTGAAAGTGACTGCAAGTTATTCGAAAAGGCTGTTGAGTATCATGAGCATATCAACGCTGATTATGATATATGTTATCACTGTCCTGAAAAGGATAAAGGTTGTTTAGGTTTTGACTACTGCAGATTTAGAAACCTAGATGAGAAGTTGTCTATAAAGGATGTCCATTTATCCGCAGACGCTTTACTCTGGGCTTCCGTTATTACAGAGGACGATTACTTCGCTCTCTGCGATAAAGGACTTCGTTTTATTTCTGCTTTTGATTATGAAAGTGTCTTAGATGTTGTTGGCCCGGATGTTATGCGAAAGGTTCAACAAAACTTCTTTATCCTGATGGAGAGGCACTTTGGTTCTTATCTACCAGGACTTGTTGAAGCTGTTGGTGAGAGTGAATCGAAAGTATCTAAGCGAGTCGTCCAGTTTGAAGAAGATTTCAAGGAGTACATTGCTTCCAAGCGGGCCATCTCTCGCAAGGAAACTTCAGCATCTAAAAACTTCACTATCGCTATCAAAAAGACTTCAGCTAAAAACAGCTTTATCGGAGTCCTGATAGACAACAGCAGTGAATCTCGCAAGCCTCTAAAGTTTATCATTAAGAGTGAGTACATCTCAGTTAAAGGTAGTTTACCAGAAGGTGCGCTCAATCTTATAGAATCTAAAATATGTAATGAATTCAATGAAAATTTCAAGATGCCGAGTAGAGTAATGCGCTACTAAAAACGCTTTAAACTTTACTCTGCCGCGATAAGAAGCGATGATTTTCTACAAAACTTTCCACTTGACTTTTCTCTAGAAAATTATCGCTTTTTCCTTTTTTCTCTCTTTAACTTAAGTCATTAGACATAGATTACCCTAAGTGGCGTGAAATACACTTAGAATAAAGAATCTGTGTTTGCTTAAATATTCTGCACAGACAGTATAAATACTCAACAGGCTTAGGTATAGTGACTGTCCATATACCATAATTGCCTTGTTGTACCCTAATCCCAATGCGACTACCAGTCTTCCCCCGAGCTATGTTCGTTTTACCTGGATATGAGCTCAACAATCCAGTTACGCACGGGAATATTGGCCAGAATAACCTCACCTGCCGGCTCTACTTATTGCATCGGCTAGAGCTCACCTTATACGTTTTAGGGTGTAACGGCATCCACCACCTCAAAAGAGGGCTCATCTAAAAGAGATTCACCAGCCCCTCGCTCCCGGTCACAGCATTGGTAGACCATAGGGTTAAAGAACACTAATGAATATTAAAGACTGTTTATATTTAGTTGTATAGGTTAAACTAAACCAAGTTAGCTTAGCAAAGCCTACCGGCCCATTAATCCGATAGGCGAAGCTAAACTTGAAAAAAGTTGCCAAAACTCATTTCCTAATATTAGTATACCACAAGCCACTTCATTTTTCAAGTGTTTTGTTTAATATACTAAACTTTTAACCTAATATTATTATAGCACAAAGCTAACCACTTTTCAAGTTTTAAGTCGTGAAGGTTGTCAGAACAAGGATTACAAAAAATCAAAAGGAGTGATTTAGATGAAACTTAGTACACTAAAAGAAAAAGGTATTGCAAATGAGCAGGAGATTTTGGAACTGGCTATGAACGATGTGGCTGAGGTTACTATGGAGAATGTAGAAAAGGTGCCGCTGACAGCTAAGTCTAAGAGAAAGTTTAAGGATTATTCCGCCCGGGCCAAAGCAAAGAAAGTCCCTTATCAATTCCTGACCGATGAAAATGATAAGATTTACGGTGTAGAGATGGATGTCTCTTTAACTTTTCCATCAGGAAAGGCTGAGTATTCTTATTTAAAGCTGCAGGAAAGCGACTGGGACGAGACAGACTACTACGGCCACACCAAATGTACCTTCAAGGGAAGAACAATCACCACACTCGTGGCTGTAAGCCTAAACACAAATGTCTCCTTCGGCGACTATAACTTCCCGTCCAAGAAGTTGGAACATCAGGTGGCTAAGTTCATTCAGAAGGTAGCAAATAGACTTGACGAAAGAATTAAATCTCAAAAATAAAGGAGTGGTAATTTGCTGTTTTGGATTTTAGTTGCAGGATTTTTGTTCGTTTTGTATAAAAACTATAAGGAGGAAGAAAAAATGTCAAACAATAAAAATAAGAGCGCAGTTGTAAAAGAAGAAACAGACTTTCAGGACAGCCAGGAGTATATTGAGCTAATTAAAAAAGAAACTATAAAAACTGTCGAAGAAGGCAACCTGAAGAAAACAGAGGAGTTAGTCAAGTTGTGGTCGAAAAAGGAAAAACAGATGGAAGCAGCTAAGTCATTTAAAAAGAAATTAAAAGAAAAACAAATTGATAATGACGAGGAAAAGAAAACTATAGGCTATAGATTAGGTAAATCTGTAGGTTCACTATTTTCAGGCTTCAAAGAAGGAGTTAATCAAAAAAGCTAAAGGGAGTGATTTAATGCCAGAATATGAATATATTCCAGAAGGACACAGTAAATTATTAGATAAATGGATGAGTGATGAAAGCCGGATTGTCACCCTGATTGATAATACTAAAGAATATGGTAACTATACAGACAACTCAGCTTTATATATTACAGCTAACCTTAACAAAAACAATAAAATAACAGCTTTCAGAGCTTATTATATCTTCCCGGTACCAACCCCGGGCCAGCAAACAAAGAAAGAATATCAACTGTCCGTAGACATAGACAAAAGATTAAACGAACCAATGAACTATGAAAATTTCAAGCTGATTGTAGGTGGTCTCTGTAAAATATTTGAACGCAGATTTAATCTTTAGACAAAAACACCCCCTGCGGGTGTGATTAGATGCGCATTCTGCTAAAGAAATTCCTTTTTAAACTTCACACACACCATGCAGGTGGGCTACATTTTAGTGGGAGGGGCCTTAAATACTAATTTTTCACTTAAATTTGCCCCTCTTTTTATACTTTACACCGTAAAAAACACCATTTTTTATGATTTACACCGTAAAAAACACCATTTTTTATGTTTCAACCCATAAAAATCACCATAAATTCTAAAATGTAGAATGAAAACAAGCGTATCCGGGCGTACAGAGCGAAGTGACGGAGTATCCTACTCCTAATCGAGCGATGTGGGCTTATTCAAGGGCTTCGGGCGGTATATGAGCCTTTTTTCATCTCCTTAACTCTAATGCTGAGCTGGAGCCTTTAAATATTCCTATATTTCTCCCTTTTTATTCTCTTTAAAGCTCATTTCTATGCTTTTACCCGCATATTACACCATTTTTTATGGTTTACACCGTAAAAAACATCATTTTTTATACTTTACACCGTGGAAATCACCATTTTTAGTGTTTCAAGGCGTAGAAATCAGCATAATCTGTGTTTCAAGCCGTGAAAAACATCATAAACTAGTCTCAAATGATATCCATCCGCATCTCTCTTCTATTTTTCTGGCCTATTTTATGCCGTGGGGCTTTGAAGTGATGTAATTGCCGTTTAAAAGGGCTAAATCGTCCATTCTAGACGCTTAGGCGTTAGAGGAAGGGGGTAGGTAGGCTTTAGCGGGGACTATCTAAATCCGCACAATTAACGTCTCAAATTTAATCTATTTTAGATTGTTTTAAGCTATTTTAGATTGTTTTAAGCTATTTTAGATTGTTTTAAGCTAATCCGCATATTTAACACTCTAAATTAAAAGTTTATCAGCACATTTAAAAGAAGTTTATCCGCACATTTAACTCTAGATTTGAGGGTTTATACTTTTTCTCATTTCAGTTTTTAACTTTTCAATTTCAAATTAGGTTTCACTTTCTTTGTTGTAACAGGGATTATAAGGATAGGTTGTAAGGATAATCGACATACGAAGTTGTAAGGATAATCGACATACGAAGTTGTAAGAATAATCGACATATGAAATAAATATACGAAAGGGGTTTTAATATGTTAATGGAATTAAAAAACGTTGAAGAAGTAGGAAATATTAAGAGTAAAAGTCTTGTAAATAATAAGTATGGCTTAATAGAGGATTCTCGCATATATCTTTTAACTTTAAATGATGATGGTTCTTATACTTGGGAGGATTTAAATTTTATTTTAGGAGAAACTGATACTAACAATAATTTAAAGCATAACAGTATTGAGACTGCATTAGAGTTTGTTATTAAGCGTAAGGAGACTAGGGAATGTATATTATATAGTAGTAATGATATTGATAGTTTGTTATATAAGTTATTAAGTTTAAAAAAGAGAGGGCTTTAGATTTGAATATCTTTTATTTAAGTTTGATTTTGTTTATAATATTAATCTTTATAGAGTTCTTGTTTATATATTTTAATTAATGAGAGGTAGGTGGTAAGGAGTAATTATAGAGATTGTTTGTTTTTATTATTTATCATTCAGGATAAGATGTTTTGGACTGGCCCGGCCGGCTCAGCTTAAATTGGTAAATTATTACATCAACAATAATTATGACTAATTAAGCACTGCTATTATAAGTGCTGGTGTTTTTTTTGTGATTTAGCTTGCTTTTTATTTGTTTATATGTTAAGTTTAGTTTATACAACTAACGAAAGGGGTATTATATGAAGAAAATCATAAGTGACAAAGTTGAGAGTATACCTTTAGATTCTTTAAGTGGTTCTCATTTTGATAGTTATAATTTTGGGGTTATAGAAGATGGTAAAGCTTTTATATTATGCTATGATAGTCATCATAAGAAGTATTACTGGAAAAGATTTGAGAGGTTGAACACTCACAATAGCTATCAGTTGTGTTCTTATAAGAATTATAATGACGTTATAGGTGCTTTGGGGTTGTGGGTAGATGTAGATGACAGTATTAAAAATAATGTTAGTATTTATATGGATAGGTCTTTAACCTCTTTAATTGTTGGTATGTCTAATTATTTTAGTGTTTAATTTTTATCTATCAGGAAAAAGGAGGGATTTTATGTTTCAGAAAGTAGTAGAAGATGTAAATACTGTTACTTTATATGATTTAAGCGGCTTAGAAATAGAAAATAGTCATTATGCAGCAATAATAAATGATGATGTTTATTTTTTAGTTTTTTCAGAAAGAGATGGTTCTTTTCTTTGGAGAGAAGGAAAATATTTATTTGGCAAAGGCTCAGGCTCAGACATAGGCTGTTTTGAGAATAAAAAAAGTGCTGTTGAATATATACAAGGTAAAAACAATAGTATATATAAAAGTGGCTCTGTTATGGAACTGTTAGAAGGTTTATTTGATGTTTTAGCACAGGGGGGAGTTTAAAGATGTTAACAAATTGTGATTTATGTAAGGCAGAAAAAGAGCAGGAAGAGCTTGTTAATATTGACCCTGCTATTACAGAGGATGTGGGTGACTTAAAAAAAGAGTATCAAAACTTTGATGGTATGGTTTGCCCTGATTGTTATGCAGATGAGATGATAACTCTTAAGTTTAGAAAAGAGGATATGCTAAGAGCTAAGGCTCAGACAGTTGCTGAGTATAAGAAGGCTATTACAAAATAGGGGGTTATTATGAGCTATATTAAATTAAAAGAAGAAATTTTTGAAATTGATGGAATGTATAAAGTAAAAGGGTATTCATTTGGAGATTACTGGAACGGATTTGATTGTCCATTTTTTACTGAAGATGTAGCAACAGATATTGTGGAAGAAACTTTAGACGCTGATTTAACTCAGGATTATTTTTTATCTTATGAATATGATGAAGAAAAAGATATGTTTATTTTAGGAACAAGAAATGCCGATTTAGAATTCGAGGCTATATATATAGAAACAGAAGCTGGTAAAAGAATTGCGCTTTATCCTATAGGAAGTTGGATATGGTGCTGGAGTAAGTCTGAAAAACAACCAGATAATCCCAATGTAATTAAAGCTAGGAGGCTGTAAAGATGATAAAGAAAGGTCACAAAGTAAAGATTGATGTTCTGGCACATAAGATAGCTAAGTTGTTATCTGATTATTACTACGACAGTGATACAGCTATATATTTTAACGGCAAAAGATTGCAGTGCTTTACTACTAATGATAGAGGGGGCTGGATAGAAGAAGAAGGTTTTAAAGGCTCTGACTATTGTGACTATGCTAATGATGAATCCATCACGATGACTTTTGAGGGGTGTGGCTCAATATATGATGTAATTAACGGTTACAGCCGAAATTCTAACTTTGCTGAGGCGTTTAATCAGCTTTTAGATAGATACGGTTATTACTATGAGTTGGGCAACGCCTGGAATCTTTCACTTTATAAACTCTAGGAGGGGCAAAAATGGAATATTTTGAAACAGAAGAACACAAGCAAAGTTTATTAGATGATTTTTATAGTATTTACGAAGACGAAGTTTATAATTTTACAGAAGATGTTTTTGAAAGAGGTGTGTTAAATGCTCATTTTGAAAACGAACATGGAGAGCTGAGGTTTTTAACTATAGCCTGTGACAAGTTTGGTAGATTTTTTAATATATCAACATTAGAAGAGGCGCAAGCTACACCAGATGTTGATTATGATAATTTAAGATACAGCAATTTAATTATTATATCACCGTTCAAAGATTACAAAAATATACAGGAGTTTATAAAAGAACAGTCAGAAGAATTTCTTTTCAATAAAGAAGAGGGGGACTTAACAGATGTTAAAGGTTTAAGAAAATATAGTTTTGGTGTTGGATATGCAAGAAAAATTCCTAGAAGATATTTTAAAGAAACAGTTTTGTGTGAAGAACATGAAAAAGGAGCAGAAAAAGTATATTATTTAAAAATAAATGAATAGGGGGTTATTTAATGAAAGCAAGAACTGGTGACCTTCTTAAAGCTGAAGAACTTGTTATTATGCACGGCTGTAACTGTCAAGGAGTTATGGGTGCTGGTGTGGCCAAGCAAATTAAGACTAAATGGCCTGTTGTATTTGAGGAATATAGTAAGTACTGTCCTGATAATAACTTGATAGGTAAAATACAAGCTGTTGATGTCGGCAGTAAGCTTATAATCAATGCTTTCACTCAAGTTTATTATGGTAAAAAGCACAAAAGATTTAATTATAGCAAATTCAAAGAAATTGTTCGTAAAGTCAAAGATTTATGTTTAAAGTATGGTTTTAAGAAGGTCGCTATACCCTGTATAGGTGCTGGTTTAGGTAAAGGTAGTTGGTCTAAAATTAAAAAAATATTACAGAGTTTTGAGGTTGAAGATAAGTTTGAGTTTATAGTATATTCACTATAGCTTATATCAATCAGGAAGAATAAGTTTTTAAAATTCTAAAACAGGAGTGATTTAAAATGGGAGAATTAATTGATTTAAAAAAAGTAAGACAAGATAAGTTTGGCATGGTTGAGTGTGATTTTTACGAAGACAAATACTCTGATAAAATCTATATGACAGCAGAACAGTTGGGAAGAGCTTTAGAGTATTCAAAGCCAAGAAGGGCAATAAATAATTTAATTAGTAGAAACACAAGGCTTAGAGATAAGAAATTTTCAACTGACATCAAATTGATGTCGGTTGAGGGAAGCCGTGAAGTAAAAAGAAATACCAAGGTTTTTACCGAAGACGGAATACTTGAAGTAACATTCTTATCAGGTCAGCCTAAAGCACAGGAATTTAGAGATTTTGCCAGAGAAGTAATCAAAGAATTAAGAAGGACAGGTAAGGTAGTGGTTACAAAAGAAGACTTTAGCAGTGTAGATATTTTACAGACCATGGTTGACGCACTTAGAGAACAAAATGAAAAAATGGATATTATTAAATCACGACAGGATACACATGAAAAAGAATTAAAGCAGGTATCCAGTGCTATTATGGTAGATGATACATCAACTACAAGACAGCAATTTAACCAGGCTGTTAGAGAGTATGCAGCTAAAGCTAAAATTCCTTATAAGTATGCATATAATAAAGTTTATAAAACAATTAATAATAATCGTTGTATGAATCTTCAAGTCCGGGCCAGAAATAGAAGTATGAAAGTTATTGACTATCTACAAGAAAACAATTTATTAGAATATGCACTTAGAATAACAATAAACTTACTTGATGAGGTTAAAAATACAGCTGTATAAGGAGGATAAATAAATGCCAGTTATTATAAGAAAAGGTTTTATAAAAGTCATACCAGAAGAAAGGGTGTATAATATGAAATTTACTGAAGGAGAACCTGTTATGTTTCAAAAAAGAATGAAGGCAACTGTTGTTGCTGTAATTAAGGAGTTTAACAAGCCTTATGGAATTGTCTACACTACCCCAAATAATAAGGACAGAACACTTTTCACAACTGCTGAGCACCTGTCTAAAAGAAAAAATGCAGATGAACTTTCCGTGGGAGACAGGTTTAAAACAAAGAATAAAGACATATATGAAGTTATATTCATAACAAGGGAAGAATGTAAGAATGAAACTGTATATATTGCCAGAATTATTAAAAAGCACGGAATAACTGCACCAACTTTAGACTATATTAGAAAAGTATACCCAAATGATGTCTGCCAAATAATATATTAAGGAGTGATTTTATGATTTGTAGTCTCTGTGGCAAAAGGATAATAACTGATAACTTTGATAAGAAAGAAATGACAATTTGTGATGAGTGCAGAGAGTCTAAGAAAATAAAAAAGTTAAAAATTGAAATAAAAAACACCAAAAAAGATATAAAAAACAAAGGGTCAGAATGGAAAGACGGATATCTTGCGGGATTAAACAAAGCGTTAAAAATATTTAGATAGGAGTGGTTTTATGAGTTACTATTCAAACGAGCGTTTTTATAGAATTAAAGAATACAAAAGATTATCTGGTCACTCAAGACATAAAACTAAAGATATCAATGCTGAAAACATTATAGAAATAGTAAAAGATAACGATAAAGAACTCGGAAAAGTTGTTAGATTACCAGAAGGTTATTGCCACAACCCAATAGAAGAATATTAGACTTGAAAAAAGTGTTATTTGAAAAGAGAGGGGTTATAATAATGAGTCAAGCTAGAAGAGTTTCAACAAGTCCTGATAATAGAATTAAATGTGAGAGATGTGAAAGAAAAGTAATATCTGTAGGTTATGATAGTGGGTTATGTCCTAGCTGTGAATTAGAGATTAGAAATGAGAAGATTAAAGAGTTAGCAAGTAGTTTTGAAGTTTCAGTTGATGAGTTGGAGGATAGAGCAAAGGAATTTGATTTAAAGGTTATTGAGATTGATACCTTTGAGAGTTTAATCAATGATTAAGATGAGTAGGCATAAGGATAAATCCTATAAGTGTAGGATAGTAGATGGAGATGAGCATTTAGGTGAGGAGGGGTATGTAGTATCAATATATGAAGGTATAACTTTTACAGCATGTATAGTTTCAATAGATAGTTCGGAGGAGCCTCTATTTCTACCATTTGATTATATAGAGGGGGTGTAGAATGTTTGATATATTATTAGATTTATTTAGACCTAATAAAGAAGAAAAAGGTATCATACTATTAAAAGAGGAACCAGAATATAAATATACATCTATAGAAGGTAAGAAATATAGGAGATGTTGGATACAGACTGGACCATATTATGGACAGGGAGATAAACCTAGAAGGTCTTGGGCTTATATTAATAGAGATTATTGTTCTAATTATTATAGAGAGTTAAATATTAATGTAAGTAGAGATGGATGTAGTAAAGAGAAAATAGATAGGTGCTGGAGGGATAGCGATGAATATTTTCAGTAATGAAGAAAAAGATGTATGTCAGGAATGTGGATATATAGGCAAGGATTTTCCAGAAATGACTAGAAAGAATGGTCTTATATTTTGGACTGTTAAGGAGACTGTAAAAAGATGTCCAGAATGTGGTAGCTTAGAAGTTAGAGATTTAGCTAGTTGTTTAGAGGAGATAGTATCGGATAAGATTAGATATGAATAAAAAGAAGAGAGATAATCTAATTTGTCGTCAACAACTTAATACTTTCGAGGTTATCGGCAACAAATATGAAAATCAAGAGTTGAAGATTTTATCGAAAATGTATTAGATGAGCATTTAGAAATGGACAAAGAATTTGAGGGTATAGCTGAAATGATTGAATATAGACCAGAAAATGCACCGAGGGAAGTTTTAAATGAACTATTAGATGATATTAAGGATATAGCTGATAATAATTATGGAAAATGGAGGAATGTAGAAGATGTTGAAGAATTGCTCAAAAAGGAGGAAGGATAATGTATAATATTAAATTAAGAAAAAATGATGATAGCTACACAGCGATAATAGAAGCTGATTTCAGCATAAATAAAATACATGAAAAAAGTAAAAACAAAATGGCTATTAACATAACTGCCAATGTTAAAAGTATGCAGCAGGCATATAAGGATAAGCTTAATGAGATGGCTGGAATGCTTGAATATAATAAAAAAGAGGAGCGTGATAACTTTAATGAGGCACTTCAGGAATATGTGGACTATCATATCTTAGAAGCTTTATCGATAGAGAAAACTCCTTTAAGGATTATCACAGATGATGAGGGTAAACCTATTGAGGTTGAGGGTTTAGAAGATGATGTTGATTATAAGTTAATTGTTGAGGAGGATAATAATGAATAGCAAAAAAAAGGCTGTTGAGTTTCTAAATAATATCGGCTATGAATGTGAGTATGACAGTGAAAAAGATGATATTCATATTTGGAAACAGGTATCTCCATTTTTTAAGTTAATATATTTTGATACAAATATAAAAGCCGAGCCTGACCCTAAATTTGAATTAAATATAGGAACCATGAATTTAGATTTTGAATCACAAAAAGCTCATATAAAAAGACTAAACTCTTTAATTGAAGTTTTAGATAAAATAAAAGAACTTGATGAAATAAGAGTTTTATAAAGAGGTGGTAAGTTTGTTTTATGCTCATAAATATATTGATGGAGAACATTATAAAAAGCTTGAGGAGTGGTTTGACTACCAGAGAATTTATAAGCTTATTGATTTTTATGAAAATTATGAATTAAATAATAAAAAAGCCTGTCTTTATTATATAGGCAGGCACTCAGAAAAAGAGAAAGCCTCTTTTGATAAAATTATATCAATTTATATATATCCAACACCAGACAATAAAGAATATAATTATATGACGACAGTTTACGACGAATTTATGGTGGATAATATATCTATAAAAAATGCTGAGAAAATAATATCATGTGTTATAGAAAATTTGGGAGAAATTTAGTTTAAAAACTTGCTTAGTTGTGTTTTGTATGATAAACTAAATGAAGGGAGTTGAGAAAATGACTGTCATTCTTGCTGCTATTTTATTTCTATCAGCAATAGCAAACTTTTTTAGCGGTAATATATTGGTTGGAGTAGTTGCCTTACTGCTTGCAATAGGAGCTGCTGGAGCTTAGAAAGGAGTTAAGATGAGTACTAACTTTAAAAGTATACTTTATTACACGGCAAAACTTCAGGAAATTAGAGAAAAAATAGATGAGGCCTTCAAAGAATATGAGGACTCAGGAAAAGATAGTTATGACAGATACAGTTCTGAAGAAGCTTTAATGAAGTATGGAGCTCAAGCTCAATCTCTAAAGGCTAAAATTAAATCTTTACAGCGTAAGACAAAAATCTCTTAATAGGTGGTGGTCTATATTGATTTGATTAGAAAGTTTGGTGCTAATTTATTTTATTTTATTGTTGGGCTTTTAGCTTCAGCTTTTATTATTGTTGCTATGGGAGTGGTTACGGCAGAGTTTTTTGAAATGATAGAGTTTTTATGGAGCTTAATACCATTTACTATCCCTCTATCAGGACAAAATGCTGTTTTATTTTTAATTATTGTGTTTTTTGTTTTGTTTTTTACCTATTGTTTTATAGAAATTGGTAAAGACGTCGTTAAGAGTATTAAGAAATTAAAAAACTAAAAGGAGTGGTTTAAAATGTTAAACAGAATAGTATTAATTGGAAGATTGACAAGAGACCCGGAGCTTCGCTATACATCTAATGGAACTCCAGTATGTAATTTTACACTGGCGGTAGAGAGAAACTACACTAATCGTGATGGAGAAAGAGATGTGGACTTCATCAATATCGTAACCTGGAGAGGTCTTGCAGAAAGCTGTGCTAAGCACCTTGGTAAAGGAAGACTTGTAGGAGTTGACGGTTCACTGCAGATTAGGAACTCAGAAAACAACGGCCGTAAGTACATCAACCCTGAAGTAAGGGCTGACAATGTACGCTTCCTTGACTTTGGAGATAATAACGGTGGCGGAAAGTCAAGCAGTAACTCAAATAAGGGCTCTTACAACAATAATAATAACTCACAAAACCAAAATCAAAACCAGAACCAAAGTTCACAATTTAATGATGACGACTTTGACGTACCGTTTTAGGCAAAAAGGCGGGGCCTTGTGCCCTGCCTTAATTCTTTTTTAGGGGGTAAAAAAATGAAAGAAATAGAAAAGAAATTTATTGTCAGCAAAAATTATGAGTTTCCTGCTGAATATAAAAGTTATGATATTATGCAAAAGTATTTACACATAGACTCTATTTCTGAAATTAGAATCAGACAAAAGCTTCATTTCAACAAGAAAGGAAAGTTTACTAAAAAGACTCAAAAGATAACTATCAAAGAAGGTAGTGGAGATATCAGAGAAGAAACAGAAATCAGTATCTCGCCATCATTATTTGATAATCTTTGGGAAGTAAACAACAAAAGGGCTATTCATAAACTCAGGTATCTAATACCATATAAGGGTAAAATTATAGAAGTTGATGAGTTTCCTTTATATGATAACTTTCCTATTTTTGCTGAAATTGAATTTGACAGTAAGGAAGAGATGGAAAATTTTGAGTTTCCATACTGGTTTGACAGGGAGACAAAAGTAAAAAACAAGGATATTTTTATGTTTATTAACAGCTATGAGGCTGATAAAGATATAAATGACATATTGTAATGAAGGTATGAAGTTAAGAAGCTATATTTCTAGCTCCATATATTCATAAGTTCACAAGAAGCTAAACTAATATCCAAAAAATAAAAAGAGAGGAATGATAAAAGCTTAGCTAAAAGGAGGATAAAAAATGAAAAATGCAGTTGTAATTTGTAGAACAGAGGACAAAAAGCATCATTTAATTTTAGAAGAGGGAGAAGTTGTTAGAGTTGTAGGAAGAAGCAAAAATAAAGTAAAAGTAAATACAGAAGATGGTAAAACATTATGGTGTAACTTCAGAAATTTAAGTGAAAAATTAGTATTTAGGGGTTAAGGAAAATTTCAAAGGGGTTAAAAGGCCATATTTATTATGGCCAGAAATTATATTTATTTTATATTATTTGAAAAATGTAGTGAAGTATGATATAATAAACTTAACAGATAAACAAGTCATTGGTGGCGGAATAAGTAGACGCTATAATGGTAAGGCATTCGGTGGGAAACATAATAACCAGAGGGGCATATGCTTACACAATTAAAAGCAGCTCTGCAACATGCGAATGTTCATGTGAGGTGTAAACCCTCACCCATGACATTATATATATGCCGGTTCGGGAAACTACAGGTTAGTTACCTGCCCTGCCGGCTCCAAAATTTAAAGGAAGAGTGTCCGAGTGGTTTAAGGAGACAGTTTGCTAAACTGTTACCGACAGGTTCAGGGGTTCAAATCCCCTCTCTTCCTCCATTTTTTCGGGAGATAGCTCAGCAGGCTAGAGCAGCTAAAATATGTCTTGTATAAGGTATTAACAGCAATCACATCCCATTAAAGGAGCGTGTCGCAGGTTCGAATCCTGCTCTCCCGGTCATTTTTAGTCGCAGTGATAGTTTTTGGCAATTTAAACTATCTTCAAATAAATGCGACAGAATTAAGATTCCTCTACAAAATTGCCAGAGGGCTTAATTCAAAATTAATCTGTCAGCAACATGTAAACAGCCTGGCTACAATATTAAAAACAAACTGCCAGGCTTAGGAAATACATGGAAACAACTGCCGAGCTCTGTGGGCTAGCTGTTGCGACGGGTTAATTTACGGTGAGGTAGCCAAGATGGAAAGGCTCCGGCGCAAAAAGAAAGTGTGACTAGTTTAGTCACCAACAGCAATTCTTCTATGTCAAGCCGGGATTCGCGGGTTCAACTCCCGTCCTCACCAATTACAATTTTTCGAAGGGTAGCTCAACTGGTAGAGCAGCTAAAATATATGCTTAGTTTTAAGCGTTAACAGCAATCAATTTTCCTTGAGGAGGAGCTTGCTGCAGGTTCGAATCCTGCCCCTTCGACCATTTTTTAAGGAGAGATTCTCCTAATGGCAAAGGTACCGGCCAAAATATGTTTAGATTAAACATTAACAGCAAAAAAAGTGAAAAGCCGGCGGTCGATGACCATGGTGGTTCGAATCCACCACTCTCCACCAACTTTAGGAATTAAAGATTAATTTTTTGTAATTTTTAAAGACGGCACACAGCAACCAAACTATTATATAATAAAAGACGAATAAGGCTGACACTTTTTTATCCCTGAGCCGTCTTGTTATAGATTTTAGGCACTAGAAAACCTAGTAGGCTTGCCCCTATGGATGAATAGTACCTAATTTTGAAGTAACTCATTGTAATATATAATATTAGTATAGGAGGTGAAGATAATGATTAAGAAGTTCAAGCCAATCAACAAAGCATATAAATTTAGAATTTATCCTAATCAAGAACAACAAGAGTTAATTGATAAAACAATAGGTTGTAGTCGATTCATCTATAATGAATTTCTGGCAAAGTCTAAAGATAATCAATATAAATCTTATTCTAAAAACTCTAAAGAGTTAACTCAACTAAAGAAAGAATATACTTGGCTTAAAGAAGTAGATTCTATAGCATTACAACAAAGTCTTAAAGACTTAGATAGAGCTTTTAAAAACTTCTTTAGTGGTAAATATAACTTTCCTAAGTTTAAGTCTAAAAGAAAAGCTAGATTATCTTATCGCACTCAAAAATTTATTAGACCTAGTGGTAGCACTAACATTGAGATTAATGATAATAAAATCAAACTACCTAAGCTATCTTGGGTTAGATTCGCTAAATCTAAAGAGGTTAAAGGTAAAATTAATAATGTTACAGTTTCTAAATCTAAAGTAGGCAAATATTATATCTCAATTAATGTTAGTCAAGTCTTAGTAACTACTGTTAAAGACAATCAAGGTGAATTAGGATTAGATTTGGGTATTAAAGACTTTCTAACTACATCTAATGGTGAACATATATCTAACCCTAGACACTTATCGAAATATCAAGATAAACTAGCTAAACTACAAAGAAGATTAGCTAAAAAACAGAAATTCTCTAACAATTGGTATAAACTTAAAAAGAAAATTGCCAAAGTGCATACTAAAATCAAAAATGTAAGATTGGACTTCCTTCACAAATTATCTACTAGATTAGTTAAGGAGAATCAACTGCTAGTCATAGAAGATTTAAATGTGAAGGGGATGATTAAAAATTCTAAACTGGCTAAACATATCGCAGATTGTAGCTGGTCTAAGTTTACTACTATGCTTGAATATAAAGGAAAATGGTATGACTGCATTTTACACAAAGTAAATCGCTTTTTTGCTAGTAGTCAAACTTGTAATATATGTGGTACTAAAAACCCTAAAGTCAAAGATTTGTCTGTCAGAGATTGGACTTGTAGCTGTGGTGCAACTCATAACAGAGATACAAATGCTAGTCTAAACCTCTTAAAACAAGGTAAATTAGACTTAGGACTTAGATAGATTACATACTGTCGGACTGACAGGAATTTACGCTTTTGGAGAGAGCATAAGACCTAACTTAATCTGATTAAATAATTAGCTTTAAGTAGGCAATTCTCGTTGAAAAAAGAATCCCCGCAGGCTTGCCTCGGGGTAGGTCAATAAAGGGCGATATCTTGGTGTTAGTTTATCTTTATGATTTTGTTCATTATAATATATTCTTTCGAACTTGCCGGTGCTTTTAAACCCGGTTAATTTTGTATAAAGAGGTGTAAAAATTGTTTATAGCAGAAGTTGGTATTAACCACAACGGAAATTTAGAGTATGCCTATGAGTTAATAGATATGGCATATAAAGCTGGAGCAGATGTAGTTAAATTTCAGAAAAGAAACCCTAAAAAGTGTGTGCCCAAAGACCAGTGGCATAAAAAGAAAAAAACACCGTGGGGTGAGATGGACTATATTGATTATAAATACAGAATGGAATTTGGTTATAGCGAATATGTAGCACTGAATGCTTACTGTCACAAGCTGGGAGTTAAATGGACAGCAAGTGTATGGGATATTGAATCTCTTGAATTTCTAACTGATTTTAATGTGCCGTTCATAAAAATTGCTAGTGCCTCAATCACAGATATGAAGCTTTTAGAAGCTGTAAGAAAGACAGGAATCCCTGTAGTTTTATCCACTGGTATGAGTACAGAAGAAGAAATTGATAAAGCAGTTAATGTTTTTGAAGGATATGAAGATAAGTTAAGTATCATGCACTGCAACAGCAGTTATCCATCAGCTGAGAATGAGCTTGACTTAAGAATAATTGAAAGACTTAAAGAAAAGTATCCTTTAAATATTATAGGTTACAGCGGCCACGAAAAAGGGATTCAACCGACAATAGCAGCTAAAGTTTTAGGAGCTGAGATAATTGAAAGACATATCACTCTAGATAAGGATATGTGGGGCAGCGACCACAGTGCAAGTCTAGAATACAAAGAGCTAAAAGAGCTTATCGACAATCTTAACAGAGTTGATAACTGGCTCGGGAGTGATAATATTAAAGTTTATGAATCTGAAGAAAAAGTAAAAGAAAAACTTAGAAAATAAAAATCTTAAAGGCGCCAACAGCAAACTTACTAAATCAAACTTCCAATTTGAATCCAATAGTAATGGTGCCTTGTATATATGGCAGTATAGCTCAACTGGTAGAGAGCAAACAAAGTTAATGGGCATAGGCCGGCGGGCCCTTACAGCAAACTACAACTAACAATTCTATGTAAAAGAAAAGACGTAGGTTCAAATCCTGCTACTGCCACCATCAGCCGGCAATTAAATTAAGTTAACCAACACTCCTTTCAAATTAAAGACAGATGCAGCAACCAATTCTTATGAAGGTATCATAAAACCCGCGAAATGCGGATACTGTCTTGTAGTAGAGTCTTAGGAATTAAATTTAGGCACAATCAGCAACCAAATCAAGGACTGTAAATCCAACAAAATATGTGCCTAGTATAAAAACAAAAGGGGGATTATTAATATGTCAAATAAATTTTTAGACGCAATGGAAGATAAAGTTAATTACACAGCAACAGAAAATGGTGCAACAGCAAAACATACAACTAAAGATAACCTACTCGATTTCTTTGCTCAGGTGGGAGCTTTAAGAAACAGGAATAAAGAAGATATTATAAGGCTTTTTGATAAGGCTTTAACAGAAGATGACCTTCTAGCAGTAAAAACTCTTTTTTATGCCAGAAATGTTAGGGGTGGGCTAGGAGAAAGAAGAATATTTAGAGTTATTTTAAAATATCTGACACAGGTAAAGCCTGAGGTAGTTCTAAAAAACTTAGAACACATACCTCATTATGGTCGATGGGACGATTTATATGCCTTATTTGATACAAGACTTGAAGGCTATGCAGCAAACTTTATGAAAGCCCAGTTCTTTAAGGATATCAATTCTGAAAAACCAAGCTTATTAGCAAAATGGCTTAAATCAGAAAATGCAAGCTCAGACGAAACAAAAAGACTTGCCAGAAAGACCAGAAAACATTTTGAGATGACCGCAAGAGGATATAGAAAAACACTTTCTAAGCTGAGAAAGAAAATAGGTGTTGTCGAAAGAAAAATGTCTAATAATGACTGGGAAGATATTGACTACTCATCTGTTCCTTCAAGAGCACAAATGATTTACAATAATGCTTTTGAAAGACATGACCCTGAAGGCTACCATGAATATATTGAAAATGTTAAGTCTGGAGAGGACAAAATTAATGCCTCAACTTTATATCCTTATGATTTAGTAAGAAAAGTTATCGGTCATGGTTGGGGCCATTCAGTTTCTGAAAGTGAAAGAGATGTTTTAAATGAGCAGTGGAAAGCATTACCTGATTATATCAATGATAAAAATGAAAATTCTATTTGCGTTGTAGATACTTCAGGCTCTATGATGAGCTCAGATGGGTTGCCACTTCATATTGCCCTTTCATTAGGATTATATATGGCAGAAAGAAACTCAGGACCCTTTAAAGATAGGTTTATTACCTTCTCTGCCAGTCCTGATTTAGTAAAAGTAGAAGGCAGTGATTTTGTGCAGAAAATTAAGAACATGAGAAGAGCTCACTGGGATATGAATACCGATATCGAAGCTGTATTTAATCTTATTTTAGATACTGCTATAGAAAATCATCTCCATCAGGATGAAATACCTCAAAAGTTATACATTATTTCTGATATGGAATTTGACCAGTGTACAAATAATAGTTATGGACTTAGTTCTCGTAACAAAGTAACTAAAACACTTTTTGAAAAGTTAAAGGAATCATTCAAATATTATGGCTACAAAATGCCGGATTTAGTCTTCTGGAATGTTGAAGCAAGAAATGAAGTTTTTCAGTTTGACAAAGACGAAAGAGGATTCCAGCTTGTAAGCGGAGCTTCTCCAGTTGTTTTTGAGCACACAATGAAGGGTGAGTTTGTTTCCGCCTACGACTTGATGCTCGATGTAATCACAGACGAACAGTACGATAGAATTACAGTTTAATAAAATTACTAAGGCAGGCCTTAATCGGTCTGTCTTTTTTTTATTGGGGTGAAAAAAATGGATAAAGAGTTTAAGTATGCAAAAGTGCTGCCACAAGAGCTAGATAAGACAATATTTGGCTTTTACGTAGAAAAAAATAAAAAAATATTAGAAAAAGACTTGAATAATGAAGTGAAGTGTAGTAAACTAAACTTAAGATAGTAAATAGGAGGTTTTTATGGAGTTAGGAGAAAAAATTAAATTTAAAGAATATCTAAAAAAGAAACCTTATGTAAACTCTTATTACAGCAAAATCGACAAGGACACCGGGTATTTGAAGTATGACACTATAGAACTTGAAGAATTTAAAGAAGGCATATTTTGTGGCTATAGAACAATAGGTTATAGGGGCTATACCACACAAAATGATTATGGAATGGATTATAACCCTTTAGAAAATAAAAAAATTGCACTAATAGCATGTGACACTCGTGGTTTTTATAGAGTAGATACAGAAAAAATAATAATGGAGTGATTTGATGGATAAAGATAAGTTAGAGGAATTAAGAGAGTACAATAAAATTTATATTTTAGGCAGTAGTAGCAATCAAGAGATTACAAATTACAAAGAAGATGAAATTGTAATTGAAGAAAAAATTGACGGCAGTAACTTTAGGTTCTGGAGAGAAGGAGACAGGATTGTATATAGTTCCAGAAAAGTTAAAGATGTCAGACCTCGTGATGGATGGGGCAAACAGATTGAATACCTAAATAAAAAGCTTGATGTAAATGCTCTTGGCAGAGATATTATTTATGTCGGAGAGGCAATGAAAAAACACATAGTAAATTATGATTTTGATAATTATCCACCATTTATAGGGTTTGACCTTCTGGATAAAGAAACTGGAATGCCACTTGATTATAAAGTCGCCAAAAAGACTTTTGAAAGTCTGGGTTTAGAATTTGTAAATATCTTATTTGAGGGAACAATGGAAGAATATCTTGGGATGGACAGAGATAAACTTTTAGAAATTTCTAAGTACAACTCAAAAAAGCCTGAAGGTTATGTTATTAAAAATTATAACAGGTTAAGCCAATACAATGAGCCTCTATTTGCCAAAGTTTTAAATGATGAGTATTTGGAAAGACAAAAAGCTAAAGCTAAAAAGCCAAAGCCTAAAGAAACAGACACTCCTTTAGCAGTTGAGCTTTATGTAAATGAGGCGAGAATTAAAAAGATGATAGCTAAAATGGTTGTTGATGAAGGACATAAACTTGAAAGAACGCTAATGCATAAGCTTATCCCGAGAGTTATCAAGGATTTTTTAAGAGAAAATATTCTTGAAATCTATGAGGATAATAGAATAAAAGATGTAAACTTTAATATTCTACACAAAGAAGTTCCAAAAAGATGTATTAAAGTTTTGGATAAGATGATTGAAAGTAATGCATTCTAAAAATAAATAAGGAGGTTAAAATGCCTGATTATTTTAAAGAATATACAGCTGATTATAAAGGAAATAGTGAGTGGTACTGTCAAAAAGAAAAATGTATATCCTGTAAATTCAGCTACGGGCCCTTGAGTTTTAAGCAGGACTCAGTAATTAATTTAAGGTGCAAAAGGCCTACGGTAGATTGCGAGCATGAATTTTTAAACAAAATAGTCCTAAAGAAAATAGTAGATAAAAAGCGCGTTAAAAGCGACAATCCTTTAATGGTCAAATATCAATATGTTGTGGAGGAGGAATAAAAATCAGCTACAAAAAAATGTGGTCTTACTTCAAGGAAGACCTAAAAGATGTAATCTCTTACAGTCACCGCTTTAAAAACAGCGACTATGATGCAAATGGGATTACAGAATCCGTTGCAAGAAGGTTAATGTTTCAAATGGATACTTATGAAAAACATATAGGTAAAAAAGCAGAAATTACAGACTATAGACTAAAAGGTTGGGACTGGGGTGAGCTCTGTGACAAATTTGGGCTTGAAGATTATGAAGTTCCAAAAGGTAATAGAGGTAATTATATGCATCTTAAAGTTGAAGGCACTTTAGAATATAACAAAGTGATTCATTATCTTGAAGACAGATGGATGGAAGATAATGAGATAGTAGAGGTATTAAAAGGCCATTTAAGGTCTATGATACCTGATGAAGGGCCTTATACTCACTATGATGCAGTCTGGAACGCTATGCTTGATATAAAAGACAATACGGTATTTATGCAGTTTGTATTTGCACTCTTAGGACACATGTGGACCTAAAACTATAAATGGAGGAAATTAAAATGGGATTAATAAAATCAAAACAATTTGCCAAAAGAGCTGACTACTGGGAAAGAAACGGGCTTAATGTAATTTACTCAGAAAAGTTTTATATTCTTAAAGGAAACAGAAAGAAAAGAAGATTAACTCAAAATAAATTTAATAAAATTAAAGCAGACTTTATAGAAAACATTAAAAACATGAAGGAAGTAAAAGAAGAAAATACACAATCTCAATTTGATGATATATGCCAGCTTGAAACAAAGCTAGAAACCATAGTAGGACAATATATTGACTCATATGGAGACTTAATTGAGCAGGACATAGAACAAGACCCATCAACTATAAAACCTGTAAAACACGCCAAAAACAAACTTAAATAAGGAGAGTTCAAATGGATATTATCTATATGATTTTAGGAGTTTACTTTCTTGGAGTGATTGTAAATAGCTTTATAGTTTTAGTTTTAATCGCAAACCACAAAAGAACTCATATCGTAACATCTGTTAGTGAGAGTTTTGATTTTTTAAAGATGCTTAAGTTTGTATTTTTAAGCTGGTACTCATTTGATAAGGCAGTTGTTAAAGTTTTAAATAGTTAAAATAGTTAAAATAAATTAAAAGGAGTAAACTATGAGTACTATTTTTTTAGATATAGATGGAGTTTTAAATTCAACTAAATCTATAGAAGAAAATTATCTTAAAGGAAACAAAGTTGATGCAGCTAAAATTTTTATACCTCAATCTGTATTTTTAATAAATATGCTTACAAGTGTAAAAAGTGCAGATGTAGTAATATCAAGTACGTGGCGTTACAACATGGAAAAGGTTATAAAAGTTTTTAAAAAAAACAATCTAAAAACAAGAAATATAGTTGGGAGAACTCCCTTTTTAGAATCTACAAGGGGTGCAGAAATCAAAAAGTATTTAAAGTCAAATAAAAATATAAAAGATTTTATAATAATTGACGACGATAAAGATATGGAGCCATTTTTAGATAAACTAGTACACATAAAAAGAGAAACGGGTTTTGACAATCATGATTACGTTAAATCTTTAAAAATGTTAGGTGGTAAAAATGTACCAGAAAAAATGTCCAAAGTGTAAGAAATAAAGCCACTTGGCAAGTAAAGGTGGTAAGTGGATATGCCCTTACTGTAATGAGGATTTAACAGATATTGAAACAATAAAAAAGGGGTGAAAAAATGTTTTTAGCAAAAGGAGTTTATAGGGATTGTAATATAGATGACTTTATAAATGGAGAACTTCCAAACACAGGCTATTCAATTGGTTGGGATGTTGACTTTAAGGCAAAAACAAAAGAAGATTTATTTAAAAAAATAGCCAATTTTCACGATATAAAAATAGAAAATATTTATACTGAAGACGGAAGAATTTATATCCAAAAATATGAAATTCCAAATCCAAGAGGTTGGAATGATGCCACAGAAGAAGATATGAGGTTATGGGAAAAAGGAAAAAAAGAATTATTTTTGGTTGATTATGTTTATGACTTATTTGAAAAAGTATCTTAATATAAAAATTACAAATAATAAAAGGGGGTGATTCCAATGCTCTTTAAATAAAGATAAAGCTATCATAATATATACTAAAAAATATAGCAAATATAATAGGAGGTAGAATTTGTGAAGCACGCCCAAGTAAGCCAGGAATTCCTACAGTCAGTATTTCAAAACAAGAAAATAAGCTCAAATGGCTACGATTTAGAGGATGGATATTATCATATATATGCTTATGATAATTTGCAATCCCTATCTGTCGATTCAAAAAGTTATGATGGGTTTCCAGCATCAACTTATTTTTATCCGGCAGGAGCAATAGTTTATTATAATAACGGAATGGTAGAAATTGTCGACCACAATATATCAATTAATGGTCAGACAGGAAATAACCCATATCAGTGGGCCACAATTGATGCTTTATTAAGAGACAATATTGAGCTTGTAATACTTACAGGAGTTGCTGGAAGTGGTAAGACTTTCTTGTCACTTGCGTATGCACTTTCAAAAGTAGAAAACAGTCAATACAACAAGATAGTTTTATCAAGACCTAAACAAACGCTAGAAAGAGATGAGGGGTTTCTCCCTGGTGGAGAAGATGACAAAATTATGCCATATATGATGCCATTTTATGATAATGCCCGTTCTATGGGAGCAAGTCAGGATTTTCAAAGAATGGTAAATAGAGGCGAAGATACATTCGGTATTACTTTTCAGCCTTTGGAAAAAATTAAAGGTAGAAGTTTTGAGAATACAATTGTTATTGTTGATGAGGCCGAAGACATGCGATATAGAGAAATAGAGTCTCTTTTAACAAGGCTTAACAATTCAAAGGTTATTATTTGCGGCGATATCAAGCAAATAGATGACAAAACATTTTCAAAAAACAACATACCTTTAACATATGCAATACAAAAATTTTATGGACAGGATTTTGTCGCTCATATAGATAATCCTATCACTTCTAGAAAAGGTAAAGTAACTCAATTTGTTATTAAAAACTTTTCTTATGAAGAGTATAAAAAAGCAAATTAAAACTTAGGGGCGGGTTAAACCGCTCCTTTTTAAAGTTAAGGAGGTTAAAAATGCAAAAAATAAAAGTTTATTATATTAAACATCCACCAGAAGATGACAGAGAGAGAGGAACTGAAGTTTGGCAAAGGTATTTAAGAATGACAACAGGTTATAGAGAAGAAAAAGAGATTCCTTTAAAAAAAGATTACAGAAAAGTTTTAGAATTTGAGCTGGATAACGATATTCCCGAAAATACAATTTTAAATAAACTCTGGCATGATTGTCAGAATTTAGACTATCATGAGAATGCAGTAAAGCATGACCGTTCAATGATGGTTGGTGACGTTATCCAAATAGATGAAAAAGTATTTACTGTTGCTAGTATAGGGTTTACTGAAACTGAATGGTATTAAGGGGGTGTTTAAATGTTTACAGAATATGGTTCAGAAGATGATGAGGTTTTTATCACAACAACAGTTACCAGAATGGAAATAAGAAACGAATTTAAACAATATGGAGTGGAAAAAGTTCCTATGGAGCTTGTTGAAGAAGTCTTAGATGTTTACTGTATGGATAAGGATATTGACGGTTTACTTTCAGAAAAACCTATTGCTAGTTTAGGTCAGGTTATAAAAGAAGTCGCAGAATACTATAAAAAGGAAATTTCAGATGACGAAATTTAATGAATATATAAAAGAAATAAGAGAGAAGAATAAATATGACCCTAGGCGTGACTTAGTAAAGGATTCAAAACTCTGGTATATACTCTTAAATATTGCCGAAAGAAAGGATGAAAATCTATACAATATCTTACACGGTTTAAGATGTGTTGGAGCCAGACTTTTATATAAAAACAAAAAACTACAAATGGTACAGGGTAAAGAAATAGAAAATTCAAGTTGGGAGCAGTACAGGACAGACTGGCTTTTTCCATATGCAAAAAATGTAAAAGAAATTTTTAGTGATGCAGAAAGATACATTCAAAAATCCAAAAAATAATTTAAAGGGAGAGATTTTTTATTATGAAAAGACAAAGATTACCACACAGACATGACATTAATTTTTTATCACCAGACGGAAAAGTAGCAAAAGCTAAAGGATTTATTTCACTTTATAATAATGGGATTATTTACATTAATAAGGAACTTTCAAAACATTTTGACAAAAATACAAACTTTATGAAAATTGGAATAGATGAAGACAGAAAACTACTTGTTCTTCAGCCTTCCAAAACTCCAATCAACTCTTTTAAGGTTGAAAAACATGGCAATACAATGATGGTTAGGCACGTACCAACAAGAAGATTAAAAATAGCTATAAAAAACAGACTAGAAGTATATGCTACTAAAGATGGTTTTTTAAGTTCACTAATATAATTTAAAAAAGCCCCGGGCTTTATGCTCGGGGCAATAAAAAAGGGGGTTAAGAATGAGATTTAAAGCAGTATTATATGTAGATGAAGAAGTTGTTGTAGATGCAGCTGATTTAGTTGATGGAAATTATGAAATTGATGATGGTTTAATAACTGACTCTATTTATAGTGAAATGGAGTGGGCTAATGGTGTTCATATAGAAAGCCTGGAAAAGATAGAGGAGGAATAAATAATGAAACTTATAACTAAAGAGCTAGAAAAGAAAATTGCTGGCCCTGGCGAACAGGAAGATGTTAAAGACCCAATAGTTTATATTTCATTTTTTCACGGAATAAGTCCATGGCGGTGGTACGCAACAGAATATGACCCTGAAAGAAGAATGTTTTTTGGTTTGGTATGCGGCAATGAAAATGAGCTCGGCTATTTTTCTCTTAATGAGCTTGAAAGTGTTAATGTAAAAGGATTCAAAATTGAGAGAGATTTATACTTTGAGCCCAAAAAGTTAAGTGAAGTAATAAAAGAAAGAAAAAAACTTGAAGACACAATCTCAGATAATTTTCCGGACTGGATATACGAGGAGAGTGAAGATAATGAATAAAAACAATAAAGTTTTTAATAAATGTCTTGATTGTGGACTTGTTTCAAAAAAAGCAATTTGGCTATGGAAAAATGAAGACAGAGACATAATACATTCAGATGTTGAAATAAATGAAGAAGGTTTTTTTGACTTGGATAAAATAATTTATGTAGCTGGAGGGCCTGATTCAAAAAATGCAGAAAATATAGCTGATGGTGATGCAATATGTCCAGAATGTAAAAGCCTTTATTATGTAGCCGCAGACAAATCTGAAGTAGAAACATACTTTAAAAAAAGAAAAAAAGAGGGAAACTAACGGAGTGGTAATATGATAATTTTTGATTTAAATGATAAAGATGAGCTGGTTGTGCAGCCTACAGGAAGCAGGAATCAATTTTTTAAAGCACTTGATTATATAAAAAGTATAAATGGAAGCAGCTACAACCCTGATATTAAGGAATGGACAATACCTAAGAACATGTCAAACATTAAAAGGATACAAAATAAATTTATGACAGGCTCAAATTATGACATTTATGAATTGTCGGGTACCAAAGCTCCATATGTTAAGACTTCTGCTGATATATTCCTAAAAGAAATAGATGGAAATATAAAAAAGTTTATGAGAGACAAAGAAATTAACAGTTTGAACCTGACCTTGAAGGATTTTCAAAAACTTGGCGTTTCTACAGCAATTCATTTTTTAGAAAAAGAAAACGGATTTTTAATAGCTGATGACATGGGGCTTGGTAAAACGATTCAGGCTCTCGCAGTAATCAACAGTTTAAAAAAGAGAGGTAAAATAAAAAAGGTTCTTGTCAGCTGTCCTAAAAACGTAAAGCTACAGTGGGGGCATGAAATAGAAAAATTCTCTGATTTAACCTTCACAGTTATAGATGGTTACAACAGAGATAAGCGATTTGAATGTTATGATGAAGATTCTGATATATTTATTATCAATCATGACTTGCTTATCAGCGATGATGATTTTGAGATGATTAAAAAGAAAATAAAGCCAGATTTAGTCGTGGCCGATGAAATTCATTACTTTAAATCTCACGGAGCACTAAGAACTAAGGCTATTAAAAAATTAAAACCTAGATATCGCCTTGGGCTAACAGGTACTCCTATGCAAAACAAGCCTGTTGATGTACACAGTATATTTGAATTCTTATTACCTGGCTATTTGGGTAAGATAACAGATTTCAGAAAAGAATATGTATTATTTGATTACACCAGAGGTTATCCTGTATCTTACAGAAATCTTTTTGACTTGAAGAAAATTGTAGGCAAAAGAATGATTAGAAGAAAATCGGATGATTTAGATGAAGAATTACCAAAACCACATCACAGAATACACCTTGTAGAACAGGATATTCAGCAGTTTAGGGTTCATGAAGAGATAGAGCAAATGATAGATGGAGCAAAGCTTGAAGCTGATTCAATAGCTGACTCTAAGATGAAGAAAAGCAAAAAAGAAAAAGAGATGGAAGAGATTAGCGGTAAAATTATGGGACTTAAAAATATACAGGCTTCAGCAGCAGATGACTTAAGAACACTATCGATGTCAGAAGAAGTCTGGATACAGAAGCTTGTAAGTATAGATAGTAACTATACCTCACCAAAAACCAAAAAGCTAAAATCGCTTGTAAAAGCAATTGTTGATTACAATGATGACTTCAAGGTTATAATATTTTCTCGTTTTGCCAGAATGGTAAATATACTAGAAGATGAGCTTTCTCAGATGCCAGAAGTTAAGAAAACAGCCAAAATCTACGGAGCTTTTAATGAGAATAGAAGAGATGAAGAAATACAGAAATTCTTAAACGATGATGAATGTAGAATTATTATCATGTCCGATGCAGGTGCTGAGGGGTATAATTTGCAGAATGCCAGCCATCTAATCAACTTTGATGAACCTTGGAACCCAGCAACCTTAGACCAAAGAAACGGTCGTATACGTCGTATAGGCTCTAAATGGAAGGATATTTTCATTACTAATTTAATTACTAGAAATAGTGTAGACATTCAAATTCATGAAACAATTACTAAAAAGCGAAAGTACTTCGATAAAATTGTCGAAAATACTGACAGCCAAACAAAAGCGTTAAAGGAATTTTTAAAGAAGGTCATTTAAGAAAGGAGACCAAAATGTATGAAAGATTAAATCCTGGAGACATGGTTTTAATTAGAGATGATGCTGAGCATATTCCAGAAAATGTTAAAAGAAATCTTTATGTTGTAAACGCTGTTGAAAGAGAAGAAGAAAAGGGAGTAATAACAGAGCAGAATGTAAGCTTAAGAGAAATAGATGGTTTACCTATATTTATTGATGACGCTCCATATACTTCAATTTTTTTAGATTCAAAATATGTATATAAAAGAGGTAGTTAAAATGAATTTATTTTTAATAGGACTTTTTGTAGGTGTTATAGCTGGAGCCCTGACAATAGGGCTTTTTGCAGGAGGCAAAATCACAAGCCTTGAATCTGATTTAAGGTCTGCTAAGTCTCAAATTAAAATGTACCAGAAAGACTACATTGAGAACAATGCTAAAAGGAAGGTTCAGAATGAAAAAACCAAAAAAAGAAGTTCTGCTTAAGTGGAAAAAAGAAAAATGCGGAAGCTGTCCTTATCATATGAGAAATTTTAAAAAGAGTATTAATTGTGATGGAAGTTTCTACAGTATCTTAAAAAAATGTGTATTCTGGAAGGAGGAAAAAAATGATTAGTACAATAGAAAAAGTTAAGACTGATATAGAAAATGTCAGAGACTTGTTGATTAGATTAAGCAGTAACTGGGAAAAAATGGACGACCACGAAAGAGAACAGCTTGAACAGGTTGCAGATGAAGTAGGGTTCTCTTATGATATTGAAGAGTTAACTTATCAATTTAAACTTTTTAATGAACATGCAAAAAATACAACTGTGATAAATGGTGTGCAGGTTTATATTGATGACTACAATAGAATTTATATTATTGTTGGAAATCAACAAAAGCGAATTGAAAGTCTTTCAGATTTAAGAGGGCAAATAAGGGGTAAATTTTTAGAACCAAATACTGCAACAGAAATTATGAGATGGTATATCAATAGATATGTAGACTAAAATTTATAAAAGGGAGCAATTTTAAATGCCAAAATATAATGTAAGAACTAATATTCAAGGATATAAAGATATAGTATATGCAGCAAATGTCAAAGATGCAATAGAAAGTTTCAAAGAAAAACTAAATCTTGTCAACCAGGATAAAGAACCTGAGTTTGAAGTTATTGAGGTTTTCGACTTGGGTGTAAAAAAGGAGTGGGTCTTCAATTAGGGGTATTTTTTTATTTTATTAGTTTAGTTTAATTTTTTAAACAAATCTATAATTGGAGGTCAACAAAATTGAATGTACTAAGCTTATTTGACGGAATTAGTTGCGGCCAGATTGCACTAGAAAAAAACGGAATAAAAGTTGATAAATATTATGCAAGCGAAATAGATAAATATGCAGTAAAAATTACAAAGAAAAACTATCCAGAAACAATCCATGTTGGAGACATAAAAGAAATAGATGATAGTTTTATAAAAGAGATATCACCTATACATCTTTTAATTGGAGGTAGTCCCTGTCAAAACTTAAGCAGAGCAGTTATTAATCGTGACAGTTACAACCAGGGGCTTAAGGGAGAGAAATCAAAACTTTTTTATGAGTTTGTGAGGGTTCTTGACCTTGTAGAAAAATATAATCCAACTTTTAAATTTATGTTTGAAAATGTGGCCAGCATGAAAGATGAAGACAAAGAGATTATATCAGAGACTCTTTATACAAAACCTCAATTAATAAATAGTGCTTTATTTTCAGCACAGGACAGAAAAAGATATTACTGGACAAACATTAACATAAATAAAAAACCAGAAAAGAATACTCAAGTTTTAAGAGATATCTTAGAACCGGCAGATGTTGTTACAGAAATAGAAAATAACGGCAGAATGAATTTTTGGTATGACGAAAAGCTAAAAATAGATATGAACAAAAGGGTAGTAGCTAAATTAAGTATATCAAGTTATGACACTATAAATAGAGTTTATAACCCTAATCATAAATCACCTACTTTAACAACAGCACAGGGAGGACACAGACAGGCTAAGGTACTTCAAGACGGAAGAGCAAGAAAGTTGCTACCTATTGAATATGAAAGACTGCAAAATGTTCCAGACAACTACACTGAAGGCGTAAGCAATACCCAAAGATATAAGATGCTTGGAAATGGCTGGACAGTTAATGTTATCAGCTTTATATTTAATAATTTAGTTCTAGAGGAGGAAAAAGTAGCTTAAGAATTCAGGTGATAAAAAAATGAAAAAGAAAATAAAAGAACTTATAAGAAGAAGACGAAGACAAATCTTAGTACACAGCTGTATTTACTATAGATTTGGAACAAGCATTGTTGAAGATAGCACATTCGATGAGTGGGCTTATGAACTTGTTGAATTGCAGAAAAATAATCCAGAAATATCAAAATCAACTCTCCTGTATGATGAATTTAAAGATTTTGACGGCTCAACAGGCTTTGATTTACCAACAGGAGAGCCATGGGTTGTTGACAAAGCATATCGATTAATAAAAGAAGAAAAGATAAGGAGTAAATAAGATGGATATAAAAAATATGTCTTATGAGAAGTTTAAAAATTTAGAGTTTAAGTGTTTTAAAAAAAATTACGAAATAGATTGGGATAATCACTGCTATAATCCCGAAAAACACAACTGCACAGGAGGCTGTCAGGGTTGTTCTGACTGTCTTTTAGCTAAACATTACAGAGGAGAGCTTAAAGAAAGACCAACAGTAAATGAGATGATAGAGAGCATCTATTTACAGGAATACACTAGCATCGCTTTTAATAAATTTATGGAAACTGATGAGGGCAAAGAAATAACAAGACAGCTTAAAGAAGATATTAAAGAATATTTTGGGGGGTAAATAAAAATGACTGAAGCTTTTATAACATTAGACGAAGTAGTTTGTCCAGAATGCGGAAGTGATAATTATGACGAAATTATGAAAACTGCACCAGATGAGTTCTTATTAAACTGCAATTCTTGTAATGAAGAATTTGAAGTTGTGATAATGAGTATGTTTTAAAGGAGGAAAAATATTGAATGAAATAACTAATACAGAACAGTACAATAACTCGATGTCAAAAAGTGTCTTAGATAAGATGTTTTTCTTAGATAAGATACCGGACGATGTCGTTATTGTAGATTGGGGTTGTGCTGACGGCTCTTTACTAAAAGAAGTTATGCGTTTTTTTCCTGATAATAAATATGTCGGCTATGATATAGATGAAAAGATGGCCGAAAAAGCAAGAGAGAACACAAATGCAAAAATTTTTTTCAATTTCACAAGAATGTTTAAATTTCTAAATGAAAATTACAAGAAAGAAAAAATAGTTATTAATTTATCTTCTGTTGTTCATGAAGTTTACTCTTATAGAAATGTGGAAGAAATTGATGATTTTTGGGCAACAGTATTTGCACTAGCAGATATTGTTGTTATTCGTGACATGATATTTGAACAGAGTATGGACCGGGCGAGCAATCCTAATGATGTTAAGAAGATACGCTCTAAATCAGATAGAAGATACCTTCAGGATTATGAGTCAATTGAAGGTTCTATTAAAAATAATAAGAATCTTATTCACTACCTGATGAAATATCGTTATAAAGATAACTGGGAGCGTGAAGTAAGGGAGAACTACTTTCCTCTATCACGGGAAAGGCTTGATATGTTGATTCCAGACAACTTCATGATTCGCTATGAAACTATGTTTGCCCTGCCCTACACTCAAAGGGTTGTAGAGCGGGACTTTGGTATCGAAATCAAAGATAATACACATTTAAAAATGATTTTAGAAAAAATATAAAAGGGTGAGATAATATGCTGGACCTTATATCAGAAGAAGAATTAAATAAAAAGCGCAGCTATAAAGATATAGATAAGGACAATGGAGAGAGGTTAAGAGAGCTTATCGAGGATAAATTTTTAAATCAGATTGAATTAGCTGAGTATTTTAATTGTTGCACTGATACTATTAGACAAAAAATAAAAAAGTACAATTTAAATTATAGGAAAAAATCAAACAAGCAGTTTAAATATGAAGTAAATAAATTAGTTGGTGATGAATACACTGTTTTGGGAGAATATATTAATTCTGATATTAAAATAAAAATTAAACATAATAAATGTGGGAATATATATAACACAAAACCAATAAACTTTTTAAAGGGACGTAGATGTCCTAAATGTTGTTGGAATGCTCAAAAAACAACAAATAAATTTAAAAAAGAAGTTTATAAATTAGTTGGTGATGAATACACTGTTTTGGGAGAATATATTAATTCTGATATTAAAATAAAAATGAAACACAATAAATGTGGCTATTTATATACTATTGAGCCAACTAATTTTTTGCAAGGGACAAGATGCGCTAAATGTGCTGGAAACGCTAAAAAAACAACAGAAGAATTTAAAAAAGAAGTTTATGAATTAGTTGGTGGTGAATACACTGTTTTAGGAGAATATAATAATTGTCAAACTGAAATAAAAATTAAACATAATGAATGTGGGCATATATATAAAATAAAACCCTCTAGTTTTTTAATAGGAACAATATGCCCTAAATGTCGTTGGAATGGAAGAAAAACAACAGAAGAATTTAAAAAAGAAGTTTATGAATTAGTTGGTGATGAATATACTGTTTTAGGAGAATATGCTAGTAATAAAACTAAAATTAAAATGAGACATAATAAATGTGGACATATATATAAAGTAAAACCACAAAAATTTTTACAAGGAAGTAGGTGTCCAATTTGTAGTTTAGCTTCTAAATCAGAATTAAAAATATTTAATTGGTTAAATGATAAAAATTATAATTTTAAATATAATTATACTAATCATAAATGCGAAGACAAAAGAAAATTAAGATTTGATTTTTATTTGGATAATTTAATAATAGAATATGACGGTTTACAACATTTTAAAAAAGAAGATTTTTTTAGAACCAATTTAAAAATTAGAAGAAGAAGAGACAACATCAAAAACCAGTACTGTAAAGAAAACGATATAAGGTTAATACGCATTCCCTACTGGCAGAAAGACAATATAGAAAATATTTTAGAATCAATCTTTATAAATGAGGAGTTAAATCAAAGATGGTCATTAAAAGAATACTGGTCAGAAAATAAGGATATTGATTATTTAGTTGTATGTTAAAGATAAAAGGGGGTAAAAAATGAATAACAACTCAAAAATAATGGAAAAGTTGGCAGGAGAAATTGCTATTACAAATCCAGATGAATATTCTGATAAAGCCATAAATTTATACAAATCAATGGATTCAAAAGAGCAAAAAGCGGTAGATAATTTTATTATGGAATATGCTGGTGTCAGTCTTGATTTTTATCTTAAAGAAGAAGATAAAAGATTGTGGGGTTCAGGTGATAAAAAATGAGAAAAGTAGTACATGGATGGTTGGTTAATTTCACTGACGATAACGGTGACCAACAAACTCTTGAATACTGTGATAAAGAATATATGATGGCACACCTTTCTAATGATATAGAAAATTCATCAATGCCAGAAAATGTTTTTATTATACCTCCAGGAGAAGCTATTAAGGCAATTGATTTTTTAAAAAGAGAAAGAAAAAAAGAAAATTACTTTAAAAAAAGGTATCAGAATATATTAGGAAATTATGTAATTGGTTTAGAAAAATTCCCTATTAAATTTGATATTGGTGATTTACACCAATCTGATTATGCAGTAACAGGGGATTTTGCAGATTACCAGGGAGTTTTAAGTCTTAAAAATGGTGGCTATATAGAAGTATGGGCTGCTTTAGAGTATAAAGAACATGAATCAGGTGCTACAGGCGCATTCTTAAATAGTATAATTTTTGAAGACAATCAACAAAATATATACTATGAAAACGAAAACTTAATGTCAGCTTTTATGCTACAAAAATTATGGTTTTTTGTTAAAGATGTAGTTGATGTTATTTTCGATGAAGATGAACTCTTGAACGAAAACGAAAGAGAAATTTATTATAGCTTTGGCTTTTGTCCTAGACTTAAATAAAAAAATAGGAGGAATAAATTATGAAAATGGAAAGAAGTAATTATGCTGATGGTGTTCTGATAGAAAAGACAGACTTAAGAGAGTTCTTAGAGAATAACGAAAGTGAAAGATGGGAGATTTATAATGTCGATGATATGCCAGACAGTTATTATTTAAAATTAGAATCAGGAGTTATTGAAGCTGACAAGCTAAAAACTAAATCAACATTTTTAACAAAGCATAACGCAACCTCAACTGCAAATCATATTATGGATAAACTTAATATGAAAAAGAATGAGGATACACTTTATTTTGTTGACAGACCGGCTTACCTTTTAATAGGTGAAAAATTAGAGCTAATCAGAAGTATAAAATATAAAAATCTAGCTTTTAACCCAGTTAGAGATGTTGAAAGTTTTAAAATTGCAATTGAATGTTTAGCTGACTCTAAATATGAACATTTCTTAGATGTAAGTGAGGGACTATAAGGAGGTGTCAAATGAAAAATAAAAAAGAAAAGTTTGAGTTTGGGAGTGTATCAGGAACCTGTGATACAAGTCTAGAAGATTTTATTTTAGTCGAAGATGCTGATTACCACAAAAGTTATATTTCAAAAAAGGTCTATCAGCACAGAGAACCCGACCTTAATTTTGATTATAGGTATGTACTACACGGAAGTTTTTGGGAAGGCTACCTTATTAAAGAGATTTTTGGCATTGACCCTTATGATTTTGAAGACCAACCTTTAAGTATTGATATCTATATGGTTCCTACTTTGGACAGCCTTTCAGATGAAACCATATCTGATATTATGAGCGCTTACGGCTGGGAGGGTGAATGGAAGAATTTCGAAACAGACTTCATTGAATATATAATCGTTGAGACCGGATACGGAATGCGAATGGATGGCTCTGAAGACTTAATCAGATACGAGGATATGGATGAAGAGTTCTTCAATGCAGCAAATGCTATAACAGCTATTGATGGATTATTTGGGTTTTATATGGACCAGGTTGTAAATGGTATCGGGACAACCAACTGGGATTTATTACAGGAACGACTAGAAATAATTGATAATGCCTTTTCTGTATCATTAGATAGAGCCGCTAAAACTATAAATGCTTAAAGGAGGTGAATTAGATGGCTGCAGGACCAAAACGTTTAATTGAATACTATATTGAAACCTTAGAAAATCAAAAAGAATCAATAAAAGAATTAAATACAGGTCTGGAATATGCTCCGGGCTGGTCAGTAATGCATGACATGGACAGCTGGTTTGATATCAAAGAAAGTATTGAAAAAATAGATAAGGAAATCAGGGAAGCTCTTCAAATTTTAAATTACGAGTTGCCACAATACGAAGATAAAACTTATGAAGAAATGGCAGATGAAAAGTACGGGACACCAAAATAAAAGGAGGTTTTTAATTTGATTAAATTTAAAGAATATAATTTTGATGTTATAACAGGCAGAGAACAGGAAATGCTAGATGACTTTGTAGATATGGAAGGGATAAGCGAAACTGATTATATCGGCGATGCTATTGCAGAATACGGGGACAGATATGCAGATGTTTACTGGGAAAAAGGAAAAGAGCTGCAGGGTTATGTTAAAGAAGCAATGAGAAACGGTTTAGTTGATATGTCTCAGCCTTTTACTGATTTAGATGATGCCTTTTTTAGTGGATGCTCTTTATATCTAACAGATGTTTTATATGACAATTTATACCAGCTTGTTTTTAATATAGCTGCTGATTATATCAATAAAGATTTGGATATCCACCCAAAAATAAAGAGATTTATTAATGATAATCAGAAAATGGTTGAAGATAAACTTGAAATGGAATTAGACCACATCGACAATAACAGTCGCTTTGAAAGAATAATTATTGCTGCCGATAATTTATTAGAAGAATACCACTCATCTGGAGAACTTGCTGGTTATTAATATTTAAAAGGAGGGTTACAATGGACTTTAAAAAAGAATTAGAACTTTTAAGGTGGCTGGCCCAGGGGGTCAGCTTAAAAAAGGGAGAATTTTCTAAAGGGCTTACTTTCGACAATATAAATAGCTCAATTGCTGATTATATCAATCATTACTATAGTATTGGTGCTAAATCTGAAACGAGAGAGTGGGAATGTTCTAAAGTAAAAACAACACAGCATGATGAAAAAATATATTTAGATATTCCATCTGACCATTATGGTGCCTATGAAAAAAGTTATTTCATGCCTTTAAGAGAATTTATTTATGATTATCATGAAAGAATAATTGAGGATATTATGGAAGAAAACAATCTTTTTCAGGAAAAATACTATGAAATGCTTGAAGATGGAATTTTAGATGATGAAATTGACCTACAGGAACCATATGAACTATATTTAATCGAAAAATTTGCCAGTGACTACATTGACTATCTAACAGAGTGGGGCGATATTCATATCCTGATTGAACAAAAAAGAAAAATCAAATCAGGGTGGATGAATTATTTTAAGGAGTGATTTGATGCTTGACTATAATAAAAAAGCAAGGGAAAAAATCAAAGAAAAAATAAATTACTTTGACGATGAAGAAGAAAAAATAATTGACTGTATGTTAATTGATTACGGACATCAGTTTTTAGATGAAATAAGCCAGTATGCAAAAGAAACTACCTGGATGGCTGACACCGAATCAGTAATGAAAGAGGATATAATAAACGACGAAATAGATGGTTTAGATGACCTAATTGCTACCTTCGAAGATGGTTGGCAGGAAACAGATAATTTTAGATTTAAAGTTTGCCTTCCAATTTATAATAAAGTATCAGACGCAGCAAATCAGGTACTTCCAGATAATATTGACTCAGAATATAAATCACTTACCATTTCTGAAATGACATTCGAAATAATTAAGGAAATTTTCTGGGAGCCATATCATAAGTATCATAATAGTTATGAAATAGGAAGAAAATTATTAAAGGAGAGTTTAACTAAATGATTGAATATAAGAACCGAGAATATTGCAAAGATGTTGAGTGTGACATACAGGATTTAATTGATAATGGTAACGGGACAGAATTGAGCAAAGAACTATCTAAGGTTTTCGCTAAACCGTTTTGTAAAAATCAATGTGAAGCCTATAAATTCCACAAGTGGCTTCAAGAGCATGATTACAAAATAGTAAAAGCTAAAATTGTAAGCGAACATGAAGAAATGGACAAAGAGTTTGAGGGCATATCAGAAATGATAGAGTTTACACCAGAAGATTCAAGTAAACAGGTATTAAATGAGTTGCTAAATGATATTAAGGATATAGCAGATACTAATTATGGCAAATGGAGGGATGTATAAAATGAAAACCAAAAAGTTTGATGATATATTTTACAGAGATAAACTTGCTGATGAGATAGCAAATTCTAGAATTGAAATGAGCGGAGATGACCATGAAGAAGGTTCAAATTTATGGGGTGTAGAAATTCTTGTTGACGGAGCTTTGGGACAGTTTAAAACACAGGCTCTACTTGATATTTTCACAGAAGAAGGACTGACAGAAGAAGAATATAAAAAAGACACCTTTAAATACATGGACGAGTGGACTTTATATATCAGACAGGATGTTGAAGAAATGCTCAATGAAGAAATGTCTGAACACTTAGAAGAAGAGGAGTTTCTTGTTTTAGAACCGGGAGATTCAGGAGATATGTGGATAGCATTACAGAAAGGTGATTTTTAATGTACACTTTTAATGGTTTATATACAGGCTTGCCTGTTAAAGTCTGGATTGATGAAAGTGAAGATTTAGATGATAACACATTTAAAGAAGCAGTAGAAATATCAAAGCTCCCATACGCTAAATCACACATAGCATTGATGCCTGATGTACACGCTACGGGCTACCATATGCCAGTTGGCGGGGTTTTAGCTACAAAGGATGTTATAGTACCTGATGCAGTCTCGAACGATATAGGGTGCGGTGTCGCCTTTATACAGACAGATATTGAGGCCTGCTTTATGCAAACAACACACATGGATTCAGGAACAGTTGCTCAGGAACTGGTTGGGTCAATTATGAGAGATTTACCAACAGGATTTCAGCACTGCAAAAAAGAAGAAAACAAAGATAACATGGAGCTTCTAAATCTAATTAATAATTTAAACTATGGTGGAGATATTGAAGAAAAACCTCTTTTAATGGAAGCTGTCATGGAGTCTATGGAAATTGTTGGAAGTCTAGGAGGTGGCAACCACTTCGTTGAGCTACAGGAAAACAAAGAGGGTAATCTTGCAATTATGATTCACACCGGCTCCAGAAGTGTTGGCGCTAAAATAAACTCTCATTTTAGTAAGTTAGCAAAAAGTTTAAATAAAAAATGGTATGTTGATGTTTTATCTGATGATGTAACAATGCCCTTTTTACCACTCGATAGTGATGAGGGTCAGGAATATATGAAATTCATGAATTTTGCCTTAAAAGTTGCTGAGTTAAATAGAGATAAAATTATGGATTTAGTTCTAAATAAGACTATTGATTTACTTAAAAAAAGAGGTCTTATTGATAATTATAAAATTACAAGAAGATTAAATGTCCACCACAATTATGCTGCCTATGAAAATGTGAACGGTGTTAACTACATGGTGCATAGGAAAGGAGCTGTGCGGGCCAGAGGTACAGATATGGTGCCTATTCCAGGAGCAATGGGTTCATCTTCCTTTATTGCTCAGGGTCTTGGGAATGATGCTTCATTCAAGTCCTGCAGCCATGGAGCCGGGAGAACTCACACCAGAACTGCAGCCAAAGAAGAATATTCAGTGCAAGAGGTTATGGAAGATTTAAAAGAAAAGAATGTTGTACTTGGTAAAACTAATAAAAAAGATGTTGCAGAAGAATACATGAAGGCATATAAAGACATTCATCAGGTTATGGAAAATCAAAAAGATTTAGTATCCGTGATTGATGAACTAAAAACTATTGCAGTTATTAAAGGTTAGGAGGCATAAATAATGAGAGTATATGAAATAGAGAGCAAAAATGGAAGTACACTTTGTGCTTTTAGAGTAGATGATAATGGTAATGTAATAGAAACTTCAAAAAACGTAAGACACCATGACTCTGATGGAGATTATATTTTTGAATCAAAAGACCAATTAGAAAGAATTCAACTAAAAAAAAGGGAGGAATAAATAATGAGTAAAAAGTTTTTGAAGGATGTAGTAAATGATTACGGTGATAAAATTACGCTAGACTTATATAAGGCAATGATTACTGATGACGCTATAGTAGTTTCTGAATATGAAAACCAAAAACATAATGCGTGGTTAGTGGGCAACTTTCAAGTAATAGCTGCCGAGTTAGCTTCCGGTTTTGGTATGGGTATATTTGTTTACTCAAGCGTGGAAGAATACCTAGACGAACACCAGGATACATGGATATTAGAAGAGAACAAGCACGAAACTTCAATGAAAAACATCTGTAGTACCCTTGATATTAATTATGCAGAATACGTAAGAGAGGTGTAAATAATGGATAAATTATTATCAAAAGAATACATCAAAAAAGAAGGATTTCCTAAAGAATTAAAGATTCAGGTCTATTATGATAAAGGTGGCTGGAATTATTTTAGCGGAGATAAAGAAAAAAGAGGTTATTACCTATCAGTAACACCTGTGACTGTAAATAGAAGAGAAAACGGAAGTATTATGTCTGTAGAAACAACAGCTTTCAGCGGCACTAAAATGCTGATTAAAGAAGTTAATAGAAGAAGCAAAAAAAGAAGTCAGGAAGCACTTGAGATAGCTGAAGATAAAAAGGAAGAGCTTATTGAGTACGTAATAGCAGACCAAAAAGCTTAAAGGAGGATTAAGATGAATATTAAAGAAGCAACAAACAAATGGATTAATGAGTTTAATTTTGTTTCAGAGGCTTTAATCAAAAATGCTGTAGGAGATGACTTAAGTGACTGGATTGATTTGACACGAGATATTATAACAGTAGGTGAAATAGTCTATTATGATGGAGAAGATTGGGAAGTCTTAGAAGTTGACGGCGAATTTCTTACTTTAGAACCTTTAGACGATGAGCTTGAAAATGTTGAGGTAAAAACTTGGGAGGTTGAACCTGAATACGACGATTATTCGGGATTATTCCCTATGTGGGGGACTCTTTTTAATCCTAAGAGTAGTTTTGACGAAGAGTGGATACAAAACAATTTAGATAAAGTAAAAGAATGTGGATTAAGAGCCTTTGAATATTACCCAACAGGAGATATTTTTCTGGGGGTAGACGGTGCCGGCTACAGTTTTATGGATAATCACTGGATACCTTTATATAAGGCCAGAGGCTTACAGTGGCATGACTTTGAAGAGGAGGTAACAGAGTGAAAAATAAAATTTTAATTGCTGACTCGGTAGAGGATGCTTTTACTAGAATAAATGATATGTACTGGGACTCTAAAAATGAAAATTCATTGAGTGATTTACTGGCTGGAATAGAAATTCATGGATTAAGTATAGAAGATGTCAGTAGTGTTTATGGGCTTCTTTTTTATCAAATTGAAGGAGATAAAACAGTAAGGCTTTTTTGGGAATATTTAGATGAAGGAAAATATGATATTGATTTAGGCTGGAAATTGTGGGAATAAAAAAGGGGGATAAAAATGGAACAAAAATATGTAATTATTGACTATATTCCAAACAAAAAAGAGTTAAGAGATTTACCTGTTGATGTTACCTTTAGCTATTCACTAGAGGAGATGATAACAGACATTATTACAATAGCTGATAAGAAAGGTTTAAATGTTTTATATGAAGAAGATAACGATGGTGTCAGAAAAATACTTGAAGAATATTATCACAAAGGAGTGATGTAAATGAAAGGGTTATATGAATTTGAGAATAAAAAAATACAATTTGTTGTTGACCACGACGATTTTGCAGAAAGTCCTAGAGTTTTATATGACAATCTTGGTACAGTTGTAGAATGGCATAGAAAAATGGATTTCGGAGATGAAAAAGTAGATGCTGGTAAATGCGATAATGAATTTGATGCACTCAAAAATCATGTTGGCAGTATGGATGGTTTGATTTATCTGCCTATATATATCTATCAGCATGGAGGAGCTACTATTAGAACAACACCTTTTTCCAGTATGTGGGACAGCGGTCAGGTAGGGTGGATTTATGTAAAAGAAGAAGATTACAAAAAAAGAAATCTAACTAAAGAAAAGACAATAGAAACACTTGAAACAGAGATAAAATTACTTGATGAATGGATATCTGGTGAGGTTTATTCAGTTGCTATCTGGAACAAAGAAAAGTGCGACCATTGCGGTCATGTAGACTTGGAATTAGAAGATAACCTTCACGGCCTTTTCGGCTTTACAGAAGTAAAAGAATATGTCAAGAATATGTCTGATTATTTAGGAGAAAGTCTCACAAAAGAAATATTAAAAAAACTATAAGGGGGTAAGCTATGGAATATGGAAAAGAAATCTTTTTAGAGGCATATAATGAATATCAAGAAATAATAAATGGTTTAGGTAATGATTTTGAGGCCCTTTATGATGATTTAGAAGGTTTGAATTACGAGGCTTTTGATGATGAGTTTAAAAGTTTTGATTTCAGCATAGGACCTTTAGAATCTACAATAAGATTAGTAGAAGGGAAAATAATTTTACCTAAAGAATTTATCTTCTACACAAATGATAGGCCTTGGGCTTATACAACTGGAACAAAAGAAGAGATTCTAAATCAATTAGAAAAGGAGGGGGCAAAAATGAAAAATGTATTAATTGAAGTAGAGGATAGTGTTGTTAGAGATGTTTTTGCATCAGAAAACATTGATGTATATATAAGAGATTATGATGCAGATGACTTTGAAAATGGTAAAACATGGGAAAAATATGAAGGTGGATATACAAACTCAGAAGTCAAAGAAAAAATTCATGATAGAAAAGAAGCTTTAGAAAGGAAGGCTTTGTTTAAAAATCTTAAAGAACATTACCAAGCAGAAGAACTTGCAGTAATGACAATAACTGAGTTAAAATCTTGCTATAAAGCACAATATTTGAAAAGTTTTAAATTATAATAAGGAGGGATTACAAATGTTAAAAACGCCTAATAAAGAACAGACAATATCTCTTTTTGCTTATTCTTTGGCAAAAATCGAAACAGAAGATAAAACTCCATATTTTTATGGTTCACTTCTAGAAACTATGAATGAAATAAACAGAATTTATGAAAATAGATTCCTTGATATTTATAGTGTTTTATTAAAAGATTATGGTGAAGATTTATTGGATAATATAGGATATGATATTTTGTGCGAAAGATTTATTGAAGGAGAGTTTAAAAAAGGGTTTAAAGACAGTTATGAGTTTGTTGACTATATGACAGAAGATATAAAAGAACTAGATATGGTAAGCGATGCACTAAGCTCAATTAAGGAATCTAATAGGAATTTAGGTTTTGAAAAAGAAATGCTGATTGATTTATTTAAAAATTATGTTACAGAAAATGGTGCCCCTTTAGTAGGCTCAGGCTATTTTGCTGATAGCTTTACTGTTGAAATATCCAACAACTATAAAAATATTGAAGTAGTAAAGATGGGCTTAAAATTATGGGATATTATTAAAGATGAAATAAATCAAGACATCAATCAATATAATGACTTTAATCTCGATATGGAATTTGAAGATTTAATTTTAGGTTTTGGAATATACGAATATATAGAAATGCTCTTTAATGAGGTTTTTGAAAGCACGAAGGAGGAATCATATGTGTAAAAGAACAGAAGAATATTTAGAATTTATCGAAGATATAAACAGAGATTTAGGATTTGAAGAATGGCTTGTGGATGATTTAAGAACTTCAGTTATTGAGGGCGAATATTCCGAAACCAATATCTCTGAAAATGCTAACTATTACGAAAGTGAAGTATGGTCAATAGCTGATTTAAATACAATTGAACTTGCAGAAGAGTTAAGAGATTATATTCAACTTGAAATAAATAAAGAAATTGACCAGCTTGGACAATGCTATTTTGATATCCATGAGTTTGTTTCTATGGGCTTATACGAATATATATATGATTTAATTTCAAAAATTTATAGCGAGCTTGAATTAGATTATTAATTTTAACACTCTACTTGCAAAGTGGTTCAAGTTGTGTTAGAATTAAACTACTGGTTTAGTAATGTAAAGTAAACACATCACAAAAGAGGTGAATGAATGTATTTTAAAGGAACGGCAATCGGCAGGCTTACAAAAGACCCGAAGCTAAGAAAAACTAAGACAGATAAGTCTGTCTGCAACTTCACAATAGCAGTTAACAATCCATTTTCAAAAACAGATGATGATACACAGTTTGTTAAAGTTACATGCTGGAACGGGCAGGCAGAGGCTGCTAATAATAATCTAGGTAAGGGAAGACTTGTAATGGTCCAGGGCGATGTCAAGTTGGAAGAATTTCAGAGCAATACATCAGATAAAATTCTTTCAGACATAGTAATTACCGCAAATGAAATAAGATATCTAGATTTTCCTGATGGAAAAAGTGTAAGCAAAAATCCTAAAAGAGATATAGAAAAACTAGATGGCCAAAAAGAAAATATAAGTGAGGATAATGTAGAGGATTTTGACACTGAAGATTATACAGATGATGAAGACGCTTATGATTTTGATGTACCATTTTGATTAAAGGAGGAGTAGAATTTGAATAAAGAATTAGATAAAGCCATGAAGCAGATTAAAAAGTCTTACGGTGAAGATGCATTATTTTCAGGTGCTGACAGAGAAAAGCTAGAAATTAAATGGATATCAACAGGTGTTTTAGATATCGACCTTGCAACCCAGCCTAATACTGGTGGTGGAGGAATACCTATTGGCCGTATTATTGAAATATATGGACCAGAGGGTTCTGGTAAAACGACTTTAGTACTGTCAATTATAGCTCAGGCTCAAAAAGATGGACATAAATGTGCTTTTTTCGACGCAGAAAACTCATACAACCCTGATTTTGCTGACCTTTTTGGTGTAAAAACTGAAGATTTAATTATGTCACAGAAATCAGAAGGTGAATCAGTACTTGATGTTATTGAGGCACTTGCTAAAACTGGTGAGGTAAGACTAATTGCTATTGATTCAGTAGCTGCACTCTCTGCAGCAGCAATTCTGACATCTTCAATGGAAGACCAACAGATGGCCGTAGACGCTCGTATGTGGTCTAAAGCAATGAAGAAATTAAAGGCTGTATTAAATAAAAATAAGTGTACATTAATTCTAATTAACCAGCTGAGAGAAAAGGTTGGTCAGCTTTATGGAGACCCCTCAATAACTCCTGGTGGTCGAGCAATTAAATTTTATAGCGACCAACGTATAGAAGTTAAAAAACGTGACACCTTTAGTGAGGGGTCAGGCGATACTCTTGTGGTTCACGGACATAGATTGAGAGCACGAATTATTAAAAACAAAGTTGGTACTGTAGGAAGACAAGGGTTTGTAGACCTCTACTACGATAAGGGATTTAATTTAAACAAGGATATTTTAGCAGCAGGAGAAAAAACAGGTGTCATTCAAAAAGCAGGTGGCTGGAGAACATATACTCCTTTAGGTGTTGAAGAAGGAAGCGAGAGAGAGTTAAAAGAAAACGGCATGGATAATTTCGTTCAGGCTATTTACTCTTTAGATAATCCAGACTTAATGCTAAAAGAGATAAAAGAAAGAATACTACTCGGAAGAGAAGAACCTTTATATTATGCAGAAGATGATGCAGAAATTAATACAGAAGGGGATGTAGAAGAAGATGAACAGACTGGAGCAGAAAAGGAAAAGGTGCCTGCTTAAAGAAGGGGTCATTAAAAAGTGTATATATGCTGAAAAAATGACAAAAAGCGCTCTAATCCACAAAAATATAATGGACAGAAAAAAAAGTGATGATTATTATTTTTGCCCCGCAAATGGATGCTTAGCTTTAAGAGAAAGAGAAACATTAGGGGTAGAGGAGGAAACATAAATTGAATAAAACTAATTTGTCTTTATTGATATTAGCAATTTTATTATTAACGACAACAATACTGCCTTCTAATGCGGAGGCAGTAAACTTACACAATTTTATGACAGAACGTTCTATGGATGTAAATAGGTGGTACTGCAGATACAGAAGTGAGTTAACTGTTGATGATGCAATAACACTTGAGCAGGCTCAAAACAGAAGTGGATGGATAATTAAATATGCTTATGACCTAAACTATCTTCATCCTGAAATACACCCTAGAAGAGTTGCCAAAGATTTCTTTGCTATAGTTGAGTTAGAAAGTCATTTTGTAAACTATTACGATATGGATAATGGTAGGTCGTTTGGAATGACTGCACTAACATGGCAGACAGCTCAAGCAGCTTCTGACTTTTTTGGTGATGGATTAAAGCTCTATGGAAGTTCAAAAAATATCAATCACAAAGAATTGTTGCGTTCTGACGTTGAAAAACAGGTCAAATACGGTATCTGGTACTACTATAAGTTATTAAAACGCTACTACAATGGAGATAGATTATCAGCGATTGTGGGCTATAACGTTGGCCCTGGACTTGATGTAAGCCAAAAGAAAAAAAGAGAATACTTCTTTAAAGCTATTGGAAGAATAAGTTATTATGAAATGCTTTTTAAAGAATATTAAATAGCGGAGGTTTTTAGATGGAATGTATAGTGGATAAAAAAGCACTACAAAATGTTTTTAAAAAAGTACAAAAATGTATTTCCACAAGCACAAATATTTTAGAAATTTCATCTTCTGTTTTAATTTCTGTTAAATATGACAGGGTTATTATTAAAGCTACTAATTTTAATATGTATATCAAAGATGAGATTGATGAAGTTAAAATAAAGGAGGAAGGAGATGTTTTAATTCCTTTCTCTTTGCTTAATAATTTAGTTAGAAAATATAAAAATGAAAAAATACACTTAAGATTAAATGACAGCAACTTAGAACTTGTAAGTAAGGATAACTTATTTAAGGTTCCAATTTTAAATATTGATTTTCCTGAAGAATACATTGTAGAAAAAGAAACAGAACTCACAATAAAAGAGTCAATAATTATGGATGTCTTTAAGCGTTTCATCAAAATAATACCTGATGAATCACATCAAAACTCAATAATAGGATTAAATATAAAGCTTAAAGAAGATGGCACTATTGATTTTGTTACTACTGATACATTTAGAATGTATTTTTCAAATCTAAAAGACTTTCATATAAGCGGAGAGAGAGAAGGCCAATATTTAATACCTAAGAATATGATTAAATATATCCTTGGGGTTTTAGATGGAGGAGAAAAGGAAGTTAAGCTAATTTTAAATAATGAATACATCAAACTTTTAAAAGATGATTTAGTTTTAAAGCACCAATTAATAGCAGGCAGCTTTCCTTTATACGAAAAAATTATTCCCAAAAATCTAGAATTTGAAAATAAGATTAAGACTTCAGAGTTTAAAGATGCTATCAATAGAGTTAAAATTATCAGCGATTTTATGATTGGAGATAAAGTTATAACAATTAAAACAAAAGATGAGAGTTTGTTTATTTATTCTTCAGATATGAAAAACCTTGAAAAGTTAAACTTTGATTTTAAAACTCCAATAGATAAAAATTTCGATTCAGGATTTTTATTGGACTTTATAAATGATACAAGAAGTGATGATTTTAAAATATCATTTAATAAGGGAAATACAGCTGTAGTTTTAAATGATAGAGATATAAATTATATGTTAATGCCGATTAGAAAATAAATGGAGGTGCAAATATTGAATTTAACACTTGATTTAAACAAGAAACAAAAAGAAGCAGTTTTGCACGATAAGGGGCCGTCACTTGTTGTTGCCGGGGCTGGTAGTGGAAAAACAAGAGTTATAACATATCGTATAGCAAGACTTATTAAAGAAGGTATTTTTCCTTCTGAAATCCTAACTGTAACCTTTACAAATAAGGCAGCAAGCGAGATGGAAGATAGAGTAAAAAAGATTGTAGACTGTGATATATCAAGCATGTGGATTGGGACTTTTCACTCAATGTGTTTGAAAATCTTAAGCGAGAACTTAGATAAGATAGGCTACAAACCAAACTACCTCATATATGACACTGATGACTCTGTAAAAATAGTAAACGATATCATAAACTCAATGGGGCTTGATGATAAAGTCTATGAAGATAAAAAAGTATTCTTTAAAATAACAGAAGCTAAAAGAAACTTAATATCATTTGCTAATTATCTGCAAAAGCTTGGTAGAGAGCCTTTTGAAAGAGATAGGTATATCCAGAAGATATACAAGGAATATTATAAAAGGTTAAAGAAAAATAATGCCTTTGACTTTACTGACCTGATAACAAAAACAATTTATCTGTTTAGAAAATATCCTGAAGTTTTAGAACACTATCAAAATAAATTTAAGTATATTCAGTGTGATGAGTATCAAGACACAAATCACAGTCAGTATATAATACTTAAGATGCTGGCAGATAAACACAAAAATATTATGGCCGTAGGTGATTCCGACCAGTGCCAACCACCAAATACCGAAGTCTTAACTACTAAAGGTTACAAAAAAATCAAAGACTTAGAGCCTGGTGTTGACAAGGTTCCTAGCTATGACAGGCGTGGTTCTTATGTAATTGGATTAAGTGATGATTATGGTTACGAAATTAAAAAAGGTATGAGAAATTACAAAGGCAAAATGTATGAAATAGAAACTGAAGATGGCAAAATATCTAAATCAACTTATAACCATAAATGGCTTGTTAAGTGGACAAATAAATCTACTAACTATAATGTAGTCTACTTGATGCAAAAAGATGACAAATTTAGAGTAGGATGGTGTCAATTATTTAAAGCAGATGGGGGATTTCATTTAGGAGTTAGGTCAAGAATCGAAAAAGCAGATAAAGCATGGATTTTAAAGGTTGTAAAAACTAAAAAAGAAGCATTTGCCTGGGAAAGTATTATTGCTAGCAGGTATGGAATTCCACAATTAACTTTTCAGGAAACAAATGACGGAGCGACTAATGGTTATTTAACAAAAGAAGTAATAAGTTCTGTTTATGAAAACTTATCATATGAAAGACTTTATAAAAATGCAAAAAAATGCCTCAAAGACCACGACAGAGAAATAGAATTTCCATTTTTTGACGTTGAAAATGTTTACCAAAGACGTGGCGGAAAATCTATTATAAAAATAAAAGCATGCAATTTTATTCCAGAACTTATGAAAGTTCCAGTCCATATTAAAGGAAAGAAGACAGAGTGGAAAAAAATAAAAAAGCTTAGAATTTATGATTATGATGGACCTGTTTATAGTTTAAATGTTGATAAATATCACAAATATATAGCGGATGGAATTGTAACCTGCAATAGTATTTATGGATTTAGGGGTTCTGATATTCAGAATATAATAGATTTTGAAAAAGAGTATAAAAATGTAAATATAATAAAACTTGAAAGAAATTACAGAAGCACATCTAACATTATAGAAGCCTCAAATGAGGTAGTTAAAAACAATAAAAAAAGAAGAGAGAAAGTTGCTTTTACTAAAGCTAAGCCCGGGTTTCCTATAGTTATAGCTGAAACATTTGACTCATATAAAGAGGCTGACTTTATAGTCAATACAATCAAAACTCTTACAGATGCAAATAATTATGACTATAAAGATATTACACTTCTTTATAGAAGTAATTATCAGTCGCAGAATTTCGAAACAGCTTTTGTTAATGCAGGAATACCTTACACAGTTGTTAAAGGTACAGGGTTTTTTGATAGAAAAGAAATAAAAGACCTTCTAGCATTTATTAGATTGACTGCAAATGTTGAAGACTCTCCTAGTTTAAATAGAATAATAAATCTAGAGAGTAACGGCATAGGTCCTGTAACTGTAGCAAAAATGCTTGAACACAGCTACAATACAATGCTTCCTCTGATAGACGTAGTAAAGTCTCCCTCATCTGTAAAGGGTATAGGTAAAGTAAAGGGGGAGGCAGTATTAAAGATGTTTGATGAATACCTGAAGCCGATTATAGAGATTAGGAAAGAAGACCTAGGCCTGCAGGAGACAATACTAAAAATATACGAAGACGTTCACTTTGAAGATATATTACTACAGGATGAAGAAACTTATGAAAACAGAATGAAGAATGTAGAAGCATTTTTTGATTTTGTTAATAACTATGTTGAGAAAAATTCCAACGATGATTCACTTGTAGACTTTCTGCAAAATGTAAAGCTTATAAGTGACCAAGACCAGCTCGACCAGGACTCAGATAAGGTTAAATTAATGACTGTACATGCAGCCAAAGGTTTAGAATTTCCTGTAGTGTTCATGGTTGGGATGGAAGAAGAGACATTCCCTCACAAGTTCTCACTTGAAGAGCCTGACGGAGAGGAAGAGGAAAGAAGATTATGCTATGTAGCTATGACAAGAGCTGAAGAAAGATTGTTTCTTACCTACTGCAAGAGAAGATTTCAGTTCTATCAGTTTGTAGATAAAAAGCCTTCAAGGTTTATAGATGAAATACCTATGAAGTATTCAAAGTTTATGATTTATAGTGATAAAAGCAAGAGGGCTATTTAGGAGTTGATATTTTGTTTAGTGTAAAAGAGTTTGATGTGAAAATAAAAAAAAATAAAAAAAGTAAAAACTATATTTTGTACAGAGACACAAACAACAAACAGGATGTTAAATCTCAAATAAATAGAATTATAGATAGTAAATTAAATTGGAATTGGTAAAAGTATGGTATACCTCACATATTTAATTCAAATGGTGAGGTGTACTATCTACATCCAGTAAGTAATTTAGAAATAGAGAAAGAATTTTTCAAATATGGATTAAGAGGTCAGAAATATTTATTTTCGGTAAACAAAGACCTATTTTCATTTTATTATTCCAAAGACGCATTTATCACACTTAAAAACTTTGATTCTGAGCTTTATGAAGATGTCAAATCTTTATTCAAAAAGAAAAAATACGACAAGCTGATTTATACTTTTGCTATTGATTACACTAAGGAAAATATAATATCAAAGAAGATTCATTTAGATGCTGATTACATGGATAAAAGTGATATTAATTTAATAGAAGAAATTTCTGGTCAAAAAATAGACAGCTTAAAAGAAAAATTTAATATAAAACGAAAGCTAGACCTTATAGCTTTTAACAAAGATAAAGAGTTTGCGTTTTATTTTAAATAAAAAAAAAGGGGGAGATTAAATGGTAGAATGTCCAGTATGCCAAAAGGGAGAAATTGTAACTGAAAGAATCACAGAAGAATCAACAGTTTACTCAATGGGTCATGAAAGTCAGGATTCACCAAGGGTTGTAGAAATGGAGTTTTATGAACACAAAGAAACTGTGGACATCTTAGATGAAGAAGTTTACTGTACAAATTGCAAGACTAGTTTTGAGCATGAAGTATCCAATGACACAGAATATTATATAACAGCAAATTTAGAAAAGGTGGTTTTAAAATAATGCAGGTGACTTTATTAGAGGAAGGAACATCAAACAATCCAGTAATGAGTATAGCGATGGCTGCCAGTCGTTGCTATGATTCGGAACCGACAAAAGAGCTAGTCAGAAATGTATTGAATTCAGGACATAATTCTATGGCTGAGTTTGCAGCTTTTCATTTTAATATCAAAAAGGGAAGTAGAGTGTTTTCTCATCAGCTTGTAAGAAAAAGAGCGGGGGTAAGTTTTTGTTTAAGTGGTGATACAAGAATATATTCAGACTATCAAAATGGTAGTGTACATCCTAAGACACTCAAAGAACTCTATAATACTACAATTAATGGATTAAAACACACAAACGTAAGATGTGTTGATGAAGAAAATAAAATAATTACTAAAAATAAACCAATATCCATAATAAAATCTGGTATAAAAGATGTTTATACTGTAAAAACAAAAGATGGTTATAGTATAAAATCTACAAAAGAGCATAAATTTTTAACAGATAACGGCTGGAAAAGATTAAAAAACATAAAAGAAGGAGATATAATTTACACAAATGGAGAGCCATTATATAGGGATAAAAACTGGTTAGAAAAAAAATATCACAAAGAAAATTTATCACAAAAAAAGATTGCCACTTTATGTAACTGTTCTCATCACACTATTAGGAAATGGATTAGAAAATATAATTTACAAAAAGAGTTAGGAAGTTGGTCTTTAGGTGTTGAGCCGCCAAATAAAGGAAAAACAAAAGATAATTATAAACCAATGAAAATAAGCTCTGAAAAATTAAAAGGAGAAAATAACCCTAATTATAAAAAAGGTGAAAAATTTGTAGGAGAAAAAAATCATCAATGGAAAGGAAATAATATCAAAAATACTGGTGGATATACTCGTGTCCAGAGGCATTTTGATAGAAAATATAAATGTGAAATTTGCGATAAAGAAACTAAATTTACCGAAGTTCATCATATAGATAAAAACCCTTCAAATGATTCAGATGATAATTTAATAGAGCTTTGTAGAACATGCCACGCAGTCCAGCATTATGGAGTAAAAGTTAAACAAATAAGACTTTCAGAAATTAAAAGCATTGAATATTCAGGAAAAGAAATGACTTATGATTTAGAAATGAAAAATCCACATCATAATTTTATAGCTAATGGTTTTGTTGTACACAATTCTCAGCGTTCACAGCGCTATGTAAATGAGGATGGTTTTGGTTATGTAACACCAGATACCATCAAAAAAGAGAGTTTTACTCACTATGAATATGATGAAATGATTTCTAAGCTCCATGATTTATATAATCAATTTGTTGAAATGGGGATACCAAAAGAAGACGCAAGATTTATACTTCCAAATTCAACTGAAACAGAAATAGATGTAATGATTAACCTTCATTCACTTATGGATTTAGCAAAAGAAAGGTTATGTACCAGAGCTCAGTGGGAAATAAGAGATATTGTCTGGCAGATGAGAAACCAGGTTGTGGCCAAATGGCCTATCTTTGGAGAATATATCAAGCCTAAATGTCAGGTTATAGGTTACTGTCCTGAGCATAAAAGCTGTGGTTTAACTATTCACAAAAGTGAGGTCAGAGATTTATTTAAACCAGGTAAAAAGGAGGCATAAAATGGAAGAAAATTTAATTGATAGAATTGTTGATGCTATAAACAATGATGATGTATCAAGTGACAAAAAAGAAATTTATATCACAGATTTTTATAACGAACTTAACTCTGATAAAAAAGCAGTTGTGGATGAGCTGATGATGGATTTAACAGGTTGGAGATTAGAAACCTTAATAAACAATGAGAATTATTAAAAGGAGGAATAAATCATGAGTAAACAGGTAGGATGTTTAATTTGGACAGAAGATGATGTTCTAGGAGCAATGGAGGACAATGAAATTGAATTAACAGAGGACAATATTGAAAGAGCAGTTTCTGCTGTTGAGAATGCCAATATGGGGTATGCAATACAGATAGTAAACGAAGAAATTGATGAAGTTGTAAGCTCTGAGTTTAACTAGGAGGTAATTTTATGTTTGGAGACAATATTAAAGAAGAAATTCTTTTTTATCCTGACGTTGAAGAAGATGAGGATTTTCTTATTAAAAGTATTCAGGAAGAGCATAACACAAGATTAGATGATGCTCTTGACCATATAGTCGAAGAATTAAATAAAGATATATTTTAAAAGGGGGTATTAAAGATGAAGAAAGAAATGTATGAATTTTCATTTCTATATGAGGTTGGAGGTTATGATTTAGGATGTGATAATTATTCTGTTTTAGCTGAAAATCCTGATAATGCAATTGATTCATTTATGGAGGCTTTTGATTTGGAAAGTTATGATGTACTAAGCTGGAATGAAGAAGAAACCGAGTTCGAAATTAGACTTTATAAAGAGAGAAAACAAGAAGAACTGCTTAATCAATATTTTGTTTATAAAGTTTTGGCTTTAAATTCAAAAGCAGCATGACAGATTTATTAATAAAAAGGAGGGTTATATAAATGAGTGATTATTATAATAATGTAATACACAAGATGGACAAAAGAGGCGAGATGCTGGTTGTTAAAGATATAACCAATGATGAGTGGGATGTGCAGGATTACAACAGTTTTAAGCTTGAATATGTTCAGTATAATAAAAGCAACACAGCTGTAAAAAGATATCCTGTATTTGTGGATGCAGATGAACTTAACGGCTGTCTATCACAGATATTAACTGGCAATTATTCAAAAACTATCGGCTGGCATGAATTTTACGGAGGCAGCAAGAAAAGAGGTTTAGCTGAACAGCTTAAAGGCAAGGAAATGCAGCCTTTAGTAAACGGAGTTGAATCAAGAAAACTAACTATAGGTGTCAACAAAGGTGGCTGGTTTGACTTTAAAATCAGTATTGGAAGAGGTAGTGTAGGAAATAGAGGAGAGATTAAACCTTCTGGCAACCCTATTGATGAAGTTAAGTTTTCTATCAGTCCTAAACAGGCTGTAATTTTGGCAAAAACTATTGAAACTTATGTAATTGCTAAAAAGTCACTTGCTATAAGAATTTACACCAAAAACAAAATGCAAAAAATCAAGGAGGCTGGCTAATCTTGTCAGAGGAAATTAAAATAAAGTATTTAGATAAAAATATAGATAAATTAAAAAAAGTAGAGCATGGTGACTGGGTTGATTTGAGAGTCAGCTCAGTCAAATTAAGCAGGAATAAGAAGTCTTTTGTTGAAATAAGTAAAGCAGACCCCAAAGGAAAAGAGTTAAGTTTTAAAAAAGGTGATGTGTTAAAAATAGGTTTGGGAGTAGCAATGGAGCTTCCTAAAGGTTATGAAGCTAATGCAGTGCCAAGAAGCAGCACATTTAAACACTACGGATTAATACAGCTCAACCATTTTGGGATTATAGACGAAAGCTATAATGGAAATAATGACCAATGGATATTTATGGGATATGCATTAAAAGATGGAAAAATATCTAAAAATGACAGGGTCTGTCAATTTAGAATCAATAAAAAGATGCCTGATATTAATTTTAAGATTGTTGAAGATTTAGAAAATGAGAATAGGGGCGGAATAGGTTCAACAGGTAAACAGTAAAAAAGGGGGCCTTGTGCCCCCGAAATAAGGGGGTACAAGATGAGCGAAAGAATCACTAAAAAGTGGATTAGCAAACTTTCTAACGAAAGATTACTGGAAGTATTTGAAAGTTTAGCAGGAGAAGCATATATAAAAAACACTAAAAAATCCTATAGAGAACTAAGATACTGTAAAGAAGAAGTCATGAAAAGAATTAAAGAATAAAAAAAGGAGGGATATATATATGTTTATAGTAGGTCAGTGCAGCAAATGTAAAAGCTATGGATTAATGGATATCGGAGAACACAGCAAAGAAGAGGTTAATGATTTTTTAAAAAAGGCTGAGTTTGGAGAATGTTCTTTCGGAGGCTGGCATGTTGAGTTAGGCAAAATGGATGAATATATAAACCTTGATTGGGATGAGGTTTATAAATCTAAAGAAGAAGCGCAAAAAGTAGTTGACAACAAAAATAAAAGGGGTGAAAATTAATATGGGAGCAACAGTAATAGCATTTGATTTAGAAGAATTAAAAGAAATTATGGAAAGAAAAAAACTAGATACACTTGATGATATAGAAAACACTGCCTATTTGACACAGAGCAATTTTGGTGGTATGGTTATCCTGGTTAATAAATCTGGTGATGGAGTATTTGTACAGGAAGTTTGGGATAGCGGCAGTAAGGATATCGAAGAAGCTGAAATTTTTTACGACGAAGAGTGGGAATATGGCAACGAAGGAGAAGCTTACGCCTACTTTGATTATGAAGATGAAAAATACTATTTAGCAGAATTTATGAGAAAAAATTACTAATAGGGGGTGACTGAATGCACTTCGATGATGAATTTATAAATGAAGTTAAAAGAGCTAATCCTCTAATAGAAACTATGTCTGAATATACAAACATTGAAAGAAAAGGGGAGGGTGGTAGGTATAAATGTAACTGCCCACTCCCTAATCATGAGGATAAAAAGACACCATCAATGACAATTTTCGATAATGATTCTGCCTATTGTTTTGGTTGTGACACAAACATTATGGATTCCATAGCTCTACTTGAACAGATGGAAGGTCTAAGTTTTCCAGAAGCAGTTATAAAACTTGCAGAAAGGGCTGGACTTGAAATACCATCTGAAGAAAATGAGAAGTTTAAAAGGGTAAGAAGCCAAAGAGAAGATATGATGCAGAAGGCAAGAGTTTTTTATAATAATCTGATGAATAAAAAAGAATACTCTTTTGCCAAAGATTACTTGATGAACGAAAGAGGATTAACTAAAGAGGTTATAGATAAATATAAACTTGGCTATTGTAACGAAGATTTTCTAAATGATGATGAATATAAGAAGTTTACAAACCGTATTATATTTCCTGTATTCAACCACTATGGAGAAATCTGTGGGTTTTCAGGCAGGAGTTTACCTAAAGACGAAGGTAAATATGCAAAGTATGTAAACAGCAGCAAGACTAAGAATCCTTTATTTAAGAAAAAGAAATTAATATATGGCCTAGACCTTGCGAAAAAGTCAATCAGGACAAACAACTTTGTAATCTGGTTTGAGGGATATATGGATGTTGCTTCAGCTCATAAAGTCGGGGTTGAAAATGTAGTCGCATCAATGGGAATTGCGATTACAGAAGAACAGATAAAATTAATGAGTCGCTTTACAAAAAATATAATACTGTTTCTTGACGGAGACGATTCCGGAGTTAAAGCTATACATCGTAGTTTAGATTTGTTCGATAAACAAAACATACTACTGAAGATAGTTCACTGCAAAAATAATATGGACCCTGATGATATGGCAAATATTATGGGAGCTAAATTTAAAGACTGGATTCTTAAAAATGCAAAAACCCCAGAGCAGTTTTATGCAAATAAATATTTAGAAGAGTTTAATTTAGAAGTAAATGAAGCTCAAAGAAAAGCAATAGAAAATGTTGCAGAAACTTTTGGAGATAGGCTGGATAGAATTGAGACAGAAATAGCGCTGAGTTCATTATCTAATAGCTTGGGTATAAGTATTGACGCTTTAAAGAAAAAAGCTGCTTCAGTAAGTGGAGGTGGGTAAAATTAATATACCAGTAACAATTGATGATTTTAACGAAAGAAAATGGAAAGAGGCCAGAAAGTTATGGGAGAAAAAAATAAAGAATGTAACTCTCCCTAAAGACCTGGCTTCTTCGCCAGAGATGATAGTAAAGGCTGAGTACGAACTGGATTTACTGCACAGTGAGGCTTCGTATCTTTTTAGTAAATACAGAGCAATGTATGAGAATATGGAAGATTATATTGATGCAGTTAAGTATGTCTATCGGGATAAAGGCAACAATCCTGAAGAGAGAAAGTCACGAGCATATAAGATGCTGATTTATTATCCTTACGGGACAGAAAGAGATGACGCTCAGAACTTAATTGAGATTAGAAATAGAATTAGAGAAAGATATTATTTCTTTAGAGACTTTGTAATAGCAACTATTAAAGCTAAAAGAGATGCGCTTAATACTGATATTGGTGCAGGTAAGATTGAGTCACAGATTATATCAGGTTATGGAGCAAGTGCTTAAAGGAGGTTGATGTCGTTTGTGGGATACAGATGTTACAACAAAAGTTTAAAGGGTAAGTTTAAAGTAAGAAAGCATGCTAGAGATAGATTCAAAGATAGGCATGGTAATGAATATATAGGAAATAAAAAGATTAAAAATATGGGTAAGCATACCTTAAATCAGAAAATAATTAAGTCAATCAAAAAAAGAAGAGAGAAAATAATCGAGCAAAGAGACGGCTCTCTTTTAGTTATAACAAAGGACTTTAAAGCTGTTGTGATGCCTGAGTTTTATAACTATGTAATAACTATATTGCCGGATTAAGGTGGGGATAAAATGATGGATGTGGATGACTGCGAAAAAGCAGCTCATTGTAAAAATGCAAATGAAAGATGTCTTTTTTGTGATGGACGCTCTCAATATAAAGAAGTTAAATATAAAAACTACAACTCAATGAGTAAGTATAAAACGCCCTCTAAAAAGAAGAAAGGGATGGGTTTAGAGGAAAAAGTAAGAACAGAGTATAATCAGTACATGGCTAAAAGAATGCCCCTATCTGGAGGAATAACAGGTCTTGAGGGCGATGTTAAAACTGTGCACACATTAATTGAATGCAAAGAAAAAAACGTTAAATCAGGTGGCAAAAAACAAATAACAATTAAAAAAGAATGGCATGACCAAATTGAAGACGAAGCCTTTAATCATGGTTTAATACCTATTTTAATATATGGATTCAATGTTGAGGGAGAAAGTGATTATGATATGGAGGAGGTGTATTTTTCTACAAAATACGAGTACTTATTAGAACTACTTCATAAAGTAAAATACCTAGAAGAAAAAATAAACAGACTAGAAAAGGAAGATTAAAATGGCTAAATACGGTGATGAATTTTTTAGATGTCCAAATTGTAACTATCCTTACTTTAAATTTGATGAAATTTACTTGATTGCTAAAGATGTTGGGCTTGATTATCCTACAGCTCAATCAAGAGTTTTAAATAAAAAAACAGTTTTAGTATGTGCCGACTGCGGCAAAAAATATACAAGAGAGGAACTACTTAATAATGAATAACGAAAAAGTTGAAAAAGAAGATGTAAAAAAAGAGGCACTTGAGGGTTTTAAGATGTGGCTTGATGATGTTGGTATTGGCTCAGAAAATTTTGATGAAGAAATTTATGATACAGTTTTACTGCTATCATTATATCAAAATTACCAATTCCAAGTTGAACAGTACATGAGAATGCAGGAAGCTGAGGAGAATAAAAAGGGCAGCAAGTTATTTGTGCCTGAAGATGCTGTAGACAAAAAGAAAAAAGGAAATGGCAAAATAATTAGACCAGACTTTGGAAATAAATAAAAAAATGGCCCGGATAAAACCGGGCTTTTTCTTACTGCTTTAAATCAACGTAAACTGTTTTGTGTTCTTCATTAAAAGAAGCTTTGTATCTTTTTACTATATTGTCTTTTTGTCCTGAAATTTCTGTTATCTTTTCTACAAGTGGGCTTGAAATAACGACTTTAGATTCGCTAGTTTTATTTCCTTGTTTTTTGGCAGGGTAGCCAAGCTCATCATTGGAGTTAGTACATTCCAAGATAAGATAACGATTGTCATAAAAGCCAAAACGCAGATAGCCAGGACAGTCTATAAAATAATTTTTGACTAAAGCAGAGTTGAAATAAATCCTGTTTGAAGCATGTTTTGTGCTGACTGAAATAAACTCATCTTTGTTTGAACACTTGCTATTTTCTTTTTGAGGGTTGAACCAATAAAGTTTATTTTTATCAAATTCATCGCTCATAATATATCAATCCTCCAATTTTGCTAGTATTGATATTATAACATTCATAAAAAAGAAATGCAAAAAAACCCAAAAAATATAAAAAGGAGGTGTAAAATGCCTGAAAAACATTGTAAAAACTGTAAGCATTCCAGAAATATAGAGAGTATTGTTACTGAAGATTTTCAGATAATACCTGAGCTAAATGAATGTTCTAATGCACATGTCACTATTAAATTTATGGAGTCACATGATTGGGACGAAAGTGAGTTGGCAAAAAATTGCGAACATTATGAACCAAAACCAGTTGGTAAATGTTCAAACTGTGATTATTATATTGCAACACCAATACATCAATGGAGTATGTTTGTCAAAACTCTTTATGGAAAAGTTCCCGTTTGTTCAGAAAAATGCAAAGAAGAGCTTGATGAAAAAATGAAAAAATATTTTAAAAAAATTGATAATGAAAACTAAAGAACTTGAATAATTTAGTTTTGTTTGATATACTTAACTTAAGAATAAAAAAGGAGGCTTCAAAATGGAAAATAGAGCTACTGTTTATGATATAAATACCGAAGCAAAAGAAAAGGTTGAGGAAATAGATGAGGTCGGAAGCAAGAAAGATTTAGCAACACTTTATTCTAAAGTAGCAAAAATTATGGGTAAAGTAGGTAAAATAAAAAAGAGTGGTTACAACAAATATGATGATTATGAATATGCAACAGCTGAAGATATTAAAGAAGCGCTAAGGCCATTATGTGCTGAAGAAAATTTATGGATTTCAAGTGAAGTAAAGGGATACAGCAAAAAGCAGGTCCAAACTCAAAGAGGTAACTCAACAGAAATTGAATTAGGCATGTACTTTACCTTACGATGTGGTGATACTGGGGCAAAAGTCAAGCTTTTATATTCAGGCTATGCTTTAGACGAAGGCGACAAGCACATCTATAAAGCTTATACGGGTGCTATTAAATACTTTCTTATCAACAATTTCATGTTGAGCACTGGTGATGACCCTGAAATGGATTCTCCTAAGATTAAACAGGAGGCTCCCAAGCCTAAAAAGAAAAAAACAAAAAAAGATATTCCAGTTCAGAAAAAAAGCGAGCATAAAGATAATAATATAGAAGAAATTAGACAGCTATGGAAAAAGAACCAATCAATAACACAGGATATTGTTTTTGATGAACTCGAAAAAATGGGAAAAGAAAGGGATATAGCCCTTGTTTCTGAGATTAAAGATGAAGAAAAGTTATTAGAAATTATAGAAAAAGTAAAAGAAAAAATAAAAGAAGAAAAAATCGAAGATTAAAGATAAGGAGGGTCTTGTACCTTCCTTATAAAAGGAGGAGATTAAATGTATAAAATAGAAGGTTTAATACCGCACTATTTTGATATTGAAACAACAGGATTGTCAGGTCTAGAAGATGATTTTGTTTGTGCAATAATAAGAAAAGAAAATAAAGTTTTAGATTTTAGAAGTCTTGAAACTTTCCTAAGCTATTGCCAAACTTTATCAGGAGCAATACTTGTAGGTTATAATACACAGACTTATCGTGGAGGATTTGACCTGCCATTTTTAAGAACACAGGCTTTAAAAAATAATTTAAAATGGCCTTTTAAAAGCAGAAGACATTTAGATATGATGCCAATTGTTCAAGGACACCTTGATACTAAAACTTACGAAGTTAAATTGCCTTCAAAGTCATCACTTAGAAAAGATGACCTAATGGAGCTTGCTTTTGCCAATTCTATTAAGTACACAACAACTAAAGACACATATAAAAGATTAATGGAACTTGAGGAAGCAGAAGGATGTGACTGGTGTGGAAGAGATTCAGTAACTACATCAGAATCAAATTCTCTACAGGATGTTTATATTAACTTCTTTGACCCTAAAAAGGAAGAAGAATATCCATATATAGATGTTGGAGAACTTGTCAACCAGTACAAAAAAGGTGAGATTGGTTTTGATGAGTTTCAAGAAACGCAAATAATTCATTGCAGTAATGATGTGAGAAGATTACAGGTTATTACAGAAAATATTTTACCCTTAATGCCTGAATATATTGTAAATAGAAATATAATGAATCTTTAAGAGAGGATGTTTTTGATGTTTTTTGAGCCTATAAGAACCTGGGACGGAAGCGAAATGAACCATTTAATTTACAGTTGGGAGAGCGAAGGCTCAATGGGCTCTCCCGGTTGTTCAGATATTAATAATAATTTAATATATGAAAATGATATTTTGAAATACAAAAAGTATATATCAATTTTAAAAAGAGGAAAGTTTAGTTATAATGGAAAGACTTTAAATGGCTGGTACCTTGAATGCTATTACAAGGATAATAAAGTAATCAGTCCATTTTACCAAAATGAAAATTATGAAATTGTAGGTAATATATTTAAAAATAAAGATTTGTACAATAAAATTAAATTGAGAGAGGAAGTTAGAATAGATGATTTTGTCGGATAAAGATATTAAACGAAACATGGAGGCTGGCTTTATAGATATAAGACCTCTAAAAAAAGAGCAGATTGAACCCGCTTCCGTAGACTTAAGGCTTGGAAATAGTTTTTCTTTGATTAAAAAAGAAAATGAAATTATAAAATTTAATCAAAAAACAGAATACGAAGAATTAATTTTAGAAAAAGATGAGAAATTTATACTAAAACCTCATGAATTTGTTTTGGCTACAACAAAAGAAAGTGTAAGACTTGACGGTAAGATAGCCGCTTTCGTTGAAGGTAGAAGTTCAATTGGTAGGCTTGGTCTTTTTATTGAGAATGCAGGCTGGGTCGACAACGGCTTCTGGGGTCAAATTACATTAGAGTTATATAATTCCAATGAAATCCCAATCGAATTAACTCCGGGAACAAGAATTTGTCAGCTTGTATTTGCAGAAACTAAAAATGTACCTGACAATTTATACAACGGGAAATACAATGGTCAAAACGGAGCAACAGGAAGTATGAGTTTCCGTGATAGAGAGTTTGTGAAAAATGGATAAGAAAATGATTAAGATAATCCCAACTCATGACCTAGTTAAAGAGCTTGAAAGAAATATTGTATTTCAAACATCTAATTACACATTAGAAAGAGAAGAAGAAATAAAATTAATGAAAAAAGAAATTATAGAGAGGGTTGAAAATAAATGATTAAACCAATGCATGATTTTATTTTAGTTAAAAGAGAAGAAAAAGAAGGTAAGACAAAAACAAAATCGGGACTTATTATTCCTGAAAAGCAAACTGAAAAATATGAAGTTTTAAAAGGAGAGGTAATTGAGGCTGGACCAGGTAGAAAAACTCCTAATTCAAATAAACTAATTGAAACAAGTGTTAATAAAGGTGACGAAATACTTTATAAGCAGTATGCAGGTCATAAAATTGAAGTTGACGGAGAAGATTTATGGTTGATAAATGAAAGAGACATTATAGCAACAATAGAGTAAAAGGAGGTATTAAATGAATTATTTAAAACACTTTGCAAAACTTAGGAGTAAAGGTTTCAAGCCTAAGATTGATTTAGATTTAGATGTAAAAGGGCCAAAAGAGTTGGGGGCAAGAATTAAAGTATCACTTACCCTTGATGATATTGGCACTAACACAGCTATTGGTTTTTTATCAGACAAACTTTTAAAAAAAACAGAGATAGAAAACAAAATCTCTGAGCTTGTGGTTGAGCTTGTTGATAGTTTTGATATAGGCTTTAGCCTTAAAAAAGATAAAAGTAAAGTTGCTAATATAGAGACTAAAAGGAAAGAACCGCAAAATGAAAATGAGAAGATTTTAAAATCGGAACTGACTGATGAGGATATGAATAAATGGACAACCAAAAGTAGTATCTTTTATGCAGCAGATGTAACAAAACTTCAGGAGTTAAAATCTAAACTAAGACTTAAGACTAACAGCGAGTTAATGCCTTATGTGCATGAATTTTTTGATGATAATTCAAAAAGTGTAGGAGATATTCTACCAAAGAATATAGAGGATTTTAACGATTTTCTGCAGGGAAAAATAGATTTGGAGGCAGGAGGTAAGGCTGTGTGAAAATAGATGATATAGTAAGGTGCTTTTTTCTGGTTTTGCACCCAAAGACTGTACCTTCAAAAAAATATGTTAAACAGATATATGAACAGTCAAAAAACTTACTCAGTCAGGGCTGGACTATAGCCAACATCACAAACAGGATTGTATCTTGCGATATCAACAGCATAGAGGGAGTGCAGAGTTTAAACGATGTTCCATACCTTAATAGCACCCCTCCTCTAAAAAAGCCAAATAACCTTCTTGAGGATAAGTTTTATTACAACAGCAGGCTTCATAAAATTTCGGAGCCTGCCTCTCTTGATATTTCAATTGAAGGAAAAATAATCGAGAAAAAAGAACCTTTTTATTTGGAGCTTGTTGAGTCTTTTACAGCAGAGGATTTAGTCCAGCATTTTTACGAAAGACTTGATATTAAAGATAAAGATGAGACTCTTTATGATAGAAATAAAAAAAGAATAAATGGATACTTAAAATCTTATGATTTAGATTTATTATTATTTACAATAGACGAAATAAAAAGGCTTGGAAGTGTAGAGAACTGGGATACAAAAGTTGCTGAGTCGATAATATACTATACAAAAGAAGGTAAAAAAAGAATGGAAAATGTCAAAAATTCAAGCTCTGGAAAAGTACACCCCTTCTATAAAGCTTACCTAAAGAAGAGGGGTGTAAATAAATGAGCACAACTGCAATAGAAAACTTTTTAGAAAGTGAAGAGGAGTATGATTTTCAAAAATGGTTAGAAGAAGAAATAGATATAGAAGAAGATACTCCAGAAAAGGAGATAGAAAAAGAAGATATTCCTATAGAAGATTTATTAGTCAATTCAAATATCAAACCAGATGAGTTAAATGACATAGAAAAAGAAATGTACTATACAATTTTAAATTCCGACAAGGTAGCCTGGGAAAGAGGCGAAGGTTTCTCTACAGGGTTTAAACTTTTAGATGATAAATTTATGGGTATTCAGTCAGGTTTAGTATTTGTCGGAGCTCAGTCCAATGTTGGTAAATCAAGTTTTTTGTTATATGTAGCTAACCAATCATCTATTGCTGGTGATGTTTACAGCTTATATTTTTCTTTTGATGATGGTAGTAAGGATTTACTGCCAAGAATTGTTGCATCTGAAAAAAATATACCTATTAACGCAATCAGACTTCCTGAAAGGTATTTAGATTATCCAACGATACTTGAGAAAAGGAAAGATGGAATTAGGGATTTGTATTCTTCTTTAGACAGGTTTAAAATCATCGACCAGGACAAAGGTAAATCGATTGAGCTTGTAGAGAAGGAAGTTGAAAAGCACCTAAATTATTTAGAGGAGATAGGTTCTGACAGAAAGCTTTTTGTTCAGATTGACAACTTTCATGACCTTACATCAGAAGATAAGACATACTACAGCGAAAAAGAAAAATACAGCGACATAGCTGATAGATTAAGAAACTTATCAGAGAAATTTAATATTCCAATCTGGTGCACAGCTGAACTACGAAAGGGCTCATCTGGCCACACAAATGTTAGACCGGTAAAAGAGGATATCAAGGAAGCTGGAAAGATTGTTTACAGAGCAACAGCCTGCCTTATGCTTTACAATGAGGTTGGTTTAGAGCAGCAGAACGCAGCTGTCTTTTATAGAAGTCAGGATAGACCAGGTAAAAATCCTATAGTTGAAGTTCATTTCGACAAAAATAAACAAAGTTCATATAAAGGAAGGCTTTATTATAAGTTCGTTCCTGAATATGCATTATTTGTCGAGGCAACAGAAGGAGAAGTTGAGTATTACAACAATTTGATTTATCAAAATTAAAGCTTATTCACTTTGTTGTCGAATTATGTAATAAATTGCTATTTAAAATTTGATGAAATTGTGATTATGACCCTTGCAAAACATATGTTTATGTGTTAATATTAAGGAGGTGCTTACCCGATGGGTGTAGCAGAAAAACATGAAGAATTTGAAGGTCCGTTCGGAGAAAGAGTAATTAGGTATAAGGATGGCTACTATGAAGGCATTGAGTGCTCTCAGTACGCCCCTTGTCCTATTGATTATAGATGTGAAAATAAGAATAGTAAGTATGAATGGTGTAGAAGATGCAAAGTCCTTACCTGTTCTCACTCAACCAAAGAAAAGAATTTGCTTATTAGAAAGGTGGAGGAGTAATGAGAGAGGACTTAAAAAAAGAAGTAGAGGAGAAGTTGAGTTTTATAAACAACACATTCAAACAGAGCGATATAGACCTTAAGGTCTACGCTACAGCAGATGAGTGTGAAGAGGAGAAACTAGATTTGTATAAATGTCCTGAATGCGGTGATTTTTTCTCAAATAAACTCGGAGATGAAGATTACGAAAAGCTCCAGTGTCCTAGTTGTGAGACTGAGTTCAAGATTGAGAGGGAAAAAGATGATACAAAATAGTGATAAAGCAAACCAAGAAATTAACAAAAAAGACAGAGTTGATAAAGATTATGGTGGACACACAAAATACTGCAAGTTCTGCGGTAAACAGCTTATTTTTGTAAAGACAGACCACAATGGTAATGTAAATCAGAACAGAAAAAAAGAGTGGGAAGCTTCTGTTTGTCATAAGTGCTGGCCAAAAGAAGTAAGAAGAAGACATAAAATATAAAATTATTGGGGGAAGATAGAGATGAATTACCTTAAATTCTTAGTAAATGATAAACTAGTTGATGCTGAAGGAAACTTAGTAGGAGAAGAAGCTGACCTTAAGAATATGACAAACATCTATGGAATAACAAACTTAACAGATGAAGAAAAAAATATAGTATTTGGCAGTGAAATAAATGATATTAAAAATTATAATGTAAAAGTTATAGTTATTAAAATTTTAGAAAGTTTACCAAATGAATTTTGGTTTAGGCCTAATAAATCAGAGTACGGCAAAACTCCTGAAGATGAAGAAGGTGTCGGAGGAGCTGTGCTCCACTCTAAAAAGGCATTTAAAATAGCTAAAAAGCTAATTAAAGCTTGGGATATTAGCGATTACAAGCGTGATATTGTACTTGCAGCAACACTTTTACATGATTGTTTTTTAGATTCATTTTCTACTGCTGATAAAGATGAAATTTTTCACTTGCATTTGATTCAGCCAAGAATTAAATTTTTAGACTATGAATACTTGATAGCAAACGAAGAAGATAAAGATGCTTTTGACTTGATAATGAAGGGGATTGAAGGCCACACAGGGGGTAAGTGCTTAATTCAATCTTTAAGGTATAGAAAAGAGAATGATTTTCTTAAGATAGTACATATTGCCGATTTTTTGGCAAATGACCAGGAGGTGGTAAAATAAATAAATTTCTAGTATTTTTAGACAATGTAGAGATTTTTTTAATGTCGCATGTTTCAACAATAAGCTATGTCTTAGGTTTAATCTTCGGAATATTATCAATGGTCGTTTTTGTTAATTACTCATTAATATACTCAGCTTTAACACTGCTTTCAGGTTTTATAGTCTTTGAAGTATACAGGTATACATTCGCTGGAGAACCCGACTTTGTAATGCATTTTGACAAAGAGGATTTAGAAGACGGAGATGATTTTGGCAAAATAATGAGTAAAGTAATTGAAGAAGCAGAAAAGAGAGAGGATGATTAGTTTGTTTATAGTATTTGAAGGGCCCGATTGGGTCGGGAAATCAACCCTCTTAGAAAGCGTGGGAGAGGCCTTAAGGGCTTCTCCTTCCTTTAATAAGAGAGTATTGACAACTAAAGAGCCGGGAGGCTCAGAGTTTGGTTTAAAGTTAAGAAAGATTTTATTTGATAAAAATGAAAAAATATCTCCTTTAACTGAAACATTAATATTCCTGGCTGATAGGGCTGAACATACAAAAACATTAATAGAAAAAGAAAATGATGACAACACTATAATATTAAGTGATAGATACGACCTTTCAACAGCTGTCTATCAGTGCATGGAAAAGGGAGTTTTAGACTACAAAGATTTATTTAAGATAGAAGAGATGTTAGGATTTCCAACTCCGGATATGGGCGTTATAATGATAGCTAACGAACCATTTATCAGTAATGAAGCAGATACCTTTATGGAAAAATACAATTATGATTGGGACGGATTAAATAGAAAGTTTATAACTCTAACTAAAAATCATAATTTAAAAATGCTTGATTACCCCAAAGTAATAATCAACTCAAGCCTTCATTCTATAGAAGAATCAACCGATAAAATATTAAAAGAGATAAAAACTTTAAAAGTGGACGGATTTGTGTTATAATTAGTTTAGTGAAGTAAAATAAACAAATCAACATAATATGAGGTGAATTAATTGGAAATAGAATATCAAGCACTATTAGATTTTTTAGCATGTCCTGCCTTATATCTTTTCAAGCATCAAAGAAAAGACAAGGTTGAAAGCTACATGGGCAGAAAAGTAATAGACGACATATTAACAAATACTATTTACTTTTTTTATAACACAATCCTTGAAGAAGAAAGAATACCTTCAGAAACTGAATTAAAAAATTTTTATGGAACTCAATTTGCTGAAAAAGAAGATTTGCTAAAATTTAAAACAAGCCAGCAAAAAAAGAGATATACACAAAAGTATCCGGGAGAGTTCATCAAAAAGTTTTACATTAAACACAGGGATAACCCAGGAATACCGATAGCCGTAAATGAAAAGTTTGATGTTGAACTTGAAAATCACAAAATAAAAAACTGCAACTTGCAGCTGGTAAAGATGGTAGATAAAAAAACGCATATAATGTATTTCAGTAATGCTTCTCATAATCCTGATACATTTAGAAAAAATAATGACCTTAAATTTTCTCTTATGAGTTATGGATTCAGGAATATATTTAAGCAAAAAGAAGATAAGTTTATTTATAACAGTGTAAGAAAAGGAAAGTTTTTGGAGATATACAGAAGCAATTGGCAGTTTAAGAAGATGGTTGCAACTCTTGATAATATTGCAGAGATTATCAACCAGGAGCTTTACTGGCAGAATATAAACTACTTATGCAAGTCTTGTCCATACAGCGAGATTTGTTATAACTGGCGCGGGAGGTGATTTTGATGTCCAAAAAAATTAACATAATTGAAGACCAAGAAAAAGGCTTAAAGATTGGCGAAGAATGGTCAGGTAATTTATCAGAATCTGAATCAGACGAAGAAAAAAACAAAGAGGAAGTAGATGATACAGAAGATGAAAAAGAGGATACTAGGGATTGACCCGAGCATCACCAGCACCGGCTGGGCAGTTTTGGAATATGAGGAAGACGAACTTGTAAATATAATAACACCTGAAAAAGAAGAGAGTTTGTTTAAAGGTAACTACAAACCAGAGCTTTTAGATTATGACAATATAGAAACAGATTCGGATAAGACAGATAGAAAAAGATTTTATCAAATATATGAACAGCTAGAAAAAATTATTAAATTTTATAAGCCTGAAATAATAAGTATTGAAGACCAATACAGCTCTCTTAACCCTAAAACTTTAAAAAGATTAAGTCATGTAAGAGGGGTTTGCATGTTTTTAGCAGAGATGTATCAAAAAGATATGTACTTATATTATCCTACAAGTGTAAAAAAAATAGCTTCAGGAAATGGAAGAGCTTCAAAGGAAGAGATGACAGAAGCAATAAATGAATACTTTGATTTAGGGTTAAATTTTAAGAAAGAAAATGATAAAGCAGATGCTATAGGAATCGCACTTTCTTTTCTTTTCAATAAGAAAAAGGGGCAAAAAATATAGAAGGCGTGATAATAAATGAAATTTAATTTTGATAATTTCGATGTAGAAATGAGCTTTGATGAAATTTTTTCTGAACACCCACAGGATATTAAAGATTTTTTATGCATGTTAGGACAGGTAGACAAAGAAAGTCAAACTTTAGGGACTGAGATTGAATTTTTATTTTTTAATCCTTTTGATAGTGCGGAAACAAACTTGTTAGTTGATAAAGGTTTGGATGATGGGTTTTCTGGAGATTACAATGGAAATATAGAAGATACTTTGAGGAAGTTAATAGAAGATTTTGAAGAGGGAAATTATGATGAGTGAAAAACTAAAGCTAATAGAAGAATACAAAAAAGGAAATAAAGAGTCAGGACAAAAACTTTTAGACATGTATGATGCATTCATAAAAAACTTTGTTTCGCTTATTTATCACGGCTCTTATAAAAGCAACACTTCAGTTAAAAACTTTCTTAGACTTCTTCAGCCAGGAGGCAGCTCTTCAGTAGAAGAATTAACCAATGTTGTAAGTGTTATTAACGCAATATATTCAGCATATGATTTTGAAGATGTCTATCAGGATGTAAAATTATCTTTTTTAATTTCTTTAGATGTTTTTGATATATCAGAATATGATGAGAGAAAAGAAGTTGAAAGTCCATTTGATTATTTCTTGTCAATTTATTTTCCTTATATACTAAAAAACAATACAGTAGACAATGTAAAGACAGAACCTTTATCAGATAATATAGAAAAGTGGCCTATGCAAAATCCATTTTTAGTCACAGAAAAAGATGAAGTTTCAAAAACAAGTATTGATAGAGATTGGGTTAATGGAAATACATGCAACAATAGATTTTCTGATTTAACAATTGAAGAAAGGTTAATTTTAAAACTAAGATTTGAAGACCATTTAATCTTAGACGAAATAGGTGAGAGATTAGGAAAATCTAAATCATCAATTTCAAGAAGGATTAATACTATCAGAAATAAACTTGAAAAAATAAAAGATAAGAACATAGAGAATAAAATAATAGCTAATGAGTACTTAGTTAATAACAAAACTGTTGAAGAAATAGGAGATATGCTGGATAAAACTCCGATGACAATCTATAGAAGATTAAAAAATATAAAATAAGGGATGATATGTATGGCTTCTAAGAGATGGACAGCTACAGAAATGTTTTATCTTCTGCAATATCCAAGGCTTTCAGCTAAAGAATTGTCTAAAGTTATAAACAGGACTGAAAATGCTATAAAGTGTAAAATCAATAATTTAAATATTAGTGATGATTATAAAAACGAGAGAAGTGAAGAAGAATCTATAAATGTTTTTTGTTCAGATTGTCTTTATAGTCATAAAACATGTGGCCAAAATGTAAAAGATTGCCTAAATGATGAGGCCTCAAAGCTTTATAAAAGATTTTATAATGTAAACTTAAACGAAGACCTTAAAGATAAAAAAATAGTAATAAATAAAAAACAGAAAGTAAAAAATAAACGGTTAATAATTTAAAGGGGGAGTAAAATGTCGTTTTATGTAATTAAAAGAGACGGAAGAAAAGTAGAATATAAAAATAAAAAAATTAAAGATGCAGTTTATAAAGCAGCGAAGGCAACAGCAGAAAAAAAAGGTGAAGATTTTTGGAATTTTGTTGCAAATAATATTGTTGAAGAAATAGAAGATAATATAAGTGGAATGATTAGTTCTGGATTAAACTCTGTTAATGTTGAGACTTTACAGGATATTGTTGAGTATGAATTAATGGAAAACAGACATTATGAAATAGCAAAAAACTATATATTATATAGAAAGCAGCATGAAAAGTATAGAGATGCTCAAAAACTATACAATGGAATAAATGATACAGTTAATAATTACCTTGATTTAAGCAATTGGAAAGTTAATGAGAACTCCAATATGGGTTATAGTCTTCAGGGTTTAAATAATCATATAGCAAGCGAGGTGACAGGCCATTATTGGTTAAATGAAATTTACCCTAAACACATTAAAGAAAAGCATGTAAGTGGAGATTTGCACATTCACGACCTTGCTAATTTAAGTAATTACTGTTGTGGATGGGACCTTCAGGATTTATTATTGGAAGGTTTTTCAGGAGTGTCAACCAAGATAGAGTCGGCACCACCAAAACACTTCAGAACTGCTTTAGGACAAATGGTTAATTTTTTATATACTTTACAGGGAGAGAGTTCTGGAGCTCAAGCTTTTTCAAGTTTCGATACTTATCTTGCACCGTTTGTATCTTATGATGGACTTGATTATGATGAAGTTTATCAGGCTATGCAGGAATTTATTTTTAATTTAAATGTACCGACACGGGTTGGATTTCAAAGTCCTTTTACAAATTTAACTATGGATTTAGTTTGTCCATCAAATATGGCAGAGGACCCAGCTATTATTGGTGGCGAAATGCTTTATGACATGCCGCTTAAAAATTTCCAGAAGGAAATGGACATGATTAACAAGGCTTTTGCTGAGGTTATGCTGGCGGGAGATTCAAAAGGAAGAGTATTTTCTTTCCCTATTCCTACTTATAACATTACTCCAGATTTTGATTGGGATAACGAAATATTAAATCCTGTTTGGGAAATGACAGCCAAGTACGGAATTCCATATTTTGCGAACTTCGTCAATTCCGATATGAAAGCTGAAGACGCTCGCTCAATGTGTCCACTTGACGGAAAAGAAAAGGTATTAGTTAAAACAGGTGATGACAATGTAAGATACTCCCAAATTAACCACACATATTATGACACTAAAGATAATGATGATATATTAGTCTATTCTGATGGTAAATTTATAGAAGGTCGATTCAATAAGTTTGAAAATCAAAATATGATAAATGTAAGATTGGTTAACGGGCATGAGATAAAGATGACTGAAGAACATTTAAATTTTGTTATCAAAAATAAAAATAAAGATATTGAAGAAATGTCAGGAAAAGACTTAAAAGAAGGTTATTATCTACCTTATAGCTTAACAAGTTTTAAAGGCGAAGGAGGAACTTATGACCTTGGCTATTTAATAGGAGCTTTTGCAGGAGACGGAAGCTGTGATAAAAATACAGGAACTGTTTTTTCTTTAAATAATAATACCAAGCTAACAGTGCTTGAAAATTTAAAAGAAATACTGACTAAACTTTTTGGGGCTAAATTTACCGAAAAAGAAGAAAAAAATAATGTAGTTAAACTTTCAACATATAATCCAGCAGTAAAATCAATGATTGAAAGTTTTGTTGATGGGGATAATGCATTAAATAAATACTTCAAAGCAAATGTTTTTGAAATGAGCAAACACTTTAGAACAGGATTATTTGATGGCTATTATGAAACTGATGGAGGAAACAAAAATAGAATTTATACATCATCAGAAAAAATGGTAGAAAGCTTAAATATGTTAGCTGCTACTCTGGGAACAACAACCAATGTTTATACTGATGACAGAAAAAAAAGTGATGGAAGACTAGGAGATAATCCAAATTATGCTGTTTTATTTTACAAATTAAATAGAAATAGTTATGGCGACGTTTGGTTTAAAAAAGACTCAAAACTGTGGATGAAAATAGATAAAGTTGAAAAACTAAAAGAAAAACAAACGGCTTATTGTTTTGAAGTCAAAGATGGAGAACCAATGTTTACGGTTGGCACAACTGGAATCTTGACTCATAACTGCAGGCTGCGCCTTGATAATCGGCAATTAAGAAAGCGAGGAGGAGGTTTATTCGGCTCATCGCCTATGACAGGCTCTATCGGTGTAGTAACACTTAATATGCCCAGAATTGGACTTTTAGCAGAAAATACTGATGATTATTTAGAGAGAGTCTATGAATTAATGGATATTGCAAAAGAAAGTTTAGAAATTAAAAGAAGAATTTTAGAAGAGTTAACAGATGCAGGTCTTTACCCTTATTCTAAGTTTTATCTAAGAAGTATTAAGGAACGTTTTGGAGAGTACTGGAAAAATCACTTTAATACAATCGGATTAAATGGAATGAATGAATCTGTTATGAATTTCTTAGGAAAAGATATGACAGAACATGAAGCTATTAAATTTACTAAATGGGTTATGTACAAAATGAAAGAAAGAATGGTGGAGTACCAGGAAGAAACAAGTGACCTTTTTAACCTTGAAGCTACTCCAGCTGAAGGAACAAGCTATAGATTGGCCAAATCAGACCTTGATAAGTTTGGGAAAGAAGAAGCTGTTTTTGCTAATGATAAAAGGGTTTATACAGAAGATGCTGACCCGTATTACACTAATTCAACTCAGCTACCTGTAGGGGCTACAGACGACCCTTTTGAAGCTTTAGATTGGCAGGATGAACTTCAGAAAAATTATACAGGAGGAACAGTTTTACATTTATTTCTAGGAGAGAGAATGCCTGGAATAGAGGCTACCAAAAAGTTTGTTAAAAGAGTTGCTGAAAATTATGAACTTCCTTATTACTCTATTACTCCTACTTTTAGTATTTGTCCAATACATGGGTATCTGCCAGGAGAACACGAATTCTGTCCTAAGTGTGATGCTGAAAACGGATATGAGGGTTAGTAAATGTATATTTTAAAATATTTACTTTATGTTTTAGAACACAAATGGAATGTTTTTAAAATTGCAATGGGTAAGGGTATGTTCGTTCATGCTTTTACCCATGATTTATCTAAATTAACTGGTAGCGAATTTTGGGCTTATGCAGGATATTTTTATAAAGATAAAGAAAAATACAAGCACCGATTTGAGATGGCATGGAGACACCACTATTATAATAATCCTCACCATTGGAATCACTGGATAGGCCCACAGGGAAAACCTATGGAGATACCACTAAAATATATTCAACAAATGGTAGTTGACTGGGAGGCTATGAGTTTGAAATTTGGTGACACAGCCAAAGAGTATTACTTAAATAATAAAGAAAAAATTAAATTAACCGATAAGACAAGAACTATTTTAGAAAATGAATTAGAAATTTAAGGGGGTTAAATATGATATATATCTTAATGGGACCTTCAGGCTCTGGTAAAACTGCAATCGGTAAAGGCTCAGGATTACCTGAGCTTGTATCCCACACCTCAAGAGATATGAGAAAAGGAGAAGTTCACGGAGAGACTTACTATTTTGTTACCAAAAAAGACATAGACAAAATGAATAAAGCTGAGTTTACAGAATACGCCGGCAACTATTACTGCCTCTCAACAAGAGAAGTTGAAAGAAAGTTAGAGGATAACGATTCTGTATTTGTAATTATGGACAGAAACGGAGTCAGACAAATGAAAGGCATGTATGGTGATGAGGTTAGAGTTATCTACATTGATGTACCATTCTATCAGCTTGCAAAAAGACTTTATAAAAGAGATGGGTTTAAAGCTGCATTCAAGAGAGTTTGGCACATGATTAAGACTCGTGAAAGAAAAAATAAAGAAATAGCGGACTACACTATTAAAAATAATGATGGAGAGCTTAAAAAGTCTATTGCTATTTTTTATGAAATTATAAGGCTACATGGATTAGTGGAGATTGGCTTTGAGCAAATGCCAGCAGATGAAAAAGCTTTTGTAAAAAGGTTTGGTGAGGGTTTAAATGATTAAATTTGCAGGAATACAAAAGACTTCTTTGATGGATTATCCAGAACATATTTCTACAATCTTATTTACTCAGGGTTGTAATTTACGATGTCCTTACTGCCACAACCCATCATTAATAAGTGAAGATATAAAAGACAAAGAAAATTTAATTAACGAAGATGAAATTTTAATGTTCCTAAACGAAAGAAAAGGAAAGATAGATGGAGTTACTATTACTGGTGGAGAGCCCTTAATGCAGGATATTGATGATTTAAAATTATTCCTTGAAAAAGTTAAAACTATGGGATTAAAAGTTAAGATTGATACTAACGGTTCCTATCCTAAAAAACTTTTATACCTTGCGTCTTCTGGTCTTATAGATTATATAGCAATGGATTTTAAAATGCCATATGAGAGATACGGCTCATTAGGAGGCAAGATTAATTTAGATAAGATTAAACGCTCTTTATATAATATATATCAGGCCAAAGAAAAATATGATGTTCAGTATGAAATCAGAACCACAGTAGTACCAGGAATGCATGAAAGTGAGGACATTAGAGAAATCGCCTATCAGATAATAAATTCTGACTGGTATTTTATCCAGAATTTCAAAGGTGATTCTACTTATAATAAAGAACTCTGTGGCAAAAATGGTTTTAGTGAAAAAAAGTTAAAGGAATTTAAAAGCATTGCTGAAGAGTATATTGATAATGTAAGAATAAGAAATTAAAGAAAGGAGGTGGTAATTATGGAAAGCAAAAGAACTAGATGTGAAATTTATTCCAGAGTTGTTGGGTTTTTAACACCTATCTCTCATTGGAATAAAGGAAAAAAAGAAGAGTGGAAAGACAGAAAAACATTTGATAAAGTACTGTAAATATCTCTTAAAGGGGGAGGTATTAATTGAAGTGGTTTGTAATTACAGCTAAGAAAAAATTTAAATATGAAAAAGAAAAGTTTACAAGCAAAAAAGAGGCAGAAAAATATTACAAAAAACAAAAAAAGAAGTACAAAAAAGTAACACTTTACAAACACAAGGATTTCAAAAAACCAGACAGAAGAATAATTTATACATGGTGTCCTATATGTGGCAAAAATAGAAAATTTAAAACTCATCCAGAAAAGAAAGTAAAGGTTTGCCCTTATTGTGGTATAAGCGAAGATTTTTATTACGTAAAAAAATATAATTGGTTATAAAAAACAGGAGGCACAATATTAATGAAATCAGAGAATTTCAATATTGGAAATAACACATGGCTTTTAGGTTTACAGATGCTTGTCGTCTGCTTTGGCGCTACGATTTTGATACCCCTTTTGACGGGTATCTCAACATCTATAGTATTATTTACAGCAGGAATATCTACACTTATTATGCATTATTTTGGTAGAGGTGAATATGGAGCACCAATAATTTTTCTAGGCTCATCATTTGCCTATATAGCACCAATAATTTATATACAGGATAGATGGGATATGCCATCTGTTTTCTTTGCATTAGGTGTTGCGGGAATTATGAAAGTTTTATTTTCATTTGTAATTAAAAAAACAGGCAGTGACTTCATCTCAGAAAAACTTTTCCCTCCAGTAATCTCAGGAACAATGATTATGCTGATAGGGTTGACCCTGATAGATACCGGTATAGATATGGCTTCAGGTAATTGGCTTTTAGCTATTATAACATTATCTACAGCAGGATATTTTATGATGTTTACAGAAGGAGTAACAAGATTATATTCAGTTTTGATAGCTATTTTAACAGGATATATATCAGCTTTGCTTCTAGGAGAGGTAACATTTGTTTCTCTACCACTAGTAAGCATGCCTGAATTTACACTCCCAAGATTTAATTTAAGCGCAGCAATTTACATACTGCCATTTGCCTTAGCTCCAACAATAGAGCATTTTGGTGATGTATTTGCAGTAAGTGAAGCAACTGGTAATAAGTATTATAAGTCACCAGGGATGCACAGGACGATGTTAATTGATGGAATAGGCACAATGCTTTCTTTTGTAGGCTCTGTACCAAATACAACTTACTCAGAAGGAACATCAGCAGTTAGTCTATTAAAGATAAGAGACCCAAAAGTTACAAGAAATGCAGGTATATTTGCAATTATATTTAGCTTTGTAGGTGTATTAGCAGCTTTTCTGCAGTCAATACCAACAGCTGTTGTTGGAGGAGTTATGATTATTCTTTTTGGTAATATAGCAACTCTAGGCTTTAAAACTTTTGTTTCAAATAAAGTCGATTTCACAAGTCCAAAGAATACATTTATAGCTTCTACGATGATAGTTTTTGGACTAAGTGGAATAACAGTTTATAAATTTAGCGGTGTAGGACTTGCAGCATTAATAGGAATCGGGATACAGGTCTCATTTTTAATAAAAGAAAAATATAAAAAATAAATTCAAACCCTCAATTAATTTTGGGGGTTTTTATTTTAGGAGGTTTGGAATGAATATTTATAAGAAGGAATATTCAGAGGACGGTAAGAAGTTAACAATCTATGTTCAGGGATGTAACTTAAGGTGTGCAGATTGTAAGGATTTGCATCTAGTTCCAAAAATAAAAAAAGAAAATTTTAATAAAGAAGATATAAATTATAAAAATTTAGAGGAAATTACCATAAGAGGCGGAGAGGCAACGCTTCAAACTGACCTCGTTCAATTTTTGAAATATTTGCAAAATAATCATAAAAATATAGTTGTAAAACTATATACAAATGGGGTTAAAGTTTCAAAAATATACAAAATAACAAATGAGAACCTAGTTGATAAAATATATCTAGTTTTAAAGAACAGTTTTTTAAACTACCACAAGAACGTTGTTATAACAGGAGGTAAAGATTGGAAGTGTATTTATAAATCAGCATTATTTATTAAAAACTCAAATATAGACTTTGAATTTTGCTTAAAAAACAATTTGCAAAAAGATGAAAAAGAAATTGCAAAAAGAGAATTAGAAGTGATGTTAAAAGAAAAAATTCACATATAAAATAAGAGTAATTCCTAAAAAAGTTGTTGACAAAGTAATTTGCAGCTGTTATGATTAGTTTAGATAATAAAACTAAATAAAAAGGGGGTTTAAAAAAATGAATGAATACAGTATTAAAGATTTCAAAGGAAAAAGTTTTTATAATAAAATTATATCTGATATAGAAAACAATTTACGTGAATTAATCCAACTTGAACTTAAGTACGCAAAAGACATAGAAGTGAACAAAGAACCAGTGGAACTTTTCTGTCCAATAGAGAATAAAAAAATTGATTTTCCTTTTCCTTTTGCTAAAGAAATAAAAAAACTATTTTACTTTATAAAGGGACAGTATGATTATATTCCTGAAATAACTGGAATAATAAACGAATTAAAAGAGGATGCTCAGGTAAATATTGTTTCTAAATACTTTGTTCAGAAAGGTACCAACAGGGGTCTTTTAAACTCCCGGATTGGATTTTTAATAACGCTTGCAGAGACAAGAATAAAATTATACAGAGGCAGAGATTTATCTGCAAATGAACTTGCAATGTTGATAGGAGTAACCAACCAAGGGATAGTTAATAAAATATCCAGAGGTAAACTACAAGCTAAAAAGGTTGGTGTTAGATACCATATAGAAAACGAAGATGCATGGGCAATCATATCAGAAAGAGACGATTATGATTTAATAGATGATGGAGTTCCTTATTATAGTTATGGAAAAGCTGCACTATTGCTATGTAGAGGGCGTTAAAAAGGTATATGGCGTTGAAGGCAAACTACCTTTAGGCCATTTAAGGATAAAGCAGGATTGTAAGACTCCAAATAATGTTAGTTTTACACTTTCAAAGCAATTTTAAGGGGGATAAAATGGCAAAATATCGTAAAAAACCAGTTGTAATTGAGGCTGTTGAATGGAATGGGGCTAATAGTTTAATTACTGAAACTTTTATGAAAGATTGTAAGGATTCTTATATTGATTACAGCAACAAAAAATTAGGGGAAATTGTCATACCTACTTTAGAAGGGGTAATGAGGGCTAATGTTGGAGACTATATTATCAAAGGCGTAAACGGCGAATTTTATCCTTGTAAACCTGATATATTCCATAAAACTTATGAGAAAGTAGAGGAGGCAAATTAAATGTCAGGCAAGAAAACAATTATTTTAGATTTTGACGGTGTTATTCACAGCTATAAGTCTGGTTGGCAAGGAGTTACTAATATACCAGATTCTCCGGTTGAAGGTGTAAACGAAGCTATTCAGGAATTAAGGAAAGATTATGAAGTAGTTGTCCATTCTTCCAGGTGCCACCAAGAAGGCGGAATTGAAGCTATCGAAGATTATTTAGATAAATATGATATTGAAGTAGATAAAGTAGTTAGAGATAAAGTACCAGCTATAGTGCAAATTGATGATAGAGCAATTAATTTTGGGGGTAAATGGAATAAAGAGTTAATTAATAAAGTTAAAGACTTTAAGCCTTGGCACAAGTAGGTGAAGAATAATGTTAAGACTATTTAATGCTTTATTAATAGCTGGGTTGTTAGCAGGTATAGTTATATAATAAAAGAAGGCGTTGCTTTAATGGTGCGCCTTTTTCTTTAATAATCAAGTGAAGTATGATATAATAAACTTAACGAAACGAAAGGAGGAAGTTATTTGTCTTATGTTAATTTACACAACCACAGTTACTACTCTTTTTTGGACGGCTTTGATTCACCAAAGGATATTGTGAAGAAAGCAAAAGAGATGGGTCAAAAAACTGTTGCTATAACAGACCACGGTAAACATTAATATCATGTTATAATTATAAATATATTAGCACCTTTAAGCTAAAGAGGGTGATAAAAATTACTAAAAAAATTATTTTTTCTACAAAACAAATTAATGAAATGAAAAATCTTTATAATGATGGTTTAAGTCATAAAGATATAGGAAAATATTTTAATGTAAGTGCTTCAAAAATACAAACGACTTTCAAAGAGTATAATATAAAATCAAGAAATCCAGGAGGTCAACCACAATATAAAATAAATCAAAAATATTTTTCTGAAATAAATTCTAAAGAGAAAGCCTATATATTAGGATTATTTTATTCAGATGGAAGCGTATATATTTCAGGAAGAAGTTATGTGGCCTCTATTGGTTTAAAAGAAGATGATAAAAAACTTCTTTTAGATGTAAAAAATGAAGTTGGTTATGCAGGTCCATTATATTACATTAAACCAAGAAAGGATAGATATAGTAATATTGGACAATATACTCTGTCTTTTACCAATAAAAAAATATATCAAGACTTAATAAAACTAGGTGTAAAAAACACAAACTCATTACCAAATATAAAAGAAGAATATATGAATCATTTTATAAGAGGTTACTTTGACGGTGATGGATGTATATCATATTCAATAAGAAATGATAACCATCACAAGAACTCTTTAAATTGTGAATTTTATATAATGGGCTATAAAGATATGCTAAATGAAATATCTGATGAGTTTGAAAAAAATGATATATTTATGCAAAAACCAAAATTTCATAAATCTGATATGTACAAAATAAGAAAGTCAGGAAGGCTTGCTGTTTTGAAAATTAAAGACTACCTATATAAAGATGCTAATATATATTTAAAGAGAAAACATGATAAATTTGCCGTTCTAAACAGGAATGTTTAGAATTATTACAGGAGTATTAAGCGGGAAAGCTGAGAAGCCAATCCGAACCGAAGGCTAATTTTAAAATATTAGTCAGGGGCAACGCATAGAAAATGAAACTTTAATTTGTATTAAAGAATATAATTTTTCCAAGAGACTCCTGTCCTCACAGGTAATGCTGGTGGGCAAAAGGTATGCTGAACTTGCAGGAAATGAACTGCAAGAACTACATGGTAAAAAACTTGTAGGATAACACAATTGAGTATCCATAATTTCGTAGAGCTTTATAAAGCAGCCAAAGAAGAAGAAATTAAACATATATTTGGAATTGAAGTATATGTAGCTAATGACATGCATGATAAAGAAGGTAAAAGACACCACCTTATAATCCTTGCTAAAAATAAAAAAGGATTGGATAATATTTTTAAGATGGTGAGTAAGTCAAATACAGAAGGTTTTTATTATAAACCAAGAATAGATTTTGAAATTTTAAAAAAGCATTCTGAAGGTTTAATAGTGTCCAGCGCATGTTTGGCAGGAGAGATACCAAGAGCCTTAGAGAATAACAACAATGAAAGAGCAGAAGAAATAGCTCTAAAATATAAAAAACTTTTTGGTGATGATTTCTATATAGAGATTATGGCCAACGATGTATCAGAGCAGTACGTAATGAACTCAAAGCTTGCAAATTTAGCTAGAAAATTAGATATAGAGCTTGTAGCTACATCAGATATGCACTATCTAGAAAAGGACAGTATAGAAGCTCATGACGTTATGCTCTGCATTCAAACAGGGGCAAAGGTTGAAGATAATGACAGATTTAGATTTCATGGAGACTCATACTACTTTAAAGGTGAGGATGAAATAAAAAGTCAGCTTTTTGCAAAAAGTGTAGAGTCTGATTTTATAGATGCCAGAGATAGTGCAGTTGAGAATACAGTAAAAATTGCCGATAAATGTGATACAGTCGAGCTTGATTTAGGTAATTTACTCCTTCCTAAGTTCGAAGTTCCTGAAGGTTATACACTTGAGTCATACCTTGAAGAAAGGGCCTTTAAGAAGCTTTTTGAGTTGGCTGTAGAAAAAGACATTGATATGGATAAATACGCCAGACGGCTTGATACGGAGCTTGAGGTTATAAATATGAAGGGATATCCTGCCTACTTTTTAATTGTTGAAGATTATGTTCAGTGGGCTAAAGATAATAACATCATTGTTGGTCCTGGTCGAGGGTCTGCAGCAGGCTCACTTCTATCTTATCTTTTAGGTATTACAGCTTTGGACCCTGTTAAATATGGATTGTTATTTGAAAGATTCTTAAATCCTGAAAGAACTGCTATGCCTGATATTGATATAGATTTTGGAAATAGAGGAAAAGTTATCCAGTATGTAATCGACAAATACGGAGAAGAAAATGTAGCAAGTATCTGTAACTTTGGTACACTAGGTGCTAAATCAGCTGTTAAAGATGTAGGCCGAGTATTAGGATATGATTACAATCTAATGAATAAAGAGATATCAAAGGCATTTCCCGATACCCCAGGTATTTCAATCAAGGAAGCACTGGAAGAAAGTAAAGAACTTAAGATGTATGCTGAACAGTATCCAAAACTATTCGATATAGCTCAAAAGCTAGAAGGTAAGCCTAGACAGTTAGGTACACATGCCTCAGCAGTTGTTATTACTCCAGAGCCTGTTGATGATTACACACCTTTAGCACGAACCAAAAACAGCCAGACTGGTGAGATAACATATGTAACTCAGACAGAGATGCACGATAGCGAAGATTTAGGTTTGCTCAAGATGGATTTCTTAGGGCTAAAGACTGTTGTTATCATAGGTGAGGCTATTAAGTTTATCAAGAACAGAAAAGATTATGATAGCTTAGAGTATAAACCTACTGTTAAAAATATTTGGGATTTACCCCTTGATGATGAAGATGTATATAAGAACATCTATCAGAAGGCAGATACCAATGGAGTCTTTCAGGTTGAATCACAGCTTTTTAAAAGGCTGTTAAAGAAAATGAGGCCGACAAAATTCGAGCACATCATCGCTATTTTAGCTCTCGGTCGTCCTGGACCATTAGAAGCTGGTATCGTAGAAAAGTTTTTTGACAGAATGCACGGTAATGAAAAAGTAGAATATCCACACCCCGACCTTGAAGAAGACCTTAAAGAAACTTACGGATTTATGGCGTATCAGGAGCAAGTTATGGCTGCTGCTAGAAGGCTTGCAGGATTCAGTTTGGGAGAGGCAGATATATTAAGGCGTGGAATGGGAAAAAAGAAAATAAAAGTATTAGAAAAAATGAAAGTTAAGTTTAAAGCAGGAGCTAAAGAAAATGGCCACACAGAAGAATTTGCTGATGAAATGTTTAGATTAATCGAATATTTTGCCGGCTATGGCTTTAATAAATCACATTCTGCTTGCTATGCATTAATATCTTATGCCACTGCTTACCTTAAATACCATTTTCCGGCAGAGTTCTATGCAGCTATCATGAGTGTTGAAGCAGCAAAGAGTGGCTCTGACAGCTCGATTACGGACTATTTCTCGGACTGCTATAAAAAGAAGATAGATATACTACCTCCTGACATTAACGAGTCAGAAGGGCGCTTTACAGCTGTTAACGGGAAGATAAGACTGGGTTTAAATGCGATTGATGGTTTAGGTAAAAAAGCAAGCACCGAAATAATGAATCAAAGACCGTTTAAAGACCTAGATGATATGTACCAGAAGGTTGATACAAGAGTTGTTAATAAGACAGCTTTTGAATCTTTAATTAAAGCTGGGGCAATGGATTCATTTGATAAGAATCGAAAACAACTGCTTGCTGACTACAAAACTATTAAAGAGTTCGGTCAGATGAGACAGTCACTATTTGACGCTTTTAAAACTGAGGAAGGTAAGGGAGTCTTTGACGAACCAGAACCCACAAAAGAAGAAATTATTGAATTCGAAATGGGCACAATCGGTTTATCTTTAACCTATCCTTCTGAATGGGATTTTGCTAAAAGTGGAGAGGTCTTAGAGGTAGAAGGTATAATTACAGAATCTAAAGAGGTTAAAACCAGAAAGTCAAATAAGCTGATGGCTTTTGCAAAAGTTAAGACAGATAAAAATAAAATTAAACTTGTAGTTTTTCCAGATACCTACAGAGCAAACCACGACTTATTCCAAAAAGGTTTTAAGCTAAAGCTTGAAGGTAAAAAAGATAAAAGTAATGCAATGCTGGTTGATAAAGTTAAACTGATTGAAGGAGATTTCTTCAAAAAGGCTAATTAAAATATTAAGGAGGAGATAAAAATGATTGAAGCAACTATGTTTCTTTATGGAAAACCAGACTGGGATATGAAACTTGAAAATCCAAACCACGAAGAGATAAGAGAAACAGGAAAGGCCATAAATGACCGACTTGATAAAGTAGCTAAAAATGTAGAAATTTTAAAAGGAACCGAATTTGAAGTATATGGAACTCTTTACGAAATAAATATATCCACTCCAGATGATATGACAGAAGAAGATATAATAAGCAGATTTAAAAAACTCAATTTAAACATGGATGTGATTCATATTCATGAAATGTAAAGGAAGGTGGTAAGTTTGAGCAAATTAAAAGTAGAAGATATACAAAAAAAACTAAATATAAATAAAATAGTAGCAGAGCTAATGGTGGATAGAGGTCTTGATAACGAGAAAGATTTAGACCTCTTTCTCAACGGCTCTTTAGAAGACCTGCACGAACCAGAAAAGATACCAAACATTAAAGATTTTGCAGATAAAGTAAAAGAGTATGCCTTCTTTTCAAAGATTGCAATCTATTCAGATTATGATGCTGATGGAGTTTCATCTGCTTATATACTGAGAACTGCACTAAAAAAGCTGTCAAACAATGCTAAGGTGGATGTCTTTTTTGCTAATAGGTTTAAAGATGGTTATGGCTTATCAAAAAGGTCAATAGATATAATGAATCATCAGGGGGCTAAGTTAATAATTACTTTAGATTGCGGTATATCTAATCAGGCTGAAATAGATTATGCACGCTCTTTGGGAATGGAAGTAGTTGTTATCGACCACCACGAAAGTGATGATGGTGTTGATGCTCCCTTTATAGATTTAAAAGCAAACTCGGGAGATTATCCCTTCGCTGAACTGTGTGGAGCTGGAGCAGCTTGGAAGTTTTCTCAGTACCTTTTAGATGATTTATTCTTAGATGTAATCGACATAGCAGCAGTTGCTACAGTAGCTGATGTTGTACCTTTAGTTGATGAAAACAGAATTATCGTCAGAGAAGGCCTAAAGCGTATGAGAAAGGGTATAATGAATTCCGGCCTAAAAAATATACTTGAAGTTAACGAGGTTGATGAAACAAAACTTTCAGCAACTGACATAGGCTTTAAGATAGGCCCACTAATCAACGCTACTGGAAGACTTAAAACCGCTCGACCAGCATACGATATTTTATATACTGACAATGAATATCAACGTTCTGAATTAGCTGATGAGCTTTATAGAAAAAACGTTCAAAGAAAAGACATCACTAAAAAGATATTGGATGAAATGAAAAATGATATCGATGATAGTGATAAAGTAATAGTTTGTAATGGCAATATACCACAGGGCATAGTTGGACTTATTTCAGGAAGAATATCATCTTCTTTTGAGAAGCCATCAATAGTTGTTGATAGAAAGAGTGGTAAGGGTTCAGGCAGAAGCATAGAGCCGTTTAATCTTTACGAAAATTTAAAAGTCTGCTTAGAAGAAGAACTCTTAAATTCTGCAGGTGGACACTCGATGGCTGCAGGCTTAAATGTATCAATGAACAAATTTGACGACTTTAGCTTAAGGTTAAATGAGCTTGCTGAAAGTGTAGATTTAATGCCAGTAACATATGACAAGGAAATAGATATAAGTGAGGTTTCAGAAGAGCTACTATACGACCTTGAGATTTTAGAACCATGTGGAGAAGGAAACAGGAAGCCAGTATTCTATTCAAAAGATGTTGATATAACTTCAGTCTGGGTTCTGCCAGGAAATGAACATGTTAAATTTAAAGCTGGTGGGGTTGAAGCTATAGCTTTTAGGCAGGCTGATATGGAAAGAACCTTGAGAGAGGGTAAAGTTAATCTGACATATACAGTTGGCTGGAATGAGTATAGAGGCAGAAAGTCACTGCAAATAATAGTTGAAAAGATAAATCCTTTTAAGTAATAATTATAGTTTATAAGGAGGTAAAAATGTTTAAAAAATTATTGAATCTTTTTAAGAAAAATTCTTCCTTAGTTTCTGGAAATAACAATACAGTCGCCGGCAGAGATATAAACTCTGTTGGCGATAACAATTTAAAAAGCAAAGTTGTTATAAATGGAAGAATGTATGAAGGTAACAATATTAGCATTTCAAATGGTGAGGTTCGTGTTGATGGCAGCAAAGTAGATGATATTGATGATGATATAAAATGTCTAAAAATAAACGGAGATATAAACGGCAATTTAACTACTGACCTTGCTGTAAACTGCAACAATGTCGATGGAGATATAAGTTCTCACGGAAGTATTAACTGTGACGACGTTTTTGGAAGTGTATACTCTAAAGGCAGTGTAAATTGTGAAGATGTTAATGGTGATATTACAGCAAATGGAAGTGTAAATACTATATAAGGTTGAGAAGGCATTTCGCCTTCTCTTTTTTTATGTTATAATATGGTAAAAGGAGGATTAAAATGACTAATGCTGAGGCTATGAAAGATTTGAGAGATAGAAGAAGAGAAAATGGTCTATGTACCCGGTGTGGGAAGGTAGTAGAGGACAATAGATATAGGATATGTTCTGAGTGCAGAAAATATTTAAATTTTTATAAAAGGTATGAAGTTCCTCCAGCCAGAGAAAAAACCTTGATTAGTCGCTCTCCAGTAAATGAAATAAAAAATGAAAAGCTTTATCAGGCCATGGTTAATAAAAGCCTTTCAACTAAAAAGCTTTCTAATAAAATAACAGCAACTCAAAGGACTGTTCAGCACTGGCTTTTTGATGGAACCGAACCCCGTAAATCAAACAAGATAGAAGTTAATAGTTTTTTTGAAAAAGATATATTTGAAATAAAGGAGGTAAAAAATGATTAAAACTTTAAAAGAAGATAATGGAGACTGGACTGTATATGATGATGAATCAATGATTGCTGCTACCATATCAATAATAAATGAATATTCTATAATTCCAGAAGATGAAAAGACTAGAAAATACAGGGTTGATATGAGCGGAAAAACAGTAAGAACATATATAAAAAACTTCAACGATGCTGTGTCTGCAGCCGCTGAAGCTATAAGAGATAAAAAGTAAAATTATTTGCACATTAATATTAAATGTGTTATAGTTAAATTATAAAATATGTAGTATGTAGAGTGATACTTATCAAACTAAAATTAAAACAAAAAAAATAGGAGCGACCCACCAAGTCACTCCAGCAAACAAAAATAAACTAAAACAAACAGAAAAAACAAAAATAACCATTTAATTGTTTAATTCTTGGATTAATAATAACACATATAGATAATATTAGTCAAGGGTTATTTAAAAGTTTTTCCTATTCTCGCCCACTGTTTGCTGGATACTTGCCAAGACTCTAGCAGCAGTGGGCTTTATTATGCTCCGAAAACAAAAGGAGATGTAGACGAAATGAATAAAAAGAAAAGAGAAAGCTTAAAAAAAGCAATGGAGATTTATAAGAATAAGGAAAAACAAAAACCAAAAGGGTACATAGAGACTAACATCAGAATAAAGCATAGTATTTCAGAAAAACAATATGAGAAATTATTAGACTACCTATTATATGGAGGTGTTTTATAGTGGCTAGACCAAGTGATATTTTACGAGGAGTAGGTAGACCAATAGCTTACTATCCAAGACTGAGAAAAATTACCGGTTCTACAGTTGCAACAATATTTTTATGTCAATTTATATATTGGAAGGGAAAAGAAAAAAGTGGGGATGGATGGATATATAAAGTGCAAGAAGAAATAAAAGAAGAAACTGGCCTTTCAAGATATGAACAGGAAACTGCAAGAGACCATCTAAAAGAAAGAGGTTTATTGTCCGAAAAAAAAGAGGGGCTACCATGCCAGACCTTTTATAAAATAAACTATGATGTTCTTGATAATTTATGGGATGAAAAAATGAACCCCGATGAGCCCCGTCATGTCCAGAATGGTGGATTACCACAAACAAGCATGGGGGATTCCAACAATCAAGAATGTGGAAATGCCACAAACCAGAATGTGGAAAACAATCAAACAAGTATGGGGGATTCCAACAAACAAGTTAGTGGAAATGCCACAAACCAGAAAAGTGCTAATAACCCCGAAATAACAGTTGCGACAAAGGGTGAAATTTTACCAGAGAATACTACAGAGAATACTACAAATAATAATAATAACAAAAAAGCCGAAACTCAAAATTCAAAACTGCTTGTGGATAACTTCCAAAAAGCATTCGGTAAAAAACCAAACAATTTTCAAAAGCAGAAGCTCTCAGAGTTTGTTGATAAAGGTGGCGATTTTGAACTATTGCTCAAAACAATAGAGTACTGTGCACTAGGTGGCCACAACCAGACATTCTTTTTCAGGAGACTTGATATTCTGATGGACAAAGGTATTTATAAAAAAGATGACCTCAAAAAGATTTTTAGAAAAGACAATCTTAAAACAGCTGCAGGAGATTCTAATAAAACAGAGAAGAATAAAGTAGAGGATAATTATAAATGGAAGGATTTCTTTATAGATTTCGACAAATATAAGGAGTGAGATTAATGATTCCTGTTGACAAGGATATTTATAATGAGCTCATACAGGCCAGACAAATCTATGTTAAAGATTTAGGCTTTGAGGATTTTGCTAATACTTTATTCAATGATTTGGACTATCTTATAAACAAACTTGCCTTTATAGGTTTTAGGAGGGCATACACCTGGGCCACCATGAATAAGTCTGAGTTTGCTCAGGGTATGGCTCAGGGTTTTGCGATAAGAAACGAAAGATTATGATGCAAATAATTGTATTTTAATTTAGTTTATAATACTAAACCTTGAAAAATGGATAGGGGTATGGTATACTTATTATAGGTTAAAAAGAGAGGGGGATTTACCATAAAGTTATATAAATGGCAGGAGGAAGTTTTTGAAGTTTTTAATGATAAGTCATCAGTTATAGAAGTTAAAGGAGCAAGAATAACAGGCAAAACAGAGCTTGCAAATAATTTATCTTTAAGAGATGAAGTTGTTGTAAGATACTTTAAATACAGTAGGCAAAAAGATGAATGTTTTAAATCAGCGATTAAAAAAATATCATCTCTTAAAAATCATATAAGTTATACTACTAAGGATAGGAGAATAATTCAGTACTGGATTTTAAATAAAAATGATGAAATTGAAAGAAGAAAAATATTCTTTTTATCTGGAACATCAGATTCTGCGATTAGAAATATATATGAAGGAGTTCATGGTTATACAGAAAAAATCGATACTTTAATTTTTGAGGATATGGAAGTCTCTGATAAAAAGGTAGCAAAAATAAGAGAACATTTTATTAAAGACTATAATTTAAAACAGATATTTATTTTTAACTCAGCTCCTTTCAAAAGGAAACAATATATAGTAGATTTATTAGAAGTAAACAAAGAGTTGGCAGAAAACATGAAAAAACATATATCAGAAGATAGTTACAAAAAAAGAAGTTGAACTTATTGGGTACGAGGAGGTAGATGAATTGCCTACATATAATTATAGGTGTGAAGATTGCGGTTACCAGTTTTCTAAAATGCAGAAGATAAGTGAGGAGCCATTAGAAGAATGTCCTGAATGTAGAGGCAGCATAAAAAGAATATTTAAAAAGGCTCCGGGTATAAGTTTTAAAGGCAAGAATTTTTATGTAAACAGTTAATTTTTTTAGCATTAAAGGTTTAGTGAAGTTTAATAAACCAATCAAGCGAAAGGATGATTTTATGGGTTGGGGTTTTATGTTTATATTTTTTGTTTTATTAATAGTTATGGTTATAGGAGTATCAATCTTTTCTATATTTCCGAAGATAGGAAGTGCTATTAATAAGTATTTTAACTGGGAAGATGAAGAAAATAAAGATGAATAAAAAAATAGGGGGATTTATTTAATGAATATTAAGCAAAAAGGTTTTATAGGACTTATAGTATTTGGTATTTTAGTAGTTTTAGCAGGTGTGGGATTTTTTATGGTGACAGATAACATAGAGCCAGGTTTTGTTGGTTATATATATGATAGAACTATTGACCCTGATAACCCGGGAGAAAATAGTGTGCCTGTATTAGAAGGTACTTCAGTAATCAATCAACCACGATATGGATTGGTTTGGCTAAATCCTTTTACTCAAGAAATGTATATATCACCTACTACTATCATCAGCAGGAACTGGACTAAAAACGAGCAGGAAGGCTCAAAGCAGGACGATTCTATTGAAGCAGGAACAATTGAAGGTAAAAATGTAATAGTTGATATCTATATGTCAGTACAGCCTGAGAATGTTGCTAAGATTATCAAAAACTGGGGCGTTAAAAAAGACTTCGAGACTATCGTGGATGACGAACTTTACGGGGTTATGAAAGGTGAAGTTAAAAAAGTTACCAGAAAAACTTCAGTCTACAATTTCCAGGCTAAGGTAAGCGATATGCAGGCAGAAATCTTTGAGAATTTAAGAGATACACTCTCTGATAAATATGGTATCAAACTAATCAGATTTGAATTCGGAAATATCTTAGTTCCACAGGAAATTCAGGCAGAGATTAACCGTAAAACATCAGCTATTAATGAGGTAGAACTTGCTGAATTAGATGCTAAAAGACAGGCGGAGGTTAACGCTAAAGAGGTTGCAAGACAGGAAGCTGAGTCAAAGCAGGAACTTATTCAAAGGAAGGCAGCTGCTGATGCCGATGCTTACGAGAAGGAAAGAAAAGCGGATGCAGAAGCTTATTCTATTGAAAGAAAAGCAGAGGCTATTAAAATGGCAGCCAAAAATAAATATGAGGCAGCTATCCTGGAAAAGAAAGCAGAATTAGAAAAACAGCAGGCTTATACAGATGTATATTTTGCTGATAGAAAGCTTGACCTGCAGACTAAAGCAGTTACAAGTATCAATGAGAAGATGAAGATTATCGTTACTCCAGAAGACGGAAGTGGTATAGGTTCAATGCCTGGTATAATGGGTATCTTAAATGAAATTAATGGAGCGATGGAATAATGATGTTTGATGAGGATTTTATAGGACTAATGATTGGAGGATTTGGATTTTTCCTGATTGCAGTATCATTTTTACTGGCAGACATTGCTTTGTCGGGCAAGTTATTACTTGAGGGGTTTTTATTCTTGGTAGCTTGGCTTATTTGGGAGATGAAAAATTCATTGTAAAAAAAGAGAGGCGGATAATTCCGCCTCTTAATCTAAATCTTCTTCGACATACTTAGAGTGTGACTGGCCTAGTTTTTGGTATTTTGAGTAATATTTTTTAAGGATATAACGGTATCCTTCTTCGGTTAATTCATTTATATTACGCTTAATACCAATCTTTCTAAGCCTTAAAGAAAGCATCTTAATTTCATAATACACGTCGGGGTCAATAGTGCCACTGAATTCTATTCTTTCTATTTTTTTCTTTTTCGACATATACCTCACCTCTGTATTAATTGTATCTCGTACGATTTTGATTGTCAATAATACAATAAAAGAAGGCACCTTCTTATATAGGTTTACTTAAACAACAAAAGTATAGGCAGTAAATTTTTTAATCTTACATTATAGAAAATAAAAAAGCAAATTTAATTTTAAAAAGGATTGGAAGTGGTTTATTTAATGACATGTGTAGTTGGATTTAAAGCAGAAAAAGAAAACAAAATATATATTGGCGCTGACACTGTTGGCTCTACAAATTACACAAAAGAAAACAGGAAAGACGGCAAGGTATTTGCTTCAGGTGATTTCACAATCGGTTTTGCGGGCTCTTATAGAATGGGACAGGTATTGCAGTATAAATTAGATGTTCCGGCACAGAAAGACTCTCAGACAGACCACGGCTATATGGCCACGACATTTATCGATGCAGTTAGGAGACTTTTTGATAAAAATGGTATTATGGGTGTCGACCAGGACAACAAGGAATTTGGCGGTTTGTTTTTAGTAGCATATAAAAATGAGCTCTATAGAATCGACTATGACTTTCAGGTTGGTATCGGAAGTGAAGACTTTACCGCTATAGGTTCCGGTGGAGAGGTAGCTTTGGGGGCTATGTACGCTTTAAATAGTTTTGATGAAGTTGAGCCTACTGAAAAGATAACAATGTCTATTCTGGCGGCTATGGACCTTACACCGTTTGTTGGTGGAGATATCGAAATTGTAAGCCACACTTATGTTGAAGAGACAGCAATTGATAAGGTGTATGACAAGCTTTCTGATATGACAGACGAGGATTTGCTGGAGATTCAGGAATACCTTGATATGACTATCTGCGATAATAATATGATGGCTCTCGGTGTTGATGAGTGTGAGTAAGAAAACTAAATATATATTCGTGACAGGAGGGGTTGTCTCTGGATTAGGAAAGGGGTTAACTTCTGCATCGCTTGGAATGTTACTTAAAGCTAGAGGGTTAAATATTAAGGTTCAGAAATTTGACCCCTATATAAATGTTGATGCTGGGACAATGAACCCTATAGAACACGGAGAGGTTTTTGTTACCAATGATGGAGCAGAAACTGATTTAGACCTTGGCCACTATGAAAGGTTTATTGATATAGAGCTTTCTGGAATTAATTCTGTCTCAACAGGTCAAATCTATCAGGAAGTTTTAGATAACGAAAGAAAAGGCAAATACTTAGGTAAGACAATACAGGTAATACCTCATATCACTGATGAGATAAAGCGCAGGATGACCCTGCCGGAAGACGATAAGACTGATGTGATACTAATTGAACTCGGGGGCACTGTAGGAGATATTGAAAGCTTCCCTTTTGTGGAGGCTGTAAGGCAGTTAAGACATGATTTAGGTTTTGATAACACATTCCATGTTCACTGCACATTAATTCCTTACATGCATAAAGTAGGAGAGTACAAATCAAAACCTACCCAGCAGAGCTTAAAGGAGCTTAGAAGTCTTGGCGTTCAGCCTGATGCTGTAGTCGGCAGAATTAAAGATAAAATGCCTGAAGAAATAAGGGATAAGATTTCTTTATTTGGAGATATAGACAAGGAATTAATATTTGAGTCAGTTGATGTAGAGCACATTTATGAAATACCTCTCAAATATGAAGGTCAGGATATGGCTAAAAAGGTAATGGAGAAACTTGGTTTTAAATCATTTCAGAGTTATCCTCAAGATATAGATGACTGGGGGCATATGCTTGTAAATTTACAAGAAAAAAAAGAAAAGGTAAATATAGCAGTTGTGGGAAAATATACACAGCTCGAAGATGCATATCTCAGCATCAAAGAGGCTTTAATACATGCAGGTCTTAAAAATCATCTCGATGTTGATATTACATTTATTGACTCTCAAGAGCTTGAAGATTTAAGCTGTGATGAAGCAGTTAGAATAACATTAAAAGGATATGATGGAATATTAGTCCCTGGTGGATTTGGTGAGAGAGGCATTGAAGGCAAGATAAAGGCGGCTAAATATGCAAGAGAAAATAAGGTCCCTTACTTTGGTATTTGTCTTGGCATGCAGGTTGCAGCTATTGAATTTGCCAGAAATGAGTTAGGACTAGAAGATGCCAACAGCTTAGAGTTTGACAGTGAAACTAAAAACCCTGTAATAACCCTCATGAATGAGCAGAGAGAGGTTGTTAACAAGGGCGGAACAATGAGGCTTGGCTCTTATGATTTTACAGCAAAGCCTTTAAAGTCAAGAGTTCACAGCGCCTACATCGACCATTTAGAATTAAAAGAAAGGCATCGTCACCGCTTTGAGTTTAACAATGATTACAGAAAGTTATTTGAAGCTAACGGGGTTGTATTCTCAGGTCTATCACCGGACGGAAAGCTTGTTGAAACAATGGAGCTTAAAGAACACAGATGGTTTGTTGGTGTGCAGTTTCATCCGGAGTTTAAGTCAAGACCTTTGAGGCCACACCCTTTATTTGTTGATTTTGTAAAAAATGCTTCTACGAGGAGATGGATACAATCAGTAATGAGTTCACAGGAAAAGAATTAAAAGCAACAGAAGTTAGAATGTTTATGACCATGACATCTCAGGTAGCAAAAGACCAGATTGAGTGGTATGACAGTATATCTAAGGATAGGTATTCTGTCGAATGTGAAATAAATACAGACGAAACAAGCCTTGATGACTTGTATGAGGCAATAAATTCACTGCCTGAAATGTCTTATCATTATGTAATTGTTTTTAATAAAGAGGGTTTTGAAGAATTTAAAGAAACAATGCCTGTTGAGTTGAAAGAAAACGCAGATAAGATTAGTTCTATATTTGGGATGAAAGTTAGGGTAATTGCAGGACTTGAAGAAAAGGTAGCAATTTACAAAATTCCTCTTGGCTCTGAAGGAATTGAAGGGGTGTTAGACTTATGGAATTTTTAAAAGAAAAGCCACCAAGAATTGATTATATCAAACACTTTTTTGCTGGAGGGTTAATAACACTAATTTTAAGTTTGATTAACCCATTCTTTGGATTAGTAACAGGAAGTACAGTTGGTATATTAAAGGAATATGTCTGGGACAAGTGGCTTGATAAAGGTTGCTTTGAATGGACGGATATGGCTTACACTATAACAGGTTCAACACTTGTATATATAGTAATTATGCTTTGCATATAAAAAATGGAGGAATATAAAAATGATTAAATGGATTAAAAAAATCTTTTCGAAAGAAGCAAGAGCTAAAGTAGATAAAATAAAATACCATCTGCTTTTGGAAAAGACTTATTGGGATGGACGAGCCTATGATAAAACTGAAAAAGATTACGAAACAGTAAAGCACGAAACTATTTTAGATATAGAAAACATGGTAAAGGAAGTTTCAAATAAAGAGTAAAAACAAGGGGGATAAAATAATGGCAGCTACACAAAAACTAAAAGAGTATGAGGATATTAAGAAGGAATTTTTTAATCTTCTAGATGAAAAGAATGAAGAACTTGAAGTTGGGTTTTTAGATGGGACATGGGATAAGTATAAAGGAACAATGTCTTTAATTGATAATAGAAGTTCTGTACCTAGAACAAAGAGATTTATGAAAGTAAAGTATGACAAGTACCTTAAAAAGTTTCAGTATAAAAACTGGCTAGGTCAACATACAAATTTAGAAAAGGAAATCGAGATTGGTCTCTCGAGATTTTAAATGGAAGATTACTTAAAAAGATTTACAGAGCCTATTGTTATAAAGTCGCAAAAAGCAGCTGATAGGTTTTATGAACTTTTAGAAGAAGCTGAAAATCATAAATCTACACCAGAAGAAATAAATAAAAGAAAAACAAACATAAAGAAAACAATGGAAGAAATTGAAAGAGGAAAAAGGATAATTGAGTCAATCTTGGGTGTTAAAAATCTATATCTGATTGCTGACACCCATTTTGGCCATTATAACATTATAGAATATGAGAACAGACCTTTTTTAACAGCAGAAGAGATGGATGAATACATGATTGAAATGTGGAATGATACTGTTTGTCCACATGACACAGTGCTTCATCTAGGAGATTTCTTTCTTACTAACACCAAACGACAGATTGAGATTATGGACCGTTTAAACGGCAAAATTATACTCATTAGAGGTAATCACGACGGTCAATCACGAACAAAGCTCGTTGAAAGGCTTGGGTTTAAAGAAGTATATGACAGTTTTACCTTGATGGTTAATGATTACACTTTCGTTTTAACTCACAGACCAATGGAATTGAGTATAGAAGATGAGCTTTATTTTAAGTCACACAACATAATTAACATTCACGGACATGTACATGGTGTTAAGGAAGAGAAATCTAAGTTTCACAAATGTGTTTCAGCAGAAAATTTATTATTAAAACCTATAAACTTAAAAAGACTAATAAAATTTATAGAGAATGAAAGGTGATTAAATGACAGAAAAAGAAGATTTAAATGGAGATATGCCTAGAATTATAGCTGTCGACTTTGACGGAACTATTGTTCAAAATAAATGGCCTGAAATTGGAGAGATTAATAAGCATGTTGTAGAAGAGATGAGAAGAGAAGATGAAGATGGCACTGTAATTATTCTCTGGACATGTCGGACTGGTAAAGAGCTTGAGGAAGCTATAAAATTCTGCTACGAAAATGATATACCTATTGACTATGCTAATGAAAATTGTGAATGGGTTAAGAATAATTTTAATGGCGAGGGAATAAAAGTGTTTGCTTTTCAGTATTGGGACGACAGAGCCCTTAATGTCGACGATATATCTGTTGGTATACCTTTAGATATTGGAGAGGATGAATAATGTATCAATACAATGCCGTGATAGATGAGGTTATAGATGGTGATACCTTTGATGCAACAATTGATTTGGGCTTTTCTACATTAAAAAAAGAAAGGCTCAGACTCAAGGGTGTTGATACACCAGAGATGAGAACATCTAATAATAGAGAAAAAAACGCAGCTATACTTGTTACTGAGTTTGTAAAACACCTATTAAAAGATAGAGAATTAGTAATTAAAACAAATAAAAAGGGTGGTTTTGGCAGGTATATTGCAGATATTTATCTACCAGAAGGTGGAACCTTGAGCGACTTTCTTCTAAAAAGAGGTTTAGCTAGGGAATATGAAACAGGAGCACCTGAATGGACCGAAAAACAATTAGCACATATTTTTAATGTACTTAATTTTATAAAGATTGGAGATTAGAATATGATTGAGTTTAACATGGTAGAGCAGTTTGCAATTTTAATACTTATGCACTTAATGTATGACTTTCACTGGCAGGGAGATTTTGTCGGAACATACAAGGCTAAATACATTTTTATTTTATTCATACACTGTCTGACATGGGCTTTATTCTTGTCGCTTGGGTTAAAGATTCTTGGAATTTATACACTCTGGAAGTTTATGTTTTTATTTGCTACACATTTTATTATCGACCTGGCGAAAATTTCATTGCAGCGCGAGGCTCATTATTCTGGCTACTTAATAGCAGACCAGCTTGCCCATGTATTTACATTAATAATAGTCTTTATATTTTAGGGGGGGTAAAATGAGTCACCTTTGGAAAAACGCTCCTGGTTATCAGAAGTATCAATCGCTTGAAGCTATGCTTTTAGCAAAGTGGGCTCTTGATGTAGGGAGCAGACAAAAAGCTTTAAGAATGAAAAAGATTGCTGATAAGATGGAGGATAAAAAAAGAAAATATAATGAAGGAAGAAGCTTTGTTTATCATTACAATCTAATTTAGGAGGTAAATAAATGAATTACGAAAAAATGTGGGAAGAATTAAAAGATGAAATTTTACAGCAGGTAGAACAGTACGGGACAAATAAAGATACGCTATCTGCAATGATGGAAATAGAAATGATGGAAATAGAAAAGTCCAATAAAATGTCGATTAAGCCGCATGAATACCGTTTTGTAAGACTTGAAAATGGTCATGAATACCATTTTGTAAGACTTGAAAATGGTGAATGGGAAGGTTTTTATTTAGGCAACAAACTTGTAGCAGAAAATCATAGATTATCAGCTGATGATGTACTAAAGCATGTTGATGATGCGCTTGTTCTTTATATGAGGGAAGAAGACTTTGAAAAAATTAATCTTAGAATGCCAGAAGATTTTGCGGAATTAACAGAGGTGCTATAAATGATTGTTTTATTTGAGAGATTATTTTGGTTTTATTTAGCAGGAGTGATGGCCACAATGTTTTTGTGGCTGTCACAGTATTTAGTTAATAAACATATTTGGGAAGATGCACTTGAACATATTATAAAGGCTTCATCAGCAAAAGATAAGAATGATATTTATTCTGCTATTTTTCTTTCATGTCTTTTAAGCTGGATTACAATTCTTGCATTTATTTATGTCAAGTCGATGTCTCCAAAATAGAAAGCGAGGATTATTATGGATTTTGAGCCAAACTTTATTAAACTTGATTATAATATAATAAATGTCAACTCAATTATTAATATTGAAATTTATGAAAAAGAAAATATGGTTGAGCCATATTATTTAGAAATAACATTAACAGATAAAAATATCGTTAAAACTTTTAAATACCGAATGCAAAGAGATTCGGTTATGAGAAAACTTTACAACTATATAAAAGATAATGGAGTTTTACTAGAGCTAGAATAAAGGAGAATTAAAAATGGATTTCTTAATAGGAACAGTATTTACAATTGGAGCACTTGTGATACTATATGCAATATTTAAAATATTAAAAGTATTATATTATTGGATGTTTTTATAAAAAAGCTTCGCAAAAAAGTTTCGCAATATATTCGTAAAATGCTGATTTTACGAAGTTTTCCTAGTAATTTACTATGAATTAATTAACATCTAAGTTTATTATTTCTAAATTCTGTCTCAATATCCCAAGATATCTAGGTTTTTGGGATAAAATGGAAAAAATGAAATAAATTATATGGCCTCATATCGTCAAAAGTTTTTAGTTTGTGGGTATAACTAAATACTTTTTTAAAATTAGAGGGGTTAGTTCTTTTGTTTCTATATTCATAAGTTCATATAATGACTAAACATAATAACAATACATGTTTTTATATTCTTAAGCATACTTAGTTCATAAGAATAAATAAATTTAAGAAGGAATGTTTTTTATGGCAGATATTGTATTTCCAAAAAATGAGAGCTTTGAACATTTTACTTTAAAAGAAATTGGTAAGCTTTATTTAAAACATAACCAGCTCTGCAACTTTGTGGCGGATGAATTTACTATCCCCCACTACTTCTCTCGTCTTGCAGAAAAACAGTTTGATTTAAAACTTGGTTATAAGATACATAACAAAAGTATTACAGATGCTTTTGGGTTTAAGGCAACCTACTCTGGTGATGTGACGATTAAATCGGTTGAGGCTAAGGCCTCTTATTCTGACTTTCAAAACGGTTTCTGCATCGGCGGTGAGTATAATTATCTCATAGCACCAAAAGGAGTTATCCCTGTGGATGAGGTCCCTTCTTTTGTCGGTTTGATTGAGATTGATTTTGATAAGTTCTACTATAAAGGTAATAGAATAAAGTCGGGTTATAAGACTATCCAGAGGGCCAGAAAAATAAAGATACCTAAAAAAAGAAAAGAACAAACTGTTGAAAGATTAAAGTGGAGGATGCTTTATAAATTAAGTAAGGATTTCTACATGAGAAATAACTGGCTTTATAAAACTAAACTAAGGAAAAAATATGGAGATAAATTTAAGGATTGAGGTGTTTTAATTTGAGATTTAAAAAGGTAAAGGTATTTAAGAGCGAGCTATGGAATATCACTATTTATGCATATCTTATAACTGTTCTTTTATATGCTCTCCTCTCTCTTTTTGAGCTTGGTAGAGAGGTCGAATATACATATACATTGGCTGCCTGGATTTTAGATAACTTAAGATTTATTATAATGACTATTTTATTGTTCTACTATGGATACTATGAGAGGGAGCGGTTTAGTAATGAATAAAGAAGTTAGAAAAGTTTTTCGTCTTGAAGATGGTGGCGTTTTTAAAGAGGTTAACTTCTCCGATTTGAAAAAAGATGATATGTTTAAGATGTATGAACCAGATGGAATGCTTGTATCTGATAAGAATGACAGAGTTCTTTTTACATGTATTTCAGACGCATACATTAATGATGGAGTATATACTGTAGATATTAATGGGAGTTGATGATGATGATTAAAAAAGGAGATATTGTCTATCACAAAGGACTGCTCGAACGCCGTGGAATCAATAACAATTGTGAGTTTAAAGTTAATAAAGTAGAAAATGATAAGGCTGAAGTTGAGGTAGTTGTCCCTGCCGAGGACCCTTTCGATAGAGTCGGTATGAAGTGGACTAAAATACCAATTGAAAATCTAATTAAAGTTAGAGATTATAACCAAAGTGAAGTTAAAGAGTTTGATATGGAGGGATTTTAATGAGTGAAATGGTACATTTTAAGGGTCAGTTAGTGCCTTTGACAAGGCCTGAAGGTATGACACTTGAAGAACAAATGAAAGATGTAGCTGGTATTACAGAGGTTAAAAGCTATTATGACAGCTTAGAAGAACAGTTTTTGGAAGCTGCTTACAAGAAGTTTGCTGTTATCGATGATACTATCTACCGGATTGAAATGGAAGATGTTTATTATGATGATATCTTTGAATCTAATTTTAACGATGACGGAACTATAAGCTTTGAAACAAAGTATTATAATGGTGGCTGCTCTTTTTATGAGGCTTTAGGTTATGCCCTGAAGAGTGATAATAATGCCTAGAGCTTATTGCGATGCATCTGATTGCGAATATCATGATTTAGGCGAATGCTGGACAGATGAAGTTTTTTTAGATGAGAAGGGTAAATGCAGAAACTATAAAAAAGAGGATGATGACAACAATGAGTAAGGAGCTTCTATTTTCTGTAACTAAAAACGACTTAGAAATTGAGACTTTTCGCTCTGGTGGCCCGGGCGGACAAAACCAAAACTCACGAGAAACTGGTGTCAGAATTAGACATAAAGAGTCAGGGGCTGTGGCCGAGTCAAGAAACCACAGGACTCAGGCTAAGAATAAAAAGGCTGCACTTGAAAGACTTGTAAAGACAGATGAATTTAAAAAATGGCATAAGCTTAAAACAAGCTATGCTCTAAAGGGTGTTGATGACTATAAAAAGAAACTAGAAAAAGAAGTTGATGCCTGGATGAGTGATAGTAATTTAAAAATAGAAAGTTTTAATAGTGAAAGTAAACAATGGGAGGAATTAAATTAATGATAGAGATTACAACTGTAGAGGAATTCGAGGACTTTATCAATCAGGACAAACATGTTGTGGTTGATTTTTACGCTAAATGGTGTGGAAAGTGTAAGCAACTTAAAGGAAGGTTAATGGCCCAGTATGCTGATAAGTTTGATATTTACACAGTTGATGTTGACTCTTTTGAGGCTTTAGCTGAAGAGTATAACGTAAAAGGACTTCCGAAACTTATATTGTTTAAAAATGGAGAGATTGTTGAAGAACAGGATAAATCAGCTATGGTATTTCTAAAAAAGATAAAAACATTACTATAAAAAAAGAAGCCGTCCTTTTAAGGGCGGCTTTTGTCATTTCTATTTAGTTTTCTATTAACAAATCAGCTGTAGAATAAATGGCTACACCTAATGCTATGTACTCAATTTTTTCTATAAAGCTCATTGAATACATCTTTTCCTGTTCATTTATTATATCGTCTTTAAGCATTAGCTGCTCTTTCTGCAGTCCTATCACCTGATTGGCGTTAGCTATTGCACTGTCAAAAGATTCTTTCTGGTTTTTAATAGAAACTTTAAGCATGTCATTTTCATCTTCTAAGGATAATATGTATTTATCTTGAAGTTCATTCTCCTTTTTTAATCCTTTTATTAAAGATTCCTGTTTGGCTACAATGCTTTTTAGTTTCGATACTTCATTTTCAAGAGATTTAATCTTATTTGCAACATCAATAGCTTCCTGTTCTGTTAAATCATATTTTTTACTTTCTATTATCTTTTTTAGAGTTTCTATCTCTGCCTCTTGAGCTTTTATAGTGTTGCTTAGTTCTACTATTGTTGCAGATTCAGCATTAGCCTTCTGGCTTCCCATCATCATTAATACTATCAATAATATAACTATAAGCAGCGTCGCCATCAGAGTCGCCAAATTCTCCGGGTGCATTCTCATCGTCCTCGAGCTCCTTTTTTAGGGTTTCAATTTCCTTTTCTTTTTCCCTATTTTTTTCTTTCTGTTGTTCAATCTGTTTTTGAATTAAGTCTCTCTTCTCTTTCATCTCTTTGGTCTTCTGCATCGAATCCTCAAACTCTTTGTCATATTTCTTAGCGTCTTTTTTTAGCTGCTCCTGCCTGATTTTTACCTCTTCTCTAATTCTCTTTTCCTTTTCTTTTTTGCTTTTGATTTTTCTTTCTATCTCTTCTTTATCTTTACTTTTACTGAAGAAAACAAATGCTAAAGCAGCACCTATCCCTGATAGAATATAAACCAAAGCTTCCTTTATTTTATTAAACATAAATTCGCACCTTCTTTTTTTTATTTAAAGTTCTTAAGCAGTTCCTTTAAAATACCTTTAAGCATCGTCATCCCGCCGGAAAGACCTACAACAAGATAAAAGACAATTTTTACATCTTCAAAATCAATCATCTTGAGGAAAAAAGCCGGCACAGTAATCAAAAGAAGCACCAAGGCTAAGATATAATCTATAATTCTCTCCACTCTGTCATCTACTCCATCCTGGTCCCTGTCTAAAAACTCTCTTTTTTCTTCCATTAAGACCACTCCTATTTAAATTTTTACCCCCTTTTTAACCTCCTTTTTATGCCTTTACCGTCTCTCAATATCCTTTTTTATACTTTCAATCTCTCCCTTTAAGTCGACCTTTACCTCGCTTAAATCCTTTCTCATTTCCGCTACAGCTGTTGCTATCTCCTTAATTGCGTGGCGGTGTTCTCCCATCTGCACTTCTAATGTATGTGCAAATTTAGTCTGGTTTTTTTGTGACTGAGTTAAGAGCTTTCTCGTCTCTTCCGCATCACAGATTACTTTATCAAGCATCTCCGATTTTTCTTTTGAGTTTTCTCTTTCTCTTTCAATCATGACCTTGACTATTGAATAGATTACACCAACTAACATAGCTATCAAGTAGAGATAAGGGTTTGATAGTGTGTCTCCTAGTACTGAGATTAATTTTGTGAATTCTACCATCTTCTTAAGTTACCTCCTAGACATATTTAATGTCCCCCCTGTGATAGCCCCTTTTGAATTATAACTTATCACCCCCATTTAAGATAATGTAGGACCTTGGCTCAATTTTAAACCCTTGAACCATTTCTGCGTTGCCTCCGTTGTTGATTATTAGTTCGTAACATCCTCTTTTAGCGTGGTAAATGTTACATGTTGATTTGATAATCTCAAGGCCCTCTTTTTCTGTTTCCTTTTTAACTCCGATAAGAGTATCTATTTGGTCTTTCAGTTCATATCTAAAGTAATCATCCCAGAAAACAACAACTGGATTGTCCTGGAAGAATATATATGCATATGCAAGCTCTTTTTTCTCTGAGATTGCATCCTTATTTGAACTTCTCTCTCTTCTTTCAATATCGTGATTAGCAAGAAAATTAACCCTTTTGTTTTTGTTTATTTCTTCAAGTTTTCTGATATCAAAATCAGGATTCATACACATATCTCTTAATTTGTAAAATAAGGGAAAATTTAATAAATTTAAGTCTGGATTATAAGAGTGAACCTCATTTAGTTTTGAGTCTGCCCCTTCCCAGTATTCACCCATAATAAATGTGTCAAGCTTAAAATATTGTGTGAATACTTTTGTAAAATCCCATCGCATATCTTTTATGTTATCTAGTCGAAAACTGTCGAAACCTATCTCATCTTTGAGCCATTTTGCCCAGTTTATTAAACCATCTGCCATATATTTATCATCAGAGTAATAACAGATTGTTTCTCCAAAGGAGTTGCGGCTGTCACAGTTTCCACATTCGTGACAGAAGTGTTTGTAATTTTTTTTAAATAATTCATCTTCAAATTTTGTGTATGTTTTTTTATCAAAATAAGGATTATACTCAAGCTCTCCTCCAAGCATATGGCCTAATACTAAATCAGCCATGACATTAACATCTTCTTTATGTAGTTTATTTATTAGTTTTTTGAGTGTTTCTTTAGTACCAAACCTAGAATCTAAGTTGTAATGTTCTTTAATATCATAGCCCATTGAGTTAGCACCATTCATGCCCTTTGAAACAGGTGGAAGCCAGACTGTATCAAAGCCCTTGTTTGCTATCTCTTCAGCCAGATACTCTAAATGCTCCCACCAATTCTCAAGACAATTCCAATAAAACCCCTGTAAGATTACCAAAGCCTCTCCACTCCTTAAAAATAGTAATTGTAATGTTTTAATGCTCCGTTTTCTATAACTACTGCTAGTGCTTCAAGTTCTTTTTTTATCTCGAATTTACTTTTTATATTTTCTATTTTTTCATCTAATATTGTTTCGAATTCTTTTAAGTCTTCATCATTTAAAGGCTCTGATACATCTTCGTACTTTACTCTGTTTACTGTAAAATAAAGTCTTAAATTATCTTCTATTTTGTTTGTCTCTAAATTATAATCAAGACCTATAAGGTAAGCTTTATCCAAAATAGAACTGCTTAAAACTAAATCATCAGTATCCGTCATACTATTAAGTTTGTTGAGCTGTTCATCATTTAAGCCCTTTTTGTACAAATAAAATGTTACGCTTTTTTTGTCGTAAGAGATAATTGAATAAATCGAAGATAAGAAACTTAAGCTTGTAATATCAAAGAGCTTATTATTAATCTCCTGGTTGATAACATCACCAATCTTAAGCTCATCTAACACTTTTAAGTACTTTTCGGTGTCGGCAACTTTATACTCATTAAATGTATAGTAAACTTCCTTTTTATCTATATTAACTATGTCGGGTAGAGCTTCTTCGATTTCAAAGCCAAGCTCTTTTATTTTACTTTTTAGTTTTTCCTTGTTTTTGAACCTGTAGTCTTCATTTTTTATTAAGCCGTCACTAATCTTAGTCATTACTTTTTCCACTTATATTTGCCTCCTTTTACAAGTTTAAAATAAAATTCTTAAACTCTGTTTTGTTAAGGTTGTTATCTTCTTTAGTCCACATATTTTTATCTAGAGTAAGGCCTCTTTTAATAATGCCGAAACCCTCAGTGTTATTTTTAGCTAAAAAGGTGAGTCCGTATTTTTCTGCATATCTTTCACCAAAGTACAAGGAAAGTTCACACCCTTCTGAGAATTTAAGTTCAGATGAAGGTAATAATATATGAACTTTACTTTCTTTTGCTTTTTTAATTAATTCCTTTTTAAATTTAAAACCTTGACATAGCTCTATGTATGGAATTTCAAACTGTAAAACAGAATTTAAACTTTTAATGTCATATACTTTAGGCATCCATTTGATACCAACTTTTTTTGAATATTTATCTATTTCTTTCAGTTCTTCTTTTTTAAGCTGTAATCTTCTCTCGCAATCTATATTGAGCATCTGGCCCCAGGGAGTATCAATCAGTTCAAACCAATCATCTCTTGTGATTGATAGCTCTGGAACTTTAACATCAAAGGATATAATATCTGCTCCTGCCATAAAGGCTTCCTCTATTAGTTTTTTGGCGAATTCTATATTTCCATTATGGTTTGTTTTTGCGTCTGCTATTATTTTCATCTTTTTGTCACCCTTTTTATTTAAATGCTCCCCCTATTAAAATTTTAGCTGTTGTATCTTCTTACTGCATTAACTACATCATTCATCATTAGCTTTAAGTAGTCATCGTTATTTAGTTTCTTTTCTTCTTCTATATTTGTAATAAAACCCATCTCTATCAAGACTGCTGGCATATGAGTGTTTTTTAATACGTATAAGTTCTTTCTTTCTTTAAGGCCTCTATCACGAGGATTAAGGTCCCTTATTACTTCTTCTTGTATTAAGCCTGCAAGCTTTTTACCTCCTGTACTGGTAGGATAATGAAGTGTCTCAAAGCCTTCAGCACTCTCTGCATCTGCTGCATTAGCATGGATTGAAATAAACAAATCTGCCTTTTCATTGTTTGCTATATTGCACCTTTCGCTAAGCTTTACATATTCGTCTTTATCCCTAATCATTACTACTTTGTGCTCTGTTTTTAGTTCGAATAAACTCTTAAGCATCTTTGCTGCCTTTAAGTTCTTTTCGCTTTCTTCTGTGTAGATTTCATCTTCATAAATATCATCATCATACTTTTTGTCTTTAGGGTCGACAGCCCCTCCGTCCTTTCCTCCATGTCCTGCGCTAATTGCAATTATTAAGTTTTCTTTATATGGCATCTATAGTCACCTCCCTTCTTTTTTAGTTTTATTTAATAAACATTACTAAACACAAAACTTAAAGTTTATTTTTTTTATTCTCATAAGTAAATTTAATATCGAATGGTTCTCCTTTTAGCTTACTTATTTCTGCTGCAAGTACATGAACCGCCTCTATTAATTCTTCTTTTGTAATGTAGTCTAGGTCGCTTGCTAGTTCAGCGTTTTCATCTGTTAATTTTTCGTAACCTTTTGAAATAACAATAGTGTTTTCGTTTTCGTTCATTATGTTAAATTTAGCCATTTGACCACCTCCTAAAAAACTAATCCATTAACACTAGATGCATGAGATTTTCCATCTGTGTTTCTGTGGCAGTTATTACATGCTTGAGGCATAGAGTTTTTATTACTGAATTTGGCCAGTATTTTTTTAGTTCTACTAGATTTATATATATCATCTATATCGCTTTTATAAAGGTTTCCAAGTATTAATTCTTTGTGAGAATCTGCATCACTTCTTGTGTGTGCACAAGGCATAACAGAGCCATTGTAGTCTATATATATCGAATCTAATGGTTCTGTACAGATTTCCGTTCTCTCTTCTCTGTTTTTTCTCCATTTTAATTTTGTTCTATTATGAATTACTTCTTCTTGACTTAAAAGCCCTCCTCTATTTTCTAAAAGTGCATGTTTTGGCCAATCTACTCTGTATAGAGCTGTAGTTCCATATTTTGATTTTGACAATATTTGCTTATTTTTTTTGTTGTATTTAATATTTTTAAAACCAGCCTCAGATATTTTTTTCTTCACCTTTTCTGCACCAAGGCAATCATAATCCATAATGTTTAACCTTGTAGCATAAAAATCTTTTAAGTCAAGTTTTTCAACAAAATCTCCGTTAGTTTTTACAACTATATTTATATAAGGGAAAAATTTTTTTATTTGCTTTATTCTTTTATTTAAAAGCCCTATATTTATTAGAGGCTCATGATATCTTGCAATGTAAACAGTTGCATTTCTATATAAGTTAAATTTGTTTATTTTTAAATCATTTAACAACTTCAAAAAAACATCTTCATCAAGCTCTTTGTAGGAGGTTCTGTCTATATCTTTGTTTGGGCACCACTCGCATTTTCTGTTGCACTGGCTGTGAAATTCTAATTCTAGATTTTTTATTTTTGAAAACACTTTATTTGTTACCCCCTTCAGGCTTATGACAATAAGTGCAAACTCCTGGCATAGTTTCTATTTTCTCGAATTTTTTCATTATTTTTTTAGCTTTTTCTGATTTGTATATCTCAACTATACTTTTTTCATGAAGATTTCCTAATATAAATTCTTGATGTTCTTTTGCATCATGCCTCATGTGGCAGCAAGGCATTACACTTCCATCATAATCAACAATAATTGTATTAAATGGCTCTCCACAAAGTCTATTTCTTTTTTTGTCTTTGTTTATCCATTCCATATCATTTATTGAGTTTGGGTCTAATAAACCAGCTCTATCCTCCAGTTCTACATTTCTCTTCCAGTTAGATTTATATATAATAATTCTTGAGTTTTCATCCCTTGCGCGGATATATGAGTTTTTAGCTCTTATAAAATCAAAATTAAAACCTATATCATTTATTTTTATTAAACATCTTGCACTTCCAACACCGTCATAGTCCATTATGTTTAACCTATCAAATGGTATATCTTTTATGTTTTCTTTTGTTATAAAATCACCATTAGATTTGATAAGTAGATGAACATCTGGAAGTATTTTTTTTATTTGCTTTGACCTTTTTCTTGCAAGCTCAGGATTAATAAATGCTTCATGAAATCTTGAAATAGATATTGTAGAAGAGTCTTTTTCTCCGAAGCCGTTTTCCTTTAAATCACTTAATAATTTTAGAAAAATATCTTCATCAAACTCTTTATAAAAAGTTCTATCTATATATTTATTTGGGCACCACTCGCATTTTCTATTGCACTGGCTGTGGAAAGCTATTTCTACACCTGAAATATGAGAAAACATTATATCACCAGCATTCCTTAATATTTTTAATTTCTTCATTGTCCCTATATTTATGACATCTCTTGCATATTTTGGGGTAATCATCAATTTTCCCAAGCATTATGTTTCTAAATTTTTTAGATTTTTTTGAGTAATATATATTTGATATACTTTTTTCGTTTATATTTCCGAGTATGAAATCCTCATGCTTTTTAGCATCACTTCTCATATGGCAACAAGGCATAACGTTACCATTATAGTCAATAGAAATATAATTAAAAATTTCTATGCACTTTTTATTTCTTTGTCTGCTTTTCCTGTTGCTGTGCCACTCTATATTTTTGTACTCATGATTATGAGGGTCTTTAATTTTTATTTTGTTTTCAATATCTAAAAGTTCAGCTATATTTTCTATATTGTTATTCAGAGGCCAATTATAAAAATACCTTAACTCAAAAGAGTTATCATCTATAGCTGATATATATTTATTTTCAGTGTCAAATCTTCTAACTTTTAGGCCTAGATTGTTTATTAGCTCAAAACCATATGCTGTACCTCTGCAATCATAGTCCATAACATTTATTCTATCTAAATTAAGATTGCTAATATTCTTTTTGTTTAAAAAGTCGCCATTAGTATTTACGTATAAATATACGTTATCAAGGATATTTTTTAATTGGTTAGACCTTTTTTTAAGTAATTTAATATCTGCCATTGGCTCAGAAAATCTATTAAATGAAATCTTGTTGAATATTTTATTTTTATTTTTATTAAAATTATTTTTTTTAAGGTCTTGGATTAATTTTAAAAAAGTATCCTCCGGCATAGGAAGATTCTTATCTCTTTGAATATCCTTGTTTGGACACCAATGACATTCTCTATTACAATACCCATTAATCTCTATCTCTATTCTTTTTATATGAGAAAGCATTTTAACCCCCTATGAATTTATTCCATTTATCTTCACTATTTATTATTTTGCTTGGTTTTATAATGTCTTCATTATTTTCTTTATAAAGCCAAAATATATCTCTCAACCAGTGTGACATACTTTGATTTGCATACAAAAGGTCGCTATAATTATATATTTTCATTTTAATTAGTTCTTTCTTTGGGTCAAAAAATGAAGCTCCATCTCTCTTAAAACATTTATCTTTAACAAATTCTTTTCCGTCTGGTGTATTATATTCGTCTCCATAAACTACAGAAAAAGGTAATACTTGTTCTATTGGTTTTTTTAATTCTATAAATTCCTTGCCATATTTTAATTCATAAAAATCTCTAGTTATTATATTTAAACATAACATCTTTTTATCTTCTGGCCATAAATTATTTTTATAAAGGCTTCTTATTGATAACATTCGGTGGCTACCTTCATAGACATAAAACAATCTTTGATACCTTCTGGCTGATATAACTAGTGGCCAGTAAGTACCGTTTTTTAACACGTCCAAGCCTAACTTTTCCTTATTGTTCCTGGATTCTACAAGGTAAGCATCTTTAAATTGATTTGCTTGATTTCTCATTGCCCACTGCTCTTCTTTCTTTTTCTTTTCTGTTATATAAATAAATTTAGGGTGAATCCATAAAAACCTAAAAAGCTCAGCTTCTAAAATATTTTTCAAATTATAATTAATATATGTATTGTACATATATTTTATATATTCTTTATCAAATATACATGAGTTTTCCTGGTTTAAATACGCCGTGTGTAAATGCCTGTAAAGTGCAGGCAGAACATGCCTATCATTTCTTTCATCATAATCAAGCTTTAGTCTATCTATATTATATCTGTTCAATAGTCCCACCCTTGCTAATTATCTATATTTTCATTAAAAATTTCTCCTCCAACAAATCTATTCCATAAACTCTCATCATTAACAACTCTGCTTGACTTTATTGGAGTGCCTGTATCATTTTGATTTAACCATATAATATCTCTCATCCAGTGAGGCAATGCTTGAGTTAAAAAAAGTAAGCTGCTATAGTCATAAACTTCTTTTTTTAATAGTATTTTTTTATCACTATGAAATTCAATATTATCAGATTTAAATAAGTTCTTTTCTATAAAATCTCTATCCTCTTTTTTATTATTTTCATCTCCGTAAATTGTCACAAACGGAGCTAACTGTTTTACTGGTCTCTCTAATTTTATTACTTTTTTTCTAGCTTTGATTCTTTGGTAGTCGCCATTAACCCTCATACAAAGCACCTTTTTATCTTCTGGCCAATCGCCAGTTTCTACCATCTTTTTTATAGCAAAAGCTCTATGGTTACCCTCGTATACATATAAATCTCCATCTATTACTTCAACAACTATTGGCCAGTAAGTTCCGTTCTCTAAGATATCTAATCCTAAATTTACTTTATTTTCTTTTGTTTGTCTCAAATACATATCTGTATTATCTTGTATAACCCAGTTTTCTTCTATATCAAAATCTCTATTTTTTATTTTGCTTGGATGTTCCCAAGAAAATTCAAATACGCTCAAATTAAGTAAATTCCTTAAATTATAATTAATGTATGAATTATACATAAAATACAAATCTTCTGTTGAGTATTTTCTCATATTTTTTTGCTTCATATAATCAGTATGTGTATGGTTTTTTATATTTTTTAGTAAAAACTTATGGCTTATTTCGTCATATGCAATTGGCCTAACAATGCCTTTTTTTAGCAAAAAACAACACCTCCATTTCTTGTTTTAAACTGCACTTATCATAACTTCATTAATATTAAATCTGTCATCACTACCTGATATTATATACTCTCCTGCCTCTTCAATTTTTATATACTTTAAGCCTTCATATGTATTAATATCTATCTTTACATTAAATTCAACTCCGTTAATATTAAGTGTTACATAACTATAATCTATATAAGAGTTTAGATTGTCTAAATAAACTCTTATTGTTGCTGTATTATCGGCAGATATATTAATAATTTCATTTTCTAAAACTATAAGTGCTTCTGGCTTCTCTATCAGAACAATACTGCCATTATCATTTTCACTTAAGTAAAAATTTGATTTAGCCTCTCTTGTAAGTATATCTTCGTTTATAACTATAGTATTCATGTATTGGATTTCATCAAGCGGTACCCTTGCAGAATTGCATAATGCTTCAAAACCCGGAAGACCTGCGCTACCGAAGGGTTCAGGCTGACACCTTAATATTTCTTTGTTTCTTTTATCAAATAATAATCTGCTAGGCATTTAAGCTCCTCCTTCAACTGCAATCCACATTACATCTCCATAATCTATTGTGGTTTCGTTAGCTGTATAATAAACACTCTCGAGTGTTGATGTTATTTGTGAAGTTTTTGTGTCCCATTCATTTGTATTAGCATAAGCATTTGCGTATACATATATTCTTACTTGATATCTATTAGCAGCTAATCCTGGTATTTCGCAGTAATACCTTCCAACACCAATATTTTGATAATGCTTGTAATGGGTCCAACTATCAGCACCTTCTCTTTTATAATATATTCTAACACCCCTAGGTGCTAGGCTTGAATCTTGAGAAGACGAGCTATTAACATAAAACTGAATCTTTAAGTAATTAGTACCCCCTGCCACTATGCCAGTAGTTGTATTATAGGCAGCAGAATCGTTTGTTGATGAATATGACCCCATATATGAATAAGCTGAACCCTGTGCCGAAATCTTGGCACCAATTGCTGTAGAGCCAGAAGTACCTTTAATTGTTGAACGACCGTAAACATAAAACCCGTTAGCATCAATTCCTGTTGCATAAGATTCATATGTTTGATTTCTTGAGGGGTAACCAGCTGAGTAACTTCTTAACTGCCTTATAGCAGTAGAAACTTTTGGTTCATTTTTCCACCCTAAATTAATATAATCTCCATCTTGGGCTGTTCCATAAGCTACTCTTTTTGAATAATAGTGAGGCGTAGAAACTCCGTTTTGATAAAAAATAAGAGAGTCATCTGTTAATATTGAATAGTCTCCATTTGTACCTAAAGTTTTTATTCCAGCATCATCGATGATTATGCTATTATTTTCTGAACCAGGCATAGTTTCTATTACGACATTATCTATTAAAACGCCACCACCCAAACCAGATGTGTCACCCCATATACCAATATAATCAACCCCTCCAGCAACTGGCTCTGGAACAGTGTAGTAAAATGAAAATCTTTTCCAATCTATATCTTGATTAAAGTGATGCCATCCACTATTTCCAGTGTCATTTGTTGAATAAGATACAGCAAATTCGCTTGACTCATTTGTTTCTGGCCATTTGGCAAAAACTGAAATTCTTACCCTCTTACCTGCCAAACTTAGTGCTATTTCTTCGGGTATAGTTAGTGAAGGCTCACCAATTGAGCCACTTGATGATGGAGAAGTATTTGATGAAGTAAAAAGCCCTGAATAATTCCCAGAAAAACTATCTGTTTCCCTAACTACTCCAGAAGACCACATATCAAACTCTCCATCTTCAAAGCCATTCCGTAGCCAAGAACCTGAAGATTTTAATGTAGAACCACTTACTGTTTCTAAGTCTTCGGCGCTTGTATCAATACCGGCAATATTTGAGCCTACATTTACTGAACCGCTAAATGATGCGTTGCCATTACTATCTATTTTGAATGTGTCTTTAGAGCCGTCATTTGCTGTTATGCCAGTGTCATCTATTGTGATTGAGCCTGAAGAGTTTACTAGTTTAAAAGCTCCATTTACTACTGTTATACCTGCTGAATCTATAGTAACATCTCCACCAGAAGAAGTTATTGGGTTGCCATCAGCATCAGTAGTAGCTATTGTAGCTTTGCCATCATCAGAAACGTTGATACCTGTTGCTGACAGCCATTCTGAATCAAAGCCATCAGTTAGAGACTGAACCCATGCTATGTAGTTTGTGTCTTTATTTAATGTTATATTTCTAAAAATATGCTCGTACTGAGTTGTACCTCTATTTAATATATCTGTTTTTTCTGAACTTGTTTTTTGTATAATTATTGCCTCTGTGTTAGGGTCAGAGCCTTGAGGGGCTATTGCCACATTAAACCCCTCAAGTAACATTTCGTCTCCTTCCCAGGTCCAAGACACATATATATCTTTAAGTATCTTCGCCATTATTGCATTACCTCCATATCGACTGAATCCGGCATGTCAACTTTTATATTTTCATTAGGGTCATAAAACGGAAACCCTCCTATTCTGTCAATTTGTTTTTGGTCTATTATCTGTGGAAAAACTAAAAGCTCATCTATATCAATGGCTCCACTTTTAATAGTTATTTTTTCATTTGTGCTCTCAAACCAGCTAACATCATACTCATTGTTTATTTTGTTATCAACATAAACTTCTCCGTTTGAGTTGATGAATATTGTTCTAAACTCACTGTCGTCTATACCTCTTCTAAATACATGCATTGTCCATTCATTAAAATCGCTAATATCAACCTCTAGGTCTGATAGTCCCAGCCTTATGCCCTGAGCAAATTTACCGCTTACCAAGATAGGCTCGTCATAGAATACTAATATATCCTGCAGTGAAGGTGCCGGCCCCTCTTTTTTATTTATGCCTGCTTCATATAATGTTTGGGATTTATATTTTGCCCTCTTTCCCATTTCATAGGATGCAGGAGAATTATATGTTTTTGATAGGACATCTATTATCTGAGAACTTGGCGACTGGTAATTTTTGTTTATACCAGTTTCGTATTTTGTTTCAGATTTATACTCTGAGTTTATTCCCATTTCATAGTCCGTCTTCCCAGAAAGAGTGTGGGTTGCGTATATTCTTGGAGTAAATATAGAACTAATTTGTTGCTCTCCAGTTTCATTTGTTGCTATATCATAACCATTAAAGCTTGCAGCTATATCTATCTCTCTAGGTACATTGCTAAAAATTGCTGTTTTACTCCCACCACCTGTTATATTATCCATATCAGTATTTGTTGTTATACCATCAGGGAGTGTGTTTTCATTGTAGTGCCAAATACCATCTACGTAAAACCCTACCTCTGTTCTGTCAACACCGGATAGGTCTTGCTGGTCTTCTATAAACCACTCTATTGTGGCTGTATAGGTGTCATAAACTCCGGTTGGTGAATCAATTGTTATGTTGGTTGAGCTTATTACTGGTGCTGTTTTATCTATCTTGTACGGCCCTGAGTAGTCGTAAGCTGTATTATTGTAATTATCAGTTGCCTTAATGTGTAAATACCATTCACCCTCTTGTGATTGAGAGGTAGCAAAATTAGTAGTTGTACCCATTACAATCCATCCATCAGTAGGTTGAACAGCTGAGTTTGTCCACTTATACCATGCCTCTGCTACACCAGAACCAGCCTGGTCAACAACATTAATTACCTCATCTACATCTGTATTTAACCAATCTCTTGAATTCAAACTATAACCAACAATTGGTTCTGTAATATCATCAGTTATCATCTCAGCATAAGTATCCTCACTAAAGTTTCCGACCTTATCAAATACCCTTACCTTATATCTATAATTAGTATATTCACTTAATCCGTCAACAGTATAATCTGTATCAGTACTTGAAAGCTGTATAGATGGTTCTGTGTTAGAATCTCCATCAATATCAATATCAGCTACATAATTTAAACTGCCGTCACTTTCTTCAGCATATAATTCTACATAATCAACGCCACTTAAGTCATCCTGATTAGTCCAATTTAAACTGAATGAGTGGCTGGTGTTGTTGATTAAATTAACATTAGGTACAGCAGGCGGTGTCTTATCAATATTGTAAGGGCCATTATATTCTTGTATTTTTTCGTTGTTTTCAAAATACTCTGTATGCAGGTACCATTGACCTTCTTGGGTTTGGAATATTTTTTCATCAACTTGAACTTCTAAACTTTCTAATACAGGTGTGACAGTAGTGTCAGTAGTTGACAGTACCTGTCTCACATCAAGAGTAGTTGGGTCAGAAGGTAGGTTAGGTATAGCACCACCATTAGTTGCTGTCTGCCAAGTTGAGCCACCATCTACACTTGTTTCTATTGTAATAGTCTGTGAGTTAAGTGTTTCTACCCAACTTATCGTGCCACTTTCAACATTTCCTACTGCTGATAGGTCAAGTTGTGGGGATTGACGTGTGCCTGTATATTTATAAAATTCAGAGCTTAATTTCCAATTAGCAGTATTAATTGTTCCATTATTACTTCCTGCACTATCATAAATAGTTGTTCCAGTCCCTTCATCAATTTTCCAATAAGATACTAACCCTGTTTCACTACCACTTAATTCTTCATATAAATTATTTTGTATTTCAGTTTGAGTAAGGGCAATATTCCAAATTTGTGCATCTAAGACCACACCTTCCCAACCACCACCTATATTAATATCACTACCATCTGTATGGATTGGTACAGAGCCACTTTTACTAACTTTCACTTCTCCATCTTCATATAATACAATTTCACTGCCATCATAAGTCGCTGTAATTGTTAATATACCTGTATTTGTCAAAGTATATTCAGTTTGTAATTGGTCAGCAGTTTTATAATTCATTCTTAACCCAATATTATCTGCCCCCCCACTATAACAAATGAAATTATAAGTTTCGTTACTTTTTCCTATTAAACATGGGTAGCTTGAAGCCATAGCACTAGGCAATTTATCTATATTCATTGTGACTTGTAAAGTTATTTCATTAGTTATATCCAAACTTGCGTCATCTGGAATTGTTATATTATTAGAGCCAGTAAACTCTGTTACATATCTATTCTCCAACTCCAACCCATCATCAACTGCCACTACATCAGTCAGAGTGCCTTCTGAAAAACTAGCATTATCATTGTCTAAATCTTTTATTTGTTGATATTCATTCCAAGTTGAAGGAGTTGTAGTATCTAAGCTCCATTTATAAAACATTATAGCACCTATTGACAAACTATATTCAGATAAATAAATATCCCTATATTCCATTGGTGCATTGAAATTTTGCTTTATTTCTATCAACATATTATCTGTATCAATATTTGAATTATCTTCAACTTCTATATATAAATAGTCAAGATATGGATTTAGCCTAGTATCATTTAACTCAAACTCAATCTTAGCTAGCACTTCACTTGTTGTATCTGTAATATTTAATATAGAACTTTTGTTTGGCTGTGCAACCCAACTAGCACCACTATCTACAGATGTATAAAAATTATAAAATGATTTTTGCACACCATAAGATGTTCCATTATTGCCATTAACAATATCTATAATACTAGTTGTAGATGGATTTTGAAAATCACTAGACCAAACCAAACCAACCTCACTGCCATTAGTCTCCATATCAATATGTTCTGTACCCTTATTGGTTCCCCAAATATTTATTTTATTTATATTACCTTTGTAATAATAGCTAGAATCTGTATAGTTGCCAACTCTAAAGTACGACAAATAATCTGTTAGATTACTACCCATATTGCTTTCGCCAATCTTTACACCGTCAAGGTAATAGTAAAGCATATTGTTTTCTTGTACTAACCTTACTTTGTGGTACTTATTGTGGGAATTAAATGCGTGGGTTATCTCTTGCCAAGTACCTGCACTATTTCTTGACCAAATATTTAAATTATTATCATTTAAAGTGATACCCCTTGAGTGAGTTGGAGAGCCATTTCTATCTGCCCTTTGAGATATTAAACATTGATGCCTTGCTGTATCAAGAGCTTTAAATTCAACATCTATTGTTATAACTCCATTTGGTGCTGAAGGCATATCAAAGTCAAAATAGTCATTGTCTCCATCAAAGTACAGCCCACTTTTAGCATTATACTCAATATGGCTACTTTTTATATTTTCAATATTCGATGTATCTAGAGAATATACAGCACTACCTGTTGTTGATGATTTTGTAGGATAATATTTTTGAATAGCTGTTGTGTCTCTACCACTAATAAATATGCCATTATCTTCTTCTCTAAATGTTATGCCACTAATGTCGTTGTTTCCTGTAACGTTTAAACGCCAATTCTCTGATTGTGTCTCCCAATCAATAGAAAAAACATAACCTGTAAGGGTAGCACCATAGCCATCAGAAGAGCCGACTAAAATTCCATTAGGTGTCCACTCAATTCCCTGTCCACCTAAAGTATTGCCAATTATTGAAGAAACATTTAAATACTCAAAACCACTGCCATCCTCCTTATTCCACCTTCCAATATAATCTCCCCTAAAATTACCATACAACCTACCTTGATTATCAATTGAAAGACCTATAGTGCCATCTGCATTGGGTGGGTTTGGTATTACATAACTACTTATTTGGTCGAATGTAGTAGGGTTACACTTTCTTATCCTTTTAGGAGACACTTGCCAATCCACAAACCAATAAACATCTTCATACTTATCATATGTTAAGCCTGTTATCCACCCACCTGCCCAACTAACATTGGGGTGAGCTACATAATTCATAGTGTCTGCATCAAAAATTGCTAATTCGTGGTTAGAAGTGTTAGAAGTTCTTAATATTGTATTATTATTTGGATTATATGCTATTCCATGTGTGTCATGATTGTTGGCATTAGCATTGCTACTATGCCAATATGGTGCAGAAGAGTAATCGTTTTTTATTACAAGTTTATTATCTATAATTTCTGTATTATTGTGACTACCATCAGATAGTAAATTGCTTATTAGCTCTTTGTACTCCCCATCAAGACCATTAATATATTTGCCATTTTTATTTCTCTTATAATTAGACCAATTAACACCACCATCACTACTAATTCTTGACTCAATATAGTTATTGTCATTTTCATACTCAGAGAACAACTCCCACTTGCCTATACCTGTCCAATCTACCCCATTATTTGCTGTTATATCTAACTTATATATTTTATAATTAGCAGGCTCGCTAAGATAATAAGTTCTGCCCTCTTTAATGTCCCAATCAACTTCATTAGTTCTAGTGTCTAGTATGTCCCAATTAATATTATTATTACTGCCCTGCAAGGTAAACTCTTTAGGCGAACCATCTATTGTGGATACATGATTATTGTTTCTGTTTTGTATTCTATAACCAACAACAGACTTTTTTTCTTGAAACTCGTATGCAATCCAACCACTAGGGGTGTTGTCAACGGTTATCCAACAGTCAGTAGAGCTATTGTTAGTACCACTAACTGCATTATAATAATCATAATCAGTAGTGTTGTACACACCACCACCGAAAAGCCTTCCTGCATTTGATGGGAGAGTATTTGATGACATATTAGGTATGATATTTTTTTTGTTTACACCCTGCCAAGAAAGAGTGCTATTTGTAACTTTATCAAGATGTGCAACATCATATTGGTTAACTCTATAACCACTTTTAGACTCTAAAAACTTAACATAATTAAATAGTGCATTGTTTGTTGTTGTTCCTCTGTCACCAATGCCCCATTTACCACTAGCCGCAATGCTTTTATCAGCAAATTTATTATATATGTTATTCGTTAAATCTCTGCCAATTAAAATATTATCATGTATCTCTAAGGAAACTTTTATTGTTTCACCTATGTCCCAAAATGCAGAAACACTTCTAAGCTGAGTCCATGACCCATTTACTCTTTTATACAAGTCAAGTTGGTTATTTGTGTCATCAATATGCAACATATAATAATTTGGGTCATTTGTTCCATCGTCTTGTAACCTTCCAAACAATGCCCTAGTTCCATTTGTAGCACCCACAACTAGTTCTGTTTCTATATAGGCATTTGTTGAATTTTTGTTTTTTATTGCTAGGTAATCACCTACTGTTCCACCACTAGAAGAATTGTATGCTTGGTTGTCTGTGTTGACCGACCAAACTCCTGTTATGTTTTCAAAGTTAATTAAACCATTGCTAAAATCATCATAAAATGAGTTTAGATGTAATTTATCATCAATACTAGTTAAATTTGACAAGTTACCATTATTAAAAGTACTATTGCTATCATATACCTTCCAAGTTCCACTAGTCAAAACGCCATTTCTACCACTAACCATATCAATAATGGCATTAGAATGTGGAGAGTTAAAACTATAATAAGATGATATATTTAACTCTGTTGACTTATCATCTTTGTCCATAATAATATTTTGAACATAACTCTCTGTTGGTTCAAACCCCCAAAGACTTATATCATCTATACTTCCATAGAAATATCTATCTGCCCCATGACCTCTACGACAAAACTCTGCTATTACCATGTTGCTTAAATTGGCTACCACACTACTAACCCCATCTTTAACTCCATCTAACCAAAATGTTATTGTGCCTGCCCCATTGTGTGACAAACCAATGTGATGCCAATTATATCTTTGCAAAGGGGTGTTATTATATCTCCAACCATCAGTGGAGTCCCACCAAGTTATCTTGTTGCCCTCAATCCCAAAATGAGAAAAGACTCCCCATTCAGAACCATATTGAGATTTTACCCCTGTTAAATGCCTTATATCAGTGAAGTGCTCAAGTTTGACCCATGCAAAAAAAGCCCACGAAGAGCCACTAGGAAATATTTCAATATTCTCACCTAAATCAATATAATTACTAACACCATTCATTTCTACAAAAAAATCATTAGATATACCATCTAAATCTTTAATCCCATTAAATCCTCCGTCATCTATATTTACTTCTACATCTGTATTGTCCCAATCTCTACTTGTTATATCGTATGTTAAAGACAAAATTTAACCTCCTTTCTTTTTATAGTTCTATCATTGTTATATTATCTGGTTTGTTTATTTTTTCTTTTTCGTCAGGGTCATAAAATGTCGAATTGTAATATCTTTCAAGGTCTTCATCTGTTATCATAAATGGCATCGCTATTAGTTCATCGATATCAATCGCCTCATTTTTAATCGTTACTGTTTTATCTGTTTCGTTAAACTCAAACCAGCTTATATTAGTATTTATTAACTCCTTATCAACATATATTCTTCCTTGACCCTCCTCGGGGCAAACCCACGAGGATTCCTGCTTCTTAGAAGTGGTAACCCACCATCTCCACAGGCTTAAAATCCTGTTAGCCCAACAGTATATCCTCTAACTTGCCTTTTGCA